GTCATTCACGGTTGCATTCACTTACAATTGAATGATATTCTAACCGTCATTCACGAGGGAAAACTTCCGTTTCCTTGATTCCATTATATGCAATCTTCGGAGAAAAATCTATTCACAAAATTCACAAACATGCGAACGGTGGTTCGTATAACTTCCACAAACTTGCATAAACTTCTCTATTGTTCTATTTCGTTGTCTTTTCTTCTATTTACTTCTCTCATACGTGTGTTCGAGAGTCTCTTTGGTTGTATCTACACTGTGTTCTACCTATTCATCAGTAGCTATAGGAAAGAACACGCCTCAAATTTATAATATCACTTAATATTCAAATAGTCTATATTTTTCAAACCGCCAATCGCTTGCGGTCTTACATTAAGGCATTACGCCACCCAATATGGGTTAGTCTCTGAACGTCTTCCATATCATTTCTGACTTAGGAAGTTCGCTGCGTCTGGGAGACTTGCACTCCCGGTTATCCCTAGTTTAATTATTTTTATGGTTTCTATCCAATAACGAACTGTGAGTTTAAAACTCTACCGCATTCACGCCTTCCGTTTCCGGTTACGTTGTAGCTAATTAAACCTTATGGGGACTTCCCGCAATTAAATAGATTTTACAGGAGCAAATATTTTACCCCTTCTAAAGCCATGATTTGTGCCTTAATAGCATTAATATCATTGCTCTTTTTGGATATTGATTTATCATAGGAATAATAGTCAGCTTTTGCTTGAAGCGCCGACTTTCTCTTTTCTATGATTTTATCAAGATAATCAACCTCTGTACTCATAGCATTCTTATACAGATCAACCAGACTGTCCTGATATGATTTCACATCTGCAATCGAACCTTGAATACCTTCACGGTAATCTTTTGACTTGTCATTATATTCCGTTAAGGAAATAACCCCATTGTCATAAGACTCTTTTAGTTTTTGCAGACCCGTGGTATAATCTGCAATTTTTTGTTTTGCCGTACCAATACTCTGCTGTAAGAGAGCAATCTGTGCCAATCCATCTTCAGTAATGCGGCCTTGTTTATCAAGGAATGCATCATCGTTCAGAAGGGCGCGGAAACTTTTCAGCTCATCTTCAAGGTCACTGTACTTCTGGATAGCATCGTCAAGTGGCTTGAAACGTAGCTCATAGATACTATCTTGAAGAGATTCATTGTCCGTAATTAGTTCCAGAGTATTTTCTTTTAGCGTTTGAATCTTTTCTGCATAATCTTGATACGATTTAGAATTGACATCAAGAACCGCCTGTTTCTTCCGGTATATTTCCATCTGCTTTAGATTCTGCTGTACCTGAGCGTTATTATTATCTATACGGTCAGTGTATAAATTCTCTGGCACATCACGATTCTGGGATTGCAGGTAAGAAATATATTTCTCCGTAATATCCGAATTACGTTTGATTCCGTCAATTACATTCTGGATAGTATCAATTTTAATCTGATCCAATTTATCCCGTAGTTCAAGAAGGCTAGTAGAAGCATCGTAAATCTTAGCTGTGAAATCTTGAATATTTTTCATAGCAGCTTGATAAGCTTCGGAACCTTTCTTAAGATAACCACTGGAAAGTTGTGAATTTACTTCTTTCTGATAATCGGAAAGCTTTTTGGTAAGCTGATTGTAAGTATCTTCCTGTGCTTTGATGGAATTATTCAGATTAGCATAATTGTCTGGATTGTCGATGGCTACGCCAAGTGCATCATTCAAGGATATTTTGGAATCGGCTACGGATTTTATCGCATCATTGATGTCTACGATCGCATCATATTCTTTTTCAATGATTTCCAGACGTTTTTCGGCGAGTTCGGTGATTTTATCTTCGAGCTTTAACGCATTGTCTCTTGCAGATAAGTAAGATTCATAATAGCTTTGGAAGTCATTAATTTTCTTTTTCAGATCTTCATCTGTGATGGTATCTATATTAATACTACCATTCATGATCTGGTTCTTATAAGCATCAGACAAACTAATGCTATTAGCTTTTGCCAGATAAGCATCTGCTGCCCGTTGATTATGAACCATTTCATTCGTTGCCTTACCGATTGCATCTGCCGCGGCTGCTTGTTTATTTGCAAGACCTACTGCACGTTCGATTGCATCAGTTGCAAGTTCTGTCATACGGGACAGACGGGAGAGCATAATTTTGATAAAATCAATTACTTCTTCGGTTGTTGACTTTGCATCAGAAGAGGACGAAGAGCCGCCGGAACTTCCTCCGGAAGATGATCGAGTTGAACCACCGGAAGATGTTCCACTGTTTCTACGACTACTGCCATCAGAAGATGAGTTATGGCTGGTATTATTCTGTTTCTTTTTGTCTTCCCATGTGGAAGAATCCGCTTTTGTTCCAGAACTTCCAACATTAAATCTTCCCGATCCACCAGAGAACGCACTACCTAAAGAATAACCACCACCTGCAAGTTGTGCATGAGAGCCGGTAACATAACCATGTTCAAGTAACTGCTCCGTCTGATCACCGTTAAATACAACATCATCTTTCTTTAGATTTGCAAAAGTAGGATCGCCGCCATTCAAGATAAACGCCTTACCATCCCGAACGATTGCTTCTGGTTTTAACTCATTTACAAGCGCATGTGGTTCATTGTGAGCAAGTCCCCAATTACGGCTTGCAGTACCTGCCGCATGAGCAGTTCCTATAGCGTGTGCCGTACCATTTACTTTTGGAGCCGTACCATTAGTCTTAATATTGTAAGTCAGACTTCTTGTTTTATTACCTGGTAGATTTTCAAGTCCGGAAACAACCACACTGTAAATAACCGTAGCATTTTTGTCTTTCGGATCATAACTGTCAATCGCACTATGGTCAACTTTGTATTTTACCGTAGCGTCCTTATCTTTCGGCGTATAATTTACAATCGCTTCTTCGTTTACACCAGCTTTTACAAGTAATTCTGGCGTAATTCCAGAAATCTTTGTAGAGACGTCGGCAAGAGCATTCGGATCAAGATTTACCCCTATTCCTACATCAATCGGATGAGTAGCAATATTAGAAAGTTTCGACTGAAAATCAGTATCGTCAAGACCTAACTTTGCTGTCGTATCAGCATCAAGATTCTGTAGCTGTCCTGCCAACTGTTGTACTTTCTGCTGTGCATCTGTGGTATCAATGTCGATACCCTGTGTTTTCATCGTATTCTGTGCGTTCAGAATCTCTACAGCATTCTGATATTCCTGTAATTTTCCAATCGCATTGCCCAGTTCTCCGTCAACCTGCGAAGTATCAACCTGTAGAATAGCTGGTGTATTTTCAAGATTTTGCTTCGTAGCGTACAGGGATTGTAAACTGTTGACAGCATCTTGTGTATCGGCATTAACAGGAATCGTGCCGTCATCATTTCTGAACTGCTCCAACTGACTCTTCAGATCAGAGATCTTTTGATCGACAGAACTTGCATCCGCATCAATTACAATATTATTTTGTCCAGCCTCTTGCTGTTTCTGTACCAGATAGTCAAGAATATTATTGGCTTGCTCTAATCGTTCTGTCCGAACTTCTGGTTCCAAATCAGCGTCATTGACTTGCTGAATATATTCCTTAACCTTGTCAATATCATCTGTGATTTCACTGAATGAATCTGTGTCCAAATTGATGCTATCAAGAGAAGTTTCACCCATTCCATCAAGAGCTTCTTTTGCAGACTGAGCTTCTGTCTTTAGTTGTTCCAGAGATTTAACCGGCTGATCGAGGTCGATGTCAAAGCCAAAATCATGCAGTTTTCTTAACACTGATTGTACAGCTTCCACATCAATTCCCAGTGCATCCGCAATTTCTTGATCGTTTCCGACACCAAAGTTAATATCCCAGGAACCATCTTCATTCATGTGCGCCCATTCAGAATTAAGGTTAGAGATATCTTGTAAGAATGCTTGACATCCTTCCTGTCCTTCTGTGAAGTAACGCTCCATCTTCGGATAGGATTCTTCATAGGCAGTCACAATTTCATCTACACTGGCATTGGTCAGATCCTTATTGGACATAAGGTCAACAAACTCACGGAATTTGTTTTCTCCTACAAGTCCCTTATCATATAGATCTTTGATGGATTCCATGTTACCCTGGATGGAATTATACATATCACCTTCTTCACCACCGGACATAGCATCCTGCCATTGTTGATAAGCAGAAGTAGCAGTTTGATACTGATATGCTAGATCCTCCAGAGAGGAAATATTATCCAAAATACCTTCGCGCTGTGCCTGTAAGCCGCTGACATCTTGACCTTTGACCATTGCATCGGCAATCTGCTCCTCGATTTGTCTCAGAGCTTCTTGTTGATCTGCAAGGCCGGAAAGATAATCCGCTTTGTTCATTTCAGATTGTTGCGCCTGTAGTTTTGCAAGTTCTTCACGGTTGATATGATAACCGTCTGCTGTTTTCTCCAGAGCACGCTCCGCATCATCTCCGAACATCTCTTTAAATGCTTTGACATTATCAGCAGAAATACCTGCTCCCGAAACAGATTCGGACATAATCGTCTTAAGTGTTTCCAAATTTGCTTGCGCTTGCTGAATGGTAGTATTGATTTCTGAGAAGGAATCATCCACTTGATTCATGGATACGGTTGCCGTCATACCCATATCCGTTAAGAGATCAACAACTTTTGCCACACTTTCAGCAGAATCATCAGAAACAATTCCGAGATCCATTGCTTCGTTTACTGCCATGCGTAGAGCATCTTTACCAGACACAACATCACTTGTGTCAAGATTGATGCTCTTGAGGTCAATGTCTGTGTAATTCTTCAACTCTTTGAGTTTCGAAAGTACAGTATTATTTAACTTATCTGCACCTCTACCGGATAAGCGTTCTTTGAACTCATAAGTCTTTTCGGATGCTGTATCAATACCATCTGCAATCTCATCAAACAGTTCCTTGTATTTTTTACCGGAATCTCTACTGACAATATTATCTACGGATGCTTTTACTCCATCTAATGCAGTCTTTGCTTCTTCAACTTTAGAAGTATCTCCACTTTGCAAAGCTTCGTTATATTTGTCCACAGCATCCGCATATTGCTGATACACAGTTGCTGGTTTATTATTACCGTAACCTTCTGCAAGCATGGAATTTTTCAGATACTCTTGATAGACTTCTTGGTGCTTATCCAAAATATCTTTATAGGAAGATTCCGCATCTTCCGCGGAACTGATAATATTGTCAAAGTAATCAGTATTCTTGCCCTCATCTTGGAATTGACGCTTCAGCTCTTTGACAGTGGCAAGGAAATTGTTCAGCTTTTCATCTGCTCCTGTAACTGTTTCATTTTCAAAACCGAGTTGGAACTGACCTGTAGCCACACCATTATATTGTTTGAGTCCTGCTTGCTCTGCCGCTTTCTGGATTTCTTCGACCTGAGACTTACTGTTCCGGTAACGTTTGAGCATCTCTTTATAGGTATCAGAATTTGTATATTCAGATTTCTGTGGTTCCGATCCGAGCATAGCTAAAGTAGGAGTGTTACCAAAGAATGACTCATAATCATCTTTGGTCATGGCTTTATTAACTTTTTTGTATGCTTCTTCATGATCGGGGTCATTCAGCCAGCTTTTCGCATTTTCAACCTTAAGCTGTTGCATCTTCTCAACCTGTTCATCCAGCTTACCATTTACCAGATCAATTCCATCTGCTTGCTCACCGTAAGAATCAGATAATTGACTTTGGATATCAAGCAATTGACTCTTCGTGTTGTATGCTTCTTGCTCCGTAAGAGTACCGGATGCTAAAGACTCTTTTAACTCTTGTACTTTTTGAATATTATCATCTAAAGATTTATTCTTTTTTTCTAAGACACTTGAGTCCTCTTTTGTTTGTTGTATTTGTTCTTGAAGATGTTGTTGTTGTGCTCTATATACTCCAAAACCAACCGCTACGGCTGCTAAAGCACCAGTAAATATACCTAATGCAGTTGTTGATATACCAATTGTTGCTGCTAAACCAGAAAATGCTGTTTTTAGACCAGAAAGTCCACTGGATGACGCTTCTAGTTCGTGCATTTTTAAGATTACATCGTCTGTGTTATCTGCTAAATCCGCTGCTTTTAAAGCAGCCGCGGCGAATTCATCAGAAATATCTGCGCTATAAAATACTTTTGCTATATCAGTTACATTAGACAATCCCTTGATAGCATCCGCAACACGATCTTTGCTTGAAGATGCAGAGATTACTTGATCTGCGATAGATAATAAATCTTTTCCTATACTTGCTTTTTTTAATGACAAAGTGTATTATATTTAGTATAATTTTGTTTCTATCAAAATTCTACAAAAGGAGATAACTATGGCATTAATCAAGTGTCCTGAATGTAATCGTGAAATTAGTGATAAAACTGAATATTGTATTCATTGTGGTTTTCCGTTAAAGCAAAATTATACAATTATCATAAACGGAAAAATATATTCATGCGAAGCAATTCAAAATGCAATCAACGACTATAAAAATAATATTATTGATAGAAACCATTTCTGTGGTATTATCATGAGATCTATTAACAATACACATGCACTTTCTACACATTATGCTCTTGAATTATGTAATTATATAGAAGACAATCTTGAAATTCCAAAAGAATTTAACGGAGAATCAGAAGAAGAAGAAAACAAACCACATTGTCCAAAATGTAATTCAACAGCAATTTCTATCACAACCCGTGGATATTCATTCGTCAAAGGATTTGTTGGATCTGGCAAACCAATGAATGTATGCCAGAAATGTGGATACAAATGGCAACCTGGAAAGAGATGAAAAATATGAAACATCCAGAAGAATCCAGTTCCAATATTATTTATCAAAAAATGTTGGATAGTATTTTTAAAGTAATAAAACAGAGATTATTATGTACACTCGACCAGAAATGGACTTTTCATGGTGAAATTGATTATCCAAAATATCATGATATAAGATTTAAATTAGGATACCATGAAGATATAGAATATTCTATAACAGGAGTCTGTGATGTTTTAAAACGATTTTCTTTAAAGAAACTAACTTTCAAAGGTGATATATTTGATGATTCCAGCTCGGATTGCGTATATCTCGATGTCGATTATCATGAAAGAAAATATCTTGGCGACTTTGAAGCTATCATCTATAGGATCTTAAAAAATAATCGTAGTTACAGAAATTTTTACGAAACTTACGAACGATACACAAAACAAAATCCATTTCAATATGTAGGTAATTTAATTAAAAATCGTTTCCTTAACATGGAAGTAGAAGAGTACTCAGAGTTTGATTGGATCAGTTACCATTATACCGGCGAGTATAAAAACGATTCTTTTGAAATCTTTATAGATAATAGTGATCAGCTTTTTGATGATGAAGAAGATGTTTCTTTTGATCGTTTCGAAATATATACAAAAGAATTCCAATTATCATTTGAAGAAGAACAGAGCGAAAAAATCCGCGAATTATGTTATCTATTAAAAACTCAAAGTATTCCGGTTGAAAATTTCCTGATCAGAACTACTACAATGCATTGCATCAACCAGAAACATCATCTTCAAAGAATAAAGGCACTTGTATATATAGATACTGGCAAGACGATTAAACAAGAAGAGATAGAAGCCGGATTCTGCATCGAATGCAATCAATACTTTATTACAGAAATAGAATATCAAAAGCTTTGCAAAAAAGGAAGAGTTTGTTGCCGAGTTGTTACATTACCAGAATATCAAGAAATTTCTAAAGTAACAGATTTTAATTTGGCTGGTGTTTCTTTACTTAAAAGTTATGGATACAATGTCAATGCCAAAAATAATTTGCCAGATGCCGAAAGAAGACGCATATTATCTTTTATTGTAGAAAATAAGATTGAATCCATTGACCGAATTATAGGATTCATCGAATGGCTGATCAGAAGAAATTCTAGTTCCAAACTTCAAGTAGCACGTTCAAAATGGAATAGAGATCTTGATTACATGAAAAGATACAAACCTGTCGAAGGAATTGTGCGTGTTGGCAGTATATATCAAAGAAAATAACACATATTATAAAAGAGAATTTTTATAATAACATATACATAGCATCATTTTCAGCTATTTCCATATTCTCTTCACGAAGCATGTACTCATCAAATTTTGAAAACATATTCCGCTCATAAAATCTTTTTGCTTTTTTGTCAGCGTATAAAACTATGTAATTTGCTGTCAACTTTTCTTCTGAGAGATTTCTGCATATTTTAATTACATCACACATAATACTATCACTTAAATAAAAATGATCTTCTGGATTTTGACTATTTTTAGAAGATTCTTCCATATACATTTTTTGGAAATAAATATCCACGGCAAAAATATCTATTTTAATCGATGGAAGTATTTTAACATAATTGTCCATTTTTAATATAATTCCAGATGCCGCCAAAGAAAAAACTCCAATAATCCTTCCTGTGATAGAATCATATACTTTAAATGGTAATCCATCATCTGTATCCAAGATATCATTTTTAATCAACTCATTATGAATATAATAATCCAATCGCCGATTCCCACATGAAAACGCCTGAATATCATAATAATCTTCAGGCGTTACTCTGCTATACGAATAATTTACTTCTTCTCCATATTGATAATTCATTTGTTTTTCCTGTTTTTAGTTTTTCTGTTTTCGAAACGGTTAATAGCATCTATGCTAGATTTTACATTACGAGAGAAAAAATCATTTGCTTTTTTAGGATCTAAGATAAAAGCTCCTGTTGTTGGTTTAGAAATTGATGCCATATTATCCCTCTCTTTCTTCTTAATATATAAAACCTCTGTTCGCATTAAAGTGTCGGTATCTTTAGGATATAATCAGTTTCTAATAATAATATATCATATTGTGTTACAACTTTCAACATACTTTAGAATAAGAATTTTTTCACTATCAAATTCAGAAGTGGGTGATCCACGTTAGAAAATAACACAAAGTTATACTGATAACGGTATTTGATTTACCGGAAGTTTTTCATACGCATTCGCGCTACATTTGGTTACTATAAAAGTAAACGTATTACTGAAACTTTCTCTAAATCGCAATACGTACTATACATTAAAAGAAGAATAATACTAAGGCGACTATTCTCTCCGAGGATGGGTATGTCTCTGGGGATACTATCCGAAAAGGATATTGTCCTGCTTATTATCTCTGTATTGATACGTAGGTGTCATCTTTATTTTCATAAAATTAACCATATATCTTCAATCAATTTTTTCGGTTTCCCTAACATTGTGCGTTATTCCTTTCGGACATTCGTTTTAGTTTGATTGATTTTAACGAGTTTTTCAAGCATTTACTCCTCTATGACACAAAAATTATATTATAAAACATGTCATGCTCCGCCATTTGATCTATAACGCCATTATGTTATATTTCTTATGTCGGCTAGGCTCACTATCATGCAAGTATAAGAGATAGAAACCCATGATTTCGGGTTTACCTAAGTTTTTAAAAAATTCAAATATTCCACCACCAGCAAGTAGAGGTGTTAAAATACCAATTTTATCGATTATTTTTGTCAAGACTTCAACAAAAGAATTCCCAAAATCAATTACACCTTTAATCATTCCAGAATCAGCCATTGTTGCTGCTAATTCTTGACAAGATGCTTTTATTCTATCAATAGAATATTGAATGGATTCTTCATATTTATCTTGCTCTTTTTTAGCACTTCCTGCAGAATTTTCTGCTGTTTCATATGCTTTTTTTATAACATCAATATTATTTAAAGCGGCAGCTAAAGCGTTACTTTGATTTTTTCCAGCTAATATTTCAAGCAAAGATGCACGATTAATATCAGTCATGCTTTGCCATTTTTCACCAATACCAACAACGATATCATAAATATCTTTATATGTATTTTGGTCTTTCATAATGTCAAAACCACCTGTTAATGCTTTGACTTTTGCTTGAAGTTTAGAAGTAGAAGTAATTAAATTATCAGTGTCTTCTCCCATTTCGGAAAGTTCAACTTCTGACCCTCGAAGTCTAGCACTTACAGTTTTCCACATATTTCCTACTTTATCCGGGTCCTGAAGTGTTGTGTTGGTTCCGGTAATTAAAGCAATTGATTTTGAAAGATCTGTATTTGCGGCATTGAATGATGCAGCACTTCGTTGTAACGCTTCTCCAATTCCACCACTATTGATTGCAAAATTATTGCTGACTTCATTAAATTTGTCAATGATACTCATCGCATCATCAGCTTCCAAATTAAAGCCTTTTAATGTCGAGATTAGAGAATTATTGGCTTCTTCAATGTCAATTCCATCACCAACGTTTTTATAAATGAGAGAAACTCTTGCTAATTCTTGACTATCTGGGATATTGTATCCCATTCTTGCCCAATCAGAAGTAGCCGAAATAGTGTCCGTAATTGTAGCTCCAACATCTTTTGCCAAATTTGCATAATCCGAAAGTTTTGACTCTAAATCACTAACCGTCGCATCTGATACTTTTGATAAATCTGTAAAAGCGCTATTGACATCAGTCGCCACTGAAATAATCTGTTTTCCATAATTTACAACATCATAAATACTAAAAAATTGCGCAAAAGATTGTTCTAAACCACTAGAAATTTTATCTTTAACATTTTGAAAAAATTTATTTCCTGTTAAATCCATTTGTTTGGATTGGTTTGAAATCGCTAGGAATTGAGCTTCCAAACCTGATAAGTCGGCTTCAGAACCTAACGTTTTAATTTTATTGATTATCTCATCAAGTTCGTCCCCAAAGACAGCAACGGCTTTCCCATTGTCTCCCATAAAATTATAAATTTTACTGATTAATTTTTCGGCAGAATTTATGGATGTTCCTTTTCCAACTTCTTTTAGCTTGGTTTCTGTTTCTGATGCTTGATTTTTTAGCTCAATGAACCGATTAACTTGATCTTCTGATAGTAAATCTACACTGCTTATTTTTTGAGCTTCTTCTAATATAGTATGTAAAGTTTCTACTAAATCTTTATAGTCTTGTTTTTGGGATTTTAAGGCACTAGAATCGTAATTGGAAATACGATTAGCTAAAGAAGAAAAATACGTTTTTTGTGTACTAATATTGGTTTTTTGATGGGCAGTTATTAAGTTACCCTTTTGATCTACCGTAACAGAATTACCGTTAGAACCAAGAACTTTATACGAAAGCGCTTGCTTACCATTTAATTCTCTATAATTCTTTTCTACATTTACTATTTGACCTAATTTATCTAGATATTGAGAAGCAGCTGCTGTAGCCTCAGACCATTCATTGGTATTGAAAGGTATGTTACCATTAAGTCCTGTATTTACTCCTGATGAAACAGATTGTATCTTGCTTGTACTATTTTGTAAAATAGAGGCGAGATTTTGTAATGCACCAGCTTGAGAAAGTAATTGATTTAACTGTGTAAAATAGGTGTTTGTATTAGTATCAGCATTTGCAATAGCTTTATTAATTTCGTCTAAAGCAATGGCTAATGAAAGAAGATGATCTGCTTGTTTCTCTGTTACTTTTAGTCCTTTTAATATGTTGGAAACATTTGTAAGAGAATTAATATTTGACAGAGCAGTAGCTAATTTGTTGAATTCATTGCCTAAATCGCCAAAAGTAGTAACTTGTCCTTTGGTATTCGATACATTATTTAAAGAATTAAAAAACTTTTCTAAACTAGAAAATAGCTTTGGGTCTGGAAGTTGAACTTGTCCAATTGCAGTTAATTGATTCGAAAGTACATCTAAAGCATCCTGAATTTGTTTTAATGCAGTTACTGCTTTTTGAGAAGCTTGCTCGAATGCTGTTCCAATTTTTATTGCTTCTTCATCCACGGAGTTATTTAATTTTGGCCCAGGATTGTTTGTAGATACATTAATATTTGAAGCTTCTTTTTCTTTTTGAATCAGCTCTTCATATGCAACAGTCAATTTATTGATTGTATCTTCTGTTTTGCCCAATTGATCAAGTTGGTTCGTACCACCCATGTTTACGTATTCTTGATAGGCTTGTACAACATCGTTAATACGTTTTAACTGATTCTTTTTTACATCGCCATCTTTTTTAGTGATTCGATCAAGAATAGCTTCTGTTTCTTCCCATTTAGAATTAATATCTGTTTGAGAAAAAATATTATTTGATCTTGCAATAGTTTCTTCTACATTTTGGATAGCGCTAATTATATTTTTTAGGTCAGACAAATTATTTAAAGAATTAGAAAGTACCTTACTAAAATCTTCTAATCCATTAAATTTTAAACCTTTCGAGTCAATTTCTGAGAGCAGACTTTTGATTTCTTCCATTTTTGAAAGAACTTCATTTAATGTTGAAACGTCTTTCTCCGAAAATACAGACTGATTACTTGAAATATTTTCTTTTATTTTATCAATATTTTCTTCTGTTCTCTCTGCGAATTGACCGAGAAAAGACGATAATTCATTTCCACTACAAAACTCATTAAATTCAGAATATAACTGTTGAAGTTGTTTTCTAGCATCTTCAATTTCTTTTCCGATATTAATGTTTGTTTTGCCATCTGTATCCAAAATTGCTTTTCCGATTTTAACTTTTTCATCATCAGGAACAGCAAGATGAATATTAATAGGATTATTTTCAAAGAAACTTGTTACTTCTTTGATAGAATCCTTTGCTACAGATGTTGCATTATGTATTGCAGCCCTTAAAGATTTATCATATACTTTTTCTATATTATCTATATAAACATTGCCACCAGAATTTTCCAGTTCTTTTCGAGCTACATTTATTTGATTCTGGGTTAAAGACGGATCGCTTTCTGTCTTTTGGGTTTTTTCATATTCAGAATCGATACGTAGCTTAACAGGGGCAATAATTGGCTTTTTCGAAGCTATCGCCTGGAGATCTTCCAAAACAGTTGTAAGCTCAGATTTTAATTCTTTCGAACTGATCTTTAATTTGATAACACCATTTTCTGATACTTTAGTAGAAGAATTCTTTGGAGCTTGAGAAGTATCAGTTGTTATTTTTTTTACATTTTTTTGTAAAGAAATTAGATCGTCTACACATTGACGAGACATTTCATTTAATTCATCTTCTGAAATGATATTATTCCAATTGATTTTTCCGTCATCAATGGATTCGTATATGTATAAAATATTTTTTGCAGCATCTAACATACTTGATTGAGCGTCAGCTAATTCAATCTGTTGTTGTCTGTATCCTGATTGGGTTTTCCGTAATAAATTATCATTAATACTATCTATTTTATCTGCAGCATCATAATATTTTTGAATTAATTCATTGCATTCTTTCTCTATTTCTGCAACAGATGCATTTAGATTTGTATCATAAGATTCATTCTTAATTCGAGATATTCTATCTGTAATAGTTTTTAAAGGTACCGAATTAGAGTTCTTTGAACTTGAAACCATTTTTTCTGTATTAATGCTAAGTTCTTTAAAAGCACTATTTGCAGATTTAACAGCATTACTCATAGTTGTGAGTTGTGTTGTAATTAACTCTATACCAGTATGTTGCCCAATAGTTTGTAAATTTTGTTTTAGAATATTAATTTCAGAATTTAAAGCTTCGAATTTTTGTGTGACTTCTGATTTGAATTTCACAAATTGAGAAGTATCTAATTTTACATCATCAAATTTCTCAAATGTACTATCTATGTATTTTTTTAAATCATCAACAATACCTTTAATTTCACTTTTTTCTTTTTCGATGTCGGAAGTTAAATCAATTTGTCCATCTAATCCATTTAATGTATTTTCGATATCTGAAAACATTTTTTGTAGTTCTTTTTTGTATTCAAATCCAATACTAACTAATCCATCTTTTTTTGCCAATTTATTTCACCACCTTTTATGAATGACATCTTGATTCAAATTCATTTTGTAATTGATCTCTGAATTTATTTAATTCGTCATAAATACTAAAAGAAGCAGGATCTCCATAACCGCCATGCCAGTCACCGCCATGATAGGTTCCACTTCCCGTATAAATAAACTTATCTAATAAATCTTGACCAGAGAATCCGTTTCCATCCAAGCTCGGGTATGTTCCTAGTTTTTCACCAGTAATTTCAACGCCGCCGTAAATATGATATTTACCAGAATTCTTATAATAAGGAAAAGCCGAATTATAAAGACGCCATTTTCGCTCATAATAAGGATCTCTATAACTGTTTATTCCCGGCATATAACCTGCGTAATACCAGTCAATTAGATCTTTATATTTATCCGTTAATCGTTGCTCTGCTTCTTTTGCCAATGATTTTGCTTTTTCCTTTGCAAAATATTCTAAATTTGATTTTAATTTTGTATCTAATCTAAAAGACATCGTGTCCTCCTATATAAAAATAAGAGGACACGATGATCCTCTTATCAATTATTTTTTTTGATTATTTTTCAGAAATTCAGGTAAAATATCTTTTGAAAAATAACTTACCTTATCTAACATAGATGAGATAAAATTATGCGGTTCCGTATAATTAAATATATAATCATCTTCTGTTAGCTGAAGTATCTTGTTATACTCGACTAATTCTTTTTCTGGAATACTATTAATAATAATATCAAGTAATCCATATTTATATAAATTATCATAATCATTTACAAATATATTATCTGAAACAATGAGATTTGTATAATTTTCAACAATACTTCTATAATATAATAAATTTTTTGCAACACTATTTTTTGTGAATTTCTTATTATGTGTTACTGGATCTTCAGACCAGTAACTTGAATTCACAATCTTCTTCGCTAAATTTGCTTTTGTCATATATGAAAGATGAGAATAGATAAATAATGTCCTTTTTAAATAATTTTTCTTTGCCTCATCTGAAATACATTGCTTATAACCATCTACGAATTTATTAATTTTTATTTTATCCATTTACTCGTTCTCCTCTTTAAAATATAAAATATCATGTAAAATCATATCTATAAATTTTTTAGATTCATTGATTTCGTTCTCTGGAACTAATGAAAGTATTTTGTTTAATAAACCGCTAGATCTTAATAAATCATAGGTTTTATACATATCAACATCAATTTGAAGATTGGTGTAATTTTCAATCAAATATGCTGTAAATAACACATATCTATATATTGATGAAATATTTTGAGTTTTTAATTCTAATGATTTGTTAATTATTTCACTTAACTTTTCTATTTTTATTTGTAGATTAACATAATTGCATACACAAAAAACATTATCATTAAAATACCGTTCTTGCATATTTGAAACGACTTCATTATATGATTCTACAAATTTGCTTAATAGAATCTTTTTCAATTTTTCTCCTTTTATTCCTGATAAATTTTAACTTCCCAATGATATCCGTCATCTGTATGAATACTATATTTATCAGAATAAGCATCATACTTCACCTGACAGATCTGGGAAGAGTTTTCTACTATTTTGAAATACAAGTGTGACGGCAAACAATAATTTCTCTTTTTTAAAATATCATCTATTTCACTGGAGTACATTGTTTACCTCGCATGTATCTTTTATAAACTGCTTAACGTCATAAGAATAATTTACCTTTTTAATGTGTGACTGCACACGTACAGTATCGTATTTTGCTAAATCCTTTTGATTAAAAGACTTTTTGCCTATTTCTGAAATCATCTTGTTAAATTCCTGAATACTCATAAAATATGTATCATTGTTTTCTGTTCGAAAATTGAATAAAAATCCTGCAATTAAATTATGTTCGCTTGCGTCCGTAAGCTCATCAATTTGATTCTTTCGAATCATGCTTAGTGGGATACTTGTACCCTTAGTTGATTTTTGCTCTAAACAATAGAGTGTTTTTGACTTGTCATCAAAAACCAAACAATCACACATGTTATGACTTGCAAATCTTGTATTTTCACCAGATGCAAAGCTGGCTGCATTATCTTTCAAGCGATAGTACCAAACGTCTGGTAATTTATTAACAGAGTTTTTCCAATCAGCTTCAAATTGTTTTCCTGCGTTAATGGCGATTAAAATCACTTCCTTCTATATACAATAAAGCGGGAGAGTAGTGTTCAGTCATTTCTACTCTCCACAAAGAAAATGCCCTTACCAGGCGACTGAACTTTGGTCTAGTAAAAGCATTTTGGATGTGTTATAATAGTTAAACGGTCACAAGTTCTTAGTCTGTAATTTCAGAAGAAAGTTCTTGGTGATATCTATGTTCTATGAAATGTATCCATTTCTCGTTCACGTATGTGCTTATTGGCGCTTCCGTCTTAATAGATGGGAATACGTTAGGGAGCACTGGCGTTCTTATCCTTCCCGATAGGATAGAACACCACGCTTTGTAATTTTCCAGTAGAACCAGGGTTGAGCTTTCTGATAAAAACTTAACACGTCTATTGTGGGAACCTGTGACCGCTTTTTTACTTTCAATGAAATTCATCTTTCAATATTTTGATTTGTATGACTTTTCATTTCATCAAATTTCACAACAGCGGGGATAACTGGAAGATGTTCCATGCAATAATTAAACTTTGCATCTCCCAGATGATTTCCGCCACATTTTTTATAACAAAAATGTAAATTAATGAATTCTTCAACCTCATCTTCTGGAATTCCATTATTAGCCAAATAAAATTTATATTTTTGGTTAATGCGATCCGCCAAAGATTCTTTTTGAGCTTGAATTAAATTTTTGATTTGTTCTTGTTCTTTTTCATCTGATTTAACAATTTGAGATATATTATCTTTTAATTCTTGCTGGATTTGTAAACTTTGTTTTCTATCATGGATTCTATTCTCAGAATATGTATTCACAATATTTTGCGTATCCGTGATAGCTTTACGGATCTCTTCCAGATATTGATCTAGATTTTCTTGTATTTTCTTATCATGTTTTATTGATTGACTGACATCTTCTTCACGTTGTTTTGAAAGTTCTTTTACCTCTTTTGCTGTATTTATAAGCAATTCATGTTCTTCTTTTTTCTCGCGCATTGCTTTTGTTTCAATGCCCAAGAATTCAAATAAAAACCAATGTAATACTTGAATAATTGCCTGAAATCCTAGCAACGCTACAAAGACTGTTATTCCGAACGCCTTCCAGTCTATGCCAAAAAAGTCACGTATAGGTTCCACATTGCACCTACACTTTCTAAGCCTTTGGCTCTGTGTAAGTCATAGCATTCTCTGAATCGCCAGCACCTGCTGTCGTAGGATCAATTACAATACCTAAAATTGCCAATACTACGAACACTGCATTAACAACGTTGACCAAATTGTTTCCAAGTTCACTCAGGTCAATTGTAAACCCAAATACTGCAGCAATAGTTTGAATAAGTATGATCATCGCTGGAATTAATGAAATCCAGAACATTTTATTTTTCACTCTAACGAGCCAATTAATATTTCTCATAGTTTTACCCTCCATAATTTTAATATGATAGGAGAGTGATAATACACTTTTACGCCCATAACCATGAGCAACCTATGTTAAGTTCCTCAATGTCATGACACAATTTTTTATTTGATTACATATGTAATCTAATTCTTCTTTTGTTTCTGATCCGCACAAAGTTAAACGGATGCCATTATGAATATATTTTTCTTTCATTCCAATGGCAAGCAAGGTATCAGATGATTTCAAACTTCCAGAATTACAAGCAGATCCAGTAGATACAATTACACCATGCTCATGAAGTAAGGTCATTAATGCTTCGCCAGATACTCCTTCAAAACACAAAAATAAATTATATGGTAGTCTATTATTATAGGAGCCAACAACAAAAAAATTTGGAACTAATCCTGATAATGTTTTTACGAGATAATCTCGTTTTTCTGATGTACATTGATCATAATTATAATGCTTTACAACGTATCCTAGAGTTAAGATACCAAGTGTATTCTCTGTTCCGCCAAAAAGTCCATGTTCTTGTGAACCATATATAATAGGAAACAATTGAATATTATCCTTTTTATATAAAACTCCACACCCTTTTAAAGATCCTAATTTGTGCGCAGAAAATCCTGCAATATCAATATCCAATTTCTTGGCATCCAGTGGAATTTGACTGATCGACCCAGTGCAATCGATATAAATTGTACCGTTATAAAAATGGATCAAATCAGTGAGCTTTTTTACATCTTGTATTGTACCGATTTCACTATTAGCATAATCCATGACCACAAAACTACTTTTATTATATATAGAAAGAAGAGATTTCAAATCATCAAAATCAATTTCGCCCTGTCCATTGACTTTTAATGGAATAGCACTTCTAACTGTTTTTACATAATTTAAAATTGATTTATGTGCAATAGGAGAGTACAGAATAACACAGTCATTTTGGTCTTTATATCCTTTGACTGCTAACGTATTAGAGGCCGATCCTCCAGAAGTAAATAAAATATTACTTTCATCTGCATGAATAAAATCAGCAATATTTTTTCTTGCTTCATCAATTTTATTCCGAATATTTCTTCCTTCCTGATAAGCACTGGATGGATTATAATAATCGTCTAAAATAGATATAATATAATTTTTTGTCTCTTGATTTAATGGAGTAGTGGCAGCATTATCTAAATAAATTTTCATAGTCACACCTGCTAATCATAATATTCATTGTTAATGTAAAAATTTTTCAATGCTTCAAATAATTCCGGTGTCTTTTTATATTTCCAAACAGTTTTTCCGGTATCATCGACCTTTACGAATTCATAACGAATACCGTATTCTTTTAGATATTTATACTCGTCAACAAAAGAAGTCGCGTATTCTTTATCAAACTTCATTTTCCTTTTGTTCCTTCCTGATATATAAGCGTAAAAAATAGGGGTGCGTATAATTGATATATACGTACCCCTATAATTCTCATATATCAATCAACACTATTCTTATTCACTTTAGATTTTGGAACAATCTTTACAGCTTGTTCTCTTTTTTTAGTCGCAGTAACTTTTTTATCATTCTTATTATCAATAATTTCTGATACAAGTTTTTGGATATTTTCCTTGTAGATAGAAACTTTTGATAAATCACACAATGATAGATTTGTAGCTGCTGTTTCTTTACTTATTGCACCTTGAGCGTAATCGCTTACAGTTTCAAAAACATTTTTGCAATTTTCTGTATCAAACAGATTCATCCACATCGGGAGATTCTTGCTCGTAGGACAATATCCGCAATACTCATAAGCCTTACCACAAGTAAGGCATACTCTGTTATTTGCCATTTGTTTCTCCCTTCTGATTAGAATCAGTCTTCGTCAACCTCATCAGCATCGTAAACGCTATACAGAATCTTGTCATCTCCACAATATTCGATCTCTAGATCGCCTTTGAAATCCATGGTTGCAGTGTCAGCACTAACTGGAACAGTGGTTTCTGGAGATACCTGGAATGATGGCATTACAATGTAATCTGCTTTTAGATCATTTTTCTTACATGGATTGTAGTATGTAGCTTTCATAATTGCGTATACAGATGTTGGGAATTTATCTGCTCTATTGTGGATTACGGCACCTGTCTCTACTTCACGATCATAACGAATAAAGAACATTTCTGCGTCTTCATCTAGTGGAAGAGTTAGTACAGCACCTTCTTTCGCAATAGAAAATTTATCTGTAGCAGCAGTCGTATCCATAGTATATGTTTTTCCAATAGAACCATCGCCAAAATACTGAGCTACTTTTACAGAACCTTCTACATATCCGGTAATCGTAACGGTTTTAACACCATTTTTAACATGCATCAGTCTTGGCATTTTAACTTTACCACTTTTAGATGCAAAAATTGGCTGAGATCCAGAAGATGCAGCAACGATATTGGTGTTAACAAAAGCATTTGTTGCAGAAAAAGTACCTGCTTTAGACTTCCAAATCTTCTTTACAAGATTACCATTTTTATCGGTAACATCTGTAGATTCAGCAGTGATTTCAATATTTGCATCACTTAATTGGGTGAGTACATATTGTGGAGTGCCAGTACTTTTATCTTCTGCATAAAAGTATAGAATCTCTTTATAGATTTTGTCACCTAATTTAAAACTCATTTATTTTTCCTCCTTAAATTTTTGTATAAAAAAATCATGCAGATCCTTTAAGATCTCGCATGAAATTAAATTCATTTTTTGGAATTTTTGATGTATCAACAAATCCAGAATAACTGCCATTAATAACAGCATGTGTTGATTCATAAATTTGAAGTCTTTGTACACTATCATAGAATTCCACAATTCCAACATTGCGCAGTTCATTCTTTTTATATTTCGATCCAGGGTGATTCAGATAGAAAGAAATCATAGATAATAGACTTGGTGGTTTTAAAGAATTGTCTCTTTTCATCGCCAGTAAATTCTGTTTGTCTCTATTAATAAGATCTCTTTTAAGAGTCTTGCTAGAAGTGAATTCTTCTTCTGGCGGAAATGCATGAAACATATATTGAATATATTTACACATTTTAATTCGTGTTGGTTCGTCAATCTTTATATCTTGAATAGGATTATATAAAATAACACTTTCTTTTCCATCTTTTTCTTCAGTAAAGAAAGAAAAACCATGAAAATCAATATCACCAAACATCAGTTTTGAATATTCCAAATCAATACTTTTGATTAAAATGGAAAACAATTGCTGATTTGTGATATCATTCCAGTCAATTCCATTGTTCCAAAGTTGCAAACGGCATTTTGTTGTATTTGAAATAAATGGATAAATAACGGATTGTATATTTTCTTCTCCGTATGTTATATAGTCCTGAATTGATGGCTGATGAATTGTGATTTTATCATTCACTACATAATCATCTCCAAAATATAGTTGAAGAGGATTAAAATCTAAATATTCTTCTTCATTATTTTCTTCATTTGCTATCTGTGCTTCAATTGCACTTTGTACAAGATCATTATTCGCAAACCCCATAATTTACCACCTTTTATTACTATAGAAGGATTTACCATTCTCTGTTTTTGTAATATTGTTTGGGGTAATAATTTGATATTGCAAAGTACGAACAAGATAGTTATTATCCATCGTTGATTCTTTATCTAAAGATGGAATCGGATTTTCAACCTCGGTTCCAATCCATGCAAATCTATCTCGCAATATTGCAGCAATTAGATCATGTCTTGGTAAACCAGTAAGATCATCTATAACATCTTTTTCATGGATAAATATTGTGAAAGTAAGAAGAAGTGTTTTTTCGGAATTATTATATCTTGCTAAGTCGTTAAAACTTGTTTGATAACATACATAATTCCTAGAATCTGTTTCTGTTTCTGGGAAAAATATATATGGACGGATATGGGCGTTTTCACCAAAATAACGATCCCACTCACCCAATGGTTCGCCATCTGCATCAACGTTTAAATTTCCATCATCGTCGAATAATTCGGATTCCAACTCTGCATCATGAATTGCATACAGTAATTCTGGACAGTGTAATAATGTTTGATATACTTGATTTTTAATACGAATATTATCATCATCTGGATTATGTGTATACGCGCGTAATTTATTAAGCATATCATCTTTTGTACGAAAGGAGTATTCATTTATTTTATTCATTCAGATACCCCCTATACAGTAATTTCAAAATTTTCAGCAACTCGAATAATGTTATTATTTAAAGAAACATCACATGATATTGATAATAATTTCCCTAAATAACTTCGATCGTTGATAAATTTCATTTTAATTTGATTATATTTACAACCAGATTTTGACCACGATACATGATCAGATAATTCATTATTTTCTACGGAGCATTTCCAAGTAAATTCTCCGCCTTTATATTGATCAGATATGTCATTGTGATCCTCGTCTAGTATTTTTATAGTAAACAGTTTATAACTGCCACCAACTTTTACATTGGTAGAAGATGCTATAATTTCTTTATTTATACCGGCAATTTCTCCAGGCGTTGATGGTTCAACTGGGATAACAGACGAGTCATAATAATCAGCATACATACCAATAATCTTGCCGTTTTCATCACGTTCAATATAATCTCTATGTTCATCCCAAAAATCTTGATAAATTGTAAGCTTTTGGATTCCGACAGGTTTTGTGTTTTCTATTTTTGTTACAGACCATACCAAAGGATGCTCTGTTGGTGCGCTAATAATAAGACGCATTGTTTTACTAACATCATCGTTATACCAAAACTTTTCAGTAATTGGATTTAACGGAAACCAGATTTTATCCTGGTTGTCTGGGTGGGCAAAGTAGTGATCTCTATACTTACCAGTTGTGTACGAATTCTGGTTTCTAAGCACACCCCACATTTTCCGCTTAATTCTGTTTTGACCAGTTTTTTCAATCCATGTCAAATTATAATCACATGGAAGAATTAAATACTTCCGAAATTGGTTTGCAATTTCTCTTCCAACAATTAACCATTTATGATAAATTTTATTATCATCTGGGATATCTACGAATAACCCAATCGGAAAATCGGCTAGATACCGTTCGTGATAATTTGTTTCATAATAATACAAATCATCATTTTCGGAAAAAGAATATTTTTGAGACGGACGAAATTGTAGATAATAAGGAACCTGATCCTTATCTATAGACTGATAAGAATTAATAATAAACTTTGCATCAATTGGAGTTTTAGTTGTATTTTCATAAGTAATGTCTTGATTCTTATCTGGTTGATCGTCATGGTAAAAATCATAGATATAACACTTTTTGGATTGGATATCGTTATCCCAGGTGAGATCCATAAGTTCGTCAGATGAATCTTTCATATCTTGTCCAAGTGTCCATTTTTGATCTTGTGATACATTGGCAAGTTTTCTAGCAATCGATAGGCTTGGCATTTGTATCACCTCCTTCAAAAATCTCCTTAATATAACTGTGAGAATCGAGAATTAATTTACGAAACAATTTGTAACTGTAATCATCTCTTTGTACACAACTGTACGCAGCCTGAAGGGTTGACATTAAATTCACCATTAAGACAGGCTGTCCTAATAGATCATTTAATCCACCAAAACGATATAAAAGGTTTTCGAAGTAAATTAAAAAGTCTTGCTCAGAATTAAAAATTGCATCCTTGATATTTTTATCTTTAAATAAAAGTAGTTTATGAATATCATTATGCATTAACTGTGCTGACTCATAAATCTGTTTATCTGTAAAATTACCATATAGATAATCCATATTAATTACCTCCTTGTAAATAGGAGTTGTTAATATAACCATGGTAACTCAAAAGATTGCTAAATTCTTTCTGCAAGGTTTTTTGTCTTTCTTGCAACTGTTTATATAAATTCTGTAACATTTTTTCTTCTTTTCCACCCAGAGATATAAGAGTGTATTTTCGATTATTAATTCTATGCTGATACCATTCGATTGCCATACCCAAAGACAATAATCTCGAAAGATACTCTTGATCAGCAAATTCACTTACAGAATTTTTCAGTTCAAATGTAATTTCTTCAAAATCATCATCTAATTCCAGAGTATCAAATTTACCTAAAATTCTAGGATCACCAAAAACCTGATGTAATCTTTCAACTTCCAATTCCATAAGATCGGACTCTTTGAGATTTAATTCGCTTTGATCCTCTAGAATTCCAAGATATCTTGAAAAAATCGTTTCATATGGAAGTGTCATCACACACCTCCTTATTTAACAAATAGATCACTTAAAAGATTGAAGTCTGAATCAAAAAGATTACTTAGCGCGCGAACTTTTGAAATACTGTCAAGATGACCGTTTGCAATTTCTGAACCGATCATTTTTTCAAGAACATCTTGTGTAGCTTCTGGAAGTTCTGCGATTGCAGCTTTCATTTTTGCGATTGGAAGGTCAAGAATTTCAAGCAGGTCATTTTTTGTATACATTTTCTCGTAAACATTCTTAACAGTTGGAAAATCTTCAAGTAAATCATCATTTAAAATGATGAACCTCGGAAGAAATACATGATCAGACCCTTTTCTAATTAAAGATACAAGGTCACGATAGTTAATTTCACATTCTGATCCATAATCACCGAATTCATAAGAATTTCCAGATTGTCCTCCTATATATAGAGCACCATATGTAACAGATCGACATAGAATATAATCAGAATCTGTAAATACACGTTTTTCTTTTATTGGTTCAGTTTTAATTTTTTCTATGTTTTCAGCAATAACTGGTTTTACCGTTCCAGCAACGGTTTCCTTTCTTGTTCTAGCTGTAGCCATAACATTCCTCCATTACAAAAATAGGAGAGTACTAACGTACCCTCCTACAATATTTAAAATTAAATTACTCTGCAGTGATTGTCCAAGCACCAAAGTATCTACCAAGACGAGTAGCAACACCAAATTCACGCTGTACTTCGTATTTCATAAGATCAGCGATATTACTATTGGCTGTTCCACGATCAGTGATCTCTTCGATTAATGTTTCACCAACATCAACCATATCTACCAGTTTGTTGTCACCAGAAGCAAACATAAATAAGGTGTCGTCTTTGTACATATCTTTAGTTACATCGTTTCTTGCGAATCTCTGTGGGATTTCAACAAGAGTATAGCGACCATAATGACCAAGACGGCCCATCGCTGCTTTCTCTTCTTTCTGAGAATCTGCAATCCAATTGATATTAATAAGACCTTCAAGTTCTTGTAGCGCAACAGATGTTCCCATGATAACAACTTCTGCATTGTCGTTTGCTACAGATACATTCTGAAGAATCTTATTAAATTTCTTTCTGTTTGCCTCGGTAAGAGCACCAGTACCTACAAACTGAGCCTGTGGTACAATTTTCTTTGGAGCATTCATAATCTCAGTGAAGATTAGCTCTTGAATCATTACAACAAATGCTTTAGTAATTGCGTCAACAAGTTTAGTCCAATCTTCTTGTCCAATGAGATATCTATCAATATCAGCACCTACTGCTGCTCCATACAGATCAGTCTCAACAGAATAGGTTGTACCCTCTGGTAATCTCTGCAGCATGGTATCATGATGTCTTTTACCCATTCTTGCGATAGAGAGAATAACCTCGTCATGCTCCTGATAGAATAAATTCTCATCGTTTTCTTTTAGATTTTTATAGTTAACTAATACATTAAACCATTCGTTTTCTTTTAGACCAGTAGATACAGTCCAGTCAACTACTTCCTCAATAATATCGAAGAATTGACGACCATAATCTCTATATGCTCTTTCACGCTCTCTACGAGAGGAATCTTTCGTAAGACCGAATACTTTCTGACATACTTCACGTAGTTTATCTTCAGCATCTCTTTTTGAAAGACCTTCCTCTAAATCGCCTTTGTACAGGTCAAACATTAGATTTTTTACTTCGTCATAAGAAGTTTTCATATCTTCAAACACATTCATAACATGTGCGCTAAAATTCATTTTTCTCATATTCTAATTCCCTCCTTTCTTATGCAGTAATTTTGTGCCGCTGACTGCCAGCTTCTACGGTTACTTTTGCTCCAGCTTGTGGAGTACCATCAAATGCATCTGCACTTAGTTCATAAACATCGGTTACAGTAAGAACTAAACCTCTAACAGTTCTTGTTCTGGTCGCAGATGCTGCATTATAGAAATTAGAAGTTTTCGTGAATTCTTTATTATAATTTGCTGCAATTTCTGGAACCTCATAAATTAGAATTGCAGGATTATTTACATCAACTTTTGTAACTTCAACGTACCAGTTACCATCTGCAGCCTGTTCTGTAATTACGCCTTCAAATCCTGCTGGAGCATCAGCTACTTTGTATTGATCAAAGCTTACATAAGCGCCTTTTCCACAAACTGTACCATTATCGGTATCTTTATCAATTACCATGTTTAGGACTCTACCAACTTTGTCGGAAAGGACTTTAGTTGGGAAACAAACGTGGTGTTGGTCAATTTTATATTTTATTGCCATTTGTTTTTCCTCCTATTTTTTTACAAAATAAAAAGACCATCTATATGAATGATCTTCAAAATTTAAAAATTATTTATTTATCTTCTTTAGCAAATAATTTTCCATATCTGCTTGCCTTTACTGGCTTTTTATTTACGTTTGCAAACTGTTTCTTTGAAACCATTGTTTTCTCTTCTGTTGGATTTCCTGCTGAAAAATTAGAGTGCTCAGAAATATAATCTGAATGAAGAACTTTAATTTCTGTCTCAAGATCAGCGAGAGAGTAGTTATCCATTTCAGAAACAAGCTTCTCATAATCTTTATTTACAAATTTTCCTTCTTCGTCTTTCTGTGCAAGAATTTCATATTTCTCAGAATCAAGAATTGCTTTCTTCTTCTCACGAAGCTCGTTTAATTCAATTTCTTCTTTGAATGCTTTTAATTCTGCATAGTTTGAACGCATTTCTTCGATAGAAATTTTCTCTGATTCAGTAAGAAGCATTGCAAACATTTCTGTTCTCTCTCCAGCAAGTGCAATATTATCTTCATCTCTTGTATAGGACTGTTTGTAATATTTATCACTGTCCCAATCCTGCATAATAAAATATTCATCATATACCTGAGACACATAGCACCATTCAGAATCATTTCTATAAATAGAACACAATGCATTTAATGCGTATCTGATATCTTCAAAAGAAATGTCAAATAATTTATTGAATAGCTCATCTTTTGAAAAACTTTCTGCTTCAGTATCGTTAGTTTCTTCTTCGATGACCTGTTCTGATTCTTCCTGGCTTTCTTCTGTTCCTTCAGTAGTTTCTGTCTCTTCTTCGGAGGTTTCCTCAACTATTTCCTCAGATTCTTCTTCTGTGGTAGTTACTTCCTCTTCAGACTCTTCTGTTTCAGTTACTTCCTCAGTTTCAGTAACTTCCTCTTCAAAGTGTTCCTTATTCAATTCGGTCCCTCCTTTCGTATTATTTTTTATATCATCACAGAAAGATTCAAGTTTATCTAATCTTTCTTGTAATTCTTCCATTTTTAAGTCATAGTCTTCAAATAAGCTATTGTTTTTTGCATTAAAATCCGCGAGTTTAATATTAGAGCCTTGCATTCCAGGATTAACGGTTTCGCCTTGTGGCGTCTTCCCAAGAATTGTTACTCCAGAAAACCAAAAATCCTCAATATTTAAAAATTTCTGTTTAGCATCATAACTAAGTTCTCTAATTGATAGCTCGACGGATACGAAACACTCTTCCTCTCGTTCAAGTATTTCTGCAGCTTTTGAATATTCTTCAAAAATATAACCATCAACTTCACAGTAGGTCTTTTTCTTTTCTTCATCATAAACAAGTTGTGCATTACAACTTTCTGGAATAATTCCGACTGGATATTCGTCGTAAACGATTTCACCATTTTCGTCCTCATGCATGTTATGTGCATAAAATTCCCATTTGCCTTCAGGGTTTTCATCCGTTACAACTTTATGAAGGTATCCAAGAATTGGGCGGTTACTAAAAGATGGAAGCGCAGCTTCCATAACAGATGTATCAATATTTGATCCGTTGACGTTTAAATCTGTATGACATGCTTGCAGATGAACTGGTAATAGTCCTTCTTTGTCTTTATTTGTTTCATCAAATTTGATTTTTCCATGTACTTGAACAACCAATGGATCTCCATTTTTCTCAATGCTGAAATGTGTAGATCTCTTATATTTGTTTAAATAGAAATCATATAAATCTTCTATAAAAAGAAGTCTTTTTTTTGACATGATTTTGCCATTCCCTCCTTTCTGTTTAAAATTAGGCATAAAAACACCACTCAGATAGGAGAGTGGTTAAAATGTAAGAATGTTGCTATATTGAATTTTGGATTTGTCTATATCATTTGAAAACTGAATTTTATCAGAGTTTAGAAAAATATAAATCCCGTTTGATTCGCTTACTGTTTGAAAACCGATTTTCTTTAAAACGGCTGCGGTATGAGAATCCATTGTTTTAATAAATTTTGTTTTCATCTATACTACCTCTTTCATTTTTTATCCTTCGTTTTACTTCCTTCGTCAGAGATAGTTTCGTCTGATACTGTAGGTCTCCCTCCATCGCTCGAACTTGAAACAGTATTTGCTGATGTAAGAGTCGTAAATCTACTAGGAAGATCCAAGATATCATTTGCAAGAAAAGCTAAAGAAAGAGTGTCTAATTCACTTATACCATTAAGAGAATTAATTAATAAAATTTTAGAACTATCATATTGAAGATCCTTTTGCATAGATTCTTTCAATATATCTTTCGTATAAGAAGATATCTCAAAAAACTTAACTTTCGCTGGATTTGACATTTGATATGAAAGCATTCGATTTGTCCATCCTTCGATCTGACCAAGAAGAGCAGAAATTGCTAATTCTGTATCCGCTTTGGTTGCAGCTCTAAATGCTTCAGCCCCAGAAATAGTAGAAGAGTTTAGTATCTGCGCACCGCCAGAGGTGTTTAATACTTCCTTTGTTGCTCGTTGTACTTTTGTTGTATCAGATGCTTGATCGTCTGCAAATGAAATTGTTTGAAGTGGAAGAGGTGTAATAACAGATCCGATATAAGGTGGTAAACTTTCTACTAATTTATTGTAATAATCCACTGCAAAATCAATGTTTACAGCCCATTGATCAGGTTCGTCAGCCCCAGATATTGTCGGAATAGTCGCTGTGATTAATTTATAAATCTGCTGCTCATCAGCAACTGCCTGTACATCGGCAAGATTTAACAAACCAATCAAATCAATAAATAAACCACTATATATAGGAACAATTGTTTCCCATGTTTCTACTCTTGATTTCGTACACAAAGCGTATTCATCAGGCATTGGTTGCCATTTATTCTGATTGTTTCCGCCATAAGCCTTATACATTGACTGTAAAGGATCTCCTAAAAACTCTAGGACGTCTTCATATTTTTTATATTGGCTCATATCTACACTGAATGAATAATCACCTGTAAAATATTTTCCAGAAATTCTACAATAATTAGGTGGTATTTTTAGAATAAACATACCAGTTTCGTCCAACCAACAACATCCAAAAAATACATCTTCAATAAAATTATTGATTACTGTCGATAATAAATTACTTTGAAGATTCATTCTATTCAACCAGATAAGTGTGTCATAATAATCTTTTAAAATAGATTCTTTGTCATTATCTTCTGTAGGATTATATGACGGAACAACATATCTTGCATTTAGATCAAACATTGTTGCATTATACATAATTAATCTAAAATAAATTTGGGAACGATAGAAGAGATAACGAGAAAGACCACGAAGTTCTTCTTCGTAGCTGTCAATATTTTGCAGATAACGAATAACATTTTCTTTACTATAGGAACTAATAGAAATCTGCCGAGTTGTTTTTGTTACGTCACGAACTTGCTTGAAAGCATTCTGTGTTTCTGCGAATCTTTCTTTTTGTAATTCGAGATTTTGTATATAATTTTTTCGCTCTGCAGCGGTTGGCTGTTTTGAATAATTTCTTTTTTTAGGAGATGTTTTTGTCATCTCTTTTTTCTGTTGTGTCATTCTTAATGAAAACACCTCCTTTTCTTTTGAATTTTTATTATGGAACTATATATAATACTTAGAAAGTTTTAGAAAATGAAGACATTCGTTTTGGTTGATTAATAGAAAGTTTGGATAAAAGAGATTGATTAGATTCTTGTGGACGTTTTCGATGTGTAATGCTTTTTCGACGTTCACACATAAGAGAATAAGCAGCCATACATGCAGTATACGATCTATCATCATGAAGCTTATTTGCTTTTTCTGGTGTTAATTCAAAAGAGTCTTTTCCAGAATCTCTTTTTTTTCTAACCATGTTCACAAGCTCCTCCTTTAGCGCATCCATATTGGCAAGTGCAATTTTATCCTGCCAGTCAAGTTTAATCATTTTTGTGTTAACAGATTGAATTTTTCCAAGTTCATCATTTAAACGACTTTCAAATTCTTTTTCATTTAATTTTTGCTTTTTCAATTCTTGCGATATACTTTTTCTTGCTTCCTCTAATTTCTTTTCATCAACGTCGAAAACAGTTAAATAATCTTTGTTGTCATATGGTGCAGTAAAACTTATTTTATCTTGATTCATTAATTCTATCATCGCTTCATACATTTCTGATTTGTATGCAGAGGGAGACATGAGGTGTATTTTATTTACTGCATTTGGAAACTTATTGACATATTCTGCAGAATATTCTTTATCAATTAATCCTCTGTGCACAATACCTGCAGAATCAGTCCAGTCTGGCATTAAATAATCGGCAATATTTACACCGCCACCACCAGATCCTGCATCAATATAAATCCCAACAATGTTTCCGTATGCATCGGCACCGCCGTTATAAGCAAGAATAACTTTTTTTAAGTATTCAATTTGATCTGGTGTTTGCATTGGAGATTTTATTTTCTTTCCAACATCAATAAGATTAATACAGTTTACTAATCGCATACGAATATCTATGCTTCCGTCTATTTGCTCGAATTCATATATTTCGCCTACAAGAATAACCGAGTTATCTCTTGATCTAGCTGGATCATATGCTATAACAAATTTTTTATCACCAGTATCATTATATAAAAGTGGTTTTCTGACTTCTTCATTTCTGGAAATAACGCCGCGTCGTATAATTGCGTCGCTACCTGCGTCGGTGGTAAATTCACAATAATATTCTCGCCTAGCTTTTTCTGGATTTGTTCTCATATCAGCATCAATTGTTGATTTCTCAAACAATGGCGCCATAACTTGCCCATGAATGGTAGGATGTAACGGAATATCACAAGTAATATTTGCTACAAAATAATCCTTATTTCCCATTAACATCTGTTTGGAGAATTCTCTATATAAAGAATAATATTTTGTAGATGTATCAGAAGCAGAAGATATGTAAAATTTCTGGTTTGGAATTTCTTTTGGAATTGCTCTTAGACGTATTTCATCAATTCTATTTCCATCTCGATCTTTTCCAGATTTAAAACTTTTATTTACAATTGCAAATGCAGAATATACAGACATCATTTCGTCTGAAAGGAAACCGCATTCATCAAAAATTACATTTCCGCGCATCAATTGTTATCCTATAAGTTTTTTATCTTATAGATCTTATAGTTATTATTCCTATAAGTTCGGCATATCTTTTTATCTCAAAAAATGAGATATCGAGAACTCGTGGAAAGATTATATTCTATTTCTAGGTTCACTTTCTATGCTCTGCCTGTGACTATATTTTTAAATATAGCCTTCCAGTCTGATTAGCTTTTCAGCTTTCCAGTTTTCTTTCTCGATTATAAACCATATGAATTATATGGGCGCTGCTTATCACTAAGCAGTGAGGCATATGCGGAAATATTTTGATTTACCTCTTTTTTTGTCTATATTTGAATTCAATGTCTGAGTAAAACTACCATTATAAGTGGAGTATGAAAATCCATTACTACCATGAGAAAAGCCATCTCCAGCAGCGTTTTTGATTTCAATTTCAGCTTTGAATATATAACCAGTTGAACCCATCATTGTATCAATATTGTCATTTGCCAAACGTTCCAACGTAGTAAATGTTTGTTCAGCTTGACTACCTGAGCCACTTGCTATGTATGTCCAATAGTTATTAAATAACATATCTTTGGACATAATAATAATATCAATAAGCGTAGATTTTCCAAAACCTCGACTACATACAAGTAGTACATTCGGACATGTCCAACTTTGTTGTACTATCCATGCTTGCGCGTCAAGAAGCTCAATATTGAACATAATATTTATAAAGGAAACGGGATTGCATTGAAAATATTTTTGTAGATATGCAATTTTAATTAGAGATTCAATTTTTCTAGAAGACATTGCATATACTCCAGGTTTTACATATATAACGTCCTCTTGAACACACTGATCTTTATATTGAATTAGATCAATAGTATTATCTATTTCTTTAAATTTCATTTGTATTTTCCTGCTTTTCGTCATTTTCATCTGATGAACCGGATTCCTGTTCAGAAAAACAAGAAAATAATTCGTTTAAATTTACCAGATTCATGTTTAAAGAAATATCATTGTCTTTTAGATAATCCTTAATATCCAAATTTTCTCTAAGTAAAATACGAGATATTTCAATATACTTATCCAGATCTCTTTGTAAATCTACAATTTTTTGTCGTTGCTCTGCAACCATATCAGACCATTCTGATTCATCTAAATTTAAAGTTTTCATAATGGAAGCGTTACTAAGATCCATAACTTGCTTCATGGCCTTGCATGTCTCCATATCAAAGCCGTTGACTTCGCCTTCTCGAAGATTAAGTTCTTTTATTTTCTTGATTTTACCAGTCCATGTGTTTTCACCCTTTTTTGCGTTTTTATTATGCTTTAACGAAATACAACTATCCTGGGCCAAACTTGTTATAACAGAAGTTATTTTTCCTTTACTTTCTTGCAGAGATTTTATTGTCGCAGAATTGCGCTCGATTTGTGAAATATCAGACATTAATTTTGCTACAGTATCATCGATCTTTGACTGCTGCAAAAAACCACGTACAATAGAAATGGCAGAAGAAGTTCTCATCATATCTTCATTTGCATCTTCGCTTGAATCAAGAATTCCCAATAATTGAGAATATAGAAATGGCTGATCTGCGACATCTTCCTTTTCAAATGGATCATAACTTAACAATCGAATTACATCATTTTTGTTTTTTAAAAAGCTGTCATATGTATCAAGTCCAACATGCTCATTAATTACATCTTTCTCGCTTTTATTTTCTTTTATAGGGTCTGGATCAGCATGTTGTTTAAAAATATCAGAATCAAAAAAAGTTAAACCTATATAATTTGTCATTTGTATATTTTTAATATACGAAGTCCAAACATTGAATTTTTGCTTTCCTGTAACAGTGTTTTCTGATTCTGCAATTGACGAATTCCAAACCGTATCAAGAAACGGTTTTTGTAAATATTTTAATGCTAATATAACACTCTCTTTTGTTGGTTCATGTTCATGTCCTTGTTTATCTACACGTAATGCAATTTTTCTAGCACAATCTCTACAAATAGGAGTACATGTTTCACTACCATACATAGGATCAGTATTTACATAAAATTTTGTTTCTCTGTCTTTGTGTTTCTTACACATTAAACAAAATGCTGTTTTGTTATAGTTATCTAATTTATTTTGTAATTCAACAACTTTTTCTCTTGCTTGAGCAGCCGTTAATTTCGGTGCAGTTGCTTTTGTAGCCAATTAACAGCCACCTCCTTTTGCTTTAATTAATTAAGCACTTTCTGCAAGAGCAGATAAAGTGCTTTCTAAATATTCTACGTATTCATAATTTATATTTACTTGCAAATTATTTTCCGTAAACCAAGTAGCAAATTCTCCGGTATCGATTCTGTATAAAAAATCCAAAAAGTCAAATGGAGAGAATTTTGTATATCCATAATTGTCATGGAATAATTTATGTACCTCTTTGTTTATACATGCTCCATACCCATATAACATATGCAAATCTTTTAACGTTAATTTTAATTCATCGAAATCTTCTTTGTTATAATCACATACTTGCTGTTTTACTTCTATTCCTGTTATTTTAAAAACTTCATCAACAATATCTCTAAATGCTGTTGTATGATGTACATTATCAAATTCACCGCCAGTTATAACGCATTTATAATTACAAAATTCCATTGTGAATCATTGAACCAACCTTTTGTATCAGATCTTAACTCGACATAAGTAGAATTAATTCCACCTTTCCAACGACCATTTTCTTCGCCAACTAATGGATTTAAATGTCTTGGATTTTTATCTCCAGCCCATTTTCCCTTTTGTCTTTCGCTTATCATTTTGCATTGTTCTGGGCTACGTCTTTTACCTTTCCACCATCCATTATGAGTCTTAAAATATTCTCTTTTTGTTTCAGAAATTTTCTTTCTGGATTCTTCAGATAATGCTCGCCCTTTCAACTTTTCACTATTTTTTATACTTCTAGACAAATTAGCTCTAACTTGTGCATCGTAATTCTTGCCTTGCAAACCAAGAAGCGCTGCATGACATTCTATAGATCTAACGGTTCTATTTGGCAAAAATAAATTATGCAATTCTTCGCCAGTAAAATCTTTATATTTTTCTAACAATACATTATTTTCTTCATCCGTCCATTTTTCGGAAACTGTATAATTGGGATCAAGAAAACCAGATTCTTTTTTGCTGCATTCTCTACATACATTTCTTAAACCATCAATACAAGATAGATCGATAGGAAAATATAATTTATTATTTGCTAAATCTCTATTGCATTTTTTACAATGTCGTGTCCCTGAATAAAATAAATCTTTATTTTTGTTTTTCTCAATAATCTTCAGACGCTTTTCTTTATTAATTATTTTTTGACATTCTTTACATAAAGCATTTAATCGTCCAAGTTTTTTATTTGCATAAGAAAAGAATTCATTTGTATTCGGGAATTCTTTTCCACATTTTGTACAAATTCTTGTTTTTGATTCAATACTTGTTCCATGAGTATATCCCATTTTTATTGTCTCGCTTTCCACTCGCATAACAATTAAAAAAGAGTAGGAGAGTAGTGCGAGTGTCTACTATGCCAAAGCTCATGACTTCTCTGGTTTCCTACTCCAAAAAAAATTAATCACGCTCCACTGACAGAGCAATAAACACCAAACTGCTTATGATTACTTATTCTCCAATGAATTTAAAGAGAATAAAAATATAAAACATGAAACAAAATAAAGAAAGGTGATTTAAATGTGTAAAACTATAACAACATCAGATGGTAAAGTATTAGAACCAATAACTCCATCTGAAGATCTCCAAAAACTACAGGAATTTTCTGATAAATTAATATCTGACACGAGTTATCAACAAATGCTGAATAGCAATATTAACATAAATATGTTTAAGAACATGCCCAAATTTCCATCTCCAGAAGAACGTTTAAAATTCCTTACTGACAAAATGGACTCTATGCAATCTGAGCTTGAAAGTCAGACAGAAGCTATGAGAAAAATTCAGTGCGAAAACATGAAATTGAATGCACAAACTGAGATACAGAATAAAACATTAGATTCTAATTTGAAAGAATTGAATGAACTAAGAAATGTAAATGCAGAATTGAAAGCAATGAATAAAAATCTTGAAAATAGCAATAGACACTATTGGCGAAATACTGCAATTATTTCATTTGTAATTGTACTAATATTTTATTTATTAGGTTTTATAACGCCTTAAAACAATAAAGCACAAAGCAGAATCCCAGCACATCCGCCAAGAATTCCACCAAACAATGCAGGATTAATCCTGTAAATTCCAGTCATACCTTTCATATGTATGTCTCCTTTTATAAAAAAATAATACCGGCAGCGAGACTCGAACTCGCACTGCTCATAACAATCTGGGCTTAAACCAGATGTGTCTACCAATTCCACCATACCGGCATACGGAGGCACTGCCTCCATTCGCTAATTATATACGGAGCCTGTAGGATTCGAACCCACGCGCCGCTATTAACGGCCTATCAGTTTTCAGGACTGACCTCTTCAACCAACTTGAGTAAGACTCCAAACAAAAATGGGCAGAGCAGGAGTCGAACCTGCGGTGTTTCTAATGTAACGGATTTACAGTCCGTCGCTATCGCCACTAAGCACATCTGCCCACAAAAATAGGAGAGTAAACCGAAATATTGGATTCACTCTCCATAATAAAAATCATATTAAGTTATATCACAAAACTTATAAATTCTCTACAATATTATTCCAGTACTGCAGACGAGCTTTAACACCTGCTGACGAAGTAGTTCCAGACTGTACAAGTTGTTTATATTCTTCGTTAACATCATAGTTTTCAATGAATTCATCTACGGCAGCACTAAATTTACGGAAGTCTTTGCTGTCTTTTAAGCATTTATATCCACCATAAAGAATCATTGGAATAGAAGTAGATTTTACTTTAATTGTATCACCCGTATTCAGAGCATCTAATACATCAGTCAATGTACTAATATCAGCAGCGTTAATATTTTCAGCATACCAAATAACAAAACTGTCGATATCCTTTGCTCTAAAAGATGTAAAGTCATTTTCTTCATCTGTATTAATCAGCATAAGTGTCTCACGTACCAGGTCACGCTGAACATCTTTCTTATACTGTGCTGCGCTAAGAACCTTTTCAAAAAATTCATGATCTGCAAGACTGAAAATGACATCACTAACTTTTTCGCTTTCGATAGCGGTACGTTTCTGAGTGTTATTCAACGGTTTACCATTATTCTGACGAGTAAACATTTCACGAATATCTTCCCCAGTACAATCAGTAAATACGTAGATTGTCATCTCGTAATCATTCAGTTTATCTTGTACTGCCTCATCAAGCTGTGCATATTTTTTACCAGCAATTTCATATACCTCGCCATCAACTGTAACTGGTTTTAAATTTTTAGCTAATCTAAAACCATCTTTTTTAAAAAAGTCTCTTACTGTGGTAGCTCGCTGAACACCATCAAAAATTCTTCTTACATCATCAGATCCGACCTCACATCTAATTGGATCAATCGGATATGGACGAAGCATAGAGTCAATCAGTAAACTTTTCTGACGATTACCCCACTGATTTTCCTGGCGTTGAAACTTGTGTTTCATACTGTATTTTCCTTTTGCGATATCTTTAGTAAAGTTCTTTGCACTCTGTCTTTTTACTACATAGTCCATACAAAATTACCTCCTGTATTTGATAATTTCACATTATCACAATAGGAAAATTTTGTAAAGGTACAGCACGTCCTTTTTATAAATATTTTTGCGATTTTTTGTATTTTTTGACGTCGCACATTTTCTCAGGTATGTGCCAATACCGATTCCTAGACGTCTGTCGGAGATTGCAGTTTGCGTGTTGCTACACGACCACCCATATTTTACTATTGACAGATTTTTCCTCTTGCCATATAATCTATATGTGGGAGTTCACCCAGGCGTTTTGTTTACGGCTGGATGAAATGTTAAGGATTTTTCAGAGTCGCACCGGAGCAGTGATGCTTCGTTATATAGATACCCTTGCTAAGAAAGGAGGGTGATGCGATACGAATCATGTTTGGAATGTAATTAATGATACATATAGACTGATCAATGAGAGTAGCGTACTTTCAAAGACCGTCGCTGGTATTATTTCCGGACTAACTATTGAGCTTTTTCGAGATTTTAAACAAACAAAAAGAAACCACTAAATAAGTGATTTCTTCTCGTTTTACCAAAATCAGCCGTTTCCCCTCGGCTCTGAGAAATCCATCTGGATGGACATCCCAATTTTATATTCGATTTATTGAAAGCCACTTGACAATCAAGTGGTTATTTTTATTATTGTAATCGTGATTCAAAATAATTATTTTTATATTAAAGTATAAAACTTGCTTTATTTTCTTATATACTTGTATAATGTAATATACCTTATTTCAAACAAATTGTCAAGATGGGTATTGACAATTTACAAATTTGTAGTAAAATATCAGAATGTGATTTTGAAAGGTTGTTTCATATTATAAATCAGACAAGGATTTTTGTTCGACTTTCCTTATACCGTCTTCACAAAAATATTTTTCAAACTCTTCATCAACTTCAATATCCTTATACACACTTACCATGTCAAGAGAAGACCATCCTATAAGCATCTGAATAACGTTATCCGGTAGACCACTGCGAGAACAAGCAGTCGTAAAGAAATGTCTGAGACTGTGAAAGTAGAAGTCAATTCCTAAAATTCTACTAAATGTTTCAGCCCAACTATTCAGTGTCTTTGCACTCATTGGTTCATCTATATATTCTCCATTCTTTTTCTTTGGGAATAGCCATTCTGATTCAATTCCATGTTCTTTTCTATAATTCATCCATAAATCAAAATATGGTTTAAATGGTTTTGAAAGAACATATGCTGTTAGCATTTTTCCACGACTTCCACGCCCTTTAGTTTTTATTTTTTCTGGAGTTTTATATAGAGATCCATAAATGATATTTTTGTCATCGAAGTAATTTACCTTAAATCTCGGTAATTCACTTTTTCGACGTCCAGAATTCATTGCTAAAGATAACATACAAGCCTTATCAAATTGTTGCTTTTCTACAAGATAATCAAGTAAATTTTGTAATTGTTCTTCCTCTAAGACAGTTTTTACCATAACTTTTTCATTTACCGGATTTTCTATTTTTCTAACAATTGGACGATAATTTTCAAATTCATCATCCAACATATTTTCAACATAATTAGAAAGTGATGAGAGAGTGGATTTTACTCGTCTCATTCTAGCAGGACTCCATTTCCATTCCGTTAAACAGTAACTTTGATATTTTGAAATATCTCTCTTAGACAATTCTACAAAAAATTTGTTGTTGCAATGCTGTAACAAATATACCCAAAATATTTTTAGGTCATTCTTATACTGATCGATCGTTGATCCTGCTCTGTCAACCGATCGGAGATAATCAAGAAAATCATTTCCTAAATCTATATTCTCTGGATTAACCTGAGCTAATAATTCATTTGTTACAATACTATTGCGTTGGACTTTTCTACCTGCTATTTTTCTCACTTCCTTCCAAAATAAAAGAAGCAAAATAGTATAAACTATTCTGCTTCTAAACTAATTTCATAAAATTGCTACATGGTTGATTTGTATTTTCTGTTATTTCGATGCAAATATTCCGCAATCCTTCAATTTCTTTCCCCTTTTTAACTCTTACGACAGAAAATATATCCCTTCCTTTCAACCAAGGATTAGGTTCATTGGAATAACCGTTATATAAAGGTTCTCCAACAACAACCATTCTATTTAACTCTGATTTAATTTCTTTCATTCTTTTTGAATCTTCTTCTTTTGAATATTTGTGTTGTTCTTCATCATACTCAATAATCATATTTAATTCTGGCATGAAAAAATCAATTCTATAATTTAAAATTTGATATTGCGATATAATTATTTCGGATGGAAACATTTCTCTTAATAAACACTCAAATTTATATTCAAATCTTGGATTCATAGCAGAATATATGTATTTGGTATTTAAAATATTTAACCCTTTATTAGTTAAAAAATAACACCGATATTTTTTATTCCTTGAGTTCTTATAGCTATGTAAAATAAAATCAGATTGCAAGGCTTGGTTTGTTTTAATAATATTATCAATATCTCTTAAAACTTGATCGTGCCTTTTTCCAAACTTTTCTGCAATATCATTGCTACTTGCTACCACTTGCCCTTTTTCTTCTTTTAAAATAATTTCGTTCATTATATTTTGGTTTCTCCTTTTGCTAAGAAATATATTTTTTAGAAAAGGAGAATTGGTTGGTAATTATCCAACAAAGTTCTCCATTGCTGGTGTGATAGGAACATACCCTATACATTCGTTCCACCAATAGAGATGAGATAGGAGAGCATTAACCATCCTATATTACTCATTACCAGGTTATCCACCCGTCTCTAATCATTTATTCTCTGCACTCATTTGCAGAAAATTGTAAACAGGAAGCCAGGGATTCGAACCCTGATTAACAGTTTTGGAGACTGTCGTGTTACCAATTACACTAACGACCTGTATTTGAGTGTGTAAGCTGCAGTCTTACACACTCAACAAAATTATAAATAAAAACTTTTCAAAATCTCAGATAGACGATCCTTACTAACCTGTTCAGATGACCAATATGAAATAGAACTATATCCATTCTTATCATGCTTGCTACATGTAAATCCTTGTCCATCATCAGAGAAATCTACATCCATAGAATCGTCCTTGGATCGTGAATCACAGTCGTAGTCATCACAATCATGGTGGTCGATCATATGGTCAGAGTTATCACTAGATTCTTCTTTCGTGATTTCAAATTCATATTTCATATCCGATTCAAAATATTTAACGCATTTAGAATTTGCATTTTCATCAAAAAATACAAATTTTGGGGATAGCATACAATATCTTCCATCCAATTTTAGCTTCTCGCAAAATATTTCATCACACACAATACTGATAACATATTCGTCTTCATAGTTATCCCACTCAGGATCTGCTAACTCAACAAATTTTAGATCATAATCGTAAAATACCAATTCTCTCAAAATTTCTTTTGCATTATCATACTTAGCAACAAAACTTACGTTTCGATCACAATCATGTAGTAGCTCATAAGTCTCGACAACTACTTCGACTAATTCTTCGATACTTTTGCATTTCAATGTATGCATATAATCACCACCGATCTATTAGAGAACAGCCTCTTTAAGAGCAGTAGCTGCCTTGAATTTCGGTGCTTTATAAGCAGCAACCATAATTGGTTCACCAGTCTGAGGATTACGTCTCTTAGATTCTGCCTTTTCTACAACCTTGAATTTTCCAAATCCTGCGATATTTACAGATTCTCCCTTAGCCATTGCATCTTTAATGGTAGCGAAAACGGCATCTACATATTTTGCTGCATCTTTCTGGGTTACTTCTAAGTTTGCTGCTACGGTTTTAATAATATCTTGTTTGTTCATTTTAATATTCTCCTTTTGTTCAAATAAATTTTGCACTTATGAAGTGCTTGTCTAATTTTTTATAATGTGTTATTCTTTATAAGTACGGAGCATCTTCCGTACTCTTGGACTGCCGGTTTTTCCAATGATAGAAAGTTTATCAACGGAAGGCAGGTGATTTAGTATGGCGATGGTTTATTCACCAGAAACACCAGTGCATGTCAAAAGCTACTCACGTTTTCGTTATAATAAATGGGAACAAGTGAGAGAGCATTGGCGTCACGAACCTAACCGTTAGGTAGGTACCTGCATCCTGATGACAGGATTGAATTCTCTGATAAAGTTCACTTCTAGAAATCAAGATGGCCGTCAGTCCTTCTTCTGTATTGTTTTAGTCATCGGCTTTTCCCGAGTTTTATACGTTTTGTTGTATAACAACGGAAAGTCATGAATTCTAGGTAGCCGATGACCTTCTTTATATGTAAGTACAGACGTATCTGTACTTATTTTTAGTTTAATTCAACAGGATAAAAAGCCTGTACCCCTTTATCTGTACAAATACATACCATCTGAGATGGTTTTCCTGTTAATCTTTTTTCCACAGTGTGCTGATCTCCACATCCAGCTAAAGATCCACCTCGAATCATTTTTACTCCATTCACTTCATCAAGAGCACACGTATGTAAATGTCCATATAACACAGCGTATGGAATGTATCCAATCGCCAGACACAAATTTTGTACACCAGATTTCCCAAATGGATCAAAATCACCATGCACACCAACATATGTTTTTCCACGGATAGATATATCAACAATTCCCGAATCGAGATTTCTTGTCAAAATATGAAAATTATTGATATGCTGTAAAGATAAATCAACTGCCCAACTAATCAAATCATCTAACCGTTCGTCATGAATTGCATCTTCTTTTCTATCAATTCTTGTATGGTTTCCAGACACGTTTGTCATGAATACGACTTTAAAATATTTGGTCAACTCATAACAAAATGAAGAGATGAGTTCCGTTGCAATTTTAATCTGTTCAATTACATTTTCACGATTAGTTACTTGGATTGTTTTATGAATATTTCCTGATATGAGATCTCCTTGTAGAGATACATAACACCTTTCAGAATTATGTAGTTTTTGGATAGAAATGATGTTATCTAATAATTGTTGCATTCTGTCTTTAGCAATATCAGTATTATATTCTCCAAAGAATGAATGAAATGTCTGACCGATATGTAAATCACTTAAAATTACAAGCATATCATTATCAGATGATATAGAAACGTCATTATGTTTAGAAAAATTTACTTTTCCAAGATCGCTCAATTGTTTTTCTAATAGATCTAATTTTTGCTCAATTCTAGCATCAATATAATTTTGCTTTTGCCAAGCGTTTCTTTCATCTCTAAATTGAATTTTTAATCGCTCTAATTCTCTTTGTGCAAACCGAATATCTTGCAACTGTTTATCAGAATCAACAAACATATCACGATTTGCATTCAGCATTCGATCAAATGTCGCTTTATCCTTCCGAAATTTTGATTCTCCATAATGAGTTCCAAGTAACTCATTAAGCACGTCAGCTACATCGTTCCAGGAACCGATTAAATCTTTATCATTGGTAACTCTATAGATGAGTTGATCATCTGTTTCGCCAGGTAATCTTTTATAGGAAGTAATAGTAGGTCACTCCCTTCTTACTCAACATCAACTGGCTCATCCAGCTCCTCTTCGTCCTTGACCTTAATATTGATTTCTACTGGCATGTTTGCGAAGTCACGTAGAAGAGTAGAAAGTTGCTTATCTTCTCCATCAACATTAATTACCATTGTCTGTGGATTTAAAATACCAGTAACTTTCATTGAAGTTGTCGATGTTTTCTTATAAGTAAATGCTGCCATATCGTATAATTCTCCTTTTAATCCTAAAAATTTGTATAAAAAATAGAAGAGTAGCAAACTCTTCCTTAAATAATTTCATCTAAACTTGTGATAATTTTATCAGCAACACCATATTTAATAGCTTCTTTCGCAGATAAATACCAGTCATTTTCAAAGTTTTCATTAAATACATCTTCTGGAATCTTTGTTCTAGATAAAACAAAGTCACCAAGTTCTTCGATTTGTCGTTGATAATTTAAAATTGCTGCAACTACATCATTGTATGTCCCAGCAAATTGACCAGCTCCCTTATGGATGAGGAATTCTGCCGTTGGAAATGTAAAACGCTCATGACATGCTAAATAAATAAAGCATCCACTTGATGCAGCAATACCAACATTAATTCCAATAACTTTTGTTTGGCTTAGTTGAATTGTATCAACCAAACAGTTATTTACTTCTAAATCGCCACCAGGACTAAAGAAGATTACTTTAATTGGTTTACGTTCTTCTACTGGAATATTATTTTTCTTATCTTCCGAATTCCACTGCATAATCATCTTTGCATATTCCAAAGTCATGGTTGTAATTTCATCATCAATCCAAATAATTCTATCATCGTAATTTTTATAAAATTGTAATAGCGTAGGATCTGGCAACTGTAAATTTTCTACATTACTTGGAATTGCAATATCTAAATATGTTGCTTCTAATTTTTTCTTGAGTTCCTTTTTCTCCATTGGCAATATGCCTCGTGCTTTCATAATATTTCCATAAAAGGATTAATCTAATAAATCTGCCATAGCTGCAGTTTCACTTCGTTCTGTTTTCTGAAGCTGTACATAACCAAATTTTGTATGTCCTGCAAGTTTTTGTACAGTGGATAGTAAACCATTATTCATTCTAAAAAGAGTAGAATCTGTTTGTTTAAAATCTCCGTTCATCCAAAGAGCAGATCCTTCACCAACTCGTCCAATAAGAAGCTGGACATGTTCTTTTGTTAGATTTTCTGCTTCACTAACGTAGATAATCGCATTTTTAATATCTCGTCCTCGAATATAACCGAGATGTTCAACTTCAATATTTCCTGCCATAATCTGCATTTCCAGACCATTTTCTCCACCAAGGTGATCTGCTAACGGCATTGCAAAGGGCAAAATCTTCTCAAATTTAGTACCAGGTAAGAAACCAACCTCATTTGCATCTTTTACGCCAATTGCATTTCTGACATAAATTAATTTCTCAAATTTTCCTTCTTCGATTAATTTGATAGCATTTGCAATCATGAGATAGTCTTTTCCACTACCAAATCTACCTGAGATAACTTTGATTGTCTCTTCTTTGTCCTGTAGCATATCAAATGCTAAAACCTGTTGTGGGTTTCTTGGTTTGATTTTGCCCATAAAATGACTATTGATTTGTTTATAAGAAATAGGATGATATTCTTGTCCATTCCATTTTCTGTAATCAACAACCTCACCATCATTCTTTCGAATTATCAGATATTCATTCAGAAGTGAATCATATTGATTTTCATTTAAATGTAAATAAAAATAACTCATTTCCTCATCAGAAAGAGTTACATCTTTGTATCCTGTGTATTCATCAATATTTTTAACAAGATTTATTTCATTTACACCTTTAGTTGGTAGTTTAAAAATATTTTTTGAAATAAATTTACAATTGAGATCGTCTGTACAAACAATGACAGGAGATACATTTCGATTATATAAAACTGCTGATGCAAGAATAATGTTATCAGGTGTTTCCTCTAAGTAATATCCTGCAAGAATTTTTTTTACATCTGTGTTAGTTGCGACAACCTCATATTCTCCATAATGCTCATCCAGCATATGAGCCGTTTGTCTGGCTTTGTATTTAACTTCATTATCTTTATGACCTGAAGTCTTAATACTTTCAATCTCTTCAAGCGTCTTCTGTGAGATAATAAAGGGTTCTTTAAAAGCTTCCCTTTGCAAATTCAGAAGAGCATTGGTATCTAGGAATAATTTAAATTCCAATAATTGATACCACCTTTCTCATTAAATTTCGCATTAGCGATGATATAATTTTTTTCTATAATTTTCGAGAAGTCTCATATTATGAGGAGTCTCACACAAATAGAATTTTTTACGTTTATGACATGATTCCGAATGGGATACGCCACCTTCCGCATAAGGAACTCCATGCTTTACTAAATATTCTTTCTCTTGTTTAGTAATGAGTACTATATTAATGCACACCTTTCGTTTTAAATTTCTTTGCATTTGCCACAAAGATAAATAGTTGGGGTGGTAGGACTCGAACCCACGACCGTTCGGATATAAGCCGAATGCTCTCGCCAACTGAGCTACACCGCAATAATGCTACATAAGTAGCAAAATAAGTACGCTGAGATTAAACGTATCTTCGGAAACCTTTACCGACATTATTTTTTCTTCGGTTATCCACTATATGTTGCTTACGCACACACATAGTATCTTCCACAACCGCCTTTTGAGAAGAGGCTTATCTTCTTTACTGTATGACTACTCAAGTTTCATCATTCCATTAACACTGCCGTGCTATAAATCTCCGCTAAGAGAACTGTGCAGAATCCGCTTAACACATCCAGATATTGCGTATCTTTCAGTGTGTGTATTACCTCCGAAGAGATTACACATTTTGGCTGCTTACACCATACAGAGGTACAGACTTTCGCTTTATAATTTGTTTGCCTTTTGCATCAAACCAATTTTTATGTTCTTCCTGAATATACTAATTAATAGAAACGAAATTGAATACAGAAGACGCGCTGCACCAGATGTTTCGTTATCTTTTGGATAACAAAATCCATCACGCCTTCGTAGCTTTCGGTTATAATCCCTACTCACATCCTGCATAAGCTAATTTGGCATCTCTACCAATTCACTTACCCAAATGGACATCGCACTTGTCTAATAAGGACTCGCACTATATATCCTTCTAATTCCCCATCATATCTTCATAGGTTCGCGTGAGCTATTCTGTTGCGCAGAAAAATGATTCTCAGCGGTTGCCCCTGAATCACCTTGTTGCTCCCTATTTCCTGACACTATTTCCACACAGGACTTACTCGTTTTACCGGTATGAAACGGCACTTTTTGAGTGCCTGGGATGTTAGTTTTGCATAGATTGACCAATTTTCATGGCGACGAGTTGTAAATTCGCCTTTAATACGCTCACACGCATCTATCTGTGCTATGCCACGAGTTGCGGGACTACGAGTCGAACGTAGCTTTAGAGAATATGAATCTCTCGTGGAACCGATCCAGCATATCCCGCGATAATACTGGCAAACTATTATATCTGCCAGTAAAAAATAAAACATAAAAGAAAGAGGAGATAATTATGAAATTAACATAAAGAATTAACCTTTTTAAAAGGGCGGCAGAGAGTAACCGCCCATGTAACTAATTAAAATAATTATTTAATTTTCTGTTATAATATCTAGTGATTTTTGGTTTTGCCCAAATTTTCGGTTCACATTTGATATTTTCGTAAGTATGGATTTCATGTTCTGGAATATATTCACATTCCAAACTCAACCCATCTAAAAGTTTTACCACTGTATTTTCAGTGGGAGTAGTAGAAGATAAGTAGGCAAATACACATTTCTCCATTCGCTTAACAACTTTACGAACGATTGCTACATTAATATCTTCTTTGCTAGCGATTTCTTTGATAATATTTTCTTGTGTAATTGTCAAAATATTATTCCTCCCAGCTGTACGAATTCGATTAGAGAATTGTATTAAGATATTTCATCAGGCAATAGCCTATTTATTTATTCTCCATATAGGCACAAAAGAAAACCCATGTGATGTGGACTATTTTATTTTTGACTGTTTAAAATAGTCCACATATAATGGTCGAAAAAAATGCCTTAAGATATGCGGAATTTATCTTTTACGCTTTCTTTCACGGTCTAATTTCTTACGATATTCACGTTGACAATCATCACATCTTACTGATTTTGACTTAGAATCAACCTCAATCCATTCTCCACAATCCATGCATTGAATAAACTTTGTCGATTTAATTTTGATATTATTATTCAAATTATTTACTACATATTGTCCATAACAAAACCAGAAGAGTTGTTTTCCTCTCTTTTCGTTTCCATATAAATATTGAATCAACATATCAGCAATAACATCTTCTGAATATCCAAAATCTAAAAATTGATTTCGAATAGAACAAGCAACATAATGAAGATTATCAATATATTCATCTTTCATATTTACCATATAACGGTATTCTTTATTGAGCTTATCATATAAATTAGAAACTTCTTTTGAACATACAATATTTACATTGTGCATCATTTTTTGATAATCTAACTTCCCTAATTTCATTCCTCTTGTGTTTATAGATTTATTAGGGATTTTGTCATATAATTTATTAACAAAACTTTGATTGCGCATACTAACTTGATCAGCTTCTTTATCTTTTGCATATTCAAAGAATGCAGGTAACTTCGCGTTCGTAAATTCCTTGATTTCATCATTAATACGATCGGGAAAAGCAGGTTTGTACAAAGTTTTGGCGTAATCGATCACAAAATTATTCTGACAACATAAGCGTTTTACACAATCAATAGCATGTTGCTTTTCTTCTTCTGACCCATTAATAAATACATCGTTATTCCAGATCTTTGAAATATTATTACTATAAATTCCAATATTGCCACCGGTAAATGCAGCATTAAGCCCATCATAAATGTTTTGGTTATTCAAAAGTTTTGGCTCTGCTTTGCGCATATTATAATAAAGAGGAACAATTCCTTCCATATTTTTCTCTGCGATATTCACAAAATTTAGATCTGCAACAACTAAAGATTTATCTCCATCCACATCGAACTGTAAAATTTTACTGATCAAATCACGAGTACTGGTATAAACTCCGTTTGTTGTAAACCATTGTCTGATTCTTCGAGATCGTTCCCCATATTTCTCATGCGCAACGTTCAAACGAATAGCATGTTCTTTGTAAAGATGTGGGCTGCGGAGACAATCAAGCTTCTCATTTTTGTTAAAAAGCCAACAGAATACTTCTTTGTCATTTAGCAACCCTTCTGGGGTATCTATATGTTTAAACCAATATTCACAAGCCGCATAAAAATCCGGTAAAAGGAATGTATATTTCCCATGGACTTCAAGTTTCCCGCTGCGATATTTCTTCACAAGACTATTTTTTACTTCACGAATTACATCTTTAGCATAGGTATCATTCAATAATGCAGGATAAAGTTTTACAGCTTTTTGAAATGGTGTCATATTTGTATTATATGGGGTGATACCTAAAATCTCTTTGACTGTTTTTTCTGAATTGCAAATATTGGTAATTTTATCAACTGACCTTTTCGTAAGTAAATCAATCTCTTCATCTGTAATATCAGTTAATGTCTGCAACATTTGATAGTTAATTTTTGCATCTTTAATTCTATCTTCTTCAATATTACACCGACCAGCCTGACAATTATATTTTTTAAAATTATCCTTATACTCATCCCAAGAATCATAAAACTTATACATCTTGAATTGACTTTTGGTAAAGATAATCCGAATATCATCATCAAAAATATTATACTCTTTGCCGTATATATCTTTGATAGTAGGAGATCCATCATTTACTTCAATAAACTTTCTGAAATCAAAAACTCCTAATAATCCTTTTACCCATGGCGCACGAAACATAGTATTTTTAGTCATAACTGATGGAAGCATCATACCAGCTCCATCAGTATGAGGAATCGGTACATCACCAGTTTTTCTTGTAATTGAATAATCCGACTCATCAATAAAATCAAAAGTCCCTGGTACATTCGTTTCAAAATCATCAATTACTATACAACGGTCAATATCAAAATCAGTCCACTGGTCAGTTGCAGAATTTGCTAATGCCATATAAGCTAAATGTTTATTTACATTATTACCACCCTTTGAATTGATCTTTTCTATTGTAAGGCCACACATAATAGTTTTTTCAACCTTATCCCAAACAGATTCTTTAATAAATACTGCTTTTTTCTTCCTGATTTGCCCAGCAGAAGAAGTAAAATATCTATATTTTTCACCTTTATATGTAAAACCATAAAAAGAAATATCTTTAAATACATCAAAATAGTAAATTTGAACCACAATTAAAGCATCCGTCAGTTCATCTTTTTTTATACCGATAGAGCGAGTAAGAGATGATTCAAATACAGAGATAATATTTTGATCTGTTAATTCTTCTTCTCTTAAACGTCTTAGCGGGATTTGATTATATGGAATATTTTGTGAAATACAATAACCAATTTTATTAGACAACTTCTCTTTATTAAGAACTTTATTTTTTAGAAGTGTTAAAAGTTTTTCTTTTGATGCTTTTGCTTTCTTTCGTTTATGTTCTATAATCAAATTTAATCTGACATAATTTTTAACCATATCATTAGTTAGAAGACGATAATCTTTTTCTGTATACGCTTTGAATTCTTTAATCTCTTCTAATGTATAACCATTTAAAAGTAGTTCATTTTCTGAATTGGAAAGCATATTATTCACATAATTTCGTTCGCTTCTGTATTTACAATTCATTTCATGCAAATATTTTTCATGATTACTGTAAAAATGTCCCGTATCCACAGAATACATATTAATTTGTGTATCTAAAATAACTATCATTCCTTTCTTTAATTAACTAGAATATTTCCAAATATATCCAAACGCTGTTTTTGATTCCCTTTGCAACAACTTAATATGGATGAAGTTTGTTCTAAACTTATATCTAAAGTATTTGAAATTTCTTTTGTAGAAGACCATGTCTTTATAAAATTTTCATCTAGATCATACTGCTCTATCTTTTTACCTTTTAAGATTGAATTTTTTCCACAACAAATATATATTGGACTTTCTATTACATTATCTTCATTTACAAAACAAATGTATATCCATGATATTCACAACGTTCATGATACAAACACTGAGTAAAAGAAGTTCTGGAGATATGTTCTCCTAAGATCGATTTGCTTTCTCTTTCTAATTTTCTACGATTATCACATGTACCTATGTATTCTCCGAATTTATATATATTAAACGCTTCATTACAAACTGAATTTCTATGTTTATATGAATAATCCATAGATTTCTGTTTATTAGATATTTCTTCTTTAAGTAAAAGGTATTTTTGATACTTTCGTTCAAGATAGATTGTTGATCCTTCATACAACCAATCTAAGATTTTTTCTACTATATTATTACCATCAATTAATAATGTATAATTATCATGCCCATTATCCCATCTGCTATGAATATCACCTACAAATTTAACTACATTTTTATTTAAATATTCCTTTGTTTTGTTAATAAATGCGGAAGTTCCTGTAAAAGTAATTTGAAAATGTATATAATTTTTTCTGAATTTACTTTTTGATTTTCTTACACTTCCAGATATACTTCCATCTCCATCCAAATAACCTCTAAGAAAATGATGAATTAAATTATTTGGAACAATTTCTTCGGAAGGAAATATAATTTTAAACGTTTTTCTTGGCGGACAACCCAACTTGATTAAATCATCTACTATTTGGTCACTTCGAAAAGACAACCTACACATATCTCTGGTAAAATTGTAGTCTCTATTTTGATATTTAAAAAATTCATTCCTTTCGTAAATATGTCTTTTTATAGGGCATTCATTATTCATTTCTTCTGCTATGGTTTTTAATAAAGCTACATCCTTGTATTTTAAATCTAGTTTTGCCCACTTGCTAGATCCACTATTTGAATAAACACATCCATCTGCATATAATAATCCAAGAATATATGCTTTTCTTTCTGTGTCAATTTTATTAAAATAATTATCATTTATATTATATTTTCTATTTTTCAATTAACTACTTGGAGCTTTGCAAATTTAAGTCATGACACTCACATCTCCTTTCGCTTTTTAAAAATTATCACCTATACTATATATTCTCTATTTATTCCTCCAAAATCTTATATTCTCCATCATCAACACAGATAATAATTCCATACTGATGTAGCTCTAAATCATTAAACATACCACAAACTTGAAGATAGTCTTCAGAAATGTTTTTCAATTTAATACAATGAATTTCACCATCATATTTAATTGCACCAAGCATTTCATTCTTTTCATTGATTGCAAAAACAACACAATAATTGCAATCTTGAGTATCTACAAGCTCATAACAAAAATCATAGATGTCATCATCATTTTCAAGTAAAACATTCATTTTCTCACCACATCCGCATTCACAAACTGGCGCACATAACATGTTATATTCAGGATCTAATCCAAAATCCTTAAGTTTCAAGTTTTTAAAATTCCATACAAAATCTATAATATTTGTATTAATATTCATACTAAATCCTCCTGTGTTACACATTCATAAGCAAAGCCTTCATTTGTAGTATAGTAAATGTGTTTTATGCCTAAATCCTTGATGGCAGCCATACATGACGGACATGGCCTAGACATACCATAAGGTTTATCATTTCGTTTTCGATATATATATAATTTTACTTTGGAAAAATCTATATCCAGATGTCGGATGGAATTGATACAGCTAATTTCTGCATGTATTTTAGGAAGAAGTGTTTCCTGATCAACGTCAGTAATTCTATATTTGTTATAATATTTCTGTACTGGATGTGTTTTGTTGGTATTACAACCAATGCCAATAATATTTCCCTTATATACTGCTACACAACCAATATGTACGTTTTTATAATCAGAAATATCTGCAGCCTGTCTTGCTTTAGATAAATATCTACGATCAGTTTTAGTAAACAAACTCATCCACTTCCTTTACTGTGGACTGATTAGTTTTAAATTTTTGTGTTTGAATAATATTTCTTCGACACTGTTCATCAAATTTTCTGTCTGCAATAATCTTTTCTGCGAAGTGCGATCCATGTGATAGGGTAGTAGAATTCGGATATGGAGAAAGTTCTGTAAACTGAATTACTCCTCCAAATCTTGTATTATCTCTTAAACTTCTGGTGCAAAATCTTGTGTTCTCTTTCATAATTAATGTCTCCTTTGATTTTCATAATTTTTAAATACATTTCTATCACTCCTTAGTTATAGGGATGATTAATAGTTCCTAATTTTATGTTCTCTAAACATTCATCAACATTTCATCTTTTTAACGCTATCTCCAAGTTCATCAATAAACGGACTAGGATTCATCAGATTATCATTGTATGATGCAGTAGAAGAGAGATATAATTCATTCTCTGCTCTTGTAATTCCGACATATAATAACCTGCGTTCGTCATCGAGATTATCACTTTTTGCATGTGGGAGCAGTCCATCATTTAATCCAACAATAAACACGATTGGATATTCCAACCCTTTTGCTCTATGAATTGTTGAGAGATGTACTTTATCATTATTCTCCATTGCAACTTGTCTATTGATGTCATCTAAGTACAATATAAACTCATTTAAATCAGAATACTTTTCTGCAATATTCTGAAAAGCATCCATATTTTCAATCTGTTCCGAAAATCCACCATCATCAGCCTGTTTACCCTTGCTAACAAAATCATCGATTTTAAGATAGAATCTCAAGTATTCAATCATCTTACCAACCGACTCGAATTTTCTGTTCTGTAGTGTATTAATAACTTCATATAATTGATCAATTCCATTTTTGAAACGCCAATTTCTACGATCAATCGTAAACATTGCGTTGTACAAAGAAGTGTTTTTCTTCGTAGCATTTTCCTTGACTTCAGCGAAAAATTTCTGATATAACCAACGATTTGGTTTATTATACACATACGAAAATGCTGAATTATCTCCTTCGTGCAATGCCAATTTAAGATAGGAGATCAGTAACTTAATCTCTGGTAGTTCCGTAAACATGACCCCATTAACAACGTCATATGGAATCATATTTTTAGACATGACAGTTTGCAATATTGTCAACTGGGCATTTGTCCTTGCTAGAACAGCCATGTCTCTATACTCATTGTTCTCTCTTTTCTCTGTGATCTTTTTACAAATCCAAGAGGCTTCGTCATATTCACTTACAAATTTTCTATATTCAGGGAGCTGATTCTTTCCTTTAGAAGCAATACTTTCTACGTAATTCTTATCCTTACTGTCAGGAATATGCTGCGCCAACATATTCGCCATACGTACAATATCTGTACTACATCTGTAATTCGTGTTTAAATGGACGATTTTCACATCAGAATAGTCCTGATCAAATTGCATAATGTATTCGCTGCGTCCACCACGAAAAGAATAGATTGCCTGTAAAGGATCACCTACAATCATAGTGTTTTTATTATTAATTCTTTTAAGAAGAAGAGACTGTGCCATAGACACATCCTGAAACTCATCTGATAACACGTAAAGATATTTATTCTGATAAAATTTTAAAATATCTTGGAATTTGTCAAAACACTGATTTGCCATATTCAGGAAATCATCAAATTCAATATAGGACTTATCCTTTTTATAATCTTCGTACATTTTATAAATCTTTTTCATCCGATCATCAGGATACGGATCGTCATCTGAATAAATCAAACTATCTGTTGACCCTAACATATTTGTCTTTTGAATTCCCAAAAATCTCAGTATTCCATTATAAGGAACATCATCTTTGTTCTTGCATAATCCAAGTAAATCACAACAAATTTCTTTCAGTGCTTTTTCTTTTTCCCAAGATGCAGTCCATACCTTGTATTTTCCATATCCATATGTAGAAGTAATAATTTTAAGAGCGAGAGAGTGAAAAGTTTCTACATTTACACCCGTTACTCCAAGTTTTCCTAATCTCTGCTCAATGCTTTCTTTTGCCTTTTTACTGAACGTGACAGCCAAAATAGTAGTGGGATCAATTCCATGATTCTTAACCATGTTTAAAATTCTATATGTAAGTACAGATGTCTTTCCAGATCCAGCTGCAGCAATGACAACCATATTCCCGTCTATGGTGTGAATGGCTTCTTTTTGGTTTGTATTAAATTCCATTTTTATATCTCCTTTGCTAATTAATTTGAAGTGTGTATTCATCTTCAACTTTACGTTTATTAATTCTCTTCCCAAGATATTCGGTTTCATTGTTTATTGTCATTTCGCACAACCCCTTAAAACACAGGGAATAATCATCTTTGCTTTCATAGATCGTATATTTTCGAGGTGATTTATCAAAACGTTTTTGAGCATTGCCAATAATCATCTCTGTGAAAGTATCATTAAATTTTTTGATAATATTGGATTGATGTGGAAATTGATTTAGAACAAAACTACATTTGTCAAGATCGATGTAATAAGCTTCATATGACTTATAGACAAGTTTGATTTTGCGTTTATATAATTCATCTTTGATGGCTTCGTTAAATCGTTGTGATTTTTTGCTGTAATATCTTTCTGATGCATTTGTGATATTTGCTTTTTCATCAGCAACCTTAATACAAGCAGCATAAAAATCCATATCTTCTTTGGACGCCTCTCTAGTTTCCAATTTAATATTTGCATGAACAACTCCATCCGAATCGATTTCAATCATCTCGTCTGATACTTCAGAAGTGATCTTGTACACATCACGCCAGATGATAAGACCTGCGGATTTAAGATAATCCAGAGCATTCATAATATAATACTCAATCATATCATCTGATTTATTATAAAATTCATTAATAGTATCCAGTTCGTATTTAATAGCTCTGCTAGTTTCCTCTTTATTATATTTACAGAGATTATAATTTTGGTTGACCATATTGATTTCTCTGGCCCATTTGCCAAGCGTGATATCAATTTTTCGATTCTGATCATGTCCATTAATAATTTTTTCCAGTAATAGTGGAACAATATATTGATATAGAGAAGTATTCATCTTCTTAAAATTAGCTGGTAAGATATATGGATAGACTTCTGTAATTTCATATTCTCTTTTACCAAGATCAACAATTTTACAGTATTTGGACATTTTTTCCAAAAGAGTCCTTTTGTTCTTTGTTAGGAGCTTACCATTTTTGATGTACGACTCCTTAACAGCAGGGCTTGCATACTTGTTTACGAGATCAATTTCTTTAATTTTCCCTTGTTTTACAACCATTTTTTCCATTTTTTAATTTTTCCTCCTTTAAAATTCCCTTATTTTTTCTGGAAAAAGTTCCTCTCAAAAACGGGTACCAAAAGTTCCTAATATATAATATATATAGGGAAGAAATGGTACCCGCATTTCACCCAATATTTATAAGCAAAAAAATGCTCTATTTTATAATCTGTTTATAATTGGTTAATGAATACTTTATAATTGTATTAGTACCTGGTGGCTGCTTTAGCAGACGCCAGAGCAAGGAGAGCTACTGCATCTCCGCGCTAGTAGCGTGGCACACTATTGTCAATCCAACCGTGCAACCGAGAAACTACCGTAGCCACTTTTGATAATTCATTCTCTAATAGAATAATGGTTTTATCAAATTGTTCACTCATCCAGAATTGCATCAACCATCTCTTCAAATAAACTTCTATATTCTTTGTCATAAGCTAGTGCATCCATGGTCATACAATTCTTTAGATTATTATTATGACAATAGTCATCTATCATCTGATTTAAATCCTTATCTGTATATTGTTCTCCAAACTCTTTAAATAATTTTCTATATAATGTTTTGTAATCATCAATTCCATATTTCATCATAATCCGCTTGAATTTAGGCATCATAATACTTACCCAATATGGCATTTTCTTGTTTGATATTGTTCCAAATGTATTCATATTATTTTCTAATAAGGTCAATCGTTCATTTAACTGAGCAATATCTGTGTCATATCTTTCATATAGTAAATTAACTGCCTGAGTCATATTATTTTGGGCTTGAATAAGATTTTCAAGAGCTTTAATAATTGGCTGTAAGTTTATAGATGTAAAAGTATTATTTCTATATTTTTCTACAATATCCCATACCCAATCCATAAATTCGTCTGCTTTCTTTTGATGGGACCATCTGCAAATTTCCATGACACCTTTATGGGAATAATAGTAAGTTTCATGTCCTAAACCATCTGACAAGCAAATGGACAGTTTGTCCAATCGGTCGCTATGTCTTTTATGAATTTTACCAATAGCATTTGTTGGATCTTTATATTCCAACGCTTGCCCAATTTGTTCTCTTGTCAATAAAATGTCATCATTCATATTTCTGTAAAAGCTGCAGTCCAGTTCTCCAAACTTCTCTGTTGTAATCAGTTTCAAATTATTATTTATAGTAAATATCTCCTTTTTTATTTATGATTTGCTTTGGTATTCACTTATTCTCCATACGATTTGAACCATTTTTGTGTTTTATGATTTGTCAATTTTTGATTTTGAGCATAAAAAAATAGCAGACAAGATTTCTCTCATCTGCTATAGGAATGTATTTTCATATATTATTTTATTCTTCTTCTCTTGCATTAATTGTATCAAAGGATAACCAGAACACATCAGGCTTAGAAATAATCCTTGCATCAATGTATGCCATCTTCATGGAAAGACATGTTCTTGCTTGGTAACACTTTCCATCTATTTCATTAAGCACCAATGCAACGTCAGGAATATTATTTTTGTTGAAATATAATGGAATCATTAGCTGAATCCTGTTATTGTAGTAATGAGGAATAGCAAGCTTATAATTCGCAGTAACCTTTTGAATTGAAGAATCGATTACTCCTTTTAGTGTTTCCAATGCAAGATCACTTGTCCGAATACGTTCTGGTAAACGCTGCGCTGTATTAAGGTCATCTAAGATGTGTTCATAATGAACATTAACGGGATAATGCCAGTTGAATATGAGTTTGCCTGGATCAGAAAAGTAATCAGCTCTTTCTGGTAAATCAATGATTTTTAAATCGCCTAGCTCATAACGATCTTTGAATCCTTTAAATATCCAACTTGAATAGCCTAATCTATTATTAGGTTCTGCATATACATAAATTGGTTCGTTATAATTATCATATAGGCCTGTATTAAAAATACAATAATATTTTGCTGTAACGATTTTCCCTTCACTCTGCAGTTTTTGGAAAGTATGTTTCATATAATTTTTTAAAATTGAATAATCGTTTATATTTCCAAAAGACCACGGCTCTGACTGTGCTCTTTTTGCTAATTCCGCCATCTGAGCATTGTAATCTCCCCAATAGAAAAAGCTATATAAATCATTCATGCCCAACAGTCCTTTATATTTTTGATATTAATAATTTTAGCATAATTCGAACAAACATTCAAATGGTAAATTCTGTATATTATATAGGTATATATGAAATAGAAGATCGTTTTATGCTGGAGTTTAAAAGTAGCCCCATGGTGTGTCTGGTATGAGAGGATACAGATCATTTCTTGGGTATGATCGTAGGAGAGTATGTGAGATTATTTGTTTAGAACAAATTTTAATGTGCTTAGTGGATAGTTGTTAGGGTATGGATATAAAATTGATTTAAAATCTGTAGAAGTATCTTTTTGTATAGGGTAGGTGATTTTTATGGTCATCTACCCTTATTTTATTTGAGTTATTTCCTATTTAAAATGTGATGCTGACACTAAGTTTGATTCTGTACATATAATTGTTTGCCAGTAAAGTTGATCCGAGACAACAGGGAATTGATATTTCGGTGCGTTTTTCTAATTTATTATATCCTACTACAGATATACGAATATCATCTTCTGCAGCAAGTCTTTGTAATTCTTTTAAATATTCATCATATGCAGATTGGTTTGTAATAACATAAGAGATTACGCATGATGTTTCTTGTACTTGTCCAGAAAATAATCCTCTTCTATGCATGGTTGTTCTTGTTTCACAGACTCGTCTGACATATTCTGCAGCTTCTGGTTCGCCCGAATAGGAATCCGGATAATAGCAAGAGATATATTTATGATTGCCTATAGTTGTGTACTCATTATGCTGTGCTTTGGAGCGTAAAAGATCTTTTACACCAGAATAATCAAGTCTGGCATTTGTTTGTGCTTCAGATGTTGCTTTGACCTGGATCTGCTTCTGTGTTGGGGTAAGGCTGGACAATTCATCACGAAATGACATGATTTTCCTCTTTTCTTGTATTGGTGGACAGTTTATAGGGTATAGGTGTTTGAATGGATTCTAGGTCGATTATAATACTGTTTTGTCTTTAGATCAATAGTAAGGATGATTTGTGATGATATGATATGGTTTAGATAGGTGAGTGTTGAAATAGTGAAGGAGAGAGGAAGAGTGCAATTTTTAATCCGTAAAATGTTTATCGTTTGAGGCCAGAATTTATATGGGGTATTTTTGATTGAGGGTAAAAAAGTGGAGAGTAAAATTTGAAGGGCAGAGTGATTTTAAGGCTTGATTACTGAGGTTTACGATAAGGGGTACGATATGGGGTTTTGGTGCGTGGAAGGGGAATTTTGGGCTTGGTTATTGGGGAAAGTGAGAATGAATTTTGGGATGGAAGATTTTGGAGTTGGTGTGTGGATGAACCGACTGTACACATACTGCGCGTATAAGCGGCGTTTGCTGGTTTTAACCACCCCCGATTCACCACCAACTCAAACTTCGGAAAATGCGGATTTTCCGCAATTTGACAAACTTTTTTGTTTGCGTAATGTGGATGGTGTCAAGCGACAAGAAACATCCACCGCTTGACGCAAACAAAATTTTTTTAATCCCGACATAGGGAAGAAAGGTTGGTAATTATGATTAAATTTGAAAACAACAACAGTATCGTAGCAGATAACAGCATCGTTTTAAACGGTGTTCGTGAGTATAAACTCACAGATGATGAGACGATGAAACTGATGTCTATCATTGACGGTATGATCTCTCAGAGATCTACCACAGGAGTATCTACTCCATCCACTCAGCTCTCACGGTCTGATGGAAAAGTTGGCGGTATCACTCGTGCCAGCAAAACGCCTTACGAGGCGAAAAAGGCTTTCAAGCCTCAGTACGAGGTGAAGAAACTTGCAGACGCTGACGGTAAGTCTCTGTTCTGCATCAGCCGTAAAAACGGCTGGACGAGAGCTGAAAAAGCGTTGACGAACGCTGCTATCAAAGCTCTCCCGGAGATTATTACAATCTCCGTGCCGTATGAGAAAGACGGCAAGACCAGGACTTTCTCAGCCTGGGGTTATAAGACCAAAAAACGGGCTGAGGAGATGCTGGAGCAGCTCCCGACTGAGTTTTCAGCAGACGAGCTGAACAACTGGGGTAAGTAATTACCCCAGCTCGACTAGGCGAGGTTAAACAGCTGTTAAGCCTAGTGCGTCCCGGTAGTAATACCGGGGGTCAGATACGCTATAGTATCTATATATTATATACGTAACATGTTCTTTGCTACGTTCTGTCTTTCCAGCGTTATAGCTGGTTTCGACATATGAAATATTCCAAAAAAATTAAATAAATCCCTGATACCCCGTAGAGGAAAGTTAGGCGTTTCTCGAACGGTTTACGTCATGGGACGGCATCAAAAGACGCAATTTAAGGCGTCCTGTTTATGCTAGACATACGTCAGATAAACCGACTGACGCAGTTATAAACAGGAAAACTGCCAATAAAGGAGGTGTGCGTGATGCAAGAACATGAGTAAATCTAGGTTTTGCGGACAAGTCTTTTATTAGGACAAGGAAGCATGTCATACGTTGGATATAGGCTTTCAGGGGGGACAAACTGGTGGGAGCCAGTCTAGGTGGAGAGGTCAATCAAACTATCTCGGCATAGAATAGTTCGGATAAACCGAAGATGAAGACCGAAGAAAGTGGTGGTCTTAAGGTCGGCGTATGTATAGGCTAATACAGCTATACGTTCTCATCCTAGTACAAAAATGGCAAGTGATTGACACAACTTGTCATCATAAAAGCGTCTCAAGAGACGGTATTCTCAGTCATGATTTAGAGAAATCGTTTCCAGGATAAAGCGTTCTAACGCCAACGAGGTATAGAACGTGGTTGACGCGTTTTCAGTATGGCTGAAAGTAATAAAAACTGATGCCCGCTACTGGTAAACAACGAGATCACGGACTAGAAAATAGTGGTATTGACCGTAGAAGCTTGGATGAAAAATGTGACTTGGATATTTGTCTTGAGAGACGCAGGTAGCACACAAGAGCCGGTGGTGACACCGATACGAAGTGTTTCGTGTGTAGCGTTGATTGCATCTGTCTGCAATCGTGTGTGAGGTCTGAGCGGTACAATCCCCGACAGTAAATCCTAACTCTAAAGTTCTTTTAAGAACATTGACGGACGTTCTAAAGTTGATCGAACGTATTGTAATTTAATACGAGTCATCAACAAAACCGTGATTCTCATAATCGGTTTGTGTAAAGAGGTTGAGACAAGTGGAGAACATGCGGCTGTATCTAGTTTGAGTGACATAAATAGCAGCGTGGCATGGCAGGTACACCGAATAAAGTAGAAAGGTCGGTGTGAGTAAACCCTCCACTCCTGTACATATGGTATAAGTCCATGTGCTGATGAGACATGAGTCGAAACAGGATAAATATAATATATTAGGAGGTATTACAATGAGTAATATGAATGAGTTTCTTGCTAAAAAACGTGCTTTTTATGAGAGCAAGGGTTTTTCGAAAGAAGATGTTAAAAATGCGGTCGAAATCTGGAAGGATTACAAGGAAGATCTCGAACGCATCGAGGACGAACTCATAGAAGAAGGGAAACCTGTAAATGGATCTGATTACGAATTACGGCAAGAGGATTCATGGCAATGGTATTCTGGACTTCTTGATGAAATAGAAGAGAAATATGAGGAGGTTAGATAAAAAGCGTCAAGAATGATCTGCGGAAACTTGCAGCAATGTATGATTCCAGAATTCAACAACGGAAATACCTGGAAGATAACACAATGGAAATCCGTGTATGTAATGTAATCGCATTCGGGCTTCCTACGCAAGTAGAAGTTGCATTCTATTTGTAAAACGAAAACAGCAGAACCGAAAAGGCGTTTTTGCAAAGGCAAAGCAGGAACGTCTTTTTTGATGCAAAATTTTTCAATTTCACAAGGCAAAATCAAAATATAAGGAGGAACAAACTATGTTCAAAAAATTAACAGCAACACTTCTCACCCTTACCACCATCTTTTCCGGAATCGCAGCTTACAACACCACCAAAGCAGCAGAACCAGTAAAGGCAGAATCACGTCAGAATGCAACGGAAATCACAAGTGAAACTCAGAAGCTCGATTACAGCCAGGAACAGGACTACAGCTACGCAGATTCATTTATTGCTGACGTAGTAGATTGGAATACTGACGGCGAAGAACTGGCACTTATGACAAGTGACGGCTATGAATTTTACGCCTATAAATCACAGAATGAGTATGACTTTAACAAGGCATACGTGGCCTTGGATGACATCACCGACGTGGAAAAGGCAGAAGGCAAAATCCGTATCTACACAAAAGATGGAACAATCTATCAGGTGTTCGGAGAATAAAAGAAAAAAGAAACTACACAGAAAAAGCAAAGGAGAAAAAGAAATGAGAGATAAAATTTTAAAAGCAAGTTATATCCTGGCATGGATCGGCGCAATCTGGTTCCTGCTCAGTTCAGAAAGCAGTCTTTGGTATCTAGTTCCGGGAGCTTTATGTCTTACTTATGCCGTAGCTTTTGGCGAAGCGAACAACGGAAACTGGATCATTTCGCAGCACTAAGAAGTATAAATGCATAACTTATAATTATGCATAATATATACATAATCAAATATTAAATAAAGAAAGGGAAATTAAAATCATGAGAAAAGTATTTGAAATCAAAGTGGCAAGTAGTGCAAGCTTTTATTCTTATCTTGCATTATCCGGAATCGACTTCAAAACAAAAGAGAAACCAGACGTAGTAATTTTCACTTGCGACATGACCGACACGGAATTTATAGATGCAGTCCAGTATTGCAACAAGCTGGCGGAAGAACGGAAATTCAAAGAGTCTGTACGGAAATATAAGAAACTCCATGAGGAATATATTGCTTTGCAGCAGGTAAAGGAAGCATTAGACGATCTGTTCCGTGACATCAGCCGTCAGGCATTTTACGAACAGAAAGAAGCGGGAAGGGAACTGGCGGAAATTTGTGTAAAAACTATTAAAAAGACAACGCTAGAATTTATCCTTACTAAGAAAGAAATTATTGACATTGTAACAAAAATCGGATTCGATGCGATGATGAACAATGATCGGTTGACAGAATTTCTTTTTCCTGGTTGGAATGAAAGCTTTTATAAAATCCGGTAAAGCAAACTGTATTTTATTTTGGTTGACAATATGTGATATATGCCATATAATAATACTGTAAAAGTACGACGGAGGAATTATATGGAATTTGATGTAGACCTATACGAAACAAAGGATAAAAAGAGACCAGTGGAAGAGTTCATCTTATCATTGGATAATAAAATGCAAGCGAAAGTTTTTGGAATGATTCGTTTGCTTGAAGAAAAGGGAACTGCGTTAAGGGAACCGTACAGCAAGCCATTGGACGACGGAATTTTCGAGCTTAGAATAAAACAGAGTTCGAATATTACCAGGGTGTTATATTTCTTCTATGTTGGAGGGAAAATAATATTGACAAATGGTTTTGTAAAAAAGACTCAGAAGACGCCGCCTTCTGAAATTGAGAAGGCAAAACAGTATAGAAAAGACTACTTAGAAAGGCAGGTGAGATAATGGGTAACTTTGATACATTATTAGAAAAGAGATTAGAAGATCCGGATTTCAAAAAAGAATGGGACGAAATTCAGCCAGAATTAGATGTGATCCGGGCAATTGTTGATGCAAGAACATCTCAACATTTAACACAAAAAGAATTGGCTGCAAGAACTGGAATTAATCAAGCAGATATTAGCAAACTTGAAAATGGAACTAGAAATCCTTCATTGAATCTTTTAAAAAGGCTTGCAGCCGGAATGAATATGGAACTTAAAATTGAATTTGTTCCATTACGGAAAAGCTCCGTATAAATATTCATTATTGATACGGAGGATAATATTTTTAAAGAATGCAGCATCTCAGAAATGAGGTGCTGTTTTTATATACAGAAAGGAGATGATGCACAATCGCAGAACGCAAAATAGAATCATGGTCACTAAACCGCCGTATAGAATCTTTAAGGCAAATGGATCGTAGATTAGCAGAATTAAACATTTCAAGTCGTGATACGATCTGGAAAGAATATGGCGGAGGACTAAGAGAAAATGAAAATGCAACGCTTGAAAATTGGAAGCGAATTGCCGAAGATGACATACTATATGATAATGCTATATATTGTTATATGGTATGTACGCTAGAACCATATACATTATGTGGTTTCGAAAACTGAACACAGAGCATAGAAAAGCAGGTTGAAATATACCTGTTATTTTTATGCTCAAAATTAAAGGGAAATTCAAAATAATAAAACATAAAAAGGAGAATAAAATTATGTGTAAGAAATTTAAAGAAGTAACAGGAAGAGAAAACAAAGGGAATGTAGGAATGTTAAAAGGTTTACTCAAAGATGCAGTTGATAGAAATGCACCAAACGAGGTTCTCTCAGTTCCGGTTGATTTGTTGGAAATTGATCCATCTTATCAGATCGAAGCAAGAACGGACAGAAGTTTAAATTATCTTGTTTCGAATTGGGATGATAACCAGTGTCAGCCGTTACAGGGCGTCCCGCACTGGGAAGAAGGCAAAATCTACCTTTTTGATGGTTATGGCAGATGGATTGCTTCACAGATGATTGTAAATCCTAAAGATGACTTACGGGTTATGGTTGCATTAAATGCACCGCAAGATCCAACGGAAAGAAGAATATACGAAGCTAAAATGTATGCCTTCCAGAATAAATTTGTTGCAAAAATGACAGCTCCGCAGACACACGGCGCTAGATTAATCATGCATGATAAAGCAACAGAAATTCTTGAGCAGCTCAAAGGTAAGTACGGTTTTGAATTTGTACAGAGTTCTGGCAATCGCGGTGCATCAGTATTAGGAAGCTACACAGAGGCACTCGATCTTTGCAAGAAGGGAGAAAACGTAGCAGATTATGTTTTTGATATTTGCAAACGTGCAGGCTTTGACAGAAAAACAAATGGATACAGTACATATGTGATGAGAGCATTACGAGATGTATATAAACTGTATCCTTATACCAGAACTGAAAACGCAGAAGTTCTTGTCAAATATTTAAGAGGTATTGATCCTCTTTTCCTGAAAGCGAATGCAGTTACAAAATATCCGCTGCTTGATTTTAAGATTGCAACCAGTTTATTCCTGGAAGATATTCTTGTAGAAAAGGCAAAACGGAAACATGTAAGAAAAACAGAAGGCAAACATGTATTTATGATTCAGCCAGAACCTGTACAGGCAAAATAAATAATACACATCTTACATAATACATAGCAAGCAATACATATACATATTTTACATAGGGAGTTCGGAATAAGAAAGCACCACCTTATCCCTCCACATATATATAGGAAGAAACACCGTCAGCCTAGCTAACTGATGGTGTTTTCTTTCACTCAAAAAAACACAAACGAGAAAGGAGAATAACGATTATGTCAATGGATGATTTACGGAATCTGCTTTCGGATGATGAATATGCAGGACTTGAAGAGTATTTGTCCGAAAGCGAAAGTGAAAATTAAGTAGTTAGACAGTGCAGAGAAGGTAAGTTACCTTGTCTGTGCTGATGTGATTATTTGATTCAATCACAAGAAAGAGAGGAAAATAAAATGGAAAAACGACATAATCCAGCTGGCTTTGATTATGAAATCATTGCCCAAAAGAAAGAGTACGCACTCATCAAAATGGAAAGTACAGAAGAGTACAAGATCGTATCCGACATCTGTGCTGATGGAAGCTGGGCTTACACTGTCTGCTCATGGATGTATGGAAAATATGGTAGAGAAGAATATCTTATTTTACAGGATGCTCTTGATGCATTTCGGTATAAAACGGAAAGTGATTACATCCCACGGTCACGGCTGGAAGAGTTAGCAACTCAATGGAAAGACAAAATCATTCAGGATTGCTGGATGACAGAAGAAGAACAGAACGAATACTTCATCGGTGAACAAGATATGGATGATGCAGAATTAGAATTTTTCGGATTATTAAAAGGAGATGATGAATAATGTCGAGACGACGAAAGCCAAAGGAAGTTCTGGATTTTGAAAGGGAATATTTATTTCCTAATGGATTCAGAGAAACAAGAGTAAACGGAAGAGATGGTACTGGATCGCATTTGCATTATTTAAACCGTGCAACTCACAAGAGAATTGAAGTAAATACACGACTGAATAGAGAAGTAAAAGCAAGACTGATTAAAGAGAATAACCTTGTGTCGAATAAAAAAGTGAAAGGAGCGAAAAGAATTGAGAACGCAACAATGTGCTGTATTTGATCCAGATCATTACAACATAATTGACATAACCAATTATGAAAAATACCGTCAACACATCGAGCAACAGCGCGAAATGGAAATCCAGAAAGCGAAAGCCAAACGCAAAAGAGAACGGCAGCGAAAAAAACTTATAGCACAAAGAATCTTTTGCGTGATGCTTATGTGCGTTGGGTATCTACTTATTAGATATGCAAGCGATACCTGGCCGTTAGGGGTAACGTTCATTTTATTTGGGCTGCTAGTAATCACAGAAAGGAAAGCGATTTTATGGTGATTTGGATAAAAATCTTTGATCGGTACGAACCCGTACTATATGTACAGAAAGACACTTTGCGGCATATGACCGTCTTGTATGTAAGAACAAAAAATACAATGGTTGATGTATATATGAGTCTTGACGGTCGATTATTTGCAACAAGAAAATCTGTAAGAGAAGGAGGCAAGGGAATGTGTACATTGTAGCAAGTAATGGTGTAGAAACACAAGCCAGAAAATTAAAATCAACTGTTTCTGTTCCGAAAGCGAAAATGCTAGTAAGAAATTTACAGGATACAGATTATCTCGGTTTAGAATACTGGTTGGAAGATGATAATGGGAATAAAATTGAAACGGATGTAATAAAACATGGTTGATGTACAAACAGCAACTATTCATAAACCAGAAAAAGTTTTTGGTTGTTTCTATGGATTCATCGGATGAAAGAGAAATTTCAGAAAGGGAGAATAATGGTTAAGTTTGATTTTTATGCAATATATGTTGAAACAAGCGAAAGAAGTGGTGAAGTTGTAGATGTGTTTTCTTCTTTCGAAGAATGCATGGGACATCGGATGGAGCACGCTAATTGGTTCCGTCCGAAGGGTGACATATGGATTTTACATATCAACAACGGAAAGAACTTTAGACCATCTGAAAAATGGTATGTAAACGCAGATGGCTCAGTTGAAAGCTACTAAGATTGGAGGACTAAATCATGGCAAAAGAATTTATTTACAGCAAGACAAGAGAAATTGGAACTATTGGTAAAAACACAGTAGAAATCGGACATTACACTGTTGATGGCAAAGAAATGCCTGATAAGGTATACATGGTCACGAAGTTTTCACGGAAAGATGGAACTGAAAGCACGAAGGCAACTGCGATCTGTAGTGTGGTAGACGCAAATGAACTTGGCAAGCTGCTGATGAAGGTAAAGTAAGGGGGAATACATAATGGAAAACTGGATTAAGAAAATGAATGAGATGTTCGAAGCAAATGAGTATACGGATGATAAGAGAGTGACCGTAGATTATTGTGAAAACGCAAAATGTATTCTTGTCAATGTTTGCGGAAATACGGTTGTTATCAAAGCTCTTGATAGATTCAATGACTTCGGTTTAATGATGAAATGTATTGCAACAGTTCGGAATCTTTATGAACCTTATAATGATTAAAATACAGTAAGGCAGGTAGAGAATAATAATCTATCTGCCTTATTTAATTGGAGAAAAAAAGATGACAAAACGACAGGAAGAAATTATTAAAGATAACTTGCGGTCTTATAAGGCAAACTTCGATTTTATTGAAATTGAAGATGCTGATTATGGTAGTGGATTTTATGTTTTTACCAGCGAAGAGAGAGCAAAAAACAGAGATTGGGCGCAGTATTGTTATAACATTGATTACTTGAATGGTTGGTTGTACGGATGTGTCCAGGCTGCAAATGGGGTTATGAAGAGAAAACAGGAGATCTAAAAAATGGAAAATGTAAGAAGATTTAAAGGTGAAATGAAAGAAGCATGGGAAGCTGCTGGGTGGCGTGAAAGATTTGCCGTTGATAATGGAAATAAAAACATTGTTTATGTGAATGGTCATAAATGTTTACGGTTTACATATTCCAGGTACAAAGAATATCAGGATGCAAACGGGGCCATTTATGACACAGTAAAAAACAGTGGATCGGATAGAAAGGCAGGTTGATATATATATGGGTAATTTGAAAAAATTCGTAGGAGATTATGCATATTCTTATATTAAAAACATTGCAGTAGATCAAGAGAAGCTTCACAAAGCATTAGTAACGCCGCAGAATGCAAGGAATGTGTTTTCTGAATTAGACGAGTTCCAAATAAAGTCCATCTGTGCTGAAATAAGTGCAAATGATACATTTGGAACAATAAGGGAAACTACGCAGGAAGAAATCATTGAAGATTTTAAGAAGGCTGGATATGACACTGTAATTTTTGATGATGAAGAGAAAATAGCAGAATGCAAAAAGTATTATGCAGCAAGAGAAGTAATTTGCACTTATAATAATCTTTCTGGTCGTATGAGTCAGTATCATATGTTGGTTGCAATTAAAAAGGATATTGACAAGATACAGAGAAGTAAAACGCCACAAAGGGAAGATGAATATGGCGTATCTATTCTTAATATTCAGATAGCAAAAAACGGAAGCCATATGTCTATTAAGAATCGCTATAATCACACCGTAAGCGAATGCGATAGTACACTTAATAATAATCTGGATTTGTTAGTTCCTGGATTACAGGCAAAGGTTCTTGGATATTATAACATAGCTTCTCTTAATAAGAATAAAACCTATTATAGAAACATTGCTAAAATAAACGGAGTTTATCTAAAATATGTCACAGAAGTTGAAAATGTGTATTTTGGCAACTTTGTTCTTGATAGTAAAAACGGAGTAAGATTTGCAGACAACGGAAGATATTATGTGAATACTGATCGTGATAATCTTTGTGTTCTTGATTTTCATGATAAAAAGGTAATCAAGCTTTTCGGTGAAAGAAATCAAATTAGTAAGGGATCTTTATTGACAAGAGCAATGAAAGAGAATTTGTTACATAGTGGTAACAAAGAGCATATAAACGAACTCAATATTGTTTTCTACAATGCTTTGAAAGAATTATTACGGTGTAGAAGAAAAGCATTGCAATTCATTGCTTGTTGTTATGGTTACGATTTTCAAAAGCCATTCACAGTAACCGGTCTACTTGGAAAGTTTACAGCAAACAGTATTAAAAAGATAACAGGAAGTAATAGCGGAATATTATTAGTCTGCAAAGGAACGGAGGTTTGTTGTGTTGAATTAAATACAGGGAAATTTGAAGTAGAAGTACCAAGAGACAAATATAAATATTCAATTGATGATTATTATGCAAAATATAATTTTGAAGAAGATAGAAAAAGTGGAAAACTTGGAGTGTTTATCATTCAGCAAGATGCAAAATATAAAAGGGGAGTAGAAAGAACTTATAGTTCTTCTTATTATTATAGCAATAGCAGCTCAGATGAATTTGATAAAAGTGGTTATAATATCACAGAAGCAAGACAAGCGTTAAAATATCGTCTCAATAACTATAAGGCAGATAAACGAAAAAGAGAAGTTGATTCAATTAGTTACGAAGCAGATCTGAAAGAGATTCAAGAAATGTTTCAGATATTAAAGAAAAAACTTGTTCTTAGATTAAGTGAAGCAAAAACCAGTGAAGATTATAAAAATATTCAAAGTGTATTTGGTTATAGTTTTACTTGGATGGTAAGAGATATGGAGGATTTTGAAACAAAAGTTATGCAAAATAATTTCAGCACTGTAAAAGAGGCAACTAATAGTATTACAGACTTGAAAGAGAAAATTAAAGAGAAAATAAAAATTATAAGGGAGTAAAAGTTATGCAGATTATTGATAGAACAGTAATGGCAGATGGAACAAAAATACAGCTTGAAGATTGGCATAGTGAAAATTCAGAAAAATATCCAGATTTACATGGATATACAATTGGTGCTTATCCGATAGCGAAAAATGCAAGTAGATTTGGTTGGATAAGAAAAGGTAAAAAGTTCAGACTTTCTATTGCCAGAAATGAATATGCAAATTACACAGATGATATGATACTTGCAGATTATGAAGCGTTGAAAAATGGAACTAAATCGTTTGCTGATTTGCGAGAACATTTTTGGAACAGAGAAAAGGATGCGTTTTACTTGGGTTTGACAGATAAAGAGTCAGAGTGGTAAAGGAAAGTGATTATATGGCAAAACAAATATATTACTTGCATAGTTGTAATGAATGGAAAGAGTATTCCAGTATGAGGCTTTTATTCATTGGCACATCTCAACAGAAGTTAAAGATGAAAATCTCGAAAGAGATTGAAGAAGGCAATATGGAATATAAACCTGTTACTACAAGATACGATTATGTTGATGGAGAATTTAAGTTAGTTGACAAAGAAAATACTCCAAAAGAGCAAGCAAAACTATTCAGACAGGATTGGAAAACAGAAACAAGAGATGCTATTAAGTCTAAATTAAAATATGGAGATTTTGATTATACATATAATAATGAAGAAATGTAATCAAAGGAAATTGTAATTTAGAAAGGAAAATTATCATGTGGGTATTTGAAGCAACGTATGAAAATATGGATTGCGATAGTTCTATCAAATCGGTAAAACGGAAAATCGAATTTGATGGTGATAACTTTTTCAATACTGGAGATGAGTGCTACCGTTATGCGTTAGAACAAGCATTGAAAATGAAACAGAAAAATGAATGTTTGGGTTGCCTAGAATTTATAGCATGTTAGAAGGGAGAGGTGAAAAATGAAGAGAAATAAACCACGGTGGAAAAATCTTGATATGTGGGAACGGTTAGCAAGAAGATGTAAGCAGAACGGAGCTTCTGAAGATACTGTCGAACATATCAGAGAGCATGGAAAACAGAGAGAAATCGAAAAAATTAATAAATGAAATATTAGTTTCATGAGCAGAGAATAATAAGGCAGATGCAGAAATGTATCTGCCTTAACTACTAAAAAGGAGAGATATAAAAAATGGGAATTATGTATAACGAAAATGTAGAAGAAAATAAATTATATAAAGCATATGGAATTACAGTTTATGGAAAAGTAAATAAATATTCGTGGTCGATTTATCCAGACAAAGCAGATGAAGATTGTATCATCTTCTTACGGCTTGAGAAAAATGGAGAAGAGTTTTTCAGAATTCATCTCGGTAACAATTGTATCATGAAAGAGAACTTTGATCGGACAATTGACAATTTCCTTTGGCATGTAAATAAAGAAAATCCAGATCGGTTTGATCTTGAAAACGGAATTTTCAACACTTTATGTCAAGCAAATTCTTTATTTAATCATATGATTGAGCAGCATAAGAGAAGAGAGCAGAAAGAGGTGGATGATAAACATAAAAGAGAAGAACGCGAAAAGGAAATTAAAAATATGATCAAATACATTTCTGCTGAATGCGAAAATAAAGATTGGCTGTTTTATACAAGACATTATGGTTCCTATGGTGAATGTATTGTTTTTGCGCCTAAGAATGACAAGGCAAGAGAAGCGATTCTTAACGCTCTTGAATCTGATAACAATGAAAAGTTGAAATTTTATGTGGAGTTTAGCGACAATTATCCAGATAATAAAGATCTTGACGTAAAAGCGAACGGACAAATTGATGAAGTTTATCAGATGTTTAAAGAAGGGAAGGTAAAATAATATGATGAAATTTACAATGAATGCGAAAGAACTGAAAACCATGATGGACAAGGCAGTGACAGTAGTAAACAAAAAAGTGCCAGTCCCGAGTCTTAAAAGATTATACTTTTCGGTTGACAACAAGGGAGTTTTAAAAATTCTTAGTACAGACATTGAGCATTATATTGAAGTAAGAACACAAGATGCGTATCATACGGAACCAGGTATGTTCGGAATCGACATTGAAGATATTAAAATTATTTCAAAAATGTCAGGAGAAATTACCATGGAAGATATTACAACCGGTGAAGAAGAGAAAATCAATATCAAGTGTGGAAAGAAAAATGTTTCTATTCCACGATTTGAAAACACAGATGTATTTCTTCCGGTATTAGACAATGCAGAAAATATTTTGGATGTAAAAGAGAACTGGTTATCTGAAACGATTTCTAACTTGTCTGTATTCGTGTCAAATAGAGAAGAAGTCAATCAGATGATGAGTGTATTTAATTTCAACACAAAGGAAAAACGTGTAGAAGCATTATGGAAATATATGATCGGAATGCGGCAGTTGGAAGATAATACGATCCTTAAAGAAACAGAAAATCCGTTTGAAACAGTAAAACTGCATTGCAGATGCGTTCCAGTATTCAAAAAATTATTAGACAAAAAATCAGAAATGGAGGTTATCATCTCTCAAAACGATAAGTATGTAAAAGTAGAAAGTGAAAACTTTACATATATTACAAAAAGAATTGATGGTGAATACTTCAAAGTAAATCAGATGTTGTCGGATGAATGGGATTATAAATTTACTGCAAATGCAAAAGAGCTATTAGAGGCAATGAAGTACGACGCAGACCTTTTGAAAGAATCGAAATTGCCAGTTATGTTTCATGCAGAAAATGGAAATTTATATTCATATGCAAGCACAATGAGATATGAAGCCTTTGATGAAATTGAAGTTAAAGAAAAACCTATAAAAGATTTTTATATTGGTTTTAATCCGAGTTTTCTTGTGGATGTAATGAGTATTGTAGACTCTGAATATCCAGTTTTTTATGGTACAAAAGAAGTTTGCCCATGGATTATTAAAGGAGACACATATAGTTTCTTGATTTTACCAGTCAGTATTAAAGATGAAAAACTTAAAGCAGAAGAGAAAATTGCAAAATACATTGAAATAAACAAAACAGCATAATGGAGGAATAATTATGATTTGTATGTTAATTAAACAAGTAGGGGCAGGATATGAAGTTGATGGTCAGTTTATGGGATATGGAAACAGGAACATTATAGAAGCATTTGCGATGGAAGGAATTGACCTTAAAAAAGAAATGAACGATATGAAAATCGGAGAAGTGAAAGTTTGGAATATTGGCTGGTATCCAAATGATCGGATTCATAGAAGATATTTACCAGGAGAATTAGCAACCTGTTAAAAGAACGATTTCAAGAACGGAAGATGGAGAAATATATAAATAGAAAGGAATAAAAATATGGAAGAAAAGGATATGAGAATTTGTCCAGTGTGCGGAAAAGAAGTAGAAAGAAATGATATGAATTTCACAAGAGACTGTCATGGGATTACTTTTAGATTGGTGTGCTATAGTTGTTGGGAGAAATTAATGGAAAAAGGATATGATGGTCAATATTATAGTGAAGCAGACGAATGTATTGATGAAGACTATTAGAAGGTGAAAAATATGATTAGTACATTGGAAAGAGAAAATAGCATTGATGGAATGTTGTTTGGAAAAATGAAAGAACTTTCAGATTGGTATGGTCTTACAGGTGTAGGATTTATATGGCATGGAGAATGGAACGATCCTGAAATTGAGTATAAAGGAAAGCAAATCAATGCAACAATTGTTGAAGACACAATGTGGGAACGTTGGATTCGTGATGATGACGGAAGATTAATTAACGGAAGAGAAAGCGATGATGGCGGATTTAAAAAGTTCATGTTAGATAACAAGGATGAAGTTTATGAGTTGATTGAGTTAGCAATGGAAAGCGAGGAACAAATCAGAAATTGATAGTGGTCTTGGATTATGTCCGAATTTAAAAAGAGAATAACAAAGGGACAAGAGAAATCTTGTTCCTTATTTTTTATGAAAAGGAGAACTTATGATGTTACGGTATGGAGAAAAATTAGATTTAGACAAAAATCTTTGGGACGCAATCGTCACATATATGAATGATGATATTCGAGAAGATGTGCATTTTGATCTTGCGCCATGTAGTGAAGAAGAATTCCTCGCTGCATACGCGAAGAGAGATCCGGAATTTGAAAAACTGCTGCATGAAGAGTTTGGAATAGAAATGGAGGAGTAAGATGAGAGCATACAAGCTTTTAAGAAAATTATCAGACGGAAATCTGTATCCACTCTTTATACATAAAACGTATTCTACGCCAATCAATGAATGGATGCAGGCTGAGTGTTATCCTACAAAGGGATTTGCGGTTAGATGCGGTTGGCATTGTTGCTTTAGACCATTTGCTCCTCATTTATCAATGAAGCTTGCAAACGGAGAGCAGCGTGTATGGGTCGAATGTGAAGTAGAAGATTGGGCAAGCTATAACAGACCAGAAAGCCAGGGCGGAAGTTGGATTCTTGCACAGAAAATGAAGATAATCAGAGAGCTTACAGTGGAAGAAGTCGGTAACATTTTGCTAGATAAGACGGCATAATTATTTAAAATAATATAATGGACGTATAATGTAAAGAAATGCGTGTTTCATTGGAAAGGAAAGGTAAGATATGAGTAGAAAGTATGATATTAGAATTTGTAAATGTGGACGGATTCATGCTATCCCAAATGAGAGGATTGAAAAGGCATTAGATGCTGATAAAAACTTCCTTCTTATTTGTGCAGCATGTGGAAATGCAACTCTGATTGGTGCAGATATTTCGCCTGATTGGGACGATCCATCAAAAGATTGTTATGAAATGTATTCGGCAGATTTTTCTTCATACGAAGATAAAGTAATCAATACAGATACATTTAAGGAAAATGAGAAAGAAAAGGCAGTAGAAGAAATTTTTTACAGTCACGGGATCAAAGTTCCTATGAAAACAGGTCAGTATGCAACAGACTACTTTAACGGCAGATTTTCTGATAGATGGTATCCTGATTTTTATAAAATTCAGAGAACGGATATTACAGTAAAGGAAATCATGGACTTTATTGATGAATATATACACGACAGAACTACAGTAAATATGAATAGATTTATCAATGAAACACCCGACGATGTACTTGACGAGTTATCCAATTATCTGATTGATGGGTTAGATTGGAAGGGAACTAAATTTGAAAAAGAGTGGCACAAGTAAGAAATTCGCATTTCTTTAGAAGATTAGAGGAGACGATATATGTTAGGATATAAAATCTATTTCAATGGAAACGAATTTGTAGCAGATAATACTGCAATGGAAGTTCAGAATATGCCATTTGATTCAACTACGATGTGGTTTGCGAACAAGAAATCCGCAAATGATGCCGTAGAAAAGTATAATGCAAATGATTTAAAAGATGTCAAAAAATGTAAGGAATGCGGAGAATATTTTTGGCAAACAGATGAAGAAAGAATATGGTTTACTGATAGGAATATGAAAGCTCCTTGCAGATGTTATTCTTGCAGAAAAAAGAAACACTGAAATCGAATTTCAAAGGAAAGGAAAGAAAACGATGGACGAATATATTAAAGAAATTGAACAAATTGCAGCTAAATATACAGAAAGTCAGTCTGATGGATATTCACAAATTATGAGAATTTGTGATGCAATGAAAGAAGAACAGAGATATTGTTTAGGGTATATTTCTAAAGAGGGAATTGAATCTCCGCAAATTGATTAACAATGAAACTAAGATTTCTTAGTATGATTGGAGGTAAATAAGATGTTTAAAGTTGGCGATTTAGTATATGTATCTAATCCAGATACAGAATACGAAAAGGAATATGGAGAGAGAACACATAGAAGCTTCTTTGGTACAGTAACAGATGTTACAGAATATACAGATGAAATTTGTGTAGAAGTGAAATTCCCTGCAACACCAAACGGATGTGCAATGGAATGGAGTTATGATGCAAATGAATTGTCACTTGCAAAGGAACTTAAAGATATGACTATTGAGGAGTTGAGCAATAAATTCAACCTTCAGATTTTTGCAGAGTATCTGTAATGTTTAGCAACTAAACAAAATAATGCAACCGTAAAGGCAGTTAGGAGAATAAATACCTAGCTGCCTATTTTATTACAGAGAAGGGAGAATAATTATGAGAGACTTACGGCCAGGAGATAGAATTCATTGTCAGGGCATTATTTGTACAATTAAAGAGATTGCATGGCAGGAGCCGTGGGAATGGAGAGAGGCATATTACTTAGAGTTTCGTGATACAAACGGAGTTTATAGGTCGTGGAAACAGAATTACGATGGCGGATTTGCGGAGTTGATGGAGATAGAAGCAGAATGATTGTGTGAGAGAAGGAAAATAATATGAGATATCTAACATTTTATTCAGAATATCCGATTTATGAACCAGCAGAAGGTGGTTATTATTATGCTGGAAATGAGGTTACTAAGTCAAATCGAATGTCTAAGCGGAAATGTAGAGCTGAATTTGAAAAGATCTGGAAGGAATGCTTGAAAGAAAACAGAGAAAATGGATTTAAAGATGATCTATCAAATTATAAAGAGATCACGCAATTTTATATTTATCCATGGATTCGTTTAGGAGATACAGAAATTTGCAGAGAAGGATATTTAATAGGTGAAGGTGAAAGTATTGTAATTGAACGGAAACTTGGAAGTCAAAGAAAAGGATGGGAGCTTTATTGTTAAAAAATAGCAATTTCAAAGGGATGTAATACATGAAAAAATATTATTCGATAGAAGAAGCAGTCAACAATGTTTCTGAAAAATTTAAGCTTGGCTTAAAAGATGCAAACGAAATGGATGATAAGGAATTCGATAATGCGAGTGAATACATATTAAAATATGTGAGGTTCGTAAGCCATCCGGATTATATTCAGTTTGTACCGCAATCACTCGAGACTGGTGAATACATTTTATGACGTAGAACGGAGAATAACATAACGAGATAGATAAAAGCAGAGAACGCCATCTCTGCTTTTTCTATAAATACATACAAGGAGGTGTGTAGCTATGCCGTACATGAAATACGGAAACTGGTATATCCCAGGATGCAGCATTGCTTTTCCAACTGAACAAGAAGCCTGGGAATATATCAATGAATAACAAATGGGGCAATGGAAATTCCATGTAAGTCCCCAACTCCTTGAGTAATTATTATAACAGAAAGTGAGAGCGATGTAAATGAATAAAACAGAATGTGAAAATTGTAAAAGAGTTATGGAAGAAGGAATTCGAAATGCAAATCAGGCGATGAAAGAATTTACAGAAGCAAATGAAACCGATAGCAGAGTGCATTTTGAAATTTTACGGATGAAAGCTGAAAATCACAGAGGATATGCAGAAGGTATTCTTCAGGCACTTGTATGTATTGGTTTTAAGCATGATCGGATGAGAGAATTAGAAGATTTGCTCGGAATTTAGGAGGAACGGAAATGGAACATTGGGAAAATGACCATGAAGACAAAATCTTATCATATCAGGAAAGTAAAACAGATGAATGTGACAGCTGTGAGTATAAGCAGAATTGTAGAAGTCAATGTATGGAAATTGCTGCAACATACAATTCTAATTTAAAAGCGAGGTAACTGAACGTGGCAAGATTTGATATGGTAGAACCCATAAATTAATATTAGATGAAACAAGATTTTCATTTGAAGATCGGAGGGAAAAACATTATGAGGAAATATGAAGTTATTGAGGATAATGGCGGTGGATTAACTTTAGTTGTTTTTAATAAAAATGGTAAAGTCGATTATTTACATAGCGGATATGAATATGGGAAACATGGAAGGTTAATATGTGATTTAGAAGCATTAAAAAATGGAGATAATCCAGTTACGGATTGGGATGGTAATGAAGATAATCCACAAGCAGTATATGATAACATAGTATCTTTTGAATATGGATGGGAAATTGTGGCTGACAATGATGGCATGTACCCTGATAAAATGGGATGTGCTGCTTGTTTTGAATTTGGAATAAAAAAGGAATAGAGGTGTTGTATGTGGAGAATAAAAAACAAGTAGCAATATACATACGTGTAAGCACACTCGATCAAGCCCGTGAAGGATATTCTTTAGATGCACAAGAAAAAACGCTTAGGAAATGGTGTGAGGAACGGAAATATAATATTTATGATTTGTATGCAGACAAAGGAATTTCAGGGAAGGATATTGAACATAGACCAGATATAAATAGATTATTATATGATGCAAAAAATGGGAAATTTGATTTAGTTTTATTTTGGGCACTTAGTAGATTTACAAGAAGTGTATCGGATTTATATTCGACAATGGAAAAATTCCAACAATGGAATATATCTATGGTTTCATATACTGAAGCTTTTGATACATCTACTCCAATGGGTAGAGCAATGATTGGCATTGTTGGTGTATTCGCACAGCTAGAAAGAGAATTAACAAGTGAAAGAGTTAGTGCAGCTATGGCAGAGAGAGCTGCACAAGGAAAACGCACTTGTTCTGAAATATTGGGATATGATTTGGATGGAAAGGATTCATTTAAAATCAATAAAAAAGAAGCAGAATATGTACGTTTTTGTTTTTCTGAGTATTTGTTAAGAAAAAATTTATCAGAAGTTGCGAAAGAAGCAAAAGAAAGAGGATTTAAAGGTAAGAGAGGCAAAATCCCAACAGCTTATAGTGTTCAAAAAATTCTTACACGAACACAATATTGTGGGTACAATATTTTTTGTGGAGAAACTTATAAGGGAAATTTTGAGCCAATTATAGATGTTGAAACATATAATAAAACTTTATCGTTACTTAAACGACAAGGGAAAAATATTGGTAGGAGAAGAATAAAACCATTAATAAAAATTGAGACAATGAAATGAGGATTTACTGTAAAAATTGGAGGAAACTATTATGAAATATGAATGGAAATATGGAGAAAATGACAATCAAAAATACTATGATGTAACAGTTGGAAAAGATTATCTTTGCGTATTTGCAAATAAATGGAATCCTAATACTTGGCTTGGTTCATACAATAGTATTTGCATCCATAACAAGACGAAAAATGATAGAGTAAGGAAAAAACGAGGTCTTGCAAAAGGTTGTCATCCATCAGAATTAAGAGAAGATTTTATGTTGTGTAGTGCAAATCCAGAATACATGATGAAAAAGGTTGAATATTGCTATGCACATAATCTTATGGAAGTAAGTCAATAAAAAGAATTGGAGAAATTTATATGACATTTAATAATGCAAAAGGATTACATAACGAAGATGAAGTGACTATTAAAGAAACAGGTGAAGTTGTAACTGTATTACAAACTTACCAATCGGAGAATGGAAAATATATTATTTTAGAATGTGACGATGGTAATAACTATTATAATGAAAAAGTAAAATGAAACGATGATTTCAGAAACGGAGTAAAAATGAAGACAGTAAAAGAAATAGACAAACAGATTCAAAAGGAACATGATTATATTGTTCAGTTATATGCTCAAATTAACTCTTATGAACAGAGTGTGGAACATTTAAAAGCAGAACGGCAAGATGCTGAAAAGAAAGAGAATGAAATGTTTATTGATAATTGGCTTAATGAACATTTTGGAATCCAGAACCAGAAAGAAGCAAGACAGAAATCAATCTTTATTGTTTTTGATAAAAATGCTAATTTTGTAAAAACTGTAACAACTGGATATGGCGAAGACTTTCGTTACGTTAGTCCTGTAGAAGATGAAGATACAATGGAATACTGGTTGAGAAAAAACAAATTGTACGCTCATAGAGCTTCGTCATTCTGCGATAGAAACAGAAATTGGTACGATTTGTCTTTTAAAGATCAGCTTGAAAATTTATGTTGGGAATTTGATAAGAATGGAAAATTAAAAAAGACACAATGGTAAACAATGAATCGGATATTTAGAAAGGTGTGAGATTGATATGATTAAATTGAACTCAGAGATTTTAGAAGTGTTATGTATGGTTTACCATTATAAACACTATAGAAGTGCAATGGCAAGATTATACCCTGAACAGAAGATAAACTGGTATGAAGATACAAGAAAATTTTATTTTGGATTAGATTTACCAGAAGGATTCAATAAAAATGAAATGGATTTTGATAGAGTGATGCAATTTATTCCAGATTTTAAACCATATAAAGAGTGGATGGAAACAAACGAGGATGAGTTAGATAAATTCGTTTGGAAATGTTGATAATGAAACGTAGATTTCAAAATTAGGAGCGATAGAAGTGCAATACATAGAAACTGAAAATATGCTCAATGAGATAGATTGGGACGATGGAAGAAAATTCAAATGTCATTCATATTGGAATGATGATACTTCTTTTGCATTGGATATTGGTGATGGAGAGCTGATTGACAAAGAAGGTAATTCATATTTTATTCACTGTGAATACAATTGTGATAATGGAATGTGGCATTACATTTTTGAAATATGGTTTGAAAATGATAGTTGTAGTATTTATGACATTCCGAAGACTAACAGAAGTAAATATCTTTCGGAAACAGAACTTGAAGAGCTGCGAGGAATTATTTATAACTTATGCAAGGATAAAATAAACACGGAGGAAAACTACATGGATATTGAAGAAATGATGATGGATTTTATATTACATGATGCAAACGATGAACAGATTGAACAGTTTTTCGGATATGCAGAACATGGGTTTAGCAAAGATGACATTGAAGATAATTTAAGTCAGATGCCAGATGATGTATTTGACGAACTTGTAAAAGAATTTGGACTTCCTACTGATGGAGTTAAATTATAAATAGAATAATTATTAATTACATGGGAGTGAATCTATATGACAAGAGAAAAAGCAACTAAAATTGTAACAGAATTTTTAAAAGACATGAATCCTGATATGTGGAATGGCAACGGAAATAAGCCAGAATCGTTTGATGAACATGGTTGGCAGTATTCATTAACAAACGAAGTGAATCTTGAAATTACATTTGTTAATAACGAAGAAGATGGATGGTGTCATTATTGTGATTTAGTATATGTATCTGACAATTCTTCGTTTGATATGTTAAGTGGGTATGGAATTGATTCCGTACAGAATATTATTAATACAGTGCTGGATTTATGTAGAGATTATGAGTTGTAATGAAACGGAAAGCACCATGAGGAATAATATGTCAGAAAAGTTGGTAGAACATACATATGGAACTCATATTTACATGAAAATGAGATTAGACAATAAAAGAATCGAAGAAATAGATGTGTACTTACGAAGTGATGGAGAGCATTATGTTACAAGTGCAGATCACGGAATGGAATTGTGCAGTGGAGAAAGTTTTAAACAGAAACAAAAGCTGCGACAGGAAATTATAGATGCTTTTAATGAATTGTATTAGATGGTGGAGGAAAGCAATATGAAAATAAAAGATTTATTAGAAGTACTAAATACTGATAGCGTTGTTCTTGCAAGAGAAAATGATATTCTTGTTGATTGTGAAACACCATATATAAATCAGGCACTTAGAGAATATATGGATGAAGAAATCGAGAGAATAACACCATTAAACAATGCAATAGAAATTATATTGAAATGACAGTTTAAAAAGGAGAGTAGATAAGAATGGTAGCAATTAATGCAATTACAAGAGAAAGTATGGATATGATTGTGGATGAGATTATGAACGTGATGGATTCTGATTATTTGAGTGAAGAATCGAAAGGTGCTGAGATAGAAAGAGTATTGGTTAATAATGGATTAGCAATGGTGATTGAAGAAAATGATAATGAATGGATATCTAAAAATGATGAATTACCAAATGCATATGAAGAAGTAAAAGTTCTTTTAGATGATGGAAATATTACCAAAGATATGATTGTAAGAGGAAAATATGGAAATTTGGAATGGAGAGATCATGCCGATAGATTTGTTAAAGCATGGAGAAAATAAAATAGGGATGAAACGGAAAGTATCAGGAGGAAAACATTTGAATAAGGAAGAAAGTTTGGCTTTTTTACAAAATTGTATAGAGAAAGTAAAAAGAGCAACAGCACAGGATATTCAATTCTATAAAGAAGTTTATGACAGAGAATATGCTTATAAAGAGAAATGTTTTGAGAACAAAGGAGATAAAAAATGAGAGGAATTACATGTGCATTAATTAGTTTGACATGTTGGTACATGGGAAGTCATATGTCAAGAGTTAACTTGACAATTAAAGTAGCTTTAGCTCTTACATCATTTGGTATGTTGCTGTGTGCGATTGTATTTATGGCGTTTGGAATATAATTGAAACGGAAATTTCAATAGAAGAAAGAGAGAATAAATATTTAACTGAACGTTTTTCTTTATTGATTGTGGACATGAATTGGAGGTTGACTACTATGAATGAACTTGGTAAATTATTAGTAGAAGTCGATAAAATTGAAGACGATGATAAGTGGTTAGAAGCAGAGCATGATACAGTCCAACAATATTGTGAAGATAAAAATTATGAAATGACAGAAGACGAAATGGAAACCATTCGATCGAGAGGATTGGAAGAGTCTTTTGAAAGTTGGATAGAATTTAAAGAAATGATGGAGGAATGATTATAAAGAAGTACAGTGTGACATTTACAACATATAAAGAATATGAAGTAGAGGCAGAAAATGAAACTGAAGCACTTAGAATAGCGGAAGAAAAATTGGAATCTGATAGATGTATTCCAATAGCAGATACTCATTATGATGAAAGTGATGTTGAAGAAATTGAGGAGTAAAATATGGAAGAATATATCTTAGATGAATGCAGAAAACATATTCTAAAATTTCATAATATGTCTGATACAGAGATTTATAATTGGATGTGTGATAATTATAAAGGATGTAGAGATTATGAAATGATACGAAGATGCAGTTTCGTAATATTTAACGAAAGCAGGTGACGAAAAAGTTATCTGCTTTTTTCGTATAGAAACGGAGAATAATAAGATAGAGTTTGACAAACTAATAAATTAAAAGATTGGAGGAATTGAAATGTTTACAGAAGAATATTTTTCAAAATGGTTTGATATTATTCCAGAGCATGATGCAAGAACATTATGGAATGACGGAGATAGAAGTTTTCTCGTATTGAATATAGAAGATGGGATAGATAGATATGCGGATTGCTTTGAAAGTTTTGAAGAAATAAAGAGAAGTTTTCCTGATGCTTTATTTTGACTGGATAAAGCAAAATAGTAATGGAGATTTCATATTTAGAATCGGAGACTGATTTTATGATTAAATTTATAGAAAAAGAAAGATATTATGATGATAGTCCATATACAGGAAGTTGCTATTATTACCCTACATATATGGTAAAAGATGGAGAAGAATTCTTTGTATTCAATCGAAGAGAACCTGACGATGAATGGAAGATAAAAGAGGACAAGGCAAGAAAGAATCAGTTGATAGAAAACGAAGGGAAATATTTTAAATTTAACGGATTTTATAATAATCCACTAGAAATGTTGAAGGAGATTATTGAAAGAAAACATCATTTTACAACGCCAAAGGACATGTACTATGGTAATTTAGATATACATAGATATATAGATTTCCATGGTAATAGAAATGAAGTTAGTGCAGCTTTCCATTATAGAATTTATGATATAGAGTTAGCATGTACAATTCAAAAAGTTGTCAAGCTAATCAATAGTGAAGATTGGAACATGGCAAAAGCAATATTGAATAAAAGACAATGAAAAGCACATTTTATTAGGAGGTAGAGTTATGAATGAATTATATATAAGCGACAGTAGTATTTATTTTAAAACAAGCGAAAACACATATGATGAAGCAATGGATGAATTTCTAAGTAAATGCGCTTCTGCTGGAATTGATATTTACATTGAAAACGCAGTACTTAGAGATTCTGACGGAAACGATGGTGAATAAAGTATTCAGGTTGAGGTGTTAGTGTGAACAAAAAGAAATTACTGCACATTATTATGAGTAGTCTTACTGAGAACTGGTGTTGCTCTGGTGTAGACGGAGATGAAAAAGCTTACGCTTGGACAGATAGTGAAATTGCAGCTGATGCATTAACAGAAATTCTTTATGATCTTGGGTGTGAAGAATTCCATGAACTGAACTCAAAGAGGCCAGATTATAGAAGAGACAATATAGTTATAGATGGATGCTGGAGAGCAGTATTTACAGAAATGTAAATGAGGTGATTAAGTGAAACAGTATACAATATATGTTTGTGAGACATGCGGATATGAGAGCAAAGATGCTAAAGAAATTATGCAACATGAAGCAGATCATCTAGGTCTTACAGTTAAAGAAATGGAACAATATAGAGCTTTGAAGTCTTTTGCAAATTATATGGGTTCTGTTGTATCACATACAAAAAATGAAGCAACAGATAAAGCATTCGATGATGCAATTCAGAATTTATTGGATTTTGAAAAAGAGCATGGAATTAAATGAAAAATACATTTTTAGGAGATGTATCTTATGGATATTATAAAGAATTGGTTTGAGGATAACGGCTATGAAGTTGATGAATATGAAACAACACTACAAGCGAAAACAGATACAATTTTATTCCTGGTTGTAGAACCACATAGTGATACAAATGGAAAATGGTTATTGCGAGCAGCTGCATTAGCATCTTTTGACAGATGGGCAAATTCGACAGCCGTTGAGGAATTCTTTGATACGGAAATAGGATTGCGTAATTATTTAGAAAATAATCAGCTTTACATCTATAAAGATGTATTGAGAAGTTTATCAGAAGAATATGAGGAAATGTACAGAGTTAATTATGAAGATTAATTATTTTGGTGAGGTGATAATATGTTGAAATGTTTAATTGATGTTTCTGTTCCAGAAGATAGTAAATGCTCTAAATGTTGCTTTTACTGTGATGAAAAGGATAGTTGTGAATGCAGATGCGTTGGACTTGAAGAATGGAAAACAGAAGAAGAAATTGAAAATAATTGTATAGAATGTGAATAACAATATATTTGATCGGAGGTTGATGATATGAACAAATTACAAACCATGAGAGATAGAATTATAGAGATTGCAGAAGAGAACGGATGGAAAGTTGATATTGAATCAAATGATGGTGACGATTTTTCTTATGAATTTTCAAAGTACAGTCCGGCAGATCAAGATTTTAGTTTTGAAGCGGAAATGAAAGATAACAATGTACATACATTACTAAATGATATTGAAGAATATTATGATAATTATGATTGCAGCTATGAGGCATATTTGTGGCTAGATAATACGGGACATGGACTTAATGGCGCGCCATATGATATGAAAGATGTTTATGAAGATATGGAAGCGTGTAAAAAGATGGTTTATGAATTATTGAAATTGTTAAGCGAAGAGGACTGGGAGGAATATTATGAAGATTAAATATTACGAATTAAATTGCGGAGTAAAGGCAACAGAAGAAGAAATCAAAAATGGTACAGAAAATGGATGTGAAATTAGTAGAGGTCTTATAGATACGGAGTATAGTATAGCAATCAAAGCAGACCATTATCCAACTTTTGAAGAGGCAGAAGAGTTTATAAAAGATGATTTGAAAAGATTTGGATATGATGGTGTTTATGGAATTACACCATTATCAGAAGAGGAATTACATTCGTTTTTTGATACTGAAAATATTGATAAATGGAAAGTATTAAGTAAATGAAAACCGCATTTCAAGGAGGTTCTATTTTATGGTTATGATAAGGCAAAGATGTAACAAATGTGAAAGACATCTTTATTCTGCAAATAACATGCGATTTTGTATATGGTGTATTTGATTCATGGAAAGAGGTTTGATTATGAATAATATTGACAAACAGAAGGAAAGAGCAAGTAATACAGAAGAATTATTAGATCATTTGATTGAAATCATTGAAAATAATGATAGTAGATTTTCGCTTGAATGGTCAGTAGGTGGCGAAACAATTACAATGGAAATTTATGATAAATTAAAAGATATTGGTTATGCAGCGAAGATTTATCCGATTGAATATGATGAGAATGATGAACCAATTAACTTATAAAATATTGCCAGAATAAAATATTGACAAACGGATATACTTTGTATATACTATTATTAAAGGTATATCCGTTGTATATACAACGTAGGAGGTCTAAAAAATGGCAATCGCAAACAGAAAGGAAAGCATATTCATTTCACAAACAGCCATAAGAAGATGGGGCAATAGTCAAGGCATTCGCCTATCAAAAGAAATCATTAGTAGCGCAGGATTAAAAGAAAACGACAATGTAGAGATTAGTGTAGACAACGGAATTATTACCATTAAAAAGGCAAAACCAAAATATTTAAATTTAAAGGAAAGGCTTGAAGCATTCTATAATAAACCAATTGATGATATCTATGTAGAGAGCAGTCAAGAGGTTGATGTAGGTACTCATGTAGGTGACGAAGTTTGGTAACTTATACTCAAGGTGATATTATTACAATGGATTTCAATCCGCAGCAAGGACATGAACAGTCAGGAAGAAGACCAGCGCTTGTAATAAGCAATGATATTTTAAATTATCATAGTTCCATGGCAATGGTGTGTCCAATCACAAATACAAATAAACATCATCCGTTTCATATCGAGCTGGACGACAGAACGCAGACAACGGGCGTGATATTATGCGACCAGGCAAAAATGCTTGATATTGGAGCACGTAATGGAAAATTCAAAGAAAAATGCCCAGAAGACATATGGAAAGAAGCCAGAGATTTAGTAACAAGCTTTATGTAAAAATGTAAATGAATATGCGAAACGAAGGAATCATACAGAATAGTGTATGGTTCCTTTTTTGTTGGAGAATAATAGAAAAAAATGAAACAAGGATTTCAGAAGGGAGAATCAAAATATGAAAACAAATGAAAGAAAGTACCTGGATATTAGTACAGCACATCTGACACAGGGAACCTTTGGAAGATTGAATAGTATGCATTTGCCGTATGCTTATAATTATGACGAAGGAGTCTTTGTTACGGTTCCAAGCAAAAATGAAATTGGCGCCATAATCATGCCAGACGATTTACAGATTGTACTCCAGTACGCATGGGATAACGATATTGATTTAATTCGTATGGATAGGGATGCGGAAGTTTGTGATAATCTTCCAGTATATGAATGGAGTATGGAGAATTTACAGTCAGCAGAAAGAATCTGGTCATGTATCTCTGATAGATATGATGATGAAGAATATAAATTAGACACATTACCAGATATTGTTGCGGCAATTGAGGGTACTGATGCAGAAACGTTAAAAGATGTATTGAATAAACTTTGTGACCGAATTGAAGATATGGAGGGAGAATAATGATAGTTATGGTTACGTTAAAAGAAGTTTCAAGAACACGAAATTATAGAAATTACGCTCTTGTTTATAACGGTGATACATATAGATTATCTGTATATTTTGGAGAAAAATCTCATGATAAATTATGGGAGTGTGACAAAAAAATTCCAGAAGATGTTGTATCTTTTGTGAAGAATATTATTACAAAAGAATTGACAGAATTTCAGGCAAGAGTTGAAGAAATTGTAGATGTGTTTGAAGATTGGATTATGGAAGCAAGACGAAAAGGAACTTTTCCTCCAGACTATGAATTTACAGAAAATGATATTATGGAAATTAAAAAACATGTAATTGATATGATTTATAATTACAAATAGAAACTATTGGAAGATAAAACAAAAAATTCAAAAGGATGGTGATTGCATGGAAAAATTATTAAAAGAGGTAGAAGAACTTAATGCTAATGTACCGGATGGTATTTTAAAAGATGCGGATACAATTCTTGTAGATATGGTTCAAGAAAATGACTTCGAGATCACAGGGATTGCGCAGGATATTTTTAATATTTGGAGAAACAGTTCGGACAAGAAAGCAGTTGAGCAGATGTTCTTTGAGTTTACAGATATGGAATTTAAAGATTTTCTTGAAAAATGCAAAAAAGAAATAACACGATGAAAGCACATTTTGTTAGGAGGTAAATTATGGCAGACTTAATACATTTATTTAAGGTAAAACAAAAAGTTAAGTATCATGATCCAGACACAGGTAAATGGCATAATGGAGAAATAAAAGAAACACACTCAGATCATGTAATTGTAGATATTCCGGATATTTCAGATCATTGCTGGTTCGAGGAAGATTTAAATTTGGAATATCTTTATCCAGAATATAATTTTGATATGTAGCAGATGACAATATGTTGTCTGTTTTTTAATTGCAGAAAAGGAGAATAGATTATGAGACAGTCAGATTATACAAAACATAGAGCGTTATTACGACATGAAAGTTATGTAAAACAAAAAGCAAAGTGGAGAGATAAAGCAATTGAATGGCAAGCAGATATGTACAATCAGAATTATTCGATCGAAGAATTATCTAATTGGAACGATTTTTTTGAAAAGAAAGGACGGATGTATGGGTTACTTGTAGAATTTAGAGAAAACGGAATTTGTTAAACATAAATTATATTCTTATCAAAGAACGTGAAAGGATGAAGATAAAATGACATTTGAAGAAGCAAAACAGAGAAATGATTACAAATACATATTGAACGGAATTGAAAATTGTATTGAAAATATAAGAAATAATTGGATGGATAATATGTATGAAAATGGAGATCCACAGAGAGGTATTGCCGTACTGATAATTGGATATGTTGATGTTGAAGTGAATTTATTCACAGAGGAACAGATTTCCCGTTACGATGATCAAATAGGAAATAAGACACCAGTTATTGATTATTTCGTTTGTATAAAATACGGAGAGAACGATGATGAATGGGAATCGGATAATTACTTAGACTATCAATTACAAGTAAACTGGAATGCAGATAATTGGGCAGAACAACTTGAAAAAGATATGTTTACTGCGCTTGATGAGTATGTAAACAAAAAGGGATATAGTTATGATCGCGTAAATGTGATCAAATAAAAGTCGAATTTGATTGGAGGATTATAAATGAATGAAAAGCAAAGAATGTTAAAATACATTTTAACACATTTAGGTGATAATTTTTGCGGATCTGGTATTGATTCTTATGGACGAGCATATGCATTCACAGATAGTGAAATTGCAGCCAATAGTTTAGAAGAAACTTTATATAATATGGGGTATGAAGCCAGCAAATCATCAAAAGAAAATTTAAAATCTGATTATGTAATCCAAGAAGGCATTCAAAATGGAGGATGGTATAAAAGGTTTGTCCAACGATGTGCCGAAAAATATTCATCAAATGGAGGTAAAGAATATGAGAACAGATAAAAAGTACATGATGATTGTAACAGAAGAAGATGACAGATACGATGCAGAAGATGGTTATGATTGTGATTTTTATGCAGATCATCCATGGGAAGGGAATTTAATTGATATTGTATATGGCAACAACATTGATGAGTTACGGGGTAATGGCGAAAATGAAGGAATGTTTTATATGTTATATTTAGCTGAAAACGGAGAGAGAATTGGTTATGGGTGTGTTGATTTTGACACTATCGAAGAAACGATTTCGAGATATGAACTAGAAAAATGTAAAGATATGAACACTACATGGACAAAAGATGATATTATAAATGCATTGGTCGAAGATGGTATAGAACCAACCAATGCAAATATTGTAAAAGTTATTACAGCGGAGTTTGTTCAAAATTTCAAGGATAGAATTATTGAGCTTGGAAATGAGATGATTTCGTGGCAGGTCAGTGATGTTTTTAAAAAGAAGGGAGAATAATTATGGTAAACAAATATGATAACATACAGGACACAACAGATAAAATCTATGAATTTTGCAAAGACTACATTTTTGAGCATGGTTATGCTCCGTCTTATGACGAGATTGGAAAAGGTGTTGGAATTAAAAGCAAAGGCACTATCCATTGTAATATGCATAAATTATTGAAAGAAGGTAGAATTGCAACAGATTTAAAAGAACTTGCGTCCAGAGGGTTCCGTATTTCTGGTTATATTATTATGCCGATAGGAGTGGATAAAAGATGAGTAAGACAAGAGAAACACCATGTTTATACTATATTTGCGCAGGACAATGTAGTAAGGGGAGAGAAGCAGATCACAATCATTATTGTCAACATTGTGATAAGTATAAACCACGAGCAAAAGTACGACACATCAATCAAAAGAAAGAAAAATTGAACAAAATCAGAAAAGAGGAACGTTATTAACCGGTACAGAAATGTGCCGGTTTTTTATTTATTGTATGAAATTATATAAAAGAATAATTGATGAAGTAGTTATTGCGTGATATTATAAAACAAAAAAGGAGAAATTATATGTTTGGTTTTATTTATTGGATTGCGTATTTTATATCTTGGTTCAAAGATCATCAGATGGTTGAAAGAAGCAAAGAAAAAAATAAAAGAGAAATGTTGAAACATGGACGCAGAGATTATTGGGATTGTCATGGACAAGAATATTTCGAAGACGAACCATGTTTTAGATCAAATAGAAATGGACATGATGTTTTAGTATCAGCAAAAACATTAAAAACAATATATGATTATACAGAAATGGAGGAGAAGAAAAAAGAAGAAAAGATCAAAAAGCAAATTGAAGAAAATAAAGAAAAAGGTATTCCATTTTGGACTGATCCATCCAATTGGGTAAAATTCGAGATTGCTACGAAAAGACCATATGAAGTTGTAGCAAGAGGGCAGAAATATTATAAACATTATTTAAAACCATGTGGTCAAAACAAATACGTTTATATACCAGGACAATGTGAAGAAAAAGAAATTTCTTATAGAGATTTCTTTTATTGGTGTTCTGATATGTCAGAATATAATGAATCTGAAAGGTTCAAAGCAGAAATCAGAGAAAAGGCAAAAAAACTAGAGGAGGAACGGCAGAATGCAAATAAATGAATATAGATTAGTGCAAAATAAATATAATCATCCGAGTTTGGATCTTTTGAGTGTACATTCATGTAGGATAAATAATTTAAGATCATACGATAATATTTTTCGATTTTTTAAATTATGTTTAAAGATGGATAAATTGTCAGAAGAGTATTTATATGTGATATCGTATGACGCTATATTAAATCCGTTGGGCGTTTATCAAATATCACATGGTTCATCTACTCATGCAGAAATGTATGAGAAAAATTTGTTTGAGTTTTTATTATTAACAGGGGCAGATCAATTTGTTTTAATCCATAATCATGTTAATGGAACTTTAGAAATAAGTAATAATGATATAAAAACGACAATTGACATATTGGCGCTTGCGTCAAAATTAAAAATTGAATTTATAGAACACATGATTATTAGTAAAAATGGATACAAATTGATAAGGGAAACAGAAAATTATTAAGGATGGTGAATAATAATGAATGGCAGACTTGAGAACAAATTAAAAATTGAAAGAAGAATACAAATTATGCTTTCTGGAATGCCTTATGAAGTTACAGAGTTTTATTATAACATCTCAACTCATACCGAGGCTACAACATGTTTGGAATATATAAAAAAAATCAAAAGGTTTTTATTATATTTATACGCAGAAACTGGACAAATAGATTTTTCATCTGTTACAGATACAACAATAACAAAATTTTTAAAAACAATAGAAATAAAAGAAGAAAATGGGAAGGTACGTAGTACATCTTTTTCAACGTGGAAACAATTTCGCGCAGCATTAAATACTTTTTTTCAATATTTATATGAAAAAAATAAAATTAGCAATAATCCAGTAGTATTGGTGAAACCACCAAAACAGAAGGATAATGTCAAAAGAAAATTTCTTTCAGAAAAAGATTTATATCTTACATTAAGAGCGGTTGAATGGGGCGCTGGAAATGAGCTGTGTGTTAATAGACAAAACGAATGGAAAGATAGAGATAGAGCCATTTTATTAATGTTTATAACAACCGGTATGCGTGAAAGTGCCTTATGCGATATGAATGTTTCGGATTTAGACTTTCAAAATAATGAATTAGTAGTAATTGATAAAGGATATAAAAAGAATACTTATACTATGACGCCTGAATTAAAAAAGGCGCTTTTTTTATGGTTAAAAAAACGAAATGATTTGTTGGGAGATCAAAAAGATATTGATGCGTTATTTATCTCAAACAGAAGAACACGAATGACAACTCGTGCAGTAAGTTATTTAGTAAATAAATATACAAAAGAAGGAATAGGGCAAGAAGTATCTCCTCATCGTTTGAGAGCAGCATATGGTAATATTCTATTACAGAAAACAAATGGAGACCTTCATTTCGTTAAAAACGCAATGAAGCATGAAAACATTGCTACAACAGAAATATACATGGAGAATAAAGAAAAAGAAACAAACGATAGAGCTGCAAAACTTATTTCTATGTCAGTAACAAAGCTAGATTCATGGGAATAAAACATATAATTTAATAATTTTGCAATACGGTAAATAGAGAATATATTAATAAATAAAAGAGAGGTGTTGTCTATGACATTAGAATATGCAGTAGGATATTTTGGAGTTTGGATTTTTGTTGCAGTGATTATTATTGCAATAGTTTCTTCTTGGATTGACAAAAAATAATTTATAAAAAATATTATTAAAAAATGAATGAGGTGGGGCGGTATACTTCCTGTTTGCCGTCTCATATAAGAAAGGAAATTATTATGGTACAAATTTTAGAATTATTTGGTGGAATCGGAAGCCCACGGTGCGCATTACGGAATATTGGTATTCCTGTTAAATCAATTGATTATGTTGAAATTGACGAAGCAGCAGTCAGATCATATAATGCAATGTTCGCAAAAGATCTTCCGTATAAAACGCAAACAGTGGTCGGATACAATCTTCGTCCAGATATTCTGATACATGGTTCTCCCTGCCAGGACATGTCTGTTGCTGGACATCAAGGCACAGCCACCGGAAATGGAAGGACAAATCATGGAGCTGGCGCAGAAGAAGGGTCTGGGACAAGATCGAGTCTTATGTGGGAAACAATTAATATTATTAAACAGATGGGAGAATGGAAACCCAAATATGTGATTTGGGAAAATGTTAAAAATGTCAGAAGTAAATATATGGTACATAATCACGACAGATATATGGAAGAATTAAGTAAACTTGGATATACAAGTACATATGAACTATTAGACGCAAGAGAGTTTGGTATTCCGCAAGCAAGAGAACGCTATTTCACTGTAAGCTGTTTAAAAGGAAAGAAATTTGATTTTTCTGATCTGATTAGAACGCCAATGAAAAACATTCATGAGTTTTTGGAACAAAAAGTTGATCCAGTATATGAGGTAACACAACCGAGCATTCTGGAATGTATTGGCGCATCCGGAATTAGAAGAGCAACTGTAATTGACCAATATGCTTATACAATCACGACTCGCCAGGATCGGACACCTGCACAGGTAATCGACTTACATAATGGAAAGTATAGATATCTTACGGAACGGGAATGTTGGAGACTTATGGGTTATACGGATCAGGATTATGAAGCAGCCGCATCTGTACAACAGAAACGAGGAAGATATAGAATGGCATTATATAAACAGGCTGGCAATAGTATTTGTGTTCCAATTTTTGAAAGCCTGTTCAGAAAAATTTTGTTGGGCGAAACTGCATAGAAAAACTATGTTATTGCTGAGGAATATGATATAATATAAATAATTATATAAAAGTTGGAGGAAAATAGAATGGGAGAATATTATAATACAATTATTTTACGACATGCTGAAGGATCTTATACGAAAAAGCAATTCAAAAATTACTCTGAAGGAGATTGTATTTATGGACCAAATACTGATCCAGAAGAATTAAAACGATGGGCATACGATCAGCTCAATGAAGCAAAAGCAGAATTGGCAAAATATAAATGTACATATGACGAGCATTCTGATTGCGTTGATGTAGAAGAATATGCACTTGAATATTGTGACACAAATACAGATGGAGAATTTGTGAATGGTTCAGATTACGATTTAGCGGAAAGAGAGGAAGTGTAATATGTCAAAACCTATGAGTTATTGTTCTGAATTGTGGAGGTGATTAAAATGGACATAAAAGAAATAGTAGAGTTCATAAAACTGATTCCATCAGTCGTAAAAATGATTAAAAAGGGTAGAGAATATAATTACAACATGTATATACAAAAAGTATATAACGAGACAAGAGATATCGTAAATAATTATTTTAAAATATTAAATGATACAAAACATTTCTTGGAAGATCGTCAGAAAACTTTAGACGAAATAATAATATTCTTAGAAAACAAAAGAGTTGATTTTCGGACAATTAGATGCGAAGTTAGAACAATTGTTAGTATGGATAATTTTTATTTAAAGAATGAAGATTATTCTAATTTTATGAGAGGAGTATTAGGAGTACTACAGGGTGGTTTAGAAAGTAATATATTAACAGATAGAGGAGTTGAGAATGTATACCATAATCATACTATAAATGATATTATTGAAGAATGTAAAAGAAAAAAAGAATACGAAAATGATTCAAATTTGATTAAATTAAATTTGGAATTAAATGATGCCATAGAGGAACAAGAAATAGAACTTCAAAAATCTTGGAATTTGGTATGCGAAAGTTATATCAAAATTAGTCGAAAATTACCAAATAGATTAAATAATTAAAAGTTAAGAGAATTTAATATGTAGAAACTAATACAATAATGTGTACAGTTTCTACATATTTTTGATTAGAGGTGATACAATGTTAGATGCAATAGAGTTTAAAGCCGATAGGTTTAAAAAAAGAAGATAATTATAATCTGATTGAATTTACCGAAAACACAGTTATTTTGTGTAGTGATTACAAACTTATGGATACACTAACGAAAGAAATAATCAATACAGTGAATGGTAAAGCAGAATATAACGATTATTACTGTGATGATGAAGACGAGGGGGAAAGCAAAATTAGATTTATGTTTTGGTTTACAGCGAATAATTGATATAAATGGACAGAAGATTACAATTGGTCTGGAGCCAGCAATCATTTACAAAGCAAATAAACCAGAAGACATATGGCTTTTTTACTTAGCAAGGATGTGATGAGATTGAATCATTTCCTAAATATGAAGAATATATTTACCCTATGTTGATATTTAAAGGTAGTAAAAGTACATGGAACGATGGCAAGGATGCTGTATACCAAACTATATGTAATGGAAGATATGGTTGTTATAATGGAAAATGGATTGATTTTGCCGAAAAATTATTTTACGAAGAAACAGCGAAAAGATTTTTCGATCAGATGAATATAAATTCTAATGAAACCAAGTTTTCATGTGGAGTGGAAAGGAGAATATATAAATGAGAATTATTAATGCATATGGATACGATGTGACAGGCTCAGAAGATATTTTAAATGAAATAGAGACTGATTTAAAAAATAAACAAGTGACGATTAATTGGAGCAATTTTAAGAATGGAGATGTTCTTTGGAATCATAATGGAAATACAAAATTCTTTGTTGCAATAGATCATGAAAACAAAATGGTTGTATTGGATGAGAAGTAGAATAAGAAATCTAAGTTTCAAGACAAGAAAGGAAATTATGAGATGAGTACAGCAACATGTATTAAGGACTATGATGGTGTTGGATTTTTAAAAGAAAATAAAGACGGACACGAAGAAATTCATATCAAAAAAGGTGATATAATTGAATGGGATAATCAAGGATATCTTTGGTTTGATAACGTATGTTTCGGACATATGGATGCTTATCCTGGTCAATATTTTAAATTTTAAAAACTAAGTAAATTTAACTTTCAAATGGTGATAATATGGAAAAATTGAAATTGTACAAAGTGACAAAGGCAAGTTCAGATGGTACATTTAATATTGGTGATATAATTTGGCTTTCTAATAATGAAGATTTAAATAGTTGCAAAGGCCTCGGATTTCTTTCGAAAAGTGAGTGGGATAATCCTGGAAGTAATGATTTTGAAGTTGAAGAATGTACCGATTATTATTTAGACGTGACCGATCGGAGTGAAAAAGTAAGGAGAAAAGTTTAGATGATATATCTGATTGCATACAAGAAAAAAGATGGAAACGATTTTATGGGTCAGCCTTATATTCTAGGAGATTTTAATAATCTTGATGAATGTAAAGCGAACGCACAGCAGCTTATTGGAGATGGGTATTGCTATGTTACGGTATTCGAATGCGAAGAGAATGCGCCAGAAGAAATCTCGTGGGATTATGTAAAAAGAAACAAAATGGAATTTTGAATATGAAGTATAAAATGACAATTTATTTGAATTGGAGGAAATTATGAAATTTAAAGCAGGAGATAGAGTATTTCATAAAAATTTAAGATTATTTGGTACATTTGTTGGATATGCATGGGAATCGGATAAAGAAGCAGATGTGGATTTTGAAATGGAAGATGGATATATAGAACAGAGACATGTTTCCATTAATCAATTAGAAAAAATTAATAATGATTAAATAAATGAAAGATGTGATATAAGTGAGAAAAGCTATTATCTATATGGAAGTTGCTTGTGGTCACTGCGGAGGTATTATAAATCGAAATTATAAGAATAGTACAAGTGTAAAATGGTTAAAAAATGCCACGAGTGATTGGAGATATACAAAAGAGTATGGAAATGTTTGCCCAGATTGCTTAAGAGAACTAAATCTAGAAAAAGCGCATGAATAAAAACAGAATAATTATATGTTATGATGTGGAGGAGTGTAAAGTAAATGACTGTAAAAGATATATTAACAATAACAAGTGGAAATACTAAATTCTACATTCAGGGAACAACTGAAAGCGACGAAATCGTACAATTGGCACATGGAAAAGTAAATGATATTAAATTTCCATTAGTCCCATATGGAAAATATAAAGTGAAACATATTTCTGTAGATGAAAATTATTTATATATTGTATTAGATAGTAATTTAAATTTTGCTAAGATCAATTTAAGTTTTACAGATATTACATGTTCTGGATTTTCAGGATATATAGAAAATGATTGAGGTGATATAAATGGAAATTCCTAAATACATACAAAACAAAATAAAACAACAGATTGATGCTTGTGATAAAGCAAGAAAATTAGAAAAAGAAACAGATAATTGGTGTTGCCTTTCTGGATTTGATCCTTATAGCAAAGATTATAAGGAAACAAAAGGAAGCTCGCAGATGCAGTAGCACCTTTAAACGCAGATAAAATTAGAGAAATAGCAGACAAGATAAAATTATGATTTCTTCCTACTTTAAACGGAGAATAATCTAATAGAAAGTGAGGCAACATATATGGAAAACGAATATAAAGTAGAAGAAACAAAATTTGGAACAAAAACAAGTCATCCGGCATATGGAACGATCATGTTTAATAGAGTTAACGGTTATAAAAGAAGTTTGTTTGGAAGTAGTATTGAACATAGTAACGTGATTACAATGGAAGTAAAACATGCTGATATAGAACGTGGATTAAATAGAGATTGGGTTTATGGTAAAAGTCCTATTGTAGAAATAGAGATGAGTTATTCACAGTTTGCAGAAGCAATTACATCTTTTGGTCAAGGGAATGGAATACCTTGTACTATTAGATATACAGAAAAAGATGGCAAAATTCCTGAATGTGATTTTATCAGCAAAAGGAAACAGTTCGCTGATGAATTCAAAAGTAAAACAGAAGATACAATGAATGAATCACAGCAGTTAATCCAAGATGTAACCGATTTATTTTCTCAGAAAAAAGCACTAACAAAGGCAGATAAAGAATCTATAATATCTAAGCTTAGAAAATTAAGCATGGATATTGGATGTAATATGGATTTTATAGCTGATTCGTTTAATGAACAGATGGATAAAACTGTAATGGAAGCAAAAGGAGAAATCGAATCATTCTGTCAGAACAAGATTAATGCTATTACAAGTGCAGCGTTGGTAGAACACAGGGATGAGATTTTGAAACTTGAAAATCCTGTAGATTTTAAAGAATAGAATGAGGTAAATGAAAAATTGCTTTCATGGGAAAAGAAGGATGAAAATATGAATAAAATTGAAACACCAACGCTGGATATAATGATTGAAATTCAGGAACAATCACAGCTTTGTGGAGAATTTCTTGATTGGCTCTTAAGAAAATATACCATGTTTGACAGAAAACAAAAGAGAGAAAGTCCATTTGCCAATGTTATGGGTAACGGAGACTATATCAATAAAGAAAAGTTACTTGCTGAATTTTTTGATATTGATTTAGTAGAAGCTGAAAAAGAACGACAAGCTATTCTGGATGCTATGTAACGATGAAAGATTGTTTTCAGAAGGCAGGTGAAATGTTGTGACTGAAGCAGATATTAACAAATATGTTGTCGAAGAAATGGGATATGCAGAAGAACAAGAAGATCAAATTGCCATTAGGCTTTATTTATCAAATGGAGAACTTGTAGAAATCTGGTTTGACGAATATAATGATTGTTATACCTGGAGCAATGCCTCCTATGGATACGAAGATACTTATGCAGTAGTACAAGATATTTGCGAATGGTTAAAAAATGATTCACTGAAAATAATAGGTGTAGAAACAATATAATTATTACACCAAACAAAGAAAATAAGGTTTGCAATGAAGAAAATTTTATTGAATAAAATTTGCTGCAAGAAATGCGGCGACATTATAGAAAACAAAACACGGCATAGTTTTGTAGTATGTAAATGCGGAGCTGTGGCTGTAGATGGCGGACATGATTATTTGAAGCGAGTTGGTAATCGAGAAGATTTGAGTGAGTTTAGTGAATAAAGTGGAGGATTGTAGATGATAAAAGTATACGGAGAGAAGGAAAAATCGTGTATTGCGAATGCAATTCATCAATATAATGGAGCTTTAATCTATTCATATGAAGAGCGTTATTCTGGTATTCCAGAATGTTATAGTGTAAATAGTAATGTGTGCAGTGTCAAAGATTTTTGTCAATTCGTTTATGATGATCTTGAAAGGAAAGTGTTGGAAAATGAAAATTTTCCGATACATAAAATGTGTGTTATTTACACAAATTTAGAAAAGAAAAATGAAATTGAAATGCTGGAAAATTATGCAAGAGAAATAGAAAAAATGGGATATGTTGGTAACGTGATTATTATGTTTAAATAAAAATTTACTTTTATATAGAAACGAGATGTATTAGATGAACAGAAACTACAAATGGCAAGATCTTCCTTATAAATACGATAGTTTTGGATTTGTTTTTGGATATGATTATCATATTCATAAGTGGGTTTATGATGTCAAATATTATCTAAACGGTGATGATTGGTGCCTTGATCCAGAAGGAATAACGATTCTTCGAAAGATAAATGAACTGGAACTAGGATGGATAGAAAAATATAAAGATCTTATTGAAGAGCGTGAAAGAGAAAATGTTGCGTGGATCAATCAAAAACAGTGTAGGAGAAGAAGCTGCGTTTGCAAGAGATGTGAAAAATATTGTCATTGTTATGAATGTGTAGAGAGAATTAGTGAATGTGATAATAAAACAGAAGAATGAAAATAATTGTCAAATGGAAGATTGGAGAAAATATAAAATGGAAAAGAATAATTGTGAGTTGTGTGGTGGAAGTTATGATTTTAGAATGGTACAAATTAACGAGTGTGTGAATATAGTTGGTATTGCATTATCAGGAAGTCTAAAGCAAGTAAATAATGGTAATCGTTTCAAATATTGCCCTAAATGCGGAAGAAAATTAACGAAAGAGAATTTTGGTGGTATTAGCTTTTAAAATAAATTAAACGTATAATAGATGAAAGATTGTTTTATAGGAGAGAATAGAAATATGAACGAAACAGTTTATATGCTTGGGGTCTCATTATTTACATATGATGGTTATGCAGACGTAATGGATGATGGAACACAATACCAAGCGCTTGAATGGAAACTGATAGACATGGAAAAATATAACGGGAAATATGTCGTAATCGGTTTTGATGGATCGTTGAGAATTTATGAAACTGAAGGTGAAAAGTTATTTGACGGTTCGTTGCTTGATTCAAAAGATTTTTGTTGGCATCTACAGAATAAGATTAAATAAAAGGAAGTATAAGCATGAACTTAGAAAATATTAGTAAATACATTTGTTTGATTCTCAGGCATAAACCAGAAACAATTGGCATTACTTTGGATGAACATGGATGGGCTAATGTCGATGAGCTGGTTAGCGGAATCGAAAAAGACAATCCTGGATTCGATCTGGATCATCTGTACGAGATCGTAGAAACAGATTCGAAGGGAAGATACTCTTTTAATGAAGATAAAACACTGATTAGATGCAACCAAGGACATTCGATTCCTGTAGACGTAGAGTTAGAAGAGAAACAACCACCAGAATTTTTATATCATGGAACTGGTGAAAAATACGTAGCGTCAATTGATGATATTGGATTAATTCCAAAAAGCCGGTTATATGTTCATCTTTCAAGTGACGTTGATACTGCAGAACAGGTTGGTAAAAGACACGGAAAAGAAGTTGTGTATCAGGTAGCATCTGGCCAGATGCATAGAGATGGATATAAATTCTATTTGTCTGTGAATAATGTTTGGTTAACTAAAGAAGTACCAATAAAATATTTAGAAAGGAAAAGTGATTGATATGAAAAATGTAAAAGCAATTACAATGAGCTTTGGAGAATTTAAAGACTATGTTGGAATGGTTTCAAATGGTGAAGCTGATGTAGAATTTGAATCTGAAGAGTGGTTCTATATATCCACAGAACAATACAACGCAGATAATATCGAAAAAGATTTGTCAGATTATTTGCATGTTAATGTAAAATATGTACTTATTGATATGAGCGCTTATGATAAAGATAATGTCGTTTTAATCTTGGACTAGATAAAACAGACATTTCAGAAAGGAAATAAGAATGGAAAACTATATGAATGCGCCAGTCCAGTTAGAATGGACTGACAAAGACATTTTAGAAGATTTCGAGAAATACAAAGATAAGAAAGCAGTATCCAGAAGGTTTTGTATCCCTGTATCTCAGGTTACAGAAATTTTAAAACGAAACAACGTAAAAGAGAAATAAAATGAAAATTAAATATAAACAGTAAGAAAGCGATGGCTGATTTAGTCATCGCTTTTCTTATGACATACTGCAGTTCTATAACGGAAATTTGCATCCTGAATTTCTTGCGAGATATGCTCCATTCGATCGATATATTCTGTAACATGTGATGGAATTTTTATATCCCATTCATTTTTATCAGAAGTGAGTAGATCATTTGGGGTACATTCTAACGCTTCACAAATTTTTTCAAGAGTTTCAAAGCGAATGCTTGCCATATTGCCAGAACAAATTTTTGATACAGATGGTAAAGATAGATCGGTAGCTTCTGCAAATGCAGCTTGACTTTTGTATTTAGTCAATATTAAATGTTGAATATCCAATTTAATCATATTGCACCTCCGTGTGAAATGATTATACCATAATCAAACAAGAAAAGCCATAAATATAAGTTTATGAAAATAAAGACATAATACAAAATAACACGAAAAATAATAAAGATATGTTTATAAAAAGTGTTGACATAATAAAGATATGTTGATATAATGAGTTCAACGTAAGAAAACAAGAGAGAAAGGAGGAACCGGGTATGGATGTACATTGTGGCGAAGTTAAACGTGGTGAAATCTATTGGGTAGATTTCGGAAAAACAAAAGGATCTGAACAAGGGGGAAAACGACCAGCTCTTGTCGTCCAAAATAATATTGGAAATAAACATTCTCCAACAACCATAGTCGTGACAATCACATCAAAAAGGAAGCCCAATCTTCCTACTCATGTCATTTTAGAAAAAGATGCGTTGAATGGATTAAGTTCCGATTCGTTAGTAACATGTGAACAAATTAAAACAATAGATAAAGCTAGATTGTTGGATAAGATCGGAGAGATTAGTCCCAAAAAGCAAAAAGAAGTGAACAGAGCAATGCAGATTAGTTTGCAGACATTATTAATGGAGGGATGACAAGATGATAGAAGCATATGAATACTCTGATTACAACCAAGCGATGCAGAAAATGAAAGAACTTGAAAAAAAGAACAAGAAGTACAAAATTCTTATTTATACAATTGATTATGATCAAAATGAAGAAAGTAAAAAAATAACTACACCTGCAGAAGGGTGTAAATTAATTAAAAAAGCAAAAACTATTTTCCTTAACAGAGATGAAATAATCGAACATATGCAATTATATTCTACGATACAAGATATCGAACACATCAATCGAGAAGGTATTATGCATGACATTATTTTACCACATTTAAAGGAATAAAATGGAAATATTTACCTCTAGAATATACATGTCAAGAGGTATAAAATGGAAATATAAGGAAAAACAAAATTATAGTAGTACAAACAAATGTTCGAAAACATATTGACAAGAACATTAGTTCGATGTATTATAATTTTGTCGAACAAAATAAAAGAAGGGAATCATACCTGCGTTGGAGCGCATACGGTATGAATCCCTTCCTGTACATAACAAGCAAAACAAGCAATATTCATATATGTTTAAGGTGTTGGAGCAGCTTAAACGAATAATGGCAATGTCCTGCTTAAGTATCATTATACATATTAATTTGCAATTCTGCAAGTCTATCTTGAGCAGTTCGCTATTATTTCACAATTTCATTAAAAGAGAATAGGAGAATAACAAATACGAAAAGGTACTTATTATTTCAAATGAAAATAAGAACCTGTATTAAAGTTACCTATTTTTGAAAACTAAATAAAAAAGGAGTGATTGGAAAATGCAGTACACTATCACAAACGGAAAATGCTGGGTAATCGAAAATCCAATGCGTCCAGGGGAGTATATGGCATCAACTATGTCATCTAGAGCAAAATACTTCACGTTCAAACAGGCCAAAAGCTTACTAAACTCACGGAACAAAAAGATGAGTTGGATTCGTCATGGATACTCAATGGTTGGAGAAGATGGTAAGGCGCCATCTGTTTCTCCGAAAGCAAAAGGTAACGGTGGTGCTTTTCTAGCAGAGAATGATGTATTCGTTGATTTTACATTACTCGATCAGATTGAGGATGAAACAGAAAAATACTTAAGCCTAGCCGGTTGGGATGAATCCGAACTGAGTAATATGTCAGAATCGCTTAATACATACTTGTCAAAACTTGACTCTGAAGAGAGCGATATTAAACATGCTTTGGTTATTTACGCACATAATCACAATGGGAAAATGCCACAGGCTCACAAAATTGCAAAAGTTGGTTATATGTTTTTACATATTTTAATTGATCGAGCGCATGTCAAGGCATGTATGAGAAAAGTAACTATTATGAAGAATGCTCTTACATGCTCATACTCCATTGGAAAATTACAGCATGAATTAAGCAAAAGTGAGAATGGAGAATATAGCGAATATAAACCAAGAACTGCGAAATTCGAAGAAACGATGAAAATATTAGAAGGGTAAGGTGGAAATTATGAGATACAAGTATTTAACAGAGACTCAAATAGAGAAATTAGAATCTCTTACGCCAGAAGAAGCAGAAAAAATTCAGCAAACGTATTTAGATGATGATATGCGTGAGCTTAAAAAAATCTGCAAAACTTTGATTTACAAAAAGAAAAAATCATCGCAGGATTTACCGACACTTCATGATGCAGAACTTGAAAGCCTAGCAGTAGAAGTTTTTCTGTCAAGTTTACTCAAATATAATTCGGATGTCAAATGCACTTTTAAAACGTATTTATATGGAAATATTTGGAGAAAATATTGGACATATACAAGAGATATCGAACGTAAAAAACGCTGTGTTTTTGTTCCAGATATTGATGAAGAAACTGGCAAGCAAAAAGTTGACAAAGAAGGAAATCCTAAAGAGAAGCCTGTATTTGATATCTCCATATATTCTCAAATCGATGAAAATGGAATGCAACTCTGGGAAACATTTGTATCTGGAAAAACCGTGGAAGATGTCGTCTTTCAAAATGATCAAGAAATGTCATCTGCGATGAGAGAATATACTAATAAGTTATCAAGAGTACAGAGTGTAATTTTACATATGCTTGCAGATGGATTTAATGAAGAAGAAATTCTTCAGAATTTACATATTTCTAAGTCACTCTATAACGATAGCTTAAAAGCTATCCGGAACAACTCAAATACAAGAATACTTAGGAGGGATTATTAATGTTAGATGAATACAGAATCGAACAGATGGGCGTAGGAGCTTATGTTGATAGTATTGATGAGGAAGTTATTACTGTTGATCAGGCAGTCCAGAGAGCGTTTTGTTGGTCAAATGAAATGATCAATAATTTGATTTATAGTACTGTATCTCCAAAACGGATTTACATTCCAAACATTATTCTTGCAGAAGAAAAAAGAGAAGATGGGCTTACTACTACATACGTAGTGGACGGTGGTCAGAGAACCGAAGCGCTCAGACGTTTTGTATTTGATGGGCATAAGATCTCTAAATCAATCCGGAATAGATATGTGACTTATCAAGGAAATAAACTGGATAAAAATGGAAAACCTATGAGAGATGAAAATGGAAAACTGATCAAAGAAATCAAAACATTTGATCTGGTTAATAAAACTTATAATGATTTTCCACCAGAACTGAAAAAGAGAATGAGATCATGTCAGTTGTCTGCTGCAATTTATCAGGAATGTACTCCAGAAGATACCTGCGATCTTGTCATGTTATATAACTCTACTATTCCAATGAATGTAAGCCAGAAGGCGTTTACTTACATTGGTACATTTGCGGATAAAATTAAACGGATTAAAGATAATAATCGTTTTCTTAAAGATTGTACGATGCTGAATGAGTTAGACAAGAAAAAAGGCATCTGGGAAAGAGTGATCATCGAATGCGTTATGGCGATGTTTCATTTAGAAGAATGGAAAAAGGCGCCAAGGGATATCTGCAAGTATCTTAATGAGAACGGAACAGAAGAAGAATTTGATACACTGAACAAATACTTTAATATGTTAATTCCTTACGCAGATAAACTCGATCATACAGAAGTAGCTGAATTATTTGTGTCAAAAGATTTTATGGTATGGATGACTCTTATGAAAAGAGCCTTAGATGAAGGAGTTTCACCAGAAAATTTTGGAAAATTCCTGATTGCATTTAATGACATGAAAGAAATCAAAGTCAATGATACTGATTGGATTGAAATAGAACAGGATAAACACACAAAGGACAAGAAAGTAATTCAGCAGAAAATTGATTATTTACATACTTTATTAGTGGATTTTTTACATATTAAAGAGAATAAACATAATGAAGATGCAGAGAGCGAAAGTATCAAAGACTCATCAGAAAATTCAGAGGGTGAAGAATCTGCAATCATTGGTGTTGATGATCGTATTGATCAGAATGATATTGATTTTGTACATACTCATGTAAATGAGAAAGTAGATCCAGACGACATCGAATTTTACAACGAGTGTCTGCAGGATACAAAAGTGTCTGCAAATGTTTATCAGCAGTGTAAAACAGCGTTAATTGCATTGATGGTTTATGCAGCGCAGAATAATCAGGATCAGGAATTTGAACAGTGGATTGGAGAATATCAGAATGCAGATGATGAATATAGTTCCAATCAGGGTATTAATTTCAGATTCATGAAACGAGATTTTGAGAATTATCTTGTTAAAAATGGAAATGCAGCGTAAAGAAAGGAAAATAATATTATGCAGATGAACATTGAAGATATCAAAATTTCAGATCAGTTTCTTGCTTCTCATCCATCTTCAGAAAAGATGGAAAGATTCGAGAAATATTGGTTGCTGACGAATCATCAAGATAAGCCAATTGTTCTGGATAAGAATGGTTATCTTGTAGATGGATATATCCGTTATCTTATCATGAAAAGAAATGGTGCTAAGACAGTTCATACTGTGTATAAAGGCCAGCCTGTTGCACTGATTAATGGAGTACATATTCACGCTAATGGTACAACAAGCCAGGAATATACTTGGGAGATTCGTAGAAATAAGAACTGGAAATCTTTCCTTGGAAATCTCAAAGTTGGCGATTTAGTAATGTGTGCAACCAAATATGGATATAGTCCAGTGAAAGTTACAAGGATTCAAACAGAGAATATTGAAGGGGAAGTAAAACATAAAAAAGTACTTCTGAACAAAAGAGTGAATATCAAAACAGAAACCAAATAAGAAAGAGGTGAGACGAATGAAAAGGTTAGGAAAATATTCTGGAAAGGTTTACGAAGAACATGAGATCCAGAATATGGATGAATGTGGAACAGTAATTACAGACGAACAGGCTGCAGATAAGGACTTTATTAAAAAACATCACATGTGTGATTTGGTACGGTGTGTATCATGCTTTGGTGTCCGACATCGAAGAGTTTCTTCTGAATGAAAGACTGATTTCATAGGAAAATAAATACTATATATAGTGGTCGAGCAAAAATAAAACCACTATATATAGTATACATGGAAGAGCATTATGAGAAAGTTTGGCGACCAGATCATGATGATCTTCAAAAAGAGAAATTAATAGGTTGAGTTTTAGAGGAATGTAATTTTATATGGTTGCAAATCGATACTTTTCGCATTCTGTCCGTTGATGTCGTTTTAGAGGAATGTAATTTTATAGGGTTGCAAAACCGAAAAGAAAAGCAGAGGAGCAGTAGACTAGTTTTAGAGGAATGTAATTTTATAGGGTTGCAAAACCTCAAAATAAAATAACTCTATAAAATTAAGACGTTAAATAAAAATAGACTTAGATTTAATCTACGTTATTACAAGAAAATATATTGATATATAACTCTAGTATCAAATTATATCGTTTAAATTTAAACATGCGTTACGTCTAACTTTCTTGTCGCAAGTGATTTAAACATTGTGAACTTGTAATAACATTGTCAAAGAGTATTACCGACTATAAGTCGAGTTATTAATTAAAAGGAGAAAATTATGAAATATTTAGATTTTACTTTAATGGTAGATAAAAATAATAAACCATGTGTACCGATTTTAAACGGTAGAGCTGGTTATTTGCTTAGAAATAATAAAGCAAAAATTATTAATCATGATCCATTAGTAATAAAACGAATAGACGATTATAAGAGTGATTTTGAAAATAGGGATATTTTCGAGTTAAAAATTGATAGTGGATATTTGAACATAGGATTTTCTGTCAGTGATAATTATCATGAGTATTTAGCTGGACAAGTCGAATTATTAAAAGGAATGTCGGATAGATTAACAAATCGAAATGGATATCGAAGAACACGAAGATCCAGAATTAGGTACAGGAAAAATAAAAATGTTGATTACAAAACCATACATAATCAAACATATAAAAATGGAAATGAAGAAGGATGGTTTGCTCCATCAATACAACATAAAATTGATTCACATATTCGTTTAATAGATAAAATTGCGTCATGGGTTCCAGTAGATAAGGTAATTGTAGAAGTTGCTAAATTTGATATCCAGATGATAAAAGCTTTAGCTGACGGGAAAGAAATATCAGGAAAAGATTATCAAAATGGAGAAATGAAAGGATATGAAAATGCAGCAGCTTATGTTAGAGATAGAGATAAACATACATGTCGGTTGTGTGGCGCAAATAAAAATGTTGTGATTGAAGTTCATCATATCCAACCGCGTTCAAAGGGAGGAACCGATAAACCAAGTAATCTAATATCTTTATGTCATAGTTGTCATCGGAAGGTGCATTCCAATAATAACGACAATAAATATTTTGAGAAAGTCAAGAGTATGAAGTTATCGGATACATACAAAGACAGTACTTATATGAATATGGTTCGTTGGGAACTTTTTGAAAGGCTTTCTGGCAAATATGACGTCAAAGTTGGGTATGGATATCAAACAAAAATTAATAGAAGGAATGCCGGTTTAAGAAAATTTCATTATACGGATGCTGTTTGTATTAATGATTACAAGGATGTGACACTGACGGAGAATATCTATATTGTAGATCAAAAACGATGCAATGACAGGAGTATGGAGACATTTAGTGATGCAAAATACATAGATGTACGTGATGGAAAAGAAAAAAGTGGTAATACATTATATAAAGAAAGGCTTCCAAATGCTCCGTCTAAACGAGTCACACAAAAAGAATATATAAACAATATGAGACAATTTCGTGGTAAGAAAATTAAACCTGGTAAACGCACTTTTGTTTGTAATTCATATTGTTTGAAATGTGGAGATTTAATTTACATAAGTAGTGGAACGCATAAAGGAAATATCGCAGAAGTAGAATCCATGCAAAAACTACCTAATGGCAATTTCAAAATACGATTTACATATAAAGCACAAACAGTCAAATACCCTTCTATAAGTATAAAACCAGAAGAATATGAATTATTAAAGAGCAATTTATTAGACAAAGTAAAAATTGTAAGAACAAGGCGCGGAATGATTTGGAGAAAATATAATCGTCTAGAGTACGAAGCGACCCATACGGATCAAGAAGGAATGGCTGTATAAATAAGAAAAGAGGTGAAAATATGCTACTTACAATTTTAAGAATCATTCTAATTATCTTCGCCTGGTTAAATCTAATTGAAGAGAAGCCAGAACGAAAAAGTGAAAAGGCTTTATGGATCACTATTATTGTAACTACTGTGGTTGAGCTAGTGTATAGCTTTTTCGGAATATACTAACGGAGAATAGTAGGTCATGCGATTTAACATGCTTAAAAATGAGGTCGGAAATGGTTCCCGACGCACTCTGCAAAGAGTACCTGAGATGATGGATACGCCGCCCATCCATTTTTAGGCATTTCAAATCGCATGACTGAAATATAAAACGCGATGAAAGGCACATTTCTTTAGAGAATATATAAACAGAAAGAAGGAGTAAAACATGGCAAAAGAATTAACAGGCTATATAGCCGTAGCAGGAATTAATCTTATGGGGAAGGAAGAATATTTTGCAATTTATAACGATGGCTATAAATACGAAAAAGGAGATAAAGTATTAGTTACTGGCCATCGTAGAGGTCAAATTTTAACAATTCAAAATATTCTTACGTTGGATGATATGACGCATGTTCATGAAAATGAAAAAATCACACAGGAAATTGTTTGTAAAATCAACCCAAGCGCCATTGATATGACGGCCTACGAAGATCGAGAGAAAAGACGAAAAGAATTAGCAAAAATACAATATAAAAAACATCAGTTAAGACAAATGATGGATAATATTATTCAGTCAACAAAAGATGATAAAAAAGATGAGATTTTTGCAGAAACGAATCCAAGATTTGCAAAGCTTCTGGAAGAGTATAAAGAATTATCAAAAGAAGTGGAGGAGTGATGAAATATGAGTTTCAAAGTAGGAGATATTGTAAGAGTTAAGGATTATAAAGACATTGATTGTTCTACTTTTGTGCCAAGTATGAAATGTTACTGTGGGCATAAATATATCATAACTGAAATAACATTGTATTTTGATGGTAGTGCATATAAGTTAAATTGCGGTGCGGATTTTATATTTGAAGAAAAGTGTCTTGAAAAAGTTGTTGCAAACTTTGACTCAGGAAATAAAAATGATACATTTACATTCAACGCTAAAAAGGAGAACAAAGAAATGAGAAAACAGGAAGTAGGATTAACACAGAGGGAACGTATTGAAAACAAAATGGAAGAGTATATCTATAAGTCTGGTGTATGCTCTGTCAATATCATCGTACCAAATCGAGTGGTGGAAGTGAATTTCGATGGTGATTTTTGGAAGAAAGTAAAAACAGTATGCGACAAAAATGATATCTTCTCTCTTGAAAGAGCATTATACATCGCATACGCAAAACGACAATATAATGACGTGTATACGACAGAAGGTATTGAGAAGCAAGCTGATGAGTTTAAATATAGAAAAATTTATGTATCTAAAGTCAAGAACGCTCTGAAAGTATATGAATGTCAGCAGAAGCTCGCTGCATTAGATAAAGAAGAGGAAGAAATTAAACTTCGTCAGAAACAGAAACGTCATGAGAGAAATGAACGACGTCGTGCAAGAAGAGCAGAAGAAGCAACTAAAAAAGAAGAAGAGAGAAGAAATGAACAGATTGCAATTCAGAAAGAAGCATATCTTCAGGCAATGATGGCGTTTGAAGAAGGAAAAAAGAAACTCGAATCTAAAAAAGAAGAGGAAGAAAAACAGACCAAATCAACAAAAGAAATCGTAAAAAAGGTTGAAAAACTGATTTCTGATGCAGAGAATACTACAGAAGATACAAAGGAAAATAAAGAACCAGAAAAAGCAGATGTAGTTGGTGAAAATAATAAAGAAGAAAGTTCGGAGAATAATGTAAAAGAAGAAACAACCAATAAGATGAAGAAAACAGAGAGCAAAGTAGAGTAAAAGATAACAAAATAGAAGAAAAACATAAAGAAGGAGAAAATATCATGTTAGATCAGTTCGTAATTTTTAAGGAGAAGCTTCAGAAACATTTCAATAAAATGTCCGCAAATGCAGATAAGTTATTCGAAGTGGACGTAGACAAGGAGCTGCTGTGGGATACATATCTCGATAGCTTTGCGCCAGGAACGAACAATATTTTTAGAGAGAGAAGAGAACATGACTGTACCTGCTGCCGCCAGTTCATTCGTACAATCGGCGCTGTGGTTGTAATCAAGGATAATAAAATGGAGAGCATCTGGGATGTTGATATGTCTGGAACAATCTATGATCCAGTAGTTAGAGCACTTTCAACACTCATTCACGAATCGAAAGTTGTTGATGTATTTGTAAGCTATTTCAAGAATATTGGCACAGATAAGAACTTTGAAATGATCAACGGAAAATCGCATCAGTGGGATCATTTCTATATGGAACTTCCTACGAAATTTGTTTTTGATTCTTATAGATCTGTTGGAGAGATTCAAGGTGAATATAGGGATATCCGGAATGTGTTCAAACGTTCTCTTGACGAGATTACTATTGATTCTGTAGAGACAGTTTTAGAGTTGATCAATTCTAATACCCTGTATCGTGGAACAGAATGGAAAGTTCCACTTGTAGAATTCAAGAAGTATAAAACAGAATATGATAAACTTCCAGAAGAAGAAAAAGATTTGTATGTTTGGGAGAAATCTCTGAAAGCAGGAGCTGTTATTGGCAAAATCAGAAACCATTCTATTGGAACACTACTTGTAAATGTAAGTGAAGGAATGGATCTTGATACTGCAGTTAAAAAATATGAGCAGATCGTAGCACCCAGCAACTATAAAAGAAGTAAACCAATTTATACTCAGAGAATGCTGGACGATGCAAAGAAAACTCTGACAGAACTTGGGTATATGGATTCTCTGAAGCGTCGCTTTGCAAATCTGGATGATATCACAGTAAATAATATTCTATTTTCTAATAAAGATGCAGCGAAGAGAATTTCTGGTGGAGAAGACATTTTTACAGAGATGTCAAAATCTGTAGCAGTTAATCCAAAGAAATTCTCTAGAGTAGAAGAAGTGACTGCACAGGATTTCGTAGAAAAGGTTCTTCCGACTGCGAAAGAGGTTGAAGTATTTGTAGAGAATAAACATGAAAAGAATTTTGTTTCTTTAATTGCGCCAGAAGATCCTGGTTCTAAGACGATGTTTAAATGGAGCAATGGTCTAAGCTGGGCTTATACAGGTAATATTACTGATTCTGACATTAGACAGAATGTAAAGAACGCTGGTGGAAATGTAGATGGAGTGCTTAGATTCTCTATTATGTGGAACGAGGAACAGAATGACAACAGTGATCTTGACGCTCACTGTATTGAACCAAATGGTCATGAAATCTATTTTGGTAGTGATAGAAAACCATCTATGTCGAAACTTGGTGGTCAGCTTGATATTGATGTGATTCAGCCATATAGAGATATGCCAGGGAAGCCAGCAGTGGAAAATATTACATGGCAGGACAAATCGAGAATGATTCCTGGCGCATACAGATTCTTTGTAAATCAGTATACCAACCGAGGAAGTAAAGGATTTAAAGCAGAAATTGAATTCGATGGCGAGATCTATTCGTTTGAATACAATAACCCAGTGCGTGGAGACGTAGACGTCGCAGAAGTAATTATGGATAAGAACGGAAACTTTACCATCAAAGAAAAACTTTTTGGTCACTCGGCTACTTCTAGTAGAGAAGTATGGGGAGTACAGACAAATCAGTTTACACCTGTATCTGTAATCAGTTACAGCCCGAACTATTTTGATGAGCAGAATGGAATCGGGAATAAACATCTTTTCTTCTTCCTGAATGGATGCGTAAATTCAGAACAGCCGAATGGTTTCTTTGTGGAATATCTTAAGAATGAATTAATTCCACATCGTAAAGTATTTGAGGCACTTGGCGCAAAGTGTAGTGTAACAGACGTCGATGATCAGCTCTCTGGAGTTGGATTCAGTCTAACGCAGCGTAATGAGCTTATCGTTAAAGTAAAAGGTGCAACAGAAAGAATCATTAAAATTAAATTTTAATAAAGGAGAATAAAATTATGAGTGACATGTTTGAAAAAGCAGTAAAAGGTAAATATCGTTTCCCGTATAAAGGACAGATTACAGTAGAAGACTTGTATGATCTTCCGCTGGGATCGCTGGATACAGTGTTTAAGACGCTGAATGCAGAAGTAAAGAAGACGGATGAAGAAAGTCTGCTTCAGACCAAATCCGCGGAAGATGATATTCTTGCGACAAAGATTGAGATTGTAAAATATATCTTTAATGAGAAACTCGAAGAAAAGAAAAATCAGCAGGAAGCTGCAGAACGTAAAGAGAAGAAACAGAAGATTATGCAGATTATTGCTACAAAACAGGATGAAGCACTTCGAAACGCTTCCGTAGAAGATCTGCAGAAAATGCTTGATGAATTAGATTAAAAAAATGGCTGGCTGGTATAAAACTGGTCAGCCAAACTTATAAGGTGATTATTATGACGCAAGAAGAACACGATCGAAAAATTCTTATTGAACGAGCAGCTGTAGAAGAACTTTTACTAAAAGAACATATTAGTGTTCCTACAGCGTATGAACGGGCCAGAGAATTGGAATACGAGAGAAAGAAATCTCTCTATTGGATGTGTCGATGCGATGGCACAGTAGCAGACGATGTATCGTTTGATGATTGGATAAAGAAATTTGATCAAGTAAGAGAGGAGAATAAACTGTGAAAACATTAATTGTTGTAGATGTACAGAATGATTTCGTAAATGGGAGCCTTGGATCGGAAGAAGCACAGGCGATCATTCCGAATGTAAAAAAGAAAATTGAGGAGTATTACAATCGTGGAGATCAAATTATCTTTACAAGAGATACGCATTATGACGATTACTTAAATACTCCGGAGGGAAGAAAACTTCCAGTAAAACATTGTATTTTTGGAACAAATGGATGGAAGGTTGTGAGCGACCTTGTGGTTCCTAACTGCAGATATGTAAACAAAAGTACTTTTGGAATTTTGCAGTGGAGAAATATGACATGGATTGGAGATGGTGGTATCGATCTGGTCGGTTTGTGTACGGATATATGTGTAATTTCAAATGCATTAGTACTTAAAGCTATGTTTCCAAATACGGAAATTACAGTAGACGCAGGCTGTTGCGCGGGATCTACACCAGAGAGACATAAGGCAGCACTCGAAGTTATGAAAAGTTGCCAGATTAATGTGATTGGAGAATAGAGATATGATTACTTTAAATAGTAAAGAAGTAAAAGTAGAACACTTTCCAGATGGAACACAGAGAATCGTACTAGATGATTGTTTTTATCAGAAATATAACAACATTACATGGAAGTATGAAAAAGAAGAAGAACTTTCAACGCTGATTTATATTACAAAACATTTAAAAAATTTTCCATATATTAAATCAATTGATCTTACAATGTTTTATCTTCCGAATGCCAGAATGGACAGAATCTATGATCATGGCGAGGTTTTTACATTAAAAGGGTTCGCTGATGTTATTAATTGGCTCGAATTTGATAGAGTAGAGGTACTTGATGTTCATAGTAATGTTGGAGCAGCGCTTTTGAATAGAGTATATGTCTTTAATCCAAGAGAATATATTGATGAAGTAATTGAGCAGATTAGTAAAGAAAATCTTATTCTTTATTTTCCGGATGCCGGTAGTTCGAAAAGATATTCTGGATTGTTTTCTGACATTCCGTATTGCTATGGTGAGAAAAATCGAGATTGGAATACAGGAAAAATTCTTGGACTCAAAATCAGAGATAACGGTATTGATCTTAAGGGTAAAAAAGTTTTGATGATTGATGACATCATTTCATATGGCGGTTCTTTATATTATAGTGCAAAAGCGTTGAAAGAACGTGGCATAGATAGAATTTATGCTTATGCATCACATACCGAAAATTCAGTTCTTGATAGAGAAAAAGGAACATTAATCAAATCACTTGATGATGGAACAGTTGAAAGATTATTTACGACAAATAGTCTTTTTACAGGAAAACATGAAAAGATCACAGTTATGGAGGTCTAATATGAGAAACATTTCTTTTATGCTGATGGCAGACACATATAAAAATACAAATCCAGATGCTCTTCCGGCAGGTCTTACAAAATTAACTTCCTATATTACTCCAAGAAAGTCAATGTTTAAAAATCTGAATGAAGTAGTGTTCTTTGGATTACAGGGCTTTATTAAGGAATATATGATTGAATTAGCAAACGAAACGTTCTTCAAAAGACCAAAAGAAGAGGTTGTTGCTGAGTACAAAAAATACTTAGATAATCAGATCGGTTCCCAGAGCTATGATCTTGGACGTATCGAAAAATTATGGGATCTGCAGTATTTACCTGTAGAGATCAAAGCTCTTCCAGAAGGATCTGTTGTAACAATGGGAGTCCCGTGTATCGAGATGAGTAACGCACATCCGGATTTCGCATGGACGGTACAATGGCTGGAATGCATTATGCAGTCTTTTATTTTTGGGACATGCAACTGGGCAACTGTAGGTCATAAATATAAAACACTTGCAAATGAATTTTACGAGAAAACTACAGATGGTGCTAATCCTGCAATGGCTATGGCGGATTTTGGATTCAGAGGACTCGGCATTGAGAACGGAGTTCATGCAAGTTCTTCATGGCTGCTATCTTTCAATAAAACTTCTACAATTCCTGCAACTCAGTATATTGATAAAATGTACGATGCGGATTGTGTTAAGAACCATATTGGTATTGGAGCAGTTAGCCTGGAACATGCAACCGTATGCAGTAATCTGGCTGTATGCGAGACAGAAGAAAATCTGTTAAGAAGATTACTGATTGATACATATAAGAATACATCTTTCAGTTATGTCTCTGATACATTTGATTACTGGAACCTTATTGACGAAACACTTCCAAAACTGAGAAAAGAAATTGAAGAGCATAATGGTAAATTCCTTGTACGTCCTGATAGCGGCGATATCGTTGAGATTTCAGTAAAAACTGTTCAGAAATTATATCAGCTTTTTGGTGGAACTGTAAACTCAAAAGGTTATAAGGAGTTAAATCCAAAAATTGGAATCATTTACGGAGATGGTTGTCAGTACAGTAAGATCAAAGAGATTTGGACACAGCTTGAAGGATTAGGATTTGCAGCAGATACGATTCTTTTTGGAGTAGGTGCGTTTTCTTTCTCTGCAATGTGTACGCCAGAAGATGGAATGGTTTGCTTAACAAGAGATACTTTTGGATTTGCAATGAAGAGCACCTATTGTGTAATTGATGGCAAAGAATATACCATTCAGAAGAATCCAAAAACAGATAAAAATAATTTAAAGAAATCACATAAAGGTCTTTGCCGTGTTGTGAAAGAAGGTAATAATTTTGTATGCCATGATGGATATACAGAAGATACGATTCCAGAAGAAAATGAATTAAAACTTATCTTTAAAAATGGAGAATTAGTAAAAGAGCAGACATTTGGAGAAATCAGAGAAAGACTGAATGGAGAAAGCTATGATTGAGATTATTGAAGGAAATTTATTTGATACAGATGCAAAATTTATTTGTCATCAGGTAAATTGTATGGGAAAGATGGGATCTGGCGTGGCTTTGCAGGTCAGACAGCGATTTCCACATGTATACGAAGAATATAAAAAGGTAGCATCATCGGATATGCTAGGGAAAGTACAAATTGTACCAGTCAAGCCAAAATATATTGGATACGACTGTGGATCGATTGCGATTCCAAGTAATGAACAGTGGATTTGTAATTTCTTTGCACAAGATAACTATGGATATGACGGAAAACAATATACTTCTCTGGAAGCATTAGAAAAGTGTTTTAGAACTATGTGTTGGAAAGCACATGAAAAGAACAATAATTTTAGTGCAACAATTGCTATGCCATATAAGATCGGCTGTGATCGTGGTGGAGCAGATTGGGACGAAGTATATTCAATGATGCAGAAGATTTTTAATGAACTTGATACTCATGTTGAACTGTGGAAATTAAATCAGTAGAGGAGAGGAGAATAGATATGTATACTTTTGATGCAAAAGAAACAAAAAATAAGATTGTCGAGTGGATTAAAATGTTCTTTGAGCAGAATGGGAAAGATTGTATTGCCACAGTAGGTCTTTCAGGGGGTAAAGATTCAAGCATTGTTGCGGCTCTCTGTGTGGAAGCTCTTGGAAAGAATAGAGTTTTAGGTGTGCTCATGCCAGACGGAGAACAGACAGATATTGAAGATGCCTATGAAGTTGCTAAACATTTAGGTATTGAATACTGTACTGTAGATATTCATCCAGCAATTCTTGCGCTAAAGCACGAAATCAGACCACAAATTGGTGATCATTGGTCAAAACAGACATCAATTAATCTGCCTCCTCGAATCAGAATGGCAACACTTTATGCAATTTCACAGAGTATGAATGGACGAGTCGCTAATACATGCAATCTTTCGGAAACACTCTTATCTTGGGAAACTCGCTGGGGCGATGCAGTAGGAGACTTTGCACCATTAAAGGATTTCACAGTACAGGAAGTAAAAGCTATTGGATATGAGACGATTCTACTGAAAAAGATGGTTGACAAAACGCCGTCAGACGGATTATGTGGATCTTCTGATGAAAGCGCTCTTGGATTTAAATATTCTGTATTCGATCGGTATGCAAGAACAGGTGAAATTGATGATTCTGCAGTAAAAGCTATTATCGATGCAAGGGTTGAAAAATACAGATTCAAGAGAAGACCAATTCCATATTTTGAAAGTGGTCTGAAATCATATTTAGACTGATTTGCATTCTAAAATAACCACAACAATTCACCATCATGAGCGTTCTACAATCAATTCTAACCTATTAAGAATATAAATTGTAGAACGCTTTTTATAAACGGATCATAGGAGAATAATCTTACATAGAAACATATAACTATTTACATAAAGAGAGGACAAAAACCAATGCCGATTAAAGATGTATTAGATGATATCGACTGCATGATCAACACACTTTGCCTTGCAAAACGGGAACTAGGCTATGCAGTAGTATATGAAAGTGAAAGAAACATTCTAAACGAAGATCAGTGGATCGGATTTATCAAAGATCATCAGCAGCCAAGCGGAACAATTATCAGAGAGGGATTAAAGCAGGTTAGTCGTATTTCTCGAAAACTGGCCGATGAAGTTGTGTACGGTAAAGAAAATGCTAATAAAATTTGTAGAGGAGATATGGATGAATAAGATTATCGAGGAAGATTTCGAATGTCTTGATGGACATATAACAAAAGCGTTGACATTCGATAAAGACAATGTATATAAAATTTCGGACTTTATCGAACTACTACAGAAAGCGATGGAGAAATATGGTGATAAAGAAATTGCTATACATGATATGAATTTTGACGTTATTTCAGGGATTTCATGGCCCTATATTTATTTTGATGAGACTTCAGGTGTCGATAATAATGGTATGATTTGTATTTTTGAATAGGAGAAAAGAAAATATGAAAACTCAAATTAGAATGGGTGTGTTTGAATCAAATTCATCAAGTATGCATTCGCTTTGCGTGATAAAAAATGAAGGTAAATATACTCCACAAGAAATTACTCATGATATGTGGTTATGGGATGATTCAAAAACAGGAGAGAAAAATTGTATTTGGATACCATATGAGGAAGATTTATATTTTGGAAGATCTCCATTTAGGGCATTAGCAAGTTTTTCTGATAAATGGCTATATGCTTGTGCTTCGTTGGTTGAAGAATATAATGATGATACATATAAAGAATTATTACGAATTGTTAAGAAATATGTGCCGACATTAAAGAAAATTGAACTTCCAAAAAAATGTAAATATATTCCGAATAAAGATAACGAAGAATATAATGCAGACAATTATTACCAGGAAGGAATGACGGAAGAAGAGTTAAACAAGTTTCTTTCTGACAAAGAAGAACAATATGGAATTGAAATTAATTATTGGACTGATTCAGAAAATGAATCCTGGAGATTCAATATTCCAGATACTGGTTCTGTGGATGAAGATATCCTTAGTGGATTTTTAAAAAAAGAGAATATCACATTAGAAGAGTTTATTTCTAACAAAAAATATGTAGTAATTCAGGATGGAGATGAAACATGCTATTTTTCTGGAATGAAAGAAGCAGGTTTAATCAATATGAATGCAATTGATCATGAATATCCAGAAGGGGAATGGTGGGAAAGATGAAAACACAAATTAGAAAAGGAACATTTGAAACAAATAGTAGCTCGGTTCACTCGCTCGTGATGTGTAATAAAAGCGATTATGATAAATGGGAACAAGGAAAAGTATTTCTATTTAGAGGAAGTGGCTATGCTTATCCAGATGGCAACAAACCTCAAGTAAATCATTTTTATACAAAAGAAGAAGCAATCACCTTTGAAAAATCTAGCAAGTATCATCCAAATTTTACATACGACACAGAAGGAGATCTTTTGGATTTTCTTCATGAAAATGAATGGTATGATTATGATTATTTTTGGAATGAATGGTGCGAAGATTGGGAAACTTTTGAAGAATCGTTCACAACAGAGAATGGGGACACTGTTATCGCGTTCGGTTATGACGGTTATGATGGCTGATAAAATTTAGGAGGAATTGTGAGAATGGAATTATTAGGAGCATATAGAAATGGAAATTATCGTACTCTTATAATGGATGACGGAACAAAAATCAGAAGGACAAACGATGACGATTTTATTCCTGATTTTGCGGAAAATATTGATATCAAAATAACTAATAAATGTAACATGAATTGTCCTATGTGCCATGAAGGAAGTACGGAAAATGGCAGACATGGAGATATTATGAATGAAAAATTTATCGATACTCTACATCCATATCAAGAAGTCGCAATCGGCGGAGGTGATATTACCACGCATCCTGATTTAATTCCATTCCTACAAAAACTTAAAGAACGAAAAGTAATTGCGAATATTACTGTAAATCAGATTCATTTTGAACAAAAACAGGATCTGATCAAAAGATTAGTTGATGGAAAACTGATCTATGGTCTTGGTATATCTCTTGTAAATCCAACAGAAAAATTCATCTCCTTGGTAAAGCAGTATCCAAATGCAGTAATCCATGTTATTAATGGAATTTTAAAACCATCTGATATTGAAGCATTAGGGAATAATAATCTGAAGATGCTGATCTTGGGCTATAAGCAGCTTCGTAGAGGGACTGATTGGTATACAGAAGATCATGAAAATATTGTAGTAAGACAGATGTGGTCGAAAGAGAACATCTGTAACATTTACGACAAATTCAAAGTTGTGTCCTTTGACAATCTAGCCATCGAACAGCTTAATATGCGATGTTTCTTTACGGACAAAGAATGGGAAGAATTTTACATGGGCGATGATGGAAATTTTACTTACTATATTGACATGGTAGAAAGAAAATTTGCAAAAAGTTCAACAGCGCCAATGGATAAAAGATATGATCTGATAGATTCTACAGATGAGATGTTTAGGCGAATTGTGACAGAGAATAAATGAAATCGAAATTTCATCTGGTGAAAAATTATGGAAAAAGTTATAAATGGTTACAAAATCGAAGAAATTGCCTTAAATCCAACATATTTAACAGATGATGATCTAAAAAGCCTTAAAAATCAAGGATTTAGAGTACGCTGGATGAGAGAAAACGAAGATGGCGATAAAAATATATTTATGATAACGGTTGACAAAAACTAATGAAATGTTGTTTTCATCGACAGAGAATAATATAAAAAGAACAAAATTTTAGGAGGGAAGAAATATGATGAACAATTTTTTAAATGGAATGTTTGGTAAGGTAGGAAACGGAATGTGCAGATTATCTATGAATGGTGATATTGCTGTTAAGACAAGCACTGGATACAAAACCTATAACGTAAAGACAGGAAAACTTACAAATTGTAACAACTTTGTATTCGACATCGGAGAAGAGTTTTTCTTTGTTATTCCAACTAACAAAGTTGAAAAAGGGGATATCATTCTTGTTAATGGTAAACCAAAGTGTGTCATCGAAGCGGATAAAAATAAAATTACAGTCGTTAATTATGAAGATTCTGCGGTAGATATGATTCTTCCAGAACGTCATGTATTTATGGGTAATACATATTTTTATGGAAAAATTGTTTCCATGTTTGGAAACGATATGTTTAAGAGTAAAAAAGGAACAAATAACATTTTTAAATATATGATGCTTTCTCAGATGATGAATGGTAACGATGGGACAAATGGTTCTATGGCATTTGGTAATATGAGCGCAATGCTTCCTTTTATGATGATGGGTGGCGGAAACGGCATGTCTGAAATGTTTGATGGAATGTTTGATTTTGATATGAGTGACGAAGATGATACAGATGAAGCAGAGGAGGAAGAATAATTATGGGATGCGGAAGTTGGAAGTCAGATGATTTTGTAAGTTATTCAGCAACGAAAGGTCTTGATGTATCAGACGATGGTAAAATTAAAGGTTTATATTCTAACCAGGATATGTTTAAGGCAGTAACGCTTGATCATGCTTTAGATCCTAAGAATGTAATTAGAGAGTGCTGTGATTCTGAAGAACACCCAAATACTTTACCTGTTATCTTGGCGCTAGACGTTACGGGTAGTATGGGCGACGCAGCAGTTGAAGTATCTAAAACGTTAAATGAAGTAATGACAAAGCTGTATGAGAAAATTGCAGATGTTGAGTTTATGATTATGGGTATTGGAGATTTAGCTTATGATAGATATCCGATCCAGGCATCTCAATTTGAGTCTGACATTAGAATTGCAGAGCAGCTTGATAAACTGTATTTTGAATTTGGCGGTGGCGGAAATAGATTTGAATCCTATACTGCTGCATGGTATTTTGGATCACGTCATACCAAGCTTGATTGTCTGAAACGTGGTAGAAAAGGAATTATCATTACCATGGGAGATGAAATGCTTAATCCATATCTTCCTTTAGAAGGCCTTAGATGCAGTATGAAAAGTATTACAGGGGATAGTTTACAGGCAGATGTAGAGACAAGAGATTTGCATAAAGAAACATCGGAAAAATTCAATCTCTATCATCTTAATGTTGAACATGGCGGATATAATTATCGGCAGGAGTCAATTGAAAATTCGTTCAAAGAATATATGGATGATAAACATTTTAGAAATGTAAATATGAATAATATCGCAGATGCTATTGTTGATATTATTGTTGGTGAAGTAGAAAATAATGAGACAAATACGAATGTAATGACTTCTACTTCTGGAGAAATCGTTTGGTAGAATAGGAGACAAAATGATGAAAGACATTAAGATTGTGATTGGTGGATCGTTTGGCGACGAGGGAAAAGGGTTGATAACAAATTATTTTTCTCAAAAGAAAAATAATATTGTTATATGTTCTAATGGTGGAGCGCAACGAGGGCATACGGTTACGTCACCAGATGGCATTCGACATGTCTTTCATCATTTTGGATCTGGCACGTTTAATGGGGCAGCTACATATCTGCCAGAAGATTTTATTTTAAATCCTATTATTTTCAAACAGGAATATGATGAGTTGACCAATCTAGGATATCGACCAGAAGTTTATATCAACAAAAACTGTATGATTACGACACCTTGGGATATGATGGCGAATCAGATCATTGAAGAAAGCCGTGGAAAGGACAAGCATGGTAGCTGTGGGCTTGGAATTTTTGAGACGATAAAAAGATATAAAGCTGGTGTAATAAATGTTAATTTTTCTATCAGAGACTATTATATAAAGCAGTTTGAAAAAGAGAAGATATCATTGTCTTATAAGTGGGAAAAGTTATTTCTTGACGATGGAATTTTTCATCATTTTTTGAACGACTTGGATTTTATGAACATTCATAGTGTTGAAATGGAAACAAATGATTTTTTAAATGTTTTCGATAATATTATCTTTGAAGCAGCACAAGGGCTTCTTTTGGATCAGAATAATACAGATTATTTTCCACATCTTACACCATCAAATACTGGTATCAAAAATCCAAAGAAAATTATTGAAAATACTAACTGGGCTGATGATATCAATATTGAAACCTGTTATGTATCCCGTACATATTTAACAAGACATGGAGCAGGAAAATTTCCTAGCGAATGCGACAAATATTTAATCAATCCGTACATGTTTGATAAAACAAATATTCCAAATCCGCATCAGGATACATTAAGATATGGAATGTTAGACTTAAAAGAATTATACGATAGATGTGAAAAAGATGTTGGAACATTCGGAGATAAGAAATCAATTGCTATCACACACGGTAATGAATATTCGGTTGATATGAAATTGTTAGAAGAATTATTTGACGAATGGAATATTTATTATTCTGACGGTGAAACAAGAAATGATATTTATGAATTATAATTGGAGAAAATATATGAGAGTAGCATTAACAGGACATAGACCTGAAAGACTTGGACTTCCAGAAAACGAAGCGGATGATGCTTGGGAAAAGATTGAAGAATGGATTGTAAAACAGCTCTTTAAAATGTATGAAGTTTGTTATTTGGAGAGAGAGAATTTAGATACCTATTGTGGTATGGCTTCAGGAAGCGATTTTGCATTTGGAACAGTAGCTATGTTAGTGAAGGTGTACGAAATCATTCCGTTGCGATTGCATTGTGTTCTACCATGTAAAGATTATAATTCGTCACATGCATTATATGATGACATGAAAAAATATGCAGACGAATGGATTGAATTATCTGATGAATTTTACAAAGGCTGCGACAATGTAAGAGATCAATATATGGTCGACCACTGTGATGTATTGTTGGCAATTTGGGATGGTAAAAAATCTGGTGGTGTATGGTCTACGATTCGCAAAGCGCAAAAGGCTGGTAAACAGATTGTGTATTGTCCTAAAGAAGTATTAGAGGGTTAATTATATGTTAAAAACGGTCGCAAATAAAGAAGAATTAGAAAATTTGATAATTAAAGATATAGATAAAATTGTATTATACACAACTATAAAAGACGTTAAAACAGGTGAAGAAAGTGAAATACAAATTGATATTACAAATTGTCATGATGCAGCAATTACTATAGATAAATGGGAAGAATTGAATATCAAAAAAATGAGGAATGAAATGAAAAAGAAAATATCTATTGAATGTTTAAATTATAATATGGAATTTAAAAAAGATGATAATAAGAATAATTTTCTTACATATATGTGGGAAAATAAGTAAATAGGTATAAAGATGTCAGTAGGATTTAATTGGTTCAAATCGTACAAAATACATATCCATAAAGGAACCACGATGTTTGACTATGATGATTCAGACATCGAATATATTGGCGGAGGCAGCACATCACATTCTGGATATAATATTGGCTTGGTACAAGATTTGATCGAAAAATATAGTGGAAAGAGAATACCTGCTATACAAGGAGAATGGCTTGAATCAGAAGATCAGGACTTACATTTGATTGATCCAAAAGAAATGACTGAGATTTGCCAGAGAATTTTAGATGGAAGCGAGATAGATAAGGTCGATATGAGATCTCGCATTGAATGGTTTAAAAAGCTATCTGATCAAGGATATTATTTATCTTATGAATGTGTATATTAAATTGAAAGAATTAATGCAGCGTGGAAATTAAAGAAGAAAAAGTTACTCAAACAATCAAGACTTATACTTTTACAGAAGACGAATATCACGAACTAATTTATAACCAGAGAAAATATGGGTACGACAAAGCATTAGAATATATTGGATTCTGCGTAGGAAACTATAAATACAAGGTTAGTACTCTTGGAGGAATAACACAATTCATTAAAGATTTATTGGATTATCTTAAAAATGGATACAGGATGAATAATATGTATGATTTAAGCTTTAACGAATGGATTAAAAAGAATAGATAATATTTTCAGGAGAGAATATATTTTTAGAACGAAAGCTCAATAATTATATCTACAATCATGTAGAATATGATGATGCTACGATTTCAGAAATGCGTGAGTACGCAGAAAAGAAAAATACAAGATTAAAAGAAAAATATGAGGATGACGTATCTAAGGGTTATCATCCTGAAGAACCGGTATATATCGATATGACTGTGTTCGGAGCAGTCGGATGAAGAGGAGGAAATGATTATGCCTATAGTAGGAGAAGGAAAAGATGTTCATGTAGAATATTACATGCCAGAAAACATTAAGAAGCTTGTCACAGATGAATTTTTAAAAGAATTCCGTAATCAGCTCTTTAGAATTCATGAATACTATAAACTTGATACATTTGCAGACTATAGTGTTCCAATGAATACAGGAACATGTGGTTATTCAGCAGCATTCTTTAAGGCTTGTATGCTAACAGGATCTGAGGAACTTTATAATTATAGGAGAACATTACCATGGTATGATGTAGATTTATTTGACGGTGAAATCACAGATATGCTTATTGAAAAGCATTTTATTTTAGGGTATTTTGCTGACATCATCGAACAACAACTTGGTATTAAGTATGAAGATATTGTTACGTGCTGTGATTGCAATAGATTATGCACAAAAGATATGGTAGTAGAGTTGTATGATGCAGGAGATCTTGAAGAACATGAACGTTACAGATGTTTGTATTGTAATGATTTGAAAAACAGTAAAGATCAAAGTTTAAAATCGACGGATTACTATAGAGAATGTTTAAAGAAGCAGGATGAATATAATAAGGCGCATCTTGTTGTTACAAACATAGAATAAAATGCGTCTTTCATGATGGAGGTAATCTAATGACAGAAACAATAAATTATAAAGACTCGTTTGTTAATGTGTATCATTTTAAAAAGTTACCAATGTATTTAAATTCACGAAAATGCTATTGTTGTAATAAAAATATAGGATTTGACGAAAAAGTTATTTTGATGATTAATAATCATAAATATATTCCAAAGATGCTTCTACATGAGGCCTGTTATAAGTCATTTAATAACAAAGAAAACTTTATAGGAAATATTGAAAAAGACTATAGAGAATATAAAGATAAGAATGAAATTTTTGGAAACATCTAAGATGAGGAGGTCGTAATTTGAATCCAATTTTGATTTTTGGAGCAGTATTAGTTACAGTAATTTTATGGTTTCTGTTGACTTTTCTGTTCCAGCCATTAGGAAAATTCCTACTTCGTATCATAGACGATACGATAGAAGCAATGGAAGACGATGAAAAACATAAAGAAAAGGAGAAGAAGAAAAATGAAAAACGGTAAATTAGGCGGAATGGTTTTAGGAGTAGTATTGGCTGCAGGACTAATCGTAGGCATCAAATGTATGGAGAGAGTGCCAGCAGGATACGTAGGAGTTGTGTATAATTTCTCTAATGGTATTTCTGATCAGGTTCTGACACAGGGATGGCATTTTGTATCTCCTACGAAAAAAGTAACTACATATTCTATTGGAATTGAGCAGTCTTATCTTACTTCTGAAGATAAGGGTGATTCTCCAAAAGATGAGAGCTTTTCTACACCAACATCTGATGGTAAATCTCTTACTGTAAATTTGGAATTTTCTTACAAATTCGATCCAGACAGAATCACAAAGACATTCACAATGTTTAAAGGCCAGTCTGGTGAGACAGTAAAGAATACATTTATCAAACCCAAAATGAGAGCCTGGACGCAGGAAGTTACAGCTAAATTCCCTGTAACAGATGTATTTGGCGATAAACGTCAGGAACTCAATGAAGCACTTGATATTTATTTAAAAGAAAAATTTGAGCCATACGGTATCATTATTGACACAGCAAATTTTACCAATATTGTAACCGATTCTGAAACATCAGCAGCGATTCAGAGAAAAGTAACTGCACAGCAGGAACTTGAACTTGCTAACATTGAAGCGAAGACTGCAAAAGTACAGGCTGATAAGGATAAGGAAGTAGCGCTTATTGCAGCAGAACAGGAAAAAGAAAAAGCCACAATTGAAGCCGAACAGAAGAAGATCCAGGCTGAAGGTGAAGCAGAAGCAACAAGGATTAAAGCAGAGGCGGAAGCCGAAGCGAATAAAAAGATTGCAGAGTCTCTTACACCAGAGCTTATCGAAAAGCAGAAGATTGAAAAGTGGAGCGGCGAGGTTCCGCAGGTACAGGGAAGTAATACTCCTATCGTAAGTATTGGAGAATAATATTTTGTTATCCGTGGTGTCATAGCTACGGATGACATTTATAAAAATATAAAGGAGAAAATACATATGAAGAAAAAATTAGTGGCAGGAATTCTAATGGCGGCACTTGCGGTATCATGTCTTACTGGATGTGAAGGGTTGAATAGCGAAGTAAACGATCTAAATGGGTCTATTACGGGTAATACATATAATGCTTCATTTTATACGAATGAGGGTGAAAAATTTATGGATATGAGTGGGCAGAAAATTGACTTGGACTCAAATATCGTAGAAGAAGAAACGTATTCGGACGGTAACTGGGGTTATACGAAAAAATTATCCAGCGTAGTTACGGTCACAATTGATGGCAAGGAAGTGGAGAACTGCGGTACTACAATGATCTTTGCGGAAAAGGACTAAATCCGGATGTGGATTTTCAAAGTCTAGAAGTAATTAATAGTAAAACTGATGGTAGTCTTGGAGAGAATGTTATTATTGCAAGCGTTGTCAATAGATTTAGGAATTATTTTGGAAAGGCTCGTGTAGTCGTCATCCAATCTCAGCTTGGTGATCCGATTTGTGCTTATTCTGGCGATAGCGTGTATTATGAGGTATGTGAAGATCTGCCGAAAACGACAAAATTAATGGTCGACGGAAAAGCATTATATATTCACAGAGCTAATTTCCAGATTATTGACAAAGAATTATTGAATTGAGGGAGAACATAATATGGATAAATCAGTATTAGTCATGGATACACCTAAAACATGTTTAGACTGTATGTTTTGTTTCGAATTCGAATTAGATGAAGGAATTGAAGCTTTCTGTTCTGTGACAGCAGACGAGGAAGATAAAAGTTTATGTAAAGACATTATCTGTGAAAATGGTTATTGTAACAATAAACCAGATTGGTGTCCATTAAAGGAGCTACCAAAAGAAGAAAACGGAGATGAAGATCTATGTAGTTTCGATCGTGGTTGGACAGCAGGTTTTAATACATGTTTGCAAAGAATTAATGGAGAACAGTAAACATGATCAGTGCAAAGAAAATGAAGAAATATTTTGACGAAAATACTGCAAAAATGATTATTGGCAAAATGAAAGATCATATTAAATATGGAGGCATCGATCCATCGTTCGTAGGAAGGGTGGTACAAGGGACTTTCTGATGGAACGATTAAAATTATTATGAATAAAGGATATGTAATAAGAAAAAGTGCGGAACATTGTGACGAAGTAGCTGTTCTTTTTCAAGATACGAATGTTGGATTACCATATGAAAGCGATATTTCAATGGAAGAATAACAATGGTATGGAAGAATTGTTCCGCTGGATGGAGATAGCTATAGTCTCGAAGAAGAGGTTATAGAATCTTATGAGTGGAATGATCCAGAACAAGAAATTGAAAATGGATTTCTGGTAGTAGTTAGTGTAGACGTGATAGAGGATGAAGTATAAGAGGTGAAGAAAATGCTAAATAAAGAAAAATATAAAGATAAGATTTTTGAGATCGCTGTTAATCATGATACATGTGGAGTCAAAAATGGAGAAGTGCGTTCATGTGGAGAATTAAATTGTTATGAATGTGATTTTTATAGTTCAGATCATTGCGATATGGATTTTCAAAAATGGGCAAATTCTGGATATAAGGAACCAGAAATTGACTGGAGCATGGTACCTGTAGATACGCCCGTGTTGGTAAGAAATGACAAAAATGATCTATGGATTCGAAGATATTTTTGTAAATATTGTAATTTAGCTAATGATTATAAATTCGAAGTTTTTTCTGAAGGTAGAACATCTTGGTCTTCTAAAGGAGACAGTTATTGTTATTCATATTGTAAATTTGCGAGAGAAGAAGACATTGAAAAATACAGAAAGGTATAAATATGAATCAAAAAAATATGAATACGTTATAGTGTTTAATAATTGATAGGAGTGATAAACATGATTAATATCAAAGAAAAAGAATTAAAACCATGCCCGTTCTGCGGGTGGACTAAATTAAGAATTGGTCAAAAGACAAGATCTTCGAAAGTTGCATATTTTGTGATTTGCAATAAGTGTCATGCTAGAGGCGGAACGTGTAGTGTAGATACTTATAGAAAAGAAGAGGAACACGATAAAACAAAATGCGAAGCAATTCGAAAATGGAATGGGAGAATATAATTATGAATCAATTGGAAGAGGCATTGAGAGAGCAAATTGATTATTGTGTAAAGATGGAACATTTCCATAGTGCAGTTTTCTGTTCTACACGGGAGAAAAAAATAATTGTAGAAAAATTATTAGATAAGATTTTAGAAAACATTCCAAAAGAATCACATTTACTTCTTTCTCGGCGTGATAACACATCTGTTTTATTCTTTTCAAATTCAAATGTCTTGAGAGTTTTCAATTTGTCGGATTTAAAAACTAATCGAGGTTATAAGTGCAATGGATGCATCATCGATAAAGAAATGCCACAGGAATTAAAAGAAGTTTTGGTGTATGCTAAAATAATTCCTAGGACATTTACTATGAACGGAGAATATGACTACGAGACATGGGACGCTGTTAAAGAGAGGGTTGAAGAAGTATGGTGGCCAGATACGATAGATGAATTAAGTTGTTAGAAGAAAACGGATATGTTATTTTGTCGTATATCCAAATAAATGGTGTAGATATGGAATTTGAAAGACATTATCATAAGAGTGAGAAATTTTATATTGAATATTTAAATGTATATGGAACCGTGCATTTTGATTGTAATGAGTGTTTCTGTGGTAGACCATGGGTTCTTCTGACGGCAAGTAAAGGCGATGATTGGCATAAGCCATATACCATTGCTGTGACTATTTGTGATCAGGATGACTATGATATTGGACAAATTTATTATTGTAGTGAAGAAAATTTTATACAGGTTCTAAGGAAATTGATCAACTGGATGAATGATTTGGAACACGGAATGTGTTTTTACGATGAATTAATTGTAGATGTAGAAAACTTCTTTCCAGATTGTGGTTGTAGAAAAGAGTGGAGGTAATTATGGAACATATAGTTCAGTTTGGGATCAGTATTGATGATGATCAAATTAAGAAAACGATAGAGAACAATGTTAGATCTCAAGTTGTAGCGGAAATTAAAAAAGATTGTATGGAACAATTAATTGGAAATGACAATGCAAGTACTTATCAATATTCTCAGAAAATTAAAGACATGGTAAATGATAACATCAAGTCATTTTTAGAAGAAAATAAGGAAACTATTATTAAAGAAGCAGTGAATCAGTTAGCAGGAAAATTATCAAGAACGAAAGCTGCGAAGGAAGCTTTAAGTAAGACGATTGGAGACATGTTTTAACAATGAAAACCAATATACATAAAGTAAATTACGATGGAACTCCAAATACGAATGGGAATTGGTGGGTATGGAGAGAAACATGTGATAGGTGTCAAAAATTGATATATGATGAGACAACGCAGCATTCGGATTTTGAGGAAGCAGATGTGGATTTTTGTGCTGAATGTATCAGATATTTTATGAAAAAACATATTTCTTATAAAGAAGCTGAAATGAAATACACAAAGAAGAATTTGAATTTCAATTCAGATGAAAAATTTTAACTAAGAAATTGCACTTTCATAGGAGAAAATATGGTCAAAGAATATTGTGATATTTGTGGTAAAAAAGCGAAAACCACGAAGTACGTACTACCTTTTCGGTACAAAGAAAAAGCGAATGATAAATTTAACAATACAATCTTGTGTTTTAATGTGGTAAAACCAACGGAAGTAGATTTATGCACAAATTGTGCTTGGGATATAAATTCGTTAATATGTTATGATATTAAACAGGTCTTAGATAGAAATAAATAATTTATGAGTGTTCGCTCAAATAATTTCACAGAATAGGAAAATTAAATATGGGAATTACAGCAAAGAGTTATTTTAGTGGAGCTGGTGGCATGGATCTTGGGATTAAAGAAGCCGGTATCAACATTTTAGAGTCATTTGAAATTGACAAGAAATGTTGTGATACTTTGCGAAAAAATTTTAATCATAAGGTTAACGAATGTGATATTGCCAAAATAACAGTATTAGATCAGCAGGATGCGGACGTTTACATTGGGACATTTCCGTGTACTAAATATTCAACTGCTGCAGACATTAATGGAACACGAACAGGCGATGATTTGTTTTTACATTTCTTTCGACATATTGTATTAGCAAAACCAGAAATGTATGTTGTTGAGAATGTGCCTGGAATGCTTAAGTTTAGAGTTGTTATGGAAGCACTGACAAAACTTCCGGATTATTACGTTCGAATTGAATGTCCAGTTAATGCGAATATGTGGTTGCCACAGGAAAGAAAGCGACTGATTCTAATTGGCAGTAAAAAGCCTTTTAGTAGTTTTGAATATCCAGAAAGAAAACCATTGAGATTGAAAGATATTCTGGAAAAAGATAGTGAAGTAGATATTCCGCAATATGTTTTGAATCGTATTAATGGAAAATACAGGGACAACCCAATTGTATCTGATCCAGAAAATGATGATCTTGCACCAACATGTGTTGCTCACTATGCAAAGGATAAAGGGACAAGATTAATTAAGGATGGAAAGAGAATAAGACCATATACGGTTAGAGAATATGCGAGACTACAAGGATTTCCTGATTGGTTTCAGTTTTGCGGAACTGATAATGATGCTTATCGTCAAATTGGTAATGCAGTGGCGGTACCTATGGGTAGATGGATTGGAGAACAGATTGTAAGATATTTCGAACAATAGGAGATAGGTATGGAAGAAGATTTGTTTCATTTGGAGGGTAAAAAATAAATAATGAATACAAAAGAAAAAGAACTTAAAGAGGAATACGAAAAATTCATACTAACAAAAGAAGGTAAGGAATGGATAAATCATTGGCAGAAGATAATTGGTTCTGATACTGGCGGAGACTTTGGAGATTATTTATATGATTTCTATCCTGAAATGATTTCTTAGGAAGGAGAATATAATGGCAAAATTTAATATTGAGGTAGAACTTGATTGGGTAGACGAGGAAGCCGGATACACAATTGATGAAGAAATTAAAGAACAGGTTGTAAGAGGTGTTAAGGATGCACTTCTTAGAAAAGCAACAGATGAAGCAGTACAGAGAGTGGATAAGGCTATTGCAGATAAAATTCTCGAAACAGAAGGAATGATTCAAAATACTGTAGATAAATTTGTTAAGACTGTATCGGAAGAAAAGATTGCAAATATCATGATTCCTGTAAAAGAAGATTCTTGGAGTAGTAAAGTAACATACATACCGTTGTCTGAATATGTAGGCAAGCGGTTTGAAGTGTTTCTTACAGAGAAAAGATACGATAGAGACGGACGCATTGCAAGTTATTCCAGTGACAGGAAGCTGTCAGCTGCCGATCTTATTACGAGACAATATTTGGAAAAAGAACTTGGTACAAAAGTAGAAAATATGATTGCTACTGCAAAAAGAGAAGTGGAAGAAAGTCTTGTGAAGTCACTGGAACAGAAGTTGAAAGAGAATCTTGCGAAAGAAACGATCGAGAGAATGAATATTCCTGATGTTTTGAAGAGATTTAGTGAGATGGCGCTTGATGGTCATAACGAATAAGAGTTTGCGAGGTGAAGATTATGTATCAGAATTGTTGTAAAAAGTGTGGAAGCACATCATTACATACAGAAGTAAAAGGTAATAACACAGGGTTATATTGTGATGATTGTGGAGCATGGCAACGTTGGCTTGGAAAAGATGAATTGAGAGCATTTGAGCATTCACAGAAATCACAATTACCAAAAACAAGTTGCGACATTCCGATGCCGAAAGTCGTAGAATATTGCCCACCAAAAACAATTGCAAGAATCAAACTGTGTGGAGTGATAGTTTTTAATGTTACAGATATGATGCCATGGAAGAAACCGACCGAAGAACAGATTAAGAATCTGCATGATGTGTTGTGTATTGATATTGAGATTTTATAAAATAGAGAATAGGTATTATGTACAGATGTGGCATGGGATACGAACTTCAAGATAATTTAGTTCCACCAGATAGATGTAACTCTGACGGTCATCCAGATTTTTGTAAAGATTGTCGTAATTATAATAAAGAATATGATTTAGTAGAACGTGCGATTGAGTCTGCTAAATGCCGGATATATCGGTTAAAAGCTAATTTTGGTAGCACAGAAGCACATCAAAAGAAATCAGAAAATCAGCAGGAATTGATGGAGATTACTATTAGAGCATTGGAGTTTTACAGAGATGAGTACGACTAATATTAAGAAAAATTCGAGAGGGCTTAGAGCAAAATTAAAAATTTATGATGATTTCATGGTTGACAAGGAAGAGTACGATAAAGTTATAGAAGCATTTGCGAATATACCTGAGAAATATATTGTGCCATATGATTCGTTGTTATATGCAAGTTCTGCATGGAAAGATGGTGAAGAATAAATGGAAGTATTAGCAAACACAGAGTATCAAGATGTTTATAGAATTGTAGATGGTGTGCTGTTTATTGTAAATAAATTCTTATACAAGGATTATTCTAAGAAAACAAATCGTATTGTGGAAGTCAATAATACAGGAAGAGACAATTGTAAAACATATAATAAAGGATGCCAGTCTTGTCTGAAAGAGTTAAAAAGAGATTATCTTGACACATATGCAACAGTAACAATTCCTAAAGGTACAGTTTTGTATCATGGCTATCCAGTAGAGTATACAAATAAACCAGAGAATTATATTTACGAGATTAAAACCACAGGTAATGCCTTTGGTGGTGATTATGGTGAAGTAATGGATATGATTAAGAATATCCGTGAAGTCATGGATGGTAATAATTTTGCTAACGATTCATGTTTAAAAGGAGAATAATATAATGTCTGATTTATATGTATATCTAATTCGTTCTAGAAATAAAGACAATAAAGATATTCCTAACTTCAAAGAACGTGCAAAAACAAATATATAAAATTTTGGTGGTTAAGACAATGACAATTGAACAGATTAAGGACAAATTAAAATCAAAAGAGTATGACTTCCTAAGAACAGATAAGAATTTGGGTAACAATATTATTATCTTAACTCTTGGTGGAAGTCATGCATATGGAACAAATAATGAGGGTAGTGATTTAGATATTCGTGGTTGTAGATTGAATAGTAAAATGCAGATTCTCACTAATGAGAATTTTGAGCAATTTGTAAACAATGAAACAGATACCACGATTTATGCATTTAATAAATTGATCGCGTTATTGAGTAACACTAATCCTAATACAATAGAAATGCTTGGAAATAAGCCTGAACATTACTTTTATGTATCATCTATTGGTCAGGAACTAATTGATAATGCACATTTATTTTTATCAAAGAGAGCTTGTTATTCGTTTGGCGGTTATGCTAATCAGCAATTATACAGATTAAATCAGAAAGCTGCACATCAAATGTCGCAGTCTGAATTAGAGAAACATATTTTAAAGACTCTTGAATTTATGCAGACTGACTTCACAAAGAAATATACACCATATGAAGATGATTCTATGAAATTATATATTGATAAAGCTGTGCAGGAAGGTTATGACACAGAGATATTTATGGACGTAAATCTTCATCATTACCCATTAAGAGATTATTGTTCTATGTGGAATGAGCTTCAGAATACAGTTCGTCAGTATGGAAAAATTGGTAAGAGAAATGAAAAAGCAGTTGAACATGGTAAAATCGCTAAACATTCAATGCATTTGATTCGTCTGTACATGATGTGTTTGGATATTCTTGAAAAAGAGAGAATAGTCACGTATAGAGAAGACGAACATGAGTTACTTATGGATATTCGTAATGGTAAGTATTTGGATAGCAATGATCAGCCAATCCCAGAATTCTTTGAAATGGTAAATGATTATGAAAAGAAATTGGATTATGCGAAGAAAAACACAAGTCTTCCTGATAATCCTAATTATAAAGCTATCAATGAATTTATTGCCAGTGTAAATGAAAGGGTTGTAAAAGGTGAAATTTAATCTAAAAATTGAGATTCCATCTGGTGCAAATGAAATTATCCATAGTCTACAAAACAATGGATATGAAGCTTTTTTAGTCGGAGGATGTGTGAGAGATAGTATTCTTGGAAGACCAATTCACGATTATGACATTACAACTTCTGCCACACCAGATGAAATGATGGAAGTATTCAAGGACAAGAGAATTCTTGAAACTGGATTGCAGCATGGAACTATTACAATTTTAATTGACGGTGGAGGATATGAATGCACCACTTACAGAATTGACGGTAATTACTCAGATAGTCGTAGACCTGATAGTGTAACATTTACACGAAGTCTTAAGGAAGATTTGAAGCGTAGAGATTTTACAATCAATGCAATGGCGTATAACGATGTAGTTGGTCTTGTAGATCCGTTTAATGGCATGGAAGATATTGAGCATTATAAAATCAGATGTGTTGGCAGAGCAGAGGATAGATTTTCAGAAGATGCTTTAAGGATTTTACGTGCTATTCGGTTTGCTTCACAACTGGGATTTGTAGTTGATTCTGATGTAAGTTTGAATATTCATAAAATGTATAAGAATTTAGAGAATATATCTATTGAGAGAATCAACAGTGAGTTCTGTAAAATTGCATTATCAAGCGAGTTTTATATACAGATAGGATTATTCCGTGAAGTATTCTCGTTATTCATTCCTGAAATTAAAGACATGTTTGACTTTCAACAGAATAATCCATATCACATCTATGATGTATGGAATCATACAGTACGTGCAGTACAAGCTTATGAATGTGATTGTGAACCTGACTTGAATCCAATAGATTTGATTACGTCATTGGCTGTATTTTTTCATGATATTGGAAAGCCACATTGTTATCAAGACAGTGAGGATGGCATTAGACATTTTAAAGGTCACGGAAGAGTAAGTGCTGATATGACCAATGAAATAATGAAGCGATTAAGATTTGATAATGACACAAGAGAGAAAGTTGTTGAATTAGTTTATTATCATGATGCTACTTTTGAGGTGGGAAAGAAATATGTCAAAAGATGGCTTAATAAAATCGGAGAAGAACAGTTTAGAAGACTGTTAAATGTTCGTAGAGCTGATATTAAATCACAAGCAGACATTAATCAGGGAACAAGATTACAGAAGATTGATAACATCGGATATATTTTAGAAGAAGTCTTACAGGATGATGAATGTTTTTCTCTAAAGGATTTAGCTGTTAATGGCAAGGATCTGATTGAGATTGGATATAAGCCAGGAAAAGAAATTGGTGAGGTATTAAATAATCTGTTGGATTCAGTTATTAGTGGAGAAAATATAAATGAGAAAGAAAAATTATTAGAAATAGCAGAGAGGAGATTACATGGTTAAATTATTCAGTCATACAGATTTAGATGGAATCGGTTGTGGTATTTTAGCAAAACTTGCATTCGGAGATGATGTAGATATTTCATATTGTAATTACGATAACATTGATTCAAGTGTCAGGGAGTTTATTAATAGTGAAACAGAATTTGATATGTGTATTATTACAGATATTAGAGTAAATGAAGATACAGCGAAAATTATTGATGACAGATTTAATAATTTTTATTTATTAGACCATCATCCAACAGCTCTTGGGCTTAATATATATCTTTGGTGTTCTGTGACTATTGAGTATGAAGATATGGAACTTGGAACTGTTAAAACCAGTGGAACAGAGATGTTTTATTATTGGTTGATCAAGAATGGTTACTTGAAAAATTCAGATACATTAAGAAGATTTGCTGAATTAGTGAGAGATTACGACACTTGGAGATGGTCAGAACTCGGTGAAGACGGTGTTATTTGTAAGCAGGTAAATGACTTACTTGATCTGTATGGTCGAGATGATTTTATTTGTTGGTGCGTTTCAGAAATTCATGATGAGGTATTCCCAAGATTATATGCTAAAGATGAGGTTGTTTTAAAGATTAAACAGGATGAAATTGATAGATATATCGAAGAGAAGAATGAAACTATGTTTACCAGTCCTATGTGTGGTAAGGTTTGTGGTTTTGTATTTGCAGATAGATTTGTTAGTGAATTAGGTAATAAACTTTGTAAAATGCATCCTGAAATTGATTTTGTGGCTATGGTTGATATTGATGGCTGTACGGTATCTTATAGAACAGTTAAAGAAAATATCGATCTTGGTAAAGATGTAGCAAGTTTATTTGGTGGCGGTGGTCATCCAAAAGCTGCTGGTTCAGAATTTAGTCAGAGTATTAAGTTGAAAGTTATTGAGGGAATCTTTAAATAGTGAGGCGAGAAAGTGAAATTAAAGGATAAAATACGAGATAAATTACGTCTTTGGCTATTACAAGATGATTTATTTCAGGTAGAAACAGCTAAAAAATCATATAAGGATGCAATGGAAAAATGCAAAGATTATGATATCAGTATACATAAAGATAGATTGTTGTTCTTGGATATGATTACAAAGGAGTGAAGCGAATTGACGTTTGAAGAAAGAATACGTGAATATTGTCTACGATCAGACATAGTGTATGAAAGAATCCTTTCATCTCCATATGAAAAAGACTTGTATGTTTTGTATCCATCAGAATTAGCAAATGAACAGATTCTCAAAGACAATATTCCAAAGATGTTAAAGGTTATAAAGGAATATATCAGTGAGTTGGAATTATGTGCATATTATATGCGTAAAGTTGATAATCTTTATTTTGATTCTCAAAAAACAGTTATAATAAATGAAGCACATAACCATCAAGAAAAAGCAGATGAGCTGGCAGAAATTATGAATGAAGGAATTAGTCCTTATGCATGGTATTATTATGATACTGCGGAAGGATATGTTGTGTGTTTAGACAATATTTAAGGAGGGAACTAACAATGGCAGAAGCAACAAGATTATGTCCTGTTTGTAGGACAATCATGAAATCAGCAGCTTACAAAGTTGGAAAACAAGATGGAGTTGAAAGATTGGAAAATAATATTTTTACACCTGATGGTGTTGGTATTATTGGAAAACTTTTAGTATGTCCGAAATGTGGGAATTTAGCAGTGGTGAAATAAATTATGGAGAAAGTAATTAGATATATATGCGATTACTGCGGTGAATTGTTTAGTTTAGAAGAATGGTGTTTGGAACATGAAGAGTCGCACAGAAAATCAGAAAAAGCTAATGAGATGCTTAGTGGCGGTAAAACATTAGAAGAGATTAATAACGAATGTCATCTTTGGTCTGAAGTTCCAGATTATTTAAAGAATGTGACAAAAGATAATTGCTTTGTCGTTAGTTACTGGCAATGTTGTGACAAGCCAGCTTATAGAATTGTTTCTATTACTCATAAAGGACGATTAGAACTTTGGGGTTGTGGTTCTTGGAATGGTTATTACGGTGGTGAGTTTAAGATTGGCAATGATAATTTAAAAGACCCAAGACCTAAAGAAGAGTTGTTTGTTGATCCGAGATATGAAGAATTATATTGGTAGGGTAACTTTGTAATAGAGAATAACTAAAGGAGGAAAACGATTGAGAAGTAGTATTTTTATCCCTAAAACAATTAATGTTGGTTATCAGAATCGTTCAGGAACATATACAGGAAAGCTTGCTTATGTAATTTACTATGACGAAAAGGGTAAGTTGCGAAAAGAGGCTTCATGGAATGGTTGGCGAGATGAGAATATTCCAAATAATGAATATGATAATATTCCAACCGAAGGATTTGTGCTTAATAAAAAAGCAGGTGATTATTCTACAGGTTGGGATCACAGACATGCTTATTGTAGAGTGTACGATCCACGAGGCTTTGAATTTGAGATTACTATCGAGAATTTATTATACATTCTTGAAAACGCAAATTGTATCAAGGGTAAGGGGCTTGAAGGAGAATTTGTATATGGATGGGACGGCAAAGATTTAGTTCTTATGCCAGTAGAATCACCTGATTATAAAGAGATTAGTGAGTTTAATAAGATTATCCATAATAATGAATGTGTTAAAGCAAAAGACTTAATTATAGGTGCCACATATTTAACCAAGGATAATGAGAATTGGATTTATATGGGTAAATTTGATGTCTATGATAGATATGAAAATTGGAAAAATAAAGGTAAACATTTTTGGTTTTGGAAAGGTAGTTATTTTGAGCATTATAGGTCGATGCCAAAGAATAAATTTATCAAATGTATTGATGATAAGTGCAATGAAAAGTATGCAGACATTTTTGATAAATTGGAAGGAGAATCTGAGTATTCTCCATATGATAGTAGCAAAGACGAATATAAATACTTTACACTTGATGAATTTAAAAAAGACGATTACTGGGGAAGCATTCGTTTTATAAGCGAATATTATAGTGGGAATAAATATGTATTTGAGACTTATAAACGGGATGACAATTTATATATTATCTATAAAATACAAATGGAATATATGCATTACGGTCCATATGAAGAACGTGTTAAAGTAACTGACATATTTCCTATTACATCTAAAACGGTTAAGTCAAACCGATATCCATATAACGACATAGAAGAAAAACATATGATCCCTGTTACGATAGAACAAATTTTTGAAACAATGAAACCTATGTATATACAAAAGTATTTAGCAAATGGAAGAGAATATGAAAAGGAGTATACAATTTAATGAGTAAAAATGATGATAGAATTTTAGAATTAAAGAAACAGATTGAGGATAAGAGAAAAGCTATCTCTGAGAAGAAGATTAGATTTGTTCCTAAGACAAATTGTATTCTCAATATGGATGGAATGACTATCAACCTTAATGTATGTTCAGATGATGCATTAGTGTTGTTACTTATCAGACTTAATTCATATCTTATGTCGGCAGTTGACCTTGGAATGTCTGATTTTGAAATTTCAGGATACAGCGTAACGGCTTGGATTAAGGATATTAAAAGAAAGTTAGAAGTGTCCGGTCTAAAGAGAGAGGAAGCAGATTTAAAGAAGATGGAGAGTAAGTTGGATAAGCTGCTATCTGATGATAAGAAAACGGAACTTGAGATTGATGAGATTGCAAATTTATTGAAGTAGTATGGGAGAATAAATCAATGGAAGAATATATTAAGAGAATTGAACAAATTGCAGCAAAATGCACAGAAAGTCAGTCAGATGGATATTCACAGATTATGAGAATCTGTGATGCCATGAGAGAAGAACAGAGATATTGCTTAGGATATGTTTCTAAAGAGGAAATTAAATCTCCGCAATTTGATTAGTAATGAAACCGACATTTCTTTCAATAGAAGGAGAGAATAAACATTATGACAATTAAATTTATTAAAGATGTTGTCTTCAAAGATCAAAAAGAAGATAGTGTAAAGATTAAAAAAGGAAAGATTCTTACAGCAAGCGTTGTAACAAATGAAGATGGTAAGGAAGAGTACGAGGTTACGCATAAGAAAAATACATTCATGATTCCATCTTCTATGAAAGATGTAGTGTTTGTAGTTCTGTAGTTTGGTTGAAAGAAGAAGAGAATATATAGGTGATAATAAAAATTTGAAGGAGATGTTGCTATGTTTAAAGCACAACGAGGATTAAAAATTTGTTACAAAGTAGAAGATAAAATATTATCTCAACACTTTAAAACAATTGAAGATTTTTTACAAACAGAATTTCCAAAGAGTAATAATCCATTGTCACCTACTCTTGATACAGAGATTACAGAAATTAAATGGAACGGCAGTACTATTTCTATTCCCAATAAAATTCGCACAGTAAGAGATTTGACTGACTTGTTGAGCAAAGAAAATGTAGAAAACATTTTTATTTCAAATAGAGATGTTAGGCTGCATAAGATTAAACCAAAACATGATGATCTTATCAGAAAGTCCACATATTCCATAAAATATGTACACAGTAAGGTTAAAGATGTTTTGTTTGAAAAAGACAAGCGAAATGCAAAAGTTGATTTTGATGGAGATTTGATTAAAGGTAATAGTAAACGATATCAGACATTTTTTACAAAAGGCTGTAAATGCTCAGTTTGTGGAATTGAAGGACAATATTTTGCGAAAGAAAGGCATTTGCAGGATAAAAGTTATCATCTGAATTTGTATGCAGTTGATGATAATGGTGATGAAATATTAATGACAAAAGATCATATTTTACCACGTTCAAAAGGTGGGATTGATGATATTAGTAACTATCAAACAATGTGTAAGCCTTGTAATGAAGCAAAAGGTAACAAATTAGAAGATTAAATAAGAAAGGAAAAATAGAAAAGTTCCTATAGGATAAAGTGCGCACTACTTACTAAGGTAAGAGGAACTTGGAAAATAAAGAAAGAGCATTAGCACACGTAGAAAAGATTGAGTGGATTAAGCCGATAGAGGGAGCTGATAATATTGAACTTATTGGAGTTTTGGGGTGGGTTTGTGTAGCAAAGAAAGGTGAATTTCAGACTGGTGATTTAGCAGTTTATATTGAAATTGATAGCAAGTGTCCTGAAAATGATGAACGTTTCGAGTTTCTGGCAAACAAGAAATACAAAGTCAAGACGATGAAACTTGGAAAGTTTAAAGTAATTAGTCAAGGATTAGCACTTCCATTATCTTTATTTCCAGAACTAGATGGGAAAAATATTGGTGATGATGTCAGCAAAGATCTAAAAATTACATATTCTTCTGAAGAAGATGTCAAACGAAAAAGCAATTCTATTGATCACAATGCAAAATTCAAATCTATGGCAGCTCGCCATAAAAATCTCGCAAAGAAAAAATGGTTTAGATGGTTAATGAAACGTGAGTGGGGGAAGAAATTATTATTCTTCTTTCTTGGAAAGAAACGTGATAATCCAAAGGAGTTTCCAAAATGGATTGTTAAAACCGACGAAACGAGAATTGAAAATGCTCCTTTTTACTTGCAGAATAAAAACCCATGGATTAAGACAGAAAAATTAGATGGTACTTCCTGTACATTCGCTATAGACCGGAAGAAGAAAGGTAAGGATAAATTCGAATTTATTGTTTGTAGCAGAAATGTCAGACAAGCAGATAAAAATCAGGAATGCTATCACGACTCTAATATTTATTGGGAGCTTGCTGATAAATACGGTATTGAAAGCGTATTAACAAAATTGGCAATTGAGAATAATTATGATCGAGTTGTGCTACAGGGTGAAGGAGTCGGAGACGTACAGGGTAATCCATATAAATTTAAAGAGAATAGGTTATATGTATTTAATCTTATTATTGAAGGTAATCGTGTAGGGACGAAAGAGATGGCAGATTTTTGTGATGGTAATAATCTGTTACATGTGCCGATTATTTCTACAGAATATTATTTACCTAAAACAATGGAAGAAATGAAACTCGAAGCTGATGGATATAGTGAGATTAATCCAAAAGTTCGAAGAGAAGGATACGTCTATAGATCTCAGGACGGACAGCAGAGTTTTAAAAATGTCAGTCGAGAATATTTATTAAAACACAATGGATAGGAGAATTGAATGAATAAACCTACGCTTTGGGTTATGTGCGGGCTGAGTGGAAGCGGAAAATCTACCATTGCCACTCAGATTGTGGGAAATATAAAAATACTATTAATAACTATTATATTAAAGGAGAATCATGTACAACGAAGATTACAAGATAATAAAATTCGATGATGACATAATTGGAAAAACATTTGTTTCAAGAAATAATGGAAAGTTTACAGTTATTGGAGCAACAAATATTTTAAAAGGCACTCATAGAATGTATTTATGTAAATTTTTAAATACAAATTCAACGGGCTTATTCAGAAAAGATAAAATACTTTCGGGAGAAATAAAGGATAGATATGTTTTAAGCGTATGTGGAGTAGCTTGTATTGGAAATGCATCTTCTAAAAGCCCATTATATCCAAAGTGGCAAAAAATGATTAAACGTTGCTATGATATGAAATCAAAAGATTATAAGTATTATGGTGCATTAGGTATAACTGTATCCGAAAGATGGATGTGTTTTGAAAACTTTGAAAAAGATGTTGTTACAATTCCAGGTTATGATTATGAAAAAATGATTGACCATGAAATAGAACTTGATAAAGATTTATTAGGTAAAAGAATGTATTCTCTTGAAACAACAAGATGGCTACCAGTGAGTATAAATAAATACATGGGCAACCAGACTCAAATTTCTAATTTACCATATATAATTGCAGTAAGTCCAAATAATGAAAAAATAAGATTTCAAAGTATGAAAAATTTTGCAACTATACATAATTTACATCATTCTGCAATAGCTCGTTGTGTTCATGGAGAACAGACTTCACATAAAGGATGGACATTTTATTATGAATAAAGCAAAGCAGTGTTGGAAGGAAAGGTTTGGAGAATATAAGTATCAGATGCTTTTAAATTTTCATGAATGTGATAAGGCGAGATGAGATACATGAGATGTAATACAGATTTAGAAACTTGACTGCATGATTTTTCTGATAGAGTATATAGGATTTTGGAATACAGAAAACCTTAAGAATATACACCATACGAGATGGAGAGTAAGTAAAATGAAAGAATTGTTAGAGTATATGGACAGCATTAATGCTGATGGAATAGATTTCGTAGAATTAAGCTTTCCAATTAATGATAGAATTATTGCTTCATACACAAAAGAAGAATTTGCAAAATATGGAATCTTTTATAAAACAAATAGGAAGCATTGGAGAATAGTTAATGGGGAGAAACATTATTACTGTGGTGAGAATGAATCTGGATATGATATTTGGAAAAACATACATAGTCTAAAAAACGATATGAAGCTTGACGATATTAAATTAAGGATAAGCAATATTGGAGAGTATATGTAGAGAATAATTAGATATCAAACGGTTTATTATTTTTTTAACCGCTTTGTTATAAATGTTCTAAAACAAATAGAAAAGGAGTGTAAAATTGAAAGGACTAACAAACGAACAAGTAAAAATGAGTCGGGAAAAATATGGCTCAAACAAACTACCAGAACCAAAGCTTAAGAAATGGTATGAATTTGCGATTGAAAATATCTTTGGTGATAAAACGCTAATGCTGTTATTAGCATTATCTGCATATGAGATTTTCGCTGCAGTATTTGGATTGGCATCATTTTCAGAACCAATCATGGTGATTTTAGTTATTTCATTATGTACATATATTGGTGTAAAAATGGCGCTTGGTATTCAAAAATCAACACAAGAACTAAGAGCAAAGACATCAACTAGGTATTGTGATGTTATCAGAGATGGGCAAGTTCAGACAATCAACAAAGATAATTTAGTTGTTGGTGATGTGGTTTGTATTGGAACTGGACAGGAAATTTACGCGGATGGATATATTATTGAGGGTAAAATTTCTGTAAGCAATGCTGCTATCAACGGAGAAAGTAAAGAATGTCAGAAAATTCCAATTAATGATTATGTATACAAAAAATCAACATCCACCGATGATTTTACGAATCAAAATAGCTTATTTGCTGGAACAACGATTCTGTCTGGCGAAGGAAAGATGATCGTAGGCGAAGTTGGCGTAAACACCATAAATGGTGACACACTTGTAAAAATGCAGACACTTGAGCCACCTAAAACAGCACTTCAGATTGCGATCGATAAACTTTGTGATACAATTTCGAGATATGGAACGATTGCTGCAGTCGTCACGTTTATTGCACTGATGGTAACGGATATTGCGCATATTGGATTCAGAGAATATATCAATGGTGGTGTGCTAGAAGTTATCCAAAAGATTGCACAGAATATTTCGGTTGCTCTAACAATCATTGTGGCTGCTGTTCCAGAAGGACTTCCATTAATTATCAAGCTTGTTACAAAACAGAATGTCAAGACAATGGAACGATTCAATATTCTTGCAAAAAATCCAAACAAGATTCCAGAACTTGCATACGTAGATCTAATTTGTACTGACAAAACAGGAACTCTTACAACAGGAGTTATGACACCTACGACTGTTATTGATGGATATGGAAATGAAGTTGATCATGATACTAATCTTTGGGATTGCATCAAACAAAATATCTGTTTGAACAATAGTGCCACATATGATGCAGAGAATAATATCACAGGCGGAAACTCTATTGACAGAGCAATCTTAAAATACGTTGATTTTACTGAGTTTTTTAACATTCAGAAAAACAACAAAATTATTATGAAACAGGTATTTCAAAGTGAATATAAGTACTCTTCCTGTACGTCTGAGAGCGGAATCTCCTATTATAAAGGTGCACCAGAGAAACTTATCGAACATTGTTCTAAAATGCTAATTTCAGAGCCTGTAGCGTTTAATCAACAAGATAAAGAGAGACTTTTAAATGTTATCAAATCAATGACGAAAAAATCCATGCGTTGTATTGCATTGGCTATCGCCAATGGGAACATTGTTGAGAATACATTACCAGATGATATGGTATTTCTTGGAATCATTGGTGTTGTAGATCCTGTAAGAAAAGAAGTTCCACAGGCTGTACAGATTGCGCATGAAGCAGGTATTCAAGTTATTGAAATTACTGGTGATTGCCATGAGACTGCAGTAGCAGTAGCGACAGAAGCTTGTATTTATAAAGAAGGGGATCTTGCTCTTACAAATACACAGTTCGAGGCAATGTCTGATGATGAAATTAAGAAGATTATTCCAACTCTTAGAGTTATTTCCAGATGCTCTCCTAATACAAAACTTAGACTTGTAAGTCTTGCGCAGGAGCTTGGTAGATCTGTTGGAATGACGGGAGATGGGACAAATGATTCTCCTGCTTTAAAGAAAGCGGATGTAGGCTTTGGCATGGAAGCTGGCACAGATGTTGCAAAAGAAGCATCTGATATTATTCTAACAGACAATAACTTCGCAAGTATTATTAGAGGTGTGGAACTTGGTAGAACATTTATGCACGATATCATGATGTTTTTGGAGTTTCAGTTGCCAATTAACTTTTCACTTCTGGTTTTAAGTATTCTATTTCCTATTTTATCTGGCGGAGCATTACTAGCTTCCGTTCAGATTCTGATTATCAATATTATCATGGACTCACTTAATTCATTGTCATTTGGCGGCGAACCTCCGAAAGCTGAATATATGACAGAGAATCCAATTAAGAAGGGTTCTGGATTGTTTATTCGAGGTGCAAAGAAACGAATTACTATTAGTACAGTAACATTTATTGTACTATATGGAATTCTTATGTTTTCACCAGTATCAAAATTATTTACAACAGATGTCGAAGCTATGACTGCAAGATTTGCAATGCTTTGCATTATGTCTGTATGCAATGGATTTGGTATTCGTACAGAACATATTAATTTGCTCAATGGATTGAAAAACAATAAAACATTTGTATATATTGCAGCAGGTATTGTACTTGGAACTATTGCCTTATGTAATGTACTTGGTGGACTTATCCAGGCAACAGCAATGAATATGAGTCAGTGGATCGCAATCATTGGACTATCACTTACGGTAATCGTGGTTGATGTTATTCGAAAATTATTTATCAAAGGAGAGAATAAAAATCATGGGACTATTTGACAAACTTTTTGGGAAAAAGACTACAACAACAAATACTATGGCGGATAATACATCCGCTGTGGTACATGAAGAAAATGCAGCGCAGCCAGTTGTAATTGATATGTCTAAGTCAGCAGAAAATCTAAATAATGTGCTAATTAACATGTCGAAATCAAGCAAGATTGATATGACCAAGCATCAAGCAAGGGTTGCGCTCGCTATGGACTATTCTGGAAGTATGGGTAATCTTTTTAGAAACGGATCTGTACAAGATGTAATTACAAGACTTTTGCCAATCGCTCTTAAATTTGATGATGATGGTAAGTTAGAATCTTGGCTATTTTCAAATGATTTTGATTCTCTGAAACCAGTGACAATTGATAATTATAAGAACTATGTTCGAAAAATTATGATGAATTCTCGTATGAGCATGGGTGGAACTAATTACGCTCCAGTCTTGAAAGATATTGTTTCCTATTATAAGGACATTGAGCCAAGTACAATTCCAGCATTTATCATTTTTATTACAGATGGTGAAAATTGGGATACAGACGAAACAAATAAAATTGTGAAAGAGCTTTCTAATTACAATATGTTTGTACAGTTTGTTGGAATTGGCAATGAAAGCTTTAGTTATCTAAAATCTCTAGATAATATGAAGAGTAGAAAATGCGATAATACCGGATTTACTGCAGTAGAAAACATGAACAAAATGACAGATGAAGAATTGTATACAGAACTTCTAAGACAATATAAAGATTGGTTAAATAATAAATAATAGTAAAAAAGGAGAATACATAATTATGGCAAACGTAATTAATATGAGCAAAAATCAGAAAATTAGTATGACAAAAGAAGATGGAACTGCAATCAAAAACTTTTTCATTGGTGTGAATTGGGATCAGAATCGTTATGCAGGTGAATCAGATATTGATTTTGATATTAACGGATTTCTTACAAATTCAGATCGAAAAGTAGCTTATCCAAAAGATATTGTAAACTATAATACATATGGTGATGGTAGTGGATATCCGTGGGTAGAATATTCTGGAGACAATCTTACGGGCGATGATTCTCAAGGGATTACTTTTGACGGACATCATTATGATGAATATTTTATTATTCATGCAGATACATTTCCATCAGATAGAACAGACTTCACAATTTGCCTTACTATTTTCAGAGCTGTACAGAGACTACAGAATTTTGGAATGGTTAATAACGCAACTATGATGATCTGTGATTATGACAATCCGACAACAAAATGGGAATATGATCTTTCTGAAAATGAGAATTTTGAAAAACTGAACGCCGTTGAGATGGGTAGACTTTATAAATATGGTGATGGATTCAAATTCCAGGCTCTTGGATCTGGTTATATGGGTGGTATGACAGAACTATTCAAAAACTTTGGACTTGATATTGACGAAGGTAGGGATTAACTATGACAGTATTGATTATCGTAATTCTTGTAATTGCAGCAGTTGTATTTTTTACAACAACTAAAACGGGTAAGAGACTAAAAATGAGAGCATCAGGAACTGCAGATGAAATCATTGGCAATGATGCATCTACGTCAGATGGAGCAAAAGCCTATTATAATTCTATTATTTGGAAGAAGGAAGATACTTACGCAAAAACAAACTCTTTATATACCCAGGTCGAGGGTAAAATCCAGAATTATGAAACACAATTAAGACAGTTGCAGAAAGAGAATATGCAGATGGATCTTAGTGTTGCATCCTGTATTGATAGAAATGATGACGAAGGTGCAAAAGTATATCTTGCAAGACAGCAGGAAATCACGGACAAAATTGAAACGATTAAGACAACTCTAAAAGAATTAAAAGAGAATAGAGATGTACAGAAAGAAAATTTAACCGCTCTGCAGGAAGAAATTAAATCTTTAAAAGCAGAAAAGGATAAAGCAGTATTCACACTCGAGGCTGCAGAAACCGTAAAATCTTTACAATCTGCCACAAGCACTTCAAGTCAAGAAGAAGATAGAATGCTTGAAAAGGTTCGTGAAGGCGTTCAGAATACAAAAGAACAGGCTGACGGTACAAGAATCGCTTACGAGAATTCCATTGACGTTCAGATGAAGCGTCTGGATAAAAAGATGAAAGACGAAGAACTTCAGAAGAAATTAGATGCGCTAAAAGCAGCTAAGAAAAAATAATATATTTTACTCTGTATGGTGTAATAGCCATGCAGAGTATTAAATGAAATAACACTATACAACAAGAGAGAATATGGAGGTGTAAGGATGCGAAACTTAGATAGGTTGAGAATTATGCCGGTCGATGGATTAGCGGAATATTTAGTTACAAAGACACAAGATAAAGCAGGTATTCCAACTAATTATTTTATTTTTGAATCATCTTTTGTATGGGAGTCACCATCTGGACAGAAATTTATTTACAGATCTGATGCGATCAACGACTGTGTTAAATGGCTAAATGAAGAGATTGGAGAATAAGATCATGGGTAAGGATATTAACGAAATTCTAGATCAGCTTGTAAATAAAGAAAATCATACTTCATACATTGTCAAAAACGTTGAAGATGGATTGAAAAAACGTGACGAAGAAATTGCTCGACTGCGAGAAGAGAATAAAAGATTAATGGAAGAATCTTATAAAGACTCAGAACTGCAGATGATGAAAAGTAAATGCGAAGCTATGCAGGAAGATTTACGGAGAGGATTTCCGATTTCAGAAGATGAAAAATCAACAATTAATTTATGGATGGCTTCGCACGTTGTAAATAAACATAAAAGATTTAATTACAAAAACGGTCAATTCAAGTATGAATTTCAAGAATTTGCAGAAGTTGAAATTGGATCGGTTGTCTGTATTGAGTGTGGTGAGAGTTTTACTTTTAGACAGTATTAGAAGGAGAATGTACATATGAATGAATATTGGTTAATGTTATTTTTAACTTTAGTATTAGAAATTGTTGCGATTGCAGTTGTGTCTGTATTTGGAATGACATTTATCGCAAAATCATATGATAAAATTATTGCTTATGTTGAAAAACGATGGGGAGATGATGTAAGTTTTGGAGTATCATGCGGAATCATTTTGACTTTCTTGTTTATCACGTTAGCTGTGATTTTTTGTTAGAGAATAAATAATTGTCCAAGCATGAAAGACATAAAACTTATCATGTATCGCAATACAAGCCTCCACTTGTAATAAACTGATCACTTAAGCGATGGGTTTGGATCGGCATCCTCGTTAGAAAACGTCCTAAACGGATGAAGCAACTATCGCACACATGCTGGCGTGGCGGAATTGGTATACGCACTGGCTTCAAATACCAGGATCACAGATATGTGGGTTCGAGTCCCACCGTCAGTATTTAGCACCATGAAGTATGCAACTTTGTTTAGTTGGAAATAAAAGAATATCGCAACACAAAAATCGTATGTTTTGTGCAACTAAATGTAGCGAAAAGGTATTATGAAAGGCTAATCCATTGGAGGTCGTGCATGGCTTCGCTTTATGGTGCGACCAGGATCATTAGTTCAGTAGGTTAGAATGCCCAGCTCCTAACGGGAAGTCACTTGTTCGAGTCAAGTATGATCCATTTTCTTTTCTAAAAGAATATGATGAACGATTGTGTCATTTGACTTGATGAAAAACGATGATTTCAGAATGGAAGGAGAAGAAAAGATGTATAAAGAATTAAACAAAGATGAAAATTTTTCAAAGCCTTACCCTACATGGATAATTGCATATTGTCTCGATACAAATTCTTTTTTTGCAACAAATCAGAGACATTTCTTTTGGGAATACGATATTGAATTTTCATGTGAGAACGATGCAATAAGTTATTTTAAAACTCATTTAGATGAATTCTTGGAAATAAGAAATGGGATTTTGAGTTCAACTGGTGGTTGGAATACAAATAGTGATTTATATTTGGAGAACCTAAGAGAAAGTTTCAAAATATAATAAAAAGTTAATTTCATAAGTTTTAAAGAAAGGAAGTAGTTATGAAATTAGTGGATGAAGTTGTTTTGCATGGTGAAGATAATCGACCAGAATGCTGCAAAGTCCATGACAAATATTTTTTTACTTGCGATACATGTGAGTATGGAGAATACGATGAAGAGGAAGAAGATTCAGCGGCAATAGACTTTTACACTGGAATTGCGAACAGAGAATGGTATGACTTTGATAATATATGGAAGAAAAGTCCGTTAATTAAAAAAATCGTTGTTTGTGCAGAGAATAAGGAAGTAGCAAAAGAAAAACTAATACTTTCTGTTAATAGTATTAATGAAGAAATGAAAATGGCAGGTGAAAGATATGTATTAGACGAAAACTCAATCAAAAAAGCATATGGATTCATATCTATTACAAATACATTTTTAGAGGAATGAGAAAATAATCTCATGTGGAAGTACAAAAAAACAAAACAAGCCGAATCCTGTGCTGGTACACAAAATCCGACTTGCCACATTATAAAAAGTTATTGATTAAAAGGAGAAAATAAATAATAAACAGATTATTTTGGTAGCTTTTTCAAGAACGGGATATCCCGATGTTGTTTGGAAATCATGTTGGTAATACATTCCACTTTCTTATCTGATAATTCAGATGAGTACCTGCAAATCATATCGACTGCATGGTTTTTGGAATGATAATACATACCAACGGCGATTAGTCCAACAACTGCACATATAATTGTTGCTAATATGTACAATATTTACCTCCAATCTGAGATTTATTTTCTCATGTTTTATACGCACTACATAAGTAGTACTTCCGCATGAGTTATTTTATAAACCCAAGGCATAGCCGTGCAGTTGAGTCAGTATGCGGCGAACCAGGCTGCTATGACCTGTATGGGTATTATAGCAGAAAACCCAAATATTTCAAGAGTCAAAGGAGAATAAAAGAATGAAGCCAATTGTATTTTACGATTTCAAACCAGATAAGGATGATCCGAATAATAAGATCGTTATTAAGAAAACCGATCTTGAAGAGCTTTTGAATAAAACATATGAAGCTGGATATCAAGATGGACAGAAAGAATTAAGACAGACTCCCGTTTGGACGACAACGAAAAGAGATTTTGATATTGTTCCAACAATTATGACGACAGGTAATGAAAAATGGTAAAAATTATCGAAATAAATCTTTCAGTCAATGGAGAGAATAATATTAAGGATCATCAAGCAAGATTGGTATTAATTGACGATTGGAAAGATTACTGTCAAGAATATCAAAATTATAGTGGACGTCGTGTTTATTATAGTATTGCGAGTAGTATGCCTGGTGCAGATATTCCAGCAGATGCAAAAATAACAAATTTGCAGTTCGATGAACGTCATTTGTCATGTGACATTACAAATCGAGATCATTTTACTACAAAACGTCTTGTGTATAACATAGATGCAGTACCAGCACATCTATTAAATAATTAATCTAGGCTATTCAGCCGATAAATTCCAAATTTTCAAATATTTTCGAAAACAGAATAGATAAATTTTGAGGTGGCTAACAGCATACCTTGGGTTTGTGCGCCCTGAATCACTGTTTACATAGTTAAACATAGATTTAATTCTGTGTTCCGTCCATGTATTGGGCGTTAAAATAGATTGTTTTATTTAACAATAATATAAATTTTAATTTTAGGAGGACAAAAATTTTGGCTAAAACTAAAGAACCAAAAGCACTAAAAAAAGGAAAAGCATCTTTCAATTTAATCGGTAGAGTAAAACGTACCGATAAATCATTCAACCTCAATAATACATATGATTCTGGTTGGACAGATAACAGCATGTATATCGGCGTTGATTGCGGTAATGGCAATGTAATCTATTCAGAGATGAGAAGCGGATTTTTCCCTGACAATGAATCTACCATTAGAGCATACAGCAAAGATGATAAAGATGAAAATGGAAAGAGTAAATCTGTAGAGATTGCATGGGAAGATCGTCTTGATGAATCAATTCTCGATACTGTGGCGGACACATCTCTAATTACTGTTGGAGTTGAAAAAGATGTGCATGGTAAAACCGTTTATAAAAAATTTCTACAGGCGTATGACGCGGTAGAATACCTCGATGAATATCTAGAAGATAATGTTGTAGTAAATGTAAAAGGGAATATTGGATACAGCGAATATGATGGAAATGTTTCTGTAAAAAAAGATATCACTTCTATCGTTCTTTCTAAAGTAGAAGATGAAAACGATTTTAAAGCAACGTTTTCTCAGACAATTCTTATTGAGCCAAAATGTATTGGTAAAACACTGGAAGAAAAAGGAACAATTGAGCTAGATGCTTATGTTGTTGACTATGTTGGAAAACCAAAAGTTGACGGCAAAAAAGTGGAAGTTAAAAAGAATGTTGTATTTCCAAAAACATTCGAAATTGAAGTCAATGAAAATCCGGAAATCACTGCAAAAATGATTAAAAGATTTTTTGATCCTAAGAAAAAAGGACAAGTTAACGAAATCACTGTAGCAGGAAAACTTGTAGAAGGTGGAACTACAGTAACTATTACCAAGGATGATATTCCAGATGATATTAAAGAGTTGATCGAAATGGGTATCTATTCTGAGGACGAAGCAGTAAAGAAAATTGCCGTTGGTGGTGGTAATCGTGAAAGAAGAATGATTGTCGTTAAACCAGATATTGTTTATGTCGGACAAGGTGATGATAGAAAGCCTACAGTGGCTTTTGAAGAAGGAAAATATGAAGAAGATGATCTTATCTTCTATGAACAAGCACTTTTAGCTGCAGGAGATGGTAGTGAAGATACTGACTCTGACGCGGATTCGTCTGAAATGACAGATGAAGACGATGAACTGGTAAAAATGTTAGCAGATATGGCCTAAGTAAATAAAATGTCTTGCCAACTATAATGCTGGCAAGACACATAAAAATAAATATATATTTGGAGGATATTGAATGTTTAGAAAAGCAAAAGCAGCAAAAATCGGAGGAAAATTTCTAAGTTATGGAGAATCTGGATCTGGAAAATCAACATTCCAGCTTACATTCCCAAAAGTAGCATGTATTGATTCAGAGACAGGTATCGCCCATTATGAAGGAAAAGATATCACATTAAATAATGGTAAAACATATAATAATCTGGTTATGGTAGATAACACATCGGATCTTGATGAGTTAGAGAACGATCTTGATGATTTTATCAACGGAGAATACGATGGACAGATTGAGACATTATCCATTGACTCCGAAACAAAATTTTATAACACCATGCAGATTGGTGCAACAGAAGTTGAGGAAAGAAGAGCACGAAAAAAAGGTGGCGATGTTGATGATGCCGGTATCAGTGTAAAACAGTGGGGTCGTATCAAGATTATCAACATGAAGCTACAGCAGGCTAAAATCGACCTTTCTTCCAAAGGTACTCATGTTGTATCTGTGGCTCAGGAAATTGAACTCAAAGATGATGATGGAAAAAAAGTAATTGGATATAAACCAGATATGCATAAATCTGTAAAATTCGATTACGATACAATTCTTAGACATTATACTAAGAAAGAAAAAGATGGTAGCGTGTCATTTTGGGCAGAAGTTATTAAAGACAGAACGAACGTGACAAAAGTAGGTCAGCAGATCGAAAACCCATGCTTCGATATTTGGAAAGACTATTATGATTCTATGAATGGTCTGGAGACAAATACCACATCTTATAAGAACGATCTTAAAACTTCTACAGAATCTATGATTGATCAGGCAGACAAATCTGAAGCTCTCGCAGCGGAATTCAAAGATATTCTCAAAACATTCAAAGACAAAGATACACTACTCAAAGTAAATAAGCTCATGAAAGATAAAGGTGTATCTATTAAAGAGTTAGAAATGCAGACTCCTGAAGTACTTACTGAGTTAATTGACTTTGCAAAACTTCAGTTAGCGTAATACATAATTTCTCCGGTGGATTATCTCTGCCGGAGAAAATTTATAGGAGATCTATATGGCAAAGAAAAAAGAAGAAAAAAGTTCCTGGAACGAGTTATGCGATTATGTAAAAAGAGAAATCTTAGAGTATGACGAAAATATGAAATTTCCAAAATATCTTGCACTTAAATTGCAAGGCCTTAAAAAAGGTGAACATATTGCAAATAAAAACATTAGGGCATCTGCATCATATGATGATTTTACAATTTTGTGTGCGTTTAAATTAAACAAGAATAAGATTATAAAATATTTACATGATAACGAAACAAAAATCAATGGGGAAGATCATAGGATTAATCTTATTATAAAAATGATCGAACCGGAAATTAACGATGTTTATCTGAGACTTCAAAATACTAAAAAAGTACAAGATCGTGTAGCGGATAAGGACTTTGAAAATCAAGTATATGAAGGTGCAATGTATACGCCCAAAACAACAGAAGTATCAGAAAAGATGAAGAGTTTGTTTTAGGAGAATCAAATATTGGCAGAAAAGAAAAAACTAACTCCATACCAAGAAGAAAAACTAAAATGCGCCAAACAGGTTAAAGAATACAAAGTTGCTTGTGAAGCAAATATCGTTAGCATTTTTTATAAGAAACCTGAGTTAATGTATGATTACCAACTAAAATTGGAAGATTTTTCTGAAAATACTTGGAGAGTATATTGGCAAATCGCATACGATATCATTGTTAAAGAAAAGAAATCGGTTCTAGATGATATTACAGTTGGGTTATATCTAGAAAAGCATTCAAAATTAAAGCAAAAATATGATGAATATGGTGGATATGACACGATTGACAAAGCAACTGAGTATATTAAGACAAGCAATATTTCAGGATATGTAAACGAACTAAAAAAATGGGAAACGGTCATCAGAATGATTGCATCAGGGTTTCCTGTAACTGATCGTATCAAAGAATTTGTTGATATGTCCTTGGATGAAATATATAAAGAATACGATGCACTTCTCAATCATATCTTTATTAACGCTGAAGAAGATGTTATGTCTTATTCTTTATCAGATGGTATTTATGATCTCATTGAACAATTGAATGAAGGTATTGCAGTAGGATTACCATACGATAACATGCCAATACTAACAAAAGAGACGGGTGGACAGCTTCCAGGCAATATTACTTTAGTTGGTGGATTATCCAATATGGGTAAAACCACATTGACAAGAACAATGCTAATTCCAAGTGCTGTTAAATATGGTGAACGACTTGTTATTTTAGTTAACGAGGAAGGAAAAGCTAAGTGGCAGCGAGAACTTATTGTTTGGGTTGCAAATAATATTTACAAGACAGATCTGCAAAAATTTGTTGTTAGGGATGGAAAATTCTCTGACGAAGTTAAAGAACTTTTGTATAAGTGTGCAGATTGGATTGCAGAAAAATCAGAGAATAATATGTTAACTATTATTCCATTCGCGAGATATGAAACACAGAAAGCGATCAGAGTAATAAAAAAATATGCTAGTCTTGGTGTAAAGTATTTTATTCTTGACACATATAAAGCTGATGCCGGTAGTCGGTCTGATCGTATGTGGTTAGATATGCAACAGAACATGGTTGATATCTATGACACTGTAAAAGCAGAAGGTGGTAAAAACGTGCATATTACCATCACGTTTCAGTTGGCAAAATCATCTGCAAGACAAAGATTTTATAGTCAGGATAATATTGGTATGGCAAAATCAATCATTGATCCAGCAAGTACATGTCTAATGTTGCGTGATGTGTTTGAGGATGAATATACTGGTGAAAGGAATGCATTAAAAGTGTATAGGCTTGATGGTAAAAATAATAAATCTAAGATTCCAGTTAAATTGGATCATGATAAACATTATCAACTTATTTTCATTGTAAAAAATAGAGAAGGAGCTGCTAATAACATCCAAATTGTGTGCGAACATGATATGAGCAGAAATCTATTGAAAGAGGTTGGATTTACATCTGTTCCAGTTGATTTTTAATATTAAGTAAGGCGGTGAGTACAATTAATGCGGATAAATTAAAAGAATACATTATTGAAAATAATTGTGTAGAACAAATTTTAGAATCCTTAGATTGTCATTCAATAAAAGAATATCCAAAAGAATGGCGAGCCGCTTTACCAAATGGAACAAACAAAACAGCGGTATCTGTAAAGAAGGATACATTATCTATTGCAATTCGAAGTTCAGATCAAAATGCACATGGAGATATCTTTACGCTTGTTATGACGTTAAAAAATATGTCTTTTGGTCAAGCGAATAAATACATACATAGTATTTTAGGGTTAAAGTATTCTTTCAAAAGAAATGAGAAAGAGAATGTTACAAAAGACCCATTAGCTATTTTCAAAAAAGTAAAAAGAACAAAAAGAATAATCAATAAAGACGTTCCTCTATATGATGATTCATGTTTAAAAGAATATGTAAATTTGCCATATATTGGATGGGTACGAGAAGGTATTATGCCTGATACGTGCAAGCGTTTTAATATAGGTTATTCTTATGATAAACGTAGAATTATTATTCCTTGGAGAAAATGGGATGGTGATGAAAATGAGTATTTGGGGATTGTTGGAAGAACTACAGTCCCTAAATATGAATTATTGGATATCCCAAAATATTTTGGAATCATTCCATTTTCTAAAGGAATTAATATATATGGATTAAATGAAAATTATAAATATATTCAAGAAGCAGGTTATATTGTAGTATTTGAAGCTGAGAAATCAACATTGAAAAGAGCGTCAAGACTTGACAATACAGGATCTTCATTAGGGAATTGTGAAATTACAGATGAACAAGTTAGAATTCTAATCAGTCTAGATGTGGAAATAGTGATTGCTTTAGATGAAGGTATTGATATAAACCATATTCGAAAAGAATGCGAAAAATTTTATCCGATCCGGAAAGTAAGTTATATCTATGATAAATGGGATTTAATACCTAAAGGTAGTAAAAATTCGCCAGCAGATATGCCGAATAAAATTTATAATTTTTTATTTAAACACAGAACAGTATATGACGAAAAAGAAAGGAAATTATATAAAGATTGGCTAGAAAAACAAAGCAAGAATTAAATGAGTTATGCAAGACGCTCCATGTGGATACATTATGGTCTTGGTCTAGATATCATTGCTATAAGCAAGATACATATGAATATTTTCTAAAATATGTACTTCATGAGCCAGAAGATCGTACCAATAGTATTTACTGTGTTTCTGGCGGAAATGTACATGAAATTATTGAACAGCTATATACCGATCAGATCAAATATGAAGATATGGCAGAACTATATGAAGATAGTCTATTCACAATGAATTGTGCAGAGTTAAAGTATAATCGTAGCGATTCTGAGAAGAATGAAGCGATTGCTGATAAATATGAAAATTGTATTCGACATTTCTTTAAACATCATAATATGATCACGTCTCCTCATTTCGTAGAAAAATTCATTACAATTAAAATTTCTGACGATATTTACATGCAAGGATATATTGATATGCTTGTTGTTGAAAAATATTTTGATGAGAATAAAAAAGAAAAAGCAAAAGTACGAGTGTTAGATTGGAAAACTTCTACATTATATCGTGGAGAAAAAATCAATAAAGAATGTGGTCAGCTCGTTTTATATGCAGAGGGTATTCGCCAATTACTCAATATTCCACTTGAAAATATTGAGTGTGAATGGAATTTTCTCAAATATGTAACAGTTACAATTGAACAGAAGAATGGAAAGAAAAAAGATCGTTACATTGAGAGAAATTCAATTGGAGAAAGTCTGATCAATACCGCAAAGATGTGGTTAAAATATTTTGGTTATGAAGAAAATTTGGATGAATATGTTGATAAAATGGTTTTAGATAATGATGTGGAATGTCTGCCAGACGAAGTTAGAGAGAAGATCCAAATTCATGATTGTTATGTGCAGGTTCCATTGTCAGAAGAAAAGATTACAGATTTAAAAAATGACATCATTTCAACGATTCATGATATCCATAAAAAAGAGGAAGAGTATCGTGACACACATGATGAAAAAACTTTTTGGCAGGAGGTAACTGCTGCAGATGAGTTTAGGTTGGCAACTCTTTCAGGATATTCCAGGCAAAAACATAAACCATATGATTCGTATTTAAAACAGAAAGAATTGTTTCTAAATAAAGAAAATAATACAGAAGATGATGAACTGATAGATTTCATTAATAGCTTATAAGAGGTGGCTTAGTGGTAGCATTTAATCATATACATTTACATAGCATGGATTCTAATCCATATAGCGGATTGGAAGTAGATTCTGTTGTGCCATTTCAAAAATATATTGATCAAGCCGTAAAAGATGGGATGACTGCAATTGCTTTCACGGAACATGGTGCGGTGTTACACAATATTGCTAAACGTCAAGCTTGTGAAAAGGCTGGAATTAAATACATTAATGCAGAGGAGTTCTATGTAACTGAAACAATTGATGAAAATAATTTAGTGAGAGACAATTATCATTGTTGTTTATTTGCTAAAAATTATCAAGGTGTGCTAGAGTTGAATTATTTGTCTTCAATATCGTTTAATCGTAAAGACGGACATTTCTATTACAATCCACGAATTACATTAGATGAGCTTATTAATACTTCGGATAATATTTTAGTTAGCACTGCTTGTGTCGGTGGTATTTTGTGTAAAGGTACAAAAGATGCACAAGAAAAATTTTTAAAGTTTATTATTGAAAATAAACATAGATGCTGGTTGGAGATCCAGCCACACAATTTTGACTTACAAATTCGATATAACCAATATTTATATAGAATAGCAAATGAATATGGATTGAAACTTATTGCAACAAATGACGTTCATGCTCTAAATCAAGATTATGCTGATGGTCGTGCAATTATGCAGCAATCTAAAAAAGTTATTTTTCATGATGAGGATCAATGTGATCTTAATTGGAAAAATGGAGATGAAATGGTAGAAGCATTCAAAAAACAATGCTCATTACCAGATTTTGTATATATGGCTGCGATCCAAGAGACAGTGGATTTTGTCGATCAGATAGAATCATATGAACTTGATTATAGTAATAAATATCCACGATTATATAAAGACGCGAAAGGCGAATTTGTAAAACGTATTGTAGAAGGTGTAGAAAAAAGAGGCATAAACAAGCTTCCTAATTATAAGACGGAATACATTCCAAGAATTCAAGAGGAACTAAAAACATATGAACATAACGATGCAATTGATTTTATGTTGTTAGATTCTGATTATAAAAATTGGCTTTTAAAAAATAATATGCATTATGGCCCATCTCGTGGATCTGTTTCAGGTAGTGAAATAGCATATCTAATTAATTGTACAGATGTAGATTCTGTAAAGTACAATCTTAATTTTTCTCGATTTATGAATCCAGAGAGAATGTCACTTGCTGATGTTGATACAGATATTTATGCAGAGGACAGATATCGAGTAAGAGAATATCTTTTTAACCGCGAAGGATTATATTGTTGCAATATTCTTACATTCAATACGATTCAGTTAAAAGGGGCTATTAAGGATGTAGGTCGTGCGCTAGGTATGACACCAGAAGAAACTCAAACATTATCTGATTTGACACAAGTTGATGAAAAAGGGCATGATTTTATGCCAAAGGATATTAGAGAAAAATATCCGGAACTTTTCAAATATGTAGATATTGTTATCGGCACAACGACATCTTTGGGAAGACATGCTGCAGGTATTGTTTGTAGTCCAACAGATATTCGTTATGATTTTGGAACCTTATCAATTACTTCTGATCCGCGTCCCGTAAGTCAAATTGACATGCACGAAATAGACTCACTAAATTTTGTCAAGCTAGATTTATTAGGGCTAAATGCTATTGGCTTAATTGATGGTGCTTGTAAGCTTGCAGGAATTGATTTTTTGACACCGGATAAGATTAATTTCTCAGATGAGAATGTTATTAGTTCAATCGCTCAAGATACAACGTTAATTTTTCAGTTTGAAAGTGGGTTTGCAAGCGATTCGTTAAAAAGAACACTTAGTAAAGAAACGTTGGTGAATATTAAAGCACAGAATGATAATATTTCATATCTTGACATTATGGCTATGGTTAGTGGAGCAATTAGACCTGCCGGTGAATCTTATAGGGAACAGTTATTTGCTGGTGTTTACAACGATAACGGAAATGCTGCGTTGAATGAATTCTTAAAACCTACATTGGGATATTTAGTATATCAGGAACAAATCATTGATTTCTTACATGAATTCTGTGGATTTACGATGGGACAAGCAGATATTGTTCGAAGACACTTCGCAAAGAAGACTGGTACAGAAGCAGACATCCCTATTATCGAAAATGGCGGTTATATGCTTGATATTCATGGAGATAAAGATTCACGATATATAAAAGGTTTCATCGCTGTAGCACAAGAAAAATATGGGATGACAGAAGAAGAAGCAAGAAGCGCTATTAAATCATTCCTTGTTGTTATTGCTGATGCATCGAACTATCTCTTCTCTCGAAATCACTCGATTCCATACAGTATGATTGGTTTATTTATTGGTTGGTTGCGTTATTATCATAAAATTGAATTATTGACAGCAGCTCTAAATGTATATGTTGACAATAATGAAAAAATGTCAAACATCAAGGAGTATATTAAGTCACAAGGGATTAATATTGCTGGTATTAAATTTGGAAAATCAAAAGCACAATATTTTATGGATAAAAATGAGAATACGATTTATCAAGGAATTGGTTCAATTAAATATTGCAATAATCAAATTGCTGATGAACTTTATGAATTATCCAAAAATCAATACGATAGTTTTATCGACTTGCTTATAGATATTATTAACAAAACTTCCGTGGATGATCGACAGTTACATATTCTTACCACTCTTAATTTCTTTTCTGAATTTGGTAAAAATAAATATTTGCTTGAAATTATTGATCTGTATAATTCACTAGGTACTTGTAAAACATTTAAAAAAGATAAAATTGCAGCAATGGGAATTGATGAAAATATTGTACGAGAATGTGCAGAGAAGGAAACACCAAAACAATATAGTACGGTTAACAAAAGAAAACTTGTTAAAATGCTTATTGGAATGTTTGAAAACAAATCTTTGTCAGTTAAAGAGCAAATATTAAAAGAACAAGAATATCTCGGGAATATCACATACAAAAATCCAAGTGCTCCAGAGAATATGTTTTATGTAATAGAGTGTAAGTTCTACAAAGATAAAACAAAACCATATCTTCAACTTTATGATCTTAAAAACGGCGAATATTTAAAAACTAAAATCACATCTGGAAAATCTTTTATTGAAAATCCATTTGATACAAATAATGTAATTCATGTAAAAGAATTTGGAGAAAAAAATAAAATGAAAAAAATAAATGGATCATGGGTAAAAACGGATGAAACTGAAAAAATCGTAAAAAAATGGACGGTTTACTAAGGAGGATAATTTGAGTAATATTGTAGAATTTAAATGCGTCCCAGAACGATGTGTTTACAACTCTGAAAACTTTAAAATCTATGGCGTATCAATTAACCCATTTGATTATCCAGATATTAAAGTAAATAAATATAATAATGTCACTATTAAAGGAAACATTTCCGAATTAAATCTTGGTGTAGATTATTCTGTTAAGGCAAAGGAGGTATCCGATTCCTATGGAGTCGGATACGAAGTTTTAAATGTGAAACGAGAGAAGCCTACAACATTAGATGCGACAAAGAATTTCTTATACGAGATTTTAACACCAAATCAAACAGATACATTATTGGCGGTATATCCAGATATTGTTGACAGAGTTATTCATAATCGTTTGGATGATATTGATTTATCCAAAACAAAGGGTATTAAAGAATATACATTCAATGTCATTAAAAGAAAAATTATTGAAAATTTTAAGTTGGCAGATATTGTAGAAGAGTTTAAAGGATTATTTAACATGTCTGTTGTAAAAAAACTTTATGAAAAATATACATCTGTAGATAAAATCAAAGAAAAGCTTCGAGAAGAACCATATCAATGCTTGTGCAGGTTAGGTGGAATTGGATTCAAAACGGCTGATTCACTGCTTTTGACATTAGATAAAGAAGCAAAAAAATGTGCCGAAACAGGCGAAAAACCAATCTTGTATTTTGGATTCGATTTAGTAACATCTTACCAAAGGGCGAAAGCATGTGTTGATTTCATCTTAGATGAGAATGAAATATCTGGAAATACATATATGGACGTTGGGGAATTAAAAAGAAAGTTTGATGTCCTAGTTCCAGAAGCAAAAAATAATTTAGGAGTAATTCTAAAAGGCGATAATGATGTAATTTTTAATCGTGATCTCATGTGCGTATGTAGGGAAGAAACTTATGACACTGAGCAATATGTTGCGGATAGGATTAAAGAGGCTGTCCAAATTAATATAAAATGGGATTATGACCTGGAGCAATTTAAAGAACTGGATGGATTTACATTAACAGAGGAACAATGTAAAACATCAAAATATATGTGTGATCATAATATTGTGTTATTAGTCGGTTATGCTGGATCGGGAAAGAGCAGTTCTACACAAGCATTTGTAAATTTGCTTGATACATACCATAAATCATATATGTTATTAGCACCTACAGGAAGAGCTGCCAAAGTGCTAACTGGATATACAGGAAAAGAAGCTCAAACAATTCATAGAGGATTATGTTATATGCCACCAGGGAGATGGGAATATAATTCAGAAAATAAATTACCGCATGATGTAATTATTGTAGATGAATTTTCTATGGTTGATATTTTTCTGTTTAAGCATTTGGTTGAAGCAATTGATTTTTCACGCACAAAATTATTATTGATTGGAGACGATGCGCAGATCCCATCTGTAGGAGCAGGAAACGTACTTTACGATTTACTCAAATGGGAACATGTGCCAACAGTAACGTTGAATAAAATCTTCAGATACGGAGCAGGTGGTTTGTCAAGCGTGGCTACGGATATTCGTCAAGGCAAGGAATACTTAGATAAAACTAAAACAGGAATTCAAATTTTTGGAGATGATCAAGCATATGTATTTGTACCGTTAGATCAAACAAAGATAATTGATTATACAGTTAAACTGTACCAAACACTTTTGACCAAAGGATATTCATTAGAAGACATTGGTGTATTATCTTGTTACAACGTTGGCGATTATGGAACTATCGTTTTAAATCAGAAGCTTCAAGAAGTGATAAATGATACAACGGAATATATTAAGTTCGGAGAGAATGAATATCGCCTTAATGATATTGTTATGAATTATTCAAATGACTACAAGGCTGTACTATATTCAGAAGAGAATATTAGCAAGGATGATAAAGGACAAGAAAAAACATTTATTGCAAATGGTGAAGCAGGTATTGTAAAGCATGTAAACAAAGATAATATTGTTGTGGATTATGATGGTACCTTGATTTACTATGAAAAAGGACAGTTGAAAAATATTAAACTTGCCTATGCAATTAGTACGCATAAATCACAGGGAGGATCTTTTAAAGTTGTAATTATGCTTACACCTAAGAGCCATACATTTATGCTTAATTCGAATCTTCTATATGTTGGAGTAAGTAGAGCAAAAGAACGTTGCTATCACCTTGGAGAAATTCGAACAGTTAATATGGCTTTAAAGAAAAAAGAAAATTTTGATAGAAAAACTTTATTATTAACTCTATTAAATCAATAAGCATAGGAGGAGAATATATGTTTACAGCACAAGAAGCAAGAAATATATCGAACAAAGCATACAAAGAGCAAATAGATGCCGAATTAGCGTCTATTGTGCCTGAAATCGAGGCAGCAATGCGTAAGGGTGAGTACAGTTGTTGGATTTATGAAACTAACATTTCATCAGCCACAATTGCTTATCTGAAAGAACTAGGATACAAAATTACATCTTCAACACAGTATAATGAAACAGAATACAAGATTACGTGGTAGGAGAATGAAAATATGAAGTTAAGTGAAATAACGGAATACATTGCAGACAATTATCCAGAATCTAATATCGCATATAACAACGATGTCATAAAGGGATGCAGAGAAGAATGGTACGAAGAAAGTCTTATCGATCCACTGCTAGATTTTTACATGCACGAAGAATTAGGTCTATGCGGATGTGGAAAGCCAGAATTTACATATGAGACGATAAGAAGATATCTAAATATACGAAACGAATTTGTAATATCAAAAATTGATTATCAGGAGGTTATTGATAGATACAAAAATGATCTTTTACTTGATTATAATAACGACATTCAATATGGCCTATTACAATTCATGATGTATATTCTTGATGACAAAGATTTCACAGCACATGGGAGTAGTATTGGTGGATGCTGGTTAACTAAAAAAGGACAAAGATTATTGACAGTTTTGGAAGCATGGAGAGCAAGAGAAGATAAAGAATAATTTATATGAACCAGATGTCCTTGCAAATTATAAGGAAGTGATTATGTAATGTGCAGATATTGTAACTATGAATCTGATGATAATCAAATTTTTATCGATCCACTGATTAATGAATATTATTTGGATATCGAAACGATGATATGGGATAGTTATAATGAAGATTTTTTTCATGACAAAGAATATATCAATTATTGCCCATGGTGCGGAAGAGAACTGACGAAAGAATGAGATATCGTTATGGAAAAGAAAATTATTGACTATAGAAAAAGACATAGACGATGTAAATACTGTAAATATAATGTGCTTGTAATGCCAAAGGACATGTATACACCAGACTACTATGTATGCAAAGCGAAAGATAAAATTATAGAAGATTGGTTTGTCGAGTATTTACCAAGAATATTTTGTTCATGTTATGAATTAAAATAAATAATGTGTGGTGGCGGAATATGTAGACGCTAATGACAGATAGGTTGCTCTAACGGTTCAATTCCGTCGGCATCTGAAACAGTGAAATAGCTGATGATGCTGGGTCTGATTTGGTAGAAGGGAGTGAGTAGCTATGTATGGTGAAAATCCATACCCACATATTATAGAAAAATTGAAAGGAAGAAACTAAAAGATGAATAAAGAATTAGAAAATAAAGCATTAGAGATTATTCAGAAATTGCGAACATATAATCCTGTAGCAGGTGACGATCCAAGATGGTTTAAACAGTGTCTGGAAGATTTAGAAGATACAATTATTGATGATGTATTTTCGCCAAAAGAGCGCGAAAGATTGAAACGCATTGAAAATCGTAAAAAGCTTGGCACAAATATGGATAATACACTTTATGTTAATATGAATAAAAATGATATTCAAATTGCAGTTTCTGCACCACAAGCTGAAATCGTATATTCAAAATGGTGTTCTAAAACAGACGCTGCAGCAGAGATTATTATAGAAATGTGTTCCAGATATGGTGTAAAACAGATTTTCATTCAAGATGATCATTTTGGAACTAATCTTCTCGATCTACTTAGTCAAAAAGGGATGGATGATTCTATGGATATCGTCAAATTTAATTATAGGGAAGTATAAAGTATCTTAATTAAGTGTGTTCACATCTAGAGAAATTCATGAAAGATAATTAAGGAATCTTGATTTATTGAGGATCTGAAAAAATGGAGACAGTAGAAGATTATGAATAGAGAAATACTTTTTAGAGGGAAACGTGTCGATAATGGTGAATGGGTAGATGGATATTTGTTTGACGATGGTTATCAAAAACCTAGGCACGTTTTTGTCGGTGATTTGGTGATTGCCGAGTATAATGGAATGGCTTGTGACGAATGGGATATTGAAGGCATTGGGTTTTATGATGTTGACCCGAATACAGTTTGCCAGTACACAGGATTAACAGATAAGAATGGTAAGAAAATCTTCGAGGGAGATATATTAAGAGGATTTCAATATCCATTCTGCTATGATGGGGAATATAACTATTATGCAGAGATTATTTTTGCGAATTGTTCTTTTATGACTTACACGCATAAAAATCCATTGTCTTATGTTGTAGGAATATCTGATGGGAACACAGAGTTGATGGAATGCTGGGTAAGTGAGGATTGGGAAGTCATTGGCAATATTTATGACAATCCTGAACTGTTGGAAGATGAAAATGAAAAAACGTGAGATAACAAAGGAGGAGAAAAAGAATGATGAAATATAAAATTGGAGATAGAGTGAAAATCAGAAGTGACTTAACATTATCGGAACTGTATGACGGCTACAGCGTACTTGATGAAATGATAAAGAAAAATATTGCAACAATTACATTCGTTCATGATGATTACTATGAAATTAAAGAAGATGCTTTCTGCTGGACAGATGAAATGTTTGAAGGATTGGCAGAGGATGAATTGACAGCAGAAGAAGCAATCATTTTGTATAGTAAGATGTGCGGATCTCGGGTTTGCGAGAAGTGTAAATTGGACGAAGAAAACAATGAAACAGGATTTGCTTGCAGAAAATTCATGCGAGAACATCCTGACAAAGTAATTGAAGTTCTCAAAGACTACAAGAAGAAAGAAATAGAGACTGAAATTGTAGATCTTATTAAGATTATGAAAGAAGTGTGCGATGACGAAACATGTATATATGCTTATGAAATTGACGTAAATAAGGAAGATATTAACGAGAAAATGAAAGAGTTGGTAAAAAAGTATTCTAACGAACAAAACGGAAAAATTTACGCCAAATATGAGCGTATTTGTAGAGTAATACGAGCATGAAATCACTCTTTCATTTAGATTTAAGGAGAATAAATATATATGAATAAATTAATTTTGTTAGTATTTTGTCACTTAGTTGGTGATTATGTTTTACAAAATGACTTTATTGCAAAGAATAAAGGAAGTAATTGGTATCATTTGTTCGTACATTGTGCGTTGTATTGTTTGCCATTTTATCTTGCCTTTGGATTAACCTGGCAGCTTGGAGTTGTATTTTTGACGCACTGTATTATTGATCCACTAAAGGCGAGATATCAAAAAATATCATATGTAACTGACCAAATTTTGCATTATTTTGTATCACTCGTTTACTTTTTGTAAAAACAGAAACGAGGTGAGTAAAACTATGAAACCAGATAAATTTACAATTACAACTAAAAAATTAGATTTTATGAAACTAAATGAAAAGATTCACACTTATAAACTTGAGAACGGATATAAACCATATTTGTTTATGAATGAAGATACAATTGGCGAATTAGTAAACATAATAGGACTTTCTTGTGACGGATTAACAGGTGTTCAATCAAATGGTTTGTGCGGAACGTATTGTGGAATGAAAACTTTTTGTGATAATACAATGCAATTTGGCGATGTAGAAATGAGGTAAGAATGAAAAGAAATTTGAAAAGAATTTTATTTGCAGCAGGATTTCTTGTATGTGGATTTATTTTTGGGGCATGTGGAACTTCTGTCGAAGCAAAACAAGATAAACCATTAAAAATATGGTTTGAGAATCAGAATGGAAAGATGGAAACTTATCAGCTTGTAGACGAAGAGACAGGAGTAAATTATATTGTCGTGTCTGGTGAACTTTATCAGAAAGGGATTGGTACTGCAATAACTCCAAGATTAAAGGCTGATGGTAGTTTGTATATGAGCAAATAGCATGAAATATGTTTTTCAACTGGAGGTAAATAGCTATAAATAAATTTACAGAATTTCAACAACTAAAGATTCTTCCACGCGATAATCTCTCCAAACATGATTATATCAAACGGCATTTTTATCAAAATAAATTAACAAAAGAACTATATGACAGCGAAGAATTTTCGGATGATCAGCTCTTATATATTTTCAATAATAATACATTAAAAAGACTTGGGTTTCCTCTTAAGCGATGTGGCAAGAAAAGAAAAATGCAGAGGAAAAAACGTATTATTTGCAATCCGGTATTTTTCGATATCGTATACAAAACTATGGAAAAGGGTTGGGAGCAGTATACACTGGCAGGATTGATCGATCCTTCTAAAAATTTTGTTGATTGTAAAGATCTTCATTTGGGAGATAAAAATATGTTTGTAGGAGAAATAAATGGATAAAGAAGTTATTTGCGAAGTATTATCTCGTCTGATTGGTTATACGATGCCATGCGGAGATAAAGACGTAGATACAGTGCGTAGGATTAATAATTATAATCTTGTCTATGTTACAAAACAATGTGTTGAAACATTAATTGAGAATGCTGCTTATCAAAATGATATTGGTGAAGATTCTAGAAGTGCATTAGAAATGATTCATAATATGACTAAAGCAAAAGGGGGGGAATAAGCGTGTGAGTCAGATTATTACATATTTAAAGTGTGATCACTGTGGTAAAGAATATAAAGATACTTATGTCAGTTTTGGACATCCAGAGAAAGATCTTGTATGGAAATGGAAATGTGATGGCTGCAAACATGTTAATGAAAAACTAATTAAAGCTTGGCCACATAAAGAGATTGATTTTATAGCATTAAAAAACTTGGATTTAAATAAAGAGGAAAAATAGCACGAATGAAATTTCAAAAATATAATTACTTCTCAAACGCTTTAAACAAGACGTACAAAGTTACTTTCGAAGTTTATAAAGGATGTGAAGAAAATATTGTTGGAATATTATTAAATTATAATTCTGGTAATATTGATTTATACAACGAAGACAAAGGTGAGTTATATCACATTCCTTTTTCGGGATTAAAATGGCTTTTTCCAGTAAAAGAAAAGTATACAAAGGAGAATTAAGTTGGCAAAAATCTTATATAAGAAGAAAGTATATGAGTACAAAAAAGACTGTGTGGATGAGTTTGGAAAATACAATTGGTATTTTAATATCTATATATGTTTTTCAAAAGTTGGTGTAACATGGCAAATTAATACTTCTGATATGACTGTCAATGACAACAAACTTAAACATTGTTTAAATTCTGTTTTGGAACATTTAGAAGAAGATAATCCAAGATATTACAGATTAAAAGATAAAATATATAGTAAGAATTTAGCAAGTAAATTGTGGTGATAAAAATGGGTAGAAATTTTGGAGGTGAAAATATTGGCGGTAAGCAATGATTCTTATTATAAACCAGATGAAGCCTTGCATGAATTACAGATGCAGGAAACTATTATGAAAGCATTAGTTGATGTACAAGTAGTATTGCGAATTCTGGTGGATAAAGAAATTGTAACTCGTGAAGAGGTACAAAAATATAGAAATGAAGTAAGTAGTAGTCCAAAGTATAAGCTTGTACTAGATGATATTCAGAGACAGAAAAGAGGATTCCAGGCTGCAAAAGATAATCCACAAGAATATCTGAAAGCTATCTTAAATGCAAAGATAAATGGAGATATCAAATAATGTTTATCTGATTATAGGGTACACCATATTTAATTATTGTAATTACAATCTTTGATGTGAGGTAATTAAAATGAAATTTTATGTACAATATTTTCCAATCACAAAATCATTTGGATATATAGCAAATGTAGATAATATTTCGTTGGATTCGTTTTGTGAGCATGTAAGAGTTTCAGACGAATTTTGTCAATCAATTGTTATGTCTGTATTTGCTAATTCAATTCGTGATGTAGAAAATGATGTTAATAATTATTTTAAAACAATTTCTTAGAGCGTTTCTGCTCAAAAATTCCAATTGGAACAAGAGAATAATATATTAGATGGTTGCAAACATCTAGTTATGAAATTGAATTTTCATTATATTAAAGAAAGGAGTGTGAGATTTGTGCGCACATTAAAGAATTCTTTACTCTTAGTAGTTACTATTGAAATACATGGGATCAAAATCTCGAATATCGAAATATATAATTCCGATTATTCAACAGAGAATAAAAGATTATGATATAAAAACGTACATAGAACCGTTCTGTGGTGGATGTAATATTATTGATAAGATTCAATGTGATACAAAGATTGCATCTGATAATCATAAATATCTTATAGAAATGTTCAAGAATCTAAATCAGATTCAAATACTTCCAGAGTTTATTACAAAAGAACACTATTCAAATGTAAGAGAATGTTTTAATAAAGGTTTAACTACCTATCCATATTGGTATATTGGAGCTATTGGTTTTCTTGCAAGCTACAATGGACGTTTCTTTGATGGCGGATACTCTGGTATTGTGCATACAAAAGCCGGAACTGAAAGAAATTATTATGATGAAGCAAGAAGAAATTTATTAGAGCAAATTCCACAATTAAAAAACATTCAATTCCAATGCGGAGATTATGAAGAATTGTATTCCGATAAAATTGATTGTCTGTTGTACTGTGATATTCCATATTACGGAGTAAAACAATATGGTACAAGCAAAAACTTTGATTATGATAGATTTTGGAATTGGGCTGAAAAAATGAGCGAAAAGAATATTGTTCTGGTTAGTGAACATAAAGCACCTTTAGGATGGGATTGTATTTGGAAACAAGAAGTAGAAAGAACAATTGATAATAACAAGCGTGTAAAAGCAGTAGAAAAATTATTTGAGATAAGAGAATAAGAGAATGAGAAATATGAAATGTGATAATAAGTGTAAAAACTGTATGAAAGACGCACCATACAAATTTTGTTGCAAGTTTGAATGCGGTCAACATGAATTTTGTAAATTGTGTAAATATAACAGCAATAAGTAATAAAATACATTAGTCTTGATCAAACTAATGAACCACTAATGCGGTGAAAAGAACTGAAAGCCTGAGATGGTGAAAAGGTAAAGGTGAAGGCTGTTGATAACACTTCAGTCAACCTATGAGTGTATGAGTTGAACCTGTGCATTCAGAATATAATACTCAGGAACAAACCGCAACCCTCACGCAGTCAGGGACAAGGATGCTCTCATGAAGTACGGAAATGAACGTGCTTCTAATTATGAAATTTTGGTTTCATTTATCTTTACTATTATAATCAAAATAAGGTAATACATTGAGGAATCGACTATGGAAGAAATTATTGAAAAATTAAAAGAATGGGTCAATAAAAACTATGATCCATATGCATGTGGATTTACACCACAGCGTTCAGAAGGAAATTATTATGATTGTTTCTTTGATGGAGAATCTTGTGGTACATCGTATGCTGCATATGAAGTAGGACAAATCTTAGGTTTGGAGCTTGCTCCACCAGAAGATGACGGAGAGAATAATGAATATTAATTATTGCATGAATGAGCGTGTATGTGGTGGAATTACCATGGTAGACCCAAAATCAAAGAAAAAAATATGTTTCTTTAATGACATACAAGAGATTAATATGACACGAAATACAGTCGAACAATGTCATGATTATATAAGGTATAAACCAATCATTACAAAAGATGAAAGAACTTTTTCGTTTTCAGCAAATACATCAAAGATCAATCCAGCAATTCTTAGCGCTGATCTTTCTAAGACGCCAGATCAAGTTAATATTTTGTATGTCAAGAAAATCCAAGCAAGAAAACATCATAAGAAGAGAATTAATAAAAAATGGCTTAAACGTTATGGGTATAAAGAGCAGTTTTTCAATTTAGGACGATGGGATTGTAAATCAACTGATCAATTTGGTGAAGAATATAAATTTACAAGAAAGGTAATAGATGATGCTAATTCCGACAGTACCAGCAAAAGAATTTGAAAAATTCGGATTTAAAAAATGTAAAGGAATGCCAAAAGATACAGAGTGTTATTATCTTTGTGTAGCACGATGGTCTAAGATGCTATTTGTTAGTAATATATATTTTGGAGTAAATGATTGGATAAAGGACGATCCAAGAATCCACAAAAATGCCAATTGCAGATATAGCGATAAAAGAGATTATCTTGATATTGTTTATGAATTAATTAAAAAAGGTATGTTAAAAAGCAGTTTTGAAAAAGGGTGAAATCTATGAAAAACGATGAGTATAATTTAAGTCATGTTTATGATGAAGCAATTAGATTACATATGGAATATCTCCCACATATGCGAGTAGGTGAATTTTGGTGGAATTTCAAAATGTGGTGCAGCTTTAAGGAACCAGATTTATTCTATGTAGAAGATGATCAAATTTTAGAATATATGGAAGAATCTTGTAAAGAGGAGAGTGAGAAATGGATAAGATCAAACGAATGAAAGAGCTAATTCATGATCTGAATAAGGCGTCAAAAGCATATTATACTGGAGAACCTATTATGTCAGATTATGATTGGGATCGGAAATATGAAGAACTATCTCAGTTAGAAAAAGAATTAGATATTGTTTTGAATGATAGTCCTACTCTGCATGTTGGATATAAAGTATCCAAAGAATTAAAAGAAGTACGTCATAATCATTCTATGCTTTCTCTTGATAAAACAAAAAATGTAAATGAGCTAAAACAATTTGCAGGAAATAAAAATTGTTTTCTGTCTGTCAAATGTGATGGCTTAACTCTATCATTATACTATAAAAACGGTAAATTAATTGCAGCAGAAACCAGAGGTGACGGCGAAAATGGTATATCTGTATTAGAGAATGCACTAACGATTCGAAACATTCCACAGACGATCCCATACAAAGATGAATTGATTATTGATGGTGAAACTATCATTGGATGGGAAACATTTCGACAAATTAATGAAGAGCTTCCTGCAGATAAAAAATATAAACATCCAAGAAATTTAGTTTCTGGATCATTGCAGCTGCTAGATAGTTATGAAGCGTCTAAACGTAATATGAGATTTATTGCATGGCGTGTTATTAAAGGATTTTATCATAAATCAGTATCTTTGGACTTAAAAGAAGCTGAACGAAATGGTTTTGAAGTAGTTCCGATGATTACATATTCAAATAATACCGAAAATAATCTATCAAAACAGCTCGAACAACTTCGTACGATGGCAGATGAACACAATATTCCATATGATGGAGCAGTTATGGCAGTCGATGATTATAACGCTGCAGAGGCAATGGGAAGAACAGACAAATTCTTTCGACATTCTATGGCTTATAAGTATGAAGACGAGCTATTTGAAACAGTGTTAAGAGACATTGAATGGAATACTTCCAAAACAGGCCTGATTAATCCTGTAGCAATTTTTGATCCTGTAGATATGAATGGAGCAGTTACAACCAGGGCAACACTTCATAATATTACATATATTAAAGATATGATGCTTGGAATCGGAGATCGTATTAGAGTATATCGTTCTAATATGGTTATTCCAAAAGTACACGACAGTATTGACAAGAGTGGTAAGTTTGATATTCCTGATAAATGTCCAGTATGCGGCGAACCAACCAAAATCATTAAAGAAAACGATTCAGAAGTCCTATGGTGTATAAATCCTGAATGCAAGGGTAAACTTCTTGGTAAACTAACTCATGCAGTCAGTAGAAATGCTCTAAATATTGATGGTTTATCTGAAGCAACAATTCAAAAATTCACTTCTTTAGGATGGTTAAATTCTATCCAAGATATCTATTATCTAAATACACATGAAAAACAAATGAAAACTCTTGATGGGTTTGGTTCGAAATCAGTTTCTAAATTATTCCAATCAATTGAAAAAAGTAGAAATACAACGTTAGATCGGTTCCTTTATGCGCTCTCAATTCCACTTGTTGGCAAAACAGCAAGCAAAGCTATTGCCGAGGCGGAAGATTATCAATTCGAATCTTTTATGCGTGATATGACGCATCCAGGAGCAAAATTCTTCTCTCATATTCCTGGCATTGGCGATTCTATTATTAACTCACTCGATGAGTATTTTAATAGAGAATGTAGTAATGTATGGGAGCTTGGCAAGGAATTCACCTTTGAAACACCAAAGAAAGTATTTCTCAGTATAAACAGTGGAAAAGATTTGACGGGGCAAACGTTTATAATTACCGGCAGTTTGAAACATTTCGAAAATCGAGATGCATTTAAAGAGAAAATTGAATCATTGGGTGGGAAGGTATCTGGTTCAATATCGAAGAAGGTTACTGCATTGATCAATAATGATGTTAATTCTACGTCAAGTAAAAATACAAAAGCAAAGAGCATTGGTGTAAAAATTATGAGTGAAGATGAATTCCTAGAATACATCAGCTAAGAAAGAAGGTGAAAAATATGAATGATCACAAAATTAAAATCTGTCTTAAAACAGTAAACAATGCAAGTTTATTCGTAGCTAAATGTGGAGAATATAAAGATTGGGACATCAATTATATTCACGGAAGACTTGTTCTTGATGCCAAATCTCTGATGGGTGTACTAAGCGTTGCGATTGACGCACCTGCGTATGTAGAGATTTTAACAGATGATGAAAAAGTTCTTGATAAGTTTAAAAATGATATGACATTATGGGAGGTATAAAAATGGGAACAATTACAATTTTACCAGAAACACCAAAAGATCCACTTGCACTAATTGGCAGAAGGGCTGGAATCTGCTGGAACGCTGATATTATCAATGAAGAAAAAAATATCAAACGAGGCATTGACTGTATTAAATCAGGACATGGAAGAACACTTGAATTTGTAGATGTTCATATGATTATTGATGGATTTTCTGCGAGGGTTATGCGCGAATATTATCGTCATGTCGGCGGTATGACACCATATTTACAGGCATCTACTAGATATATCAATTATAAAGACTTTGATATTATTGTACCAAAATCAGTCAAAAAAGATACAGATGCTTTGGTTGAATTTAACGCAACTACTCGTCAGCTTAGAGATTCACTCATCAAGCTTCAAAATATGGGGGTACCAAATGAGGATGCAGCAAATCTTCTTCCACTTGGTATGACGACAAAATGTGTAGAAAAACGTAATCTCAGAAATCTGATGGATATGAGCCATGTAAGAAAATGTAGTCGTGCATATTGGGAATTTAGACAAGAACTATTTCCTGCTATTGAGAATGCATTAAAAGATTATTCTGAACAATGGGTATGGATTGTGGATGAACTATTTAAGCCAAAATGTGAAGTGATGGGATATTGCGATGAAACAAAATCATGTGGAAGAAAACCAAAACGAGAGGAGTGATTCCTTTTGCACACACTATATTGTATCCTTGGTAGAACTTCTTCTGGCAAATCCTCTATTGCCAAAGAAACTGCTAAGAAATTAAATATGACGGTTCTTAAATCTTATACAACCAGATCTATGCGACCAGGCGAAACAGTTGATAATTCAGATCATATTTTTATTTCACCTGATGACGTTGAAAAATATAAACCAAACATGGTGGCATATACCGATCGAGTCGGATATTGCAGTTTTGCAACAAAAGAGCAAATCTTAAATTCTAATTTCTATATCATTGATCCAGTCGGATTATATACACTTAAACTCAAAACAAGAGATATAGATGTCCGTCTAGTATCTATCTATATTACAACTCCATATACAACTGCAGAAGAACGTGCAAAGAAACGTGGTGACTATGATTCATGGAAACAGAACTATGCTGCGGAAAATGATTCGTTTAGCAATTTTGAAAAATCTAATCTAATTGATTATCGTATTCTCAATGACAGATCATTGGAAGCTTCTGTAGAAAAAATGATAAACATTATTCGAAAGGATTGGAATAAAAACAATGTATAGACCAGATATTAAAACGATCTATATTGACTTCGATAATACGCTAGTGGACACGATCAAAACGATTGTGTCCCTATACAACGAAGACTTTGAATATTATAAGAAATTCCATCATGTTAATTGGTGGGAGATTAACTCATATGATTTTAAAGAATTAACCTGTACATCTAAGGAATACATTAATACATACTTTAACACACCACGATTCTTTTATGAGCTGGAATTTATGCCAGATGCACATGAAATTATTGATGAACTTGGAAAAGTATATCAAGTAAAAATTGTTAGCATGGGTTACTCTCCAAACTTAAAACAAAAAGAAAAGTGGATTAATCAGTATCTTTTCTATCCAGAATTTATTGGTGTAAATATGAAAAAATACAAAGATAAATCACACATTGACATGAGTGACGGCATTCTTATAGACGATTCTGTACACATGTTAAAAACAAGCAATGCCAAAGAAAAGTATTGTTTTGGAGACATTTATAGTTGGAACAAAAATTGGGCTGGAAAGAGGTTAATGAATTGGACGGATATTGCACATTTACTATTATGAAAGGGAGAAAATTAGACATTGTATATTGGAACAAGCGGCGAGCTATGCCGTACACTAAAACAAATGGGAGATGATTTTATTACTGTGGAAATCGAAGGACAAGACGGAGAATATATCATTGAAGCTGTAACAAGACAATCAAATTACAGTGAATCACCTTGCAGTCACATTTGCATTAAATGTAGAGATGGCGGTCAAGGATATATCAAGCGCTAAAGGAGAAATTTGTTATGAATGTATTGAGTTTTCTTATCGGAATGGTGATAGGCAGTGGTGTTGGAATTTTGGTCACATCATTATGCATAGCATTAAAAATGACGGATGAACAATCAGCACAAGACTGTGATGGTATTCATTGTAGATACGCGAAAGAAGAGGAGGTAGAGAAATGAAGGTAGTAAAACGTGATGGGCGAAGTGTTGTTTTTGATAGAGATAAGATCAAAAATGCAGTATTAAAAGCATTTGAAGAAGTTGATGGTGAAATTACACAAGAATCCAAAAACAAATCTTCTGATATCGCTTCGTATATTGCCAATCAAGAAAAAGAAGAACTCTCTGTAGAAGAAATTCAGGATATGGTTGAAGAAAAACTTATGCAGAGTCGTCGAAAAGATGTAGCAAAAGCTTTCATTTTATATCGAAATGACCGTACAAGAATTCGTGAGAATAAAACACAATTAATGAAAGATATCACGGAAAAACTTATGGCAACAAACGTCCAAAACCAAAATGCAAATATCGATGAAAAATCTTTTGGTGGAAGAGTTGGTGAAGCCAGCGATGTTGTGTTAAAGAAATATGCACTAGACAATTGTATGTCCAAGATGGCACGAGAAAATCATTTAAATAATGAGGTTTATATCCACGATTTAAATTCTTATGCAACTGGAATGCACAACTGTTTAAGTATTCCGTTTGATAAATTATTAAAAAATGGATTTAATACTCGCCAAACAGATGTAAGACCAGCGCAATCAATTAATACGGCATTTCAACTTTTGGCTGTTATTTTTCAGCTACAAAGTCTACAAGAGTTTGGAGGAGTATCATCTACTCATTTAGATTGGACAATGGTTCCATACGTAAGGAAAAGTTTTTATAAACATTATGTAGATGGCCTTAGATACGTTGAAGCAAAAGATGAGCAGTATATTCAACAATATGTCTATGATATTATTAATGACCATGAATGCTTTACAGAAGAACAATCTATTGATTCAAACTGGTGGAAAGAAAATAATAAAGCATATACATACGCTCTTGACATGACCAAGAAAGAAGTTTATCAGGCAGCAGAAGGTATGTATCATAATTTAAATACATTACAAAGTAGATCAGGAAATCAGTTACCATTTACGTCAATTAATTACGGAACATGTACTGAGCCTGAAGGACGTATGGTGACAAAAGCTATTCTCGATGTGTCTATCAAAGGAATTGGTAAGTTACATAAGACGTCTATTTTCCCATGTGGGATTTTTCAATGTATGAAAGGTGTAAACCGTAAACCAGGCGATCCTAATTATGATTTATTCCAACTTGCACTTAAATCGACAGCAAAGCGTTTATATCCAAACTATGCTAATGTTGATTGGTCTGGTAACGCTGGATATGATGTAAATGATCCAAAAACATATTTTTCAACAATGGGATGTCGTACTGCTAATGGATGGGACATTAATGGAATGGGACAAACTAAAGATGGAAGAGGAAATATTTGTCCTGTAACAATTATTTTGCCAACACTAGCAATGGAAGCAATTGATTTAGTATGGGATAAGATTCCAGAAGAATCTAAAAATTTTATTACTGTATCAAAATATGATTGGTGTAAAAATGAAATTGTAGTAGAAGAATTTATGAGTATTCTTGATAGAAAAATTCATGAAGCAAAAGATATGCTACTTGAAAGATTTGAATGGATTTGTTCACAATCACCAGATTCTGCTAAATTTATGTACGAAAATGGCGTAATGGAAGGTTATATTCCAGAAGAAGGTATTCGATCAGCATTAAAACATGGAACTTTAGCAGTCGGACAATTAGGACTTGCTGAAGCACTTCAAATTTTAATCGGTCGCAATCAGACTACAAGTAGAGGCATGGAACTTGCGAAAAGAATTGAATCGCTATTTAAAACGAGATGCAATGAATTTAAACAGCAATATAAGCTTAATTTTGGCGTATATTTCTCCCCATCAGAAAATTTATGTCACACCGCACTGAAGAAATTCAAGGACAAATATGGTGTTATTAAAAATGTTTCTGATAAAGAGTTCTTTACAAATTCAATGCATGTTCCAGTATGGGAAAAAGTAAATCCATTTGAGAAAATTGATATTGAATCTCAATTAACAGGATACAGCTCTGCAGGTTGTATTACATATGTCGAACTCGAATCTACAGTAGACCATAATCTTGAAGCATTGGAAGATATCGTAAATTACGCAATGGATCATGATATTCCGTATTTTGCAGTTAATGTTCCAAATGATATGTGTACAAACTGCGGGCATACAGGAGAAATTGGAAATGAATGCCCTGTATGCGGTTGTACAAATATTCGAAGATTAAGAAGAGTAACAGGCTATCTCACAGGAGACTACAAGACTGCATTCAATATCGGGAAACAGCAAGAAGTAGAGTTAAGAACTAAACATTCAGGTACAAAAAAGGAGCTTTAACTTATGAATTATGCAGAAGTTTTAGATTGTGATGTTGTAAATGGTAAACAAGTTGGAATTTCATTTTTCGCACAGGGGTGTCCATCACCCCATTGCGAAGGATGCTTTAATTCTATAGCTTGGGATTTTTCTGGCGGAAAAGAGTTTGGTGAAAAACAAATCGAACATTTTCTTTCATTGGCAGGAAGAGAATATATTAAACGTATCAGTATTCTTGGCGGTGAACCACTTTGTCAACAAAATGTGAATGATATTATGACACTTGCAAAAAAATGTAAAGAAGCATATCCTGATAAGCAAATTTGGCTATGGACAGGATATTCGTTTAAGGACGTTTCTAATTATCCAATCTTAAAATATCTCGATTACATAATCGATGGAAAATTTCTTAAAGATCAAAAAGATCTTTCTATCGCGTTTCGCGGAAGCAAAAATCAAAAAATCTGGGAAAAACAAAATGATGGAACATGGCAAGATAGAACGGAGGAATTCCTATAACAAATGACACAACAACTACATAAAAACGACATTTTATACTACGCCAGAATTATGCCAACATTAGGCTTATACGATGTATACGATCTTAAAATTCGTACTATTGATGAAGAAAACAGATGGTTCTGTGGCATGGAAAAACGTACTAAAATAGCATATCTTTTCAGCTATGATAATATTGGCAAGACGATTTTCTTTGATCGAAAAGAAGCTCTTAAAGTAGTTAAACAAGCTGAAAAGAATAAAATCTCAGTTAGCAGCGAAACACTTTATGAAGAATATTAGGAGGTGATATTACGCCAAGTCCACTAATGAAATACAAAGGTACATATCGTCTTATGGCGAATCTAGATCATGATACCAATGATTTTCCACGAGACGATAAAGGAAATCTTGATACAGATGATATCTATATCAAGTGTCAATATGGTAATCAAATATATTACTATGGCAGAAATGACCTTGTTGCATACATTCCATCAATTGGAAGAGGTCATAACATTCTCAGAACAATTGCGTTAGATAAACTTCAAATTGAAGATAAAATACCATACGAAGAACTTTTTCCTCAACTATTATCCGAAGGAACAGTAAAACATATCATGGAAAATGATGAAGAAATTGAATTTCATTTTCATCCAAAAGACCTTTCTTATATTGCAACACTTCTGAAGGCATCCACATATGGAGCAGATATTTCACCATTCTCAACCAGGAATCTCCCAAAGCAAAAATATGAAATACCAGAATCTGATCTTGAACAGTATAAACAGGTTGTAAAAGATGTCCCAAAAGATAAATTTCTTATTATATCTCGTGCTACATCCAACTACATCTTTGAGCGTATGCAGAAAATGAAACAATATAAGCCTGAGCCAATTAAAAAACTGATGCGTAAAAAGATGCTTAAGGGTAAGGAATTTATCCATTCTGAGGAACAATGGGATGATTTCCTCAAGTATCTAAGTAAGGAGGTATCTATATGCTTGACTTAAACAATTATCAATTAGTAGCGGATCTCTCCAATAGTAAGCTCAGAAAAAATGGATTTTCCTTTGGCTGTTATAGAAGAAATGTATATAAAGATACGATTGAGTTTCGTCTATATATTGATCTTGAGGAACAGGATGTATTCTATCAAGTGTTCGACTCAGACCATAATCAGCTTTATGTTCCTTATTACAACAGAGAATATGGTAATAACAAGATCGTAAAAGAGATTGATAGAAAAATTAATCGTATCATAAAAACTATGATGAACCAAAAAATCCTAAAGAAAACAAAAGAAGAGGAGAAAAATACTATGGATACAGAAACAATTAAAATTAAATACTTTGCAGATATCGAACCAATCGTACCTATTCAAAATGGTGATTGGATTGACCTAAGAGCTGCAGAAGACGTACATCTCAAAAAAGGTGAATTTAGACTTATTTCTCTTGGCGTTGGAATGAAACTTCCTGATGGATATGAAGCGCACATTGCACCTAGAAGCAGTACATATAAGAATTTTAAGATTATGCAATGTAACTCGATTGGGATCGTTGATAACTCTTACAGTGGGCCACAGGACTGTTGGAAATATCCAGCAATTGCTATGGAAGATACAGTTATTCATAAAAATGATCGTATCTGCCAATTCCGTATTATGAAAAAACAGCCAGAAATTCATTTCGAAACTGTTAAAGAGCTAAGTGGCAAAAGTCGTGGTGGTTTTGGAAGTACAGGTAAAAACTAATATGGACGACGATCTACAATACAGAGAAGAAAATTGGGCATGGGATGCTCAATGTGCAGCAGTGGATGAGGGAATATTAACTTGTCCACGCTGCGGATCAATTATGCTTCCTCAGTTCCAAAAATATGATTACATGGGAGCTGGATGGGAAGAATATTTCGAATGTACCAATGGCACATGTGGCTATTGTTGCAAAATATAAATTATGCAAAGGAGAACAAAACAATGAAACTACAAAAACAAATCATTCTTGACAACGTTGATAAAGTAAAAGCGTTTGTCGTAACTGTCAGCAAATATCCAGGAGATGCAACACTTGTATCTGGAAGATATGTTGTTGATGCAAAATCCATTATGGGTATCTTCAGCCTTGCTCTAAATCAGCCAATTGATTTTACCTATGAAGGTGAACTAGCAGCAGAGCTTGCGAAAGAAGTCCAAGTATACGAAAGTCAGGAGGTCTAAACCATTGAATAATTTTAAGAAAAAACTAACAACTACTGTAACTCTACTAACCGTATTACTCACTCCAACACTGGCTAATGCAGAGACTAAATATGTCGAACCTAGCATCGGTCTTAATTATCGAACAGGTGATTCTGTTGAGTCTCAGAAGATTGGTGCTCTTCCATATGGAGCATCAGTAGAGGTGCTTGACATCACAGAGGGCAACTGGGCAAAAGTACAGATTGGCGATGATGTATTCTATATGTCAAATGAATATCTTTCTGATACCCCACTTATCGCAGAGCCTATTCAACAGGCTGAACCAATTGAGACGGAATCCGTAGAGACAACTTCTTATTCCTGCTACAGTCTTGGTACATATCGAATCACTCATTACTGCGGATGTGCAAACTGCAATGGTTCCTGGGCTGGTAGTCCAACGGCATCTGGTACATATCCTGTAGCTGGCAGAACAGTTGCCATGGCTGATTTACCGTTTGGAACTAAAGTAGAAATTAACGGTCAGATCTACACTGTAGAAGATCGTGGAGTTCCGAGTGGATGCGTTGATATTTATGTTGACAGTCATTCAGAAGCTCTTAACTCTGGCATGTATTATGCAGAAGTTAGAGTAGTAGGATAGTTGACATGGAGAGAATCCAAGGTTATAATATCCCCAACAAGGTTTTCTCTATGTCAAAGGGCAATCCTATTGATCCTCAAAAGGGCAAAGTCACTGATCCTCTACCCGATCACTGACCAGCTTCCAACCACCCCTTTTCCGGATCATCAGCCCAGACAGCAGCCGGAGCAATTGAAAATAACAAAATGAAGACCTTGTAACCATGAAAAATGTGGTTATGAGGTCTTTTTTTACGTTAATAACAAATTATACACAGATAAAAAGGCTTAAATACTGGGTTTTTGGGATTGGCATTTTTGAAATTTCCCGATGAAACTGTGATTTCATTTGCTTGTATCCATCCCATATCCATTTCTCATCAGCCCTTTCCAAACATAGACAAAACCTTCCAGTCGGAAAAGTTTACACGAAATATATGTCAAAATATCTATTAAATATTCTATAGTCATATCAGCGGCAGAACCAACAGTTTTGCCCTTTTTAGGCTCAAGGAGGTTGCCTTGAAACATAGTATATTTTTTACTCTATTTTGGGGATGTGTAATGATAAATATCAAAAAGTCTGGGAACCCGCATAAACACTGGATTTTTACGTTCCCATATTTTCCCAAAAATAACAGGATTTGGGTACTTATTCTTACACACGCCCAAAAACAACCATTTTTGGGTACTTTTCGAAACACACATAATTCATTTTTGGGTAACTTTTTCGACACATAAAATCAAAGGAGGTACACTATGTACAAGAAAAACTACAAAGGACGCTGTGAGAAAAAGTCTCTTTCCAAATGTGACACGATCTGCCGATGCTACAGCACCATCCAATCTGTTTATGCAGACAAGCTCCAAACAGATCCGTCCGTCCAATCCTTCCAATGCAATGCGCCACTCGAAGATGAAGACTACACAACAGACTTCTTTATCACCCGACAGGATGGTACGCAATATGTCCGAGAGTGTGTAGAACGAAGTCATCTGACCAAGCCCAAGCCACTTACAATTAAACTTCTGGACACATCGCGTTCCTACTGGCTTGCCCATAACGTTCAAGATTGGGGGATTGTAACAGATGCAGAAAGCTGATATAGCCCATATCAATAACACGTTCTACAGAATTTTAAAGACATCAGATAACCAGACCCTTGTAATTGACTGTCTCCATCCGAAAATGCCATTCTGGACGCTCAGAACGCAATATACCCCATTGCCAGAGAAGCAATTATATGATGCACTCAACATCACACCACCAGATGTGAAAGACCTTACATCTGATCAGATGCGCATTGCACATGAGCGGTACACACTGATTGCACCGATCCTATACCACTTAGGAGAAAGCACAGCGACCGCAAACATCATCTCTTCCATCTCAGAGGAGCATAACATCAGTAAACAGACCATCCGCCGCTATCTGTATCAATATCTAATTTTTCAGACCGTCACTGAACTTGCACCAAAAGTTCATACGAAAGAAAAGGTACTGACTAAAGATGAGAAGAACATGAGATGGGCATTGAATAAGTTCTTCTATACACGCAGACAAAACAGTCTTGTTACGGCATATGAGATGATGTTAAAAGAAAAGTATTGTGACAGCACCGGACAGTTACTATCCGATCATCCATCCTTTTATCAGTTCCGATACTTTTACCGGAAGACTAAGAAACTCCAAACTTACTATATTTCTCGTGATGGACTGTCAAATTACCAGAGAAACAATCGCCCCTTGTTAGGAGATGGTATCCGCGAATTTGCAACCAATATCGGCACTGGTATGTTTGATTCCACAGTATGTGATATCTACCTTATAGACGAAACAGGTACCTTAAAAGGTCGTCCGATCCTAACCACTTGCATTGATGCTTACAGCAGTATGTGTTATGGTTATGTTCTCTCATGGAATAACGACACAAAGAGTTTATGCCATCTGCTCCAAAATATCCTTACCGACAAAACAGAATGGTGCAGAAAGTTTGGTATCCCATTAGACAAATCCCAGTGGAACGTGCAAGAGTTACCGGGCATCTTTGTAACTGATATGGGACGGGAATACACATCAGAATCCTTTGCACAGATTACAGAAACAGGCGTGATTATGGTAAATCTTCCACCATACAGACCAGAGCTGAAAGGTGCTGTAGAGAAATTCTTTGACATCATCCAATCCATGTATAAACCACTTCTCAAGGGCAAAGGGGTGATTGATCCGGACTTCCAGGAACGCGGTGCAAGAGATTACAGACTAGATGCTTGCTTGACGATGTTTGATTTTGAGAAGATCATCTTACGTTGTATCATTTACTATAACAGTCAACGGCTCATAGAACGATTCCCTTACACACAATCTATGATTCATGATGGAGTAAAACCATATGCAGCCAGTTTATGGGAATGGGGAAGACTGCAACCAGGCGCAAATTTAATTCCATTCCCGCATGACACCGCGAAAATAATCCTATATCTGCTCCCACGTACCATTGGGACATTCACTAGGCGTGGTCTAGTGGTAAATGGGATGAGGTATAAACGAGATGATTGCGCCGAAAGATTCCTGCAAGGTGGAGATGTTAAGGTTGCTTACGATCCAGATGATGTATCTGTAGTATGGACAGTAGAGAAGGGTGAGTTTATTCCTTTTGAATTGGTTGAAAGCAGATATAAGAATAGAAAATTGGATGAAGTGGAACAGATCAAAGAACAGAGCAAAACAACACTACGTTCCGAACAAAATAATGCAAGACAGGCGAAAATTAATTTGATGAATGAGATCGAGTTGATTGCTAGGGGAGGAGTTAAAAGATGAACGGTAAATTACTTTCACAATTGCCTGATTTTTTATGTGAAAACGAATTAGTAGAACGACTGAAGATATTACCAAACTATAATATAAACATTGCCAATGAAACAATGCCAACTCGTCTTCTGGCGTTATCAGAATTATATGATATTTATATTCCATCACAATTATCTGTTGATGTATATAATAAATTGTATATGGCATTACTCAGATCGATTAAGAAAAAAGAAAATGATATGATGGTAAAACAGCAAAGAATCGAAAATACAACAAACACCATGCAAACGTACAATGGTATTATAGGTGGTGCTGATTCGTTTACAATCATTGGAGTTTCTGGCATAGGGAAGAGTAGTGCTATTACCAGAGCGATCTCATTGATTTTCGGAAATCATTTTATCGAAACAACAGATCCATATCAACGAATTGCTCCTTTTATACTTGTGCAATGCCCATTTGATTCTTCTGTAAAAAGTCTATTGTTAGAAATCGTTCGTATTCTTGATGCTACATTGGATGGAGATTATTTACAGATAGCACAACGGTATACTACGGATAGACTAATCGGTTTTGTTAGCCAAATATGTTTAAATCATGTTGGGGTACTTATTGTTGATGAGATTCAAAATGTAGTTAATAATAAAAACGGTGATAAACTTATTGGGGCATTAACACAGATTATAAATAGTAGTGGAATTAGTGTAGGCATGGTTGGAACACCAGAATGTCTACATTGGTTTGAAAGCGCACCACATCTGGAACGAAGGACAATAGGCTTGCGATATTTACGGACTGATTATGATGATGATTTTATACATTTTTGCAAAAATCTATTAAAATTTCAATATGTGCAACAATACACAGAACCATCAGAAAAATTTATAAATTGGTTGTATGCTCATTCAAACGGAGTGACATCAACTGTTGTATCATTATTTTATAGAGCACAAGAATTAGCCATTATGAGTAACACAGAGAAATTAAGTATTGATATTTTTAATGCGTCATACAATGGGCTGATGTCTATGCAAGTAGAAAAAGTGCAAAAGAAAAATAGTCAAACAGTCAATAAATCACATAAAGAAATAACAATTCATCATTCGAATGGTGTTAATATTGCTGACTTATACAATTATTCACAATCTAATAACTATGATCTCTTAACTCTTATCAAAAATACTTTTACTGTTGAAGAGGTGGAAATATGTTAAATTATTTTCCTAAAATATATGACTATGAATTGTTCTATAGCATATATTCAAGATTGAAACAAGATATAAATGTACAGAGCAATCAATCTTTTAAAGAAATCGTGTTTAAACGACCGAATGAATACATCGAAATATTTTATATAAACGAACCAAGTGACATACTACATTCTTTTATGTCAAAAAATTATATTATTAATGACTTATACTATAACCATACTATGTTTTTTTACTGGTCTGTATTTCTAAACGAATCGGATAAAGAAAATGCGTTGAGAAAGCTCATATCAAATGACAAAAGTTTTTTAGAATACCTTTCCCCAAGACCAAAACATAAACATCAAAAAATATTTCTAAAATATTGTCCATTATGTGCAAAAGAAAATCGAGAGCAATATCATGAAACATATTGGAATGCTTTCCATCAAATTCCAGAAATTAATATTTGTGTAATTCATGGATGTAAACTCAAAGATTCATCGGTTCATGTTAACAATTCAAGAATAATAAATTTTCTAACGGCTGAAAATTGCATTAATGATGATTATTCATATGATATGGGAACCATCGGTGAAATCAAGGCTGCAAAATACCTATATCAATTGGTAGTAAGAAAACAGAGTCTTAAGAACGGTATTACGATGTTTGACGTATTTTACAGGAAGTTAATTCAAAAGAAATATATCAATCAGCTTTCATGGCTCCAACACAAGTCGGTATTTTTAAATAATTTTAAACAATATTTATCTGACAATAACATAAAGGAAGCTTGTCAAATAAAAGCAATGAGTAATATATTCTTAAATAAAGCGAATCCACTTAGAACAATTCATATATTATTATTTTTAGATATACAAATATCTGATATTTTTATATGCAAAACGGCGAAACAAATTGATTTGGAATTAATTGAAAGAATTCTATCAGAGTATACAAAAGATAACGGTATAAACAAACTTGCGAAGCAATATCATATTTTACCTTGTAATGTAAGTAAAATAATTAACGGTCAATATGAAGTTGAAAAACAAAAATTAATAAGCCAAAATTATGCACATAGCAGCAGTAGGAATATACCGCCTAAAGGAAAGAGGCATTCTGAATTAGATAAAAAGTATTATCCTAAAATTGAATATTATATTGACTTATATTTTAAGAATTCTGACAAAGTTAGAAGATTAACTGTAGGAGGATTTAATGTTTTCATGCAACAAATTTGTCAGGACATCAGAAGAAATGATTTTTATTATATGCCACAATGCTATAAGTATATTAAAACAAAAGAAAAACCAATAGAGGATTATTGGGTCGATAAAATAAAATATATTGTCGATCAAATTGACAGCGATTATATTTCATATAGCGAATTAAAGGGTATGGTACACATAATAGAAAAAAATATGATAAAAGCTATGGATATACTACAATACAGATATCCTGAAACGTACCTAAAAATACAGAAAAATAATAAAAAAGCGTAAAAAAATGGGGAATACCAAAATTAATTGATATTCCCCATAAAATTATTGCATCATTTTATCTTATATGATATACTATTTTTGCACTGATGAAACGGTTGTTTCATATGATGGTGAAAAAAGAAAAATTTCTTTTCTGGCTGCCTGATGAGGGTGGCTTTTCTTATTTCACGCACGTATTTATTATAATCTAACACAGCATTCAATTGCTATCCAACCTGCACCAGATTTCAATTTACCCCATGTATATCCATCAGCAGTTTTTGTTTCTGTGATAGTATATGTTCCAATAGGGCAAGAACCAATGGCAATTCTAGCGCTTAGACCAGCAGAAGCACGAACTCTGATACCATTTTCTCTAACTGCAATTTGAAATTCTTTATTTACAACAGTGGTATGCTTATCCAAAACACCGACATAAGTACAAAAATCTTTGTCAATGCAAATCCAACCTGCACCAGATTTCAATTTACCCCAGTATGTATTTTTGATTTCAGTGATATTATAAGTTCCTTTGTCACGAATACTTCCAGTTGCACTTGCCTTGCTGGATGCATCGCTTCTAATTGTTAAAGCATCGCAATTAACTTTATATTTTCCTACTTTGTATACAGGCGTAGCTGGCTTTGCGGTTGGTTTAGACACTGGTTTACTTGCAGTGGCTACTACACCAACATACGTACAATATTCATCAGAAACATTGATCCAGCCAGCTCCGGATTTTAGTTTACCCCAACAATTATTCTTAATCTCTGTTATAGTATATTCTCCACGATCTCGAATAGTGTTGACAACTTTTGAATTAACAGTAGCATCCGATCTGATATGAAGATCACAATTTACCTTATACATACCAACTTTATATGTTTTTGTTTGTGCTGGTGTGGACGGTGTAACAGTAGGAGTGGAAGTAGAACCTAGCTTTGCTTTAAATTCGCTCCATGTCCAAGAAGTTTTATATTTATTGTTAGTAACATATGGAGCAGGACAATATTTGTTAACAACATCATAATGTCTAAGTACATGATCCGCACCTACACCAAGTTGTCCCATCAAATATTTTACTAGTTGCACACAAGCATTTTGGGTTGCTTCTGTAAAGTACCATGTTGGATCTTCTGCATATTTTCCAGATCCATCACACTTAGGACACATCTCGATTCCGATACAGTTACTATTTCTTGCATATGGATGTTTTTGAGTATAGTATCCTGCAGTGCCTACTTGCCAAAGGATAGCATTATGGTCTGCTGCTTTATAAATCGTACCATCCCAATAAATATAGTAATGCGCACCACATCCATCTGAATTAATTTTATTATTTTGTCCTGCTACTCCAAGATAATGAACTACAATATATTGTTTTTGATTTCCCCATTGTGGGACATAAGGTCTGCTTGCATTTGTAACGTCAATAATATTCATATTCGAATTCTCCCTTCCGAGTTTATCAAAACGAGTTAAATCCCATCGTTCGATCAAACTACAAATTTTATCTACATATTTAACATCTGTTGCATATCCGCCATTTTTGATGATCTGCGTTGCTGTTTTGTAGTCTTTGCAACCAGATAAACCCGCATATCTTTTTACTTTTCCATTCATCGCTCCATTGAGATAACAGGAATGGTCTTTGATGCTAGTCAGGATATCTGCATACTTTCGAAAATCAGCAGTTACAACATAAACTTTCCCATCTTTGGTTTGCTCATTTGTTTTCTTCGTATATTTACTCTTTCCATCCCAAACAGAAGTCCATGTGTTACCAGAAAGACTTGTTTTCATTCCGAATAAATTATTTGCATTTTTCGCCAATTCGGTTGTTCCGTATCCAGATTCCAAGCAAGCCTGGGCAGTAGTAACTGATGCTAAAATTTCATTTGTCTTCATATCTTCAGCGGCAAGCTTGCCTATTTTTTCAACGAATTCTTTTTCTGTCATCTAATCGCCTTCTTTCACAAAAAATGAGAGATATCATATAGATACCTCTCATCAAATTATTTAAATCTAAAAATGGTTTTTCCAAAAATCTTATAATATGGTTTTTCTGATTTCTTTTGATTAAATATTGCCCATTCAACCCAATCTAAAAATGGAATAAAAATAGCAGATAGAAATATCCAAATGAAACAAAACGGCAAGCAAATTTGCCCTTTGATATTGAATGGCATATTGCGATAATCCCATATGGTATAGTCTCGATTTAGCGTAATGCCAACAATATATTCACCTACAGTAATGGCAATACTACAAATTAGAATCTGTAGTAAATAATCCATATCATATGAAAACATGTCATTTAAACCATCAATAAAAAATAAACCAGCAAAACCTGCGAGTAAGAACATAGACCAATGTGATGTATGAGATTTTTTAAACAGAACTTCCATTCCATAATAAACAGTACCGGAGAATATAAAGATGAAAAGATGACATAAAAGATATGTATATAATCGTTTTAAGTTATTCATTGTCTAAATCCGTTTCTACATTATCTATGTTTTCATTATCTTTATCATCTGATTCTACGGGGTTTTCTGGTGAATCCTCAGAAGAATTATCATTGTCGATATTTCCAGCGAGTGATTGCAATTTCTTTTCAACTGCAGCGAGTAATGCATCTTTGGAATCTGTGATCGCTTTAATTACATCAGTATATTTTTCATCTGTAATTTCCATACCATAAGTAATTTTCTTGATAGAATCAATATCTTTTGCGTCTTTCAACATTGCGTTAAGTACGTTGCAATATGTAGTATGATACGTTTTATTTGCACTTAAAGACATGTAAATTTTCAGAATATCTGTTGCTGGATAAAGAGTACATAATTCTCCATTAGCATGATACGGAAGTGGAAGAGTAAAATCAGTTAGTTCTGCTGTCATAACAAGATCTTTGACATTGCTTTGATCTTCAATTGTATATGAGAAATGTTGATTTCCGAGACTTGTTTCAATAGCTAGTCCACTCTCGATTGCCGCGGTGCATTGCTTACCGATCTGCTCTTTATAATAATCACGAAACTCCTCAAGGGTCATACTATTGGTGTTGACAATACCTACTACAGACTTTATATTTTCTACCTCTTCACGAATAGAAGGTTTTGCTAGTTTAACGATAATTAATTCAGTTGTTCTATATTTTGGAACATCCTGGTATTGAGCAGGAATGTGAACAGTTTTTTCTGTGATAGTATCCGTCTCTTCGTCATATTCTGTTACAGTCTGATCGTATTCTTCTTGCACTAATCTTTTCTCATATTCAGTAATTACATCTGTAGTACATGTAATCGCTGCAACCTTTTGGTAGATGTTAACGGTACTAAGTAATTTATTTTCTTCATCAATCAAATCTATATAATCTAAAATTTCTGATCCAAAGAATGATTTAATGTCATTATATTCTTGATCGACAAATTGGATAGTGCTTTCATCGTCTCCAAATAGATAACTGTAGATTTCTTTTGTATCCCCATTTGGTAATCTAATAAATTGTTTTGTCATCCTTTCCTCCTATTTTCCCTTTCCAGCCAAAATATCTTGGATATACTGATATACGGCACCAGAAGTGATCAAATTCTTACTGTCCTCGGTTGGTACTGTATCAATATGTTCTTTTCGAACATAATTTTCTAGCTCATTTTCGAACGTTGCAATTTTTGCTTCAATTGCCAAAAACCAATTTTGGGCTGGTACAGTTGTTTCATCTGGCTCAAAAGAAGATTCAACAACAAATGTAAAACTTTTGGTTTTTAACAAGTAACCATCAGACAAGAAGCATATGTATGCAACATTTTTTGATGCATGTGTTGCATTAGCTGAGATAATCCATGAGAATCTAAGATTATCTCTAGAATATTTAACGTTGCAAATCTCCTCATCTGTTGATTCATGTATTCCGTTCGTGTTTTTGTATATAATTTTGATTTTCTTTTCAGACAAATCTACACCGTCATAATAACGAGCAATCTGAAATGTTATAAGAGATGAGTTCTGTTCGCCCATCACAAAAGTTCCAATGTCTGAAACATCAACATTCTTTTCGGTTATGATTGCAGCAGCATGTTGGTCGCTCATTTCGGATGTTGGAAACTTTTCATTTAAAATATAATTTTCGTCCATTCTTTACCTCAAAATAATAATCTCCTTGACAAACAGTTTGTCTGTGCATAAAGTAGTAAATAGCAAATTATTCAAGGAGATTTGTGTATGAATAATATGATTCCAGTTCCAGTTATTGCTTCTTTTTCTACAGAAGGGAAAATTATGCCTTTATATTTTCGATATAAAGAGTGTGGTTCCATACCAGTAACAATGAAAACTTATATTAAATATATTACTTGTTATAAATTTACATGTGAATGTGAAATTGATGATAAAATACAAGAAGTCTGTCTTATTTATTATTGGAATGAAAGTAAATGGTTTTTGACAAAATAATATAGATCATTCTGTTCGTTTCCACATGTAACAAACTATATACGGCTGAACAATAGATTGTGTTGCACTTCCGTTTGTGCTTGTTTTATTAAGACGTGTTGCTCCTGCAGTTGGTGTTCCTTTCCATGTCATTCTATTTGCATTCGAATTAATTGTAGACCCATACACGCCACCACTTGATCCAGCAGTTAAATACATAGTTGTATCGTCTGCTCCAACAGATTCTATATGATTATGCGATATATTAATAGTTTTTGCTCCGCCTGTTTGATTTACAGTACTAAAATCAGAGTCAGAAGTATTAATTCCGACCGGAACACGCCCAGATCCCCATTCTACCCATGTACCAAAACCTAAATATGTAGACGGATTGGCAGAATTAGTAGACATTAATATATGTCCAACAGGATATAATTTCTGCACAGTATTATTGATTAACACATTAAGATCTGTGCCATTCACTAGTAGACCTTTATTCGCATGGATCGTCCAATCAAAATCCGCAACCCCTTCTTTTTCTGCAACCTTTCCAAAAGCAATCCCAAGCCCATTTTTGAAAAACGAGAATACTTTTGAAACAGAAGATCCAGAAGTTTGAGCAATGACTGTTTTAAATTTATCTACAACAATTAACTGAATATCGTAACCAGAGAATGTTTCTGCTTGAAATATATAAGATCCGCCAGATACAGAATATTTATTTTGATATGAAGAAAGAGTAGTTGTTGTATATGAATTTGCACTTTTTTTCTTATATTTGACTTGAAAAGTAGTTGTATTTTTGCTGTTTAAACTTGTCGCCGTAGCCGAAAACGTTACCTTAATATAGGAACCATTTGACGTTGCATTGCCAGAAGAATCTGTACGCCGTGCAGAAAGTGCGGTAATTACAGGATTATTATACGCTATAACAGATATGGATTGAGAAGATGCTGTAGTAGATTTTCCTCGACTATCTGTTGCCGTTACAGAAATAGTCCAGGTTCCCGTAGTTGGTAATGATATGGTAACACTATCTCCGTAATGCGTAGAAGTAGAACCGTTTACAGTTGTTTTAATAGTTATACTTTTTATAGAAGCGTAATTTTTCGCAGATGCCGTAGTAGCTATTTTCAGCTCGGAGATATTTTGAACATAACCTCCATAAGTTGATGAATAACCTTTGATGTCGCTTAATGAAAACGAGATAGAAGGTACCGCACTAGAAGGTACTTTTGCGTTAATTGAAGAGTAAACGTTTCCAATTTCTGTAGATCCATTCCAGGTTTGAATGCACAATCCGATATATATACTATCATTATTTGGAATTTTTTCGCAGATAGACAACGGAAGAGTAAATGATCCAGAAGTTGCAACGTTTGTTACTGCTTCAACCCATTCTCCATTTTTTGTCACCTTATACCAGAGTGAATGAGTAAATGAGCTGTTGTTTCGATTAATATTTATGGTAACTTTTTCACCTATTGTACTTCCTGTTATAGACCCAAAAGTAGATTTTCTCTTGATCTGATCAAAGGTAATTGTTTTCGACCCTGAACAAGTTATATTAGAAGCCTCGACGGCAGCTTGTATACTAACAGAAATAGATTTGTTTCCGCTTGAATCGTGAGTAAAAGTTTTAGTTCCTGACGCAATATTACCCGCATATCTTACAACGCGATCAGATTTATTTACTACTTTATCGCCGTCTATATTAAGAATTAATGTTCTTTCTGCATACCAAGAGACACCACCTGCACAAGAAAGCGTCCAGTTCATGGTCGAAGTATTTTTTGCCGTGTCTTGAGAATAAGAATATGTGAAAGTATAATAGCGCCCTTCAGCATACGTATTTGTAGAAAATGATGCCATTTATCAACCTCCTGTAGTTCCGACGTATTGACAATTTAGATTTCCGCTGTTGTCCAAAGTGAACGAATATCCAAGCAGTCGTAGTTGGTCTTTTATGATAACATTCGGAATTGTTAACTCTCCATATTCAATAGACATTAATGGTTTTCCTCCTGATAACATTTGATATTTTTCATTACTAATAACAACTTGATAAGGATTATTTTTCTTTCCAATAGTAAGGCCGTTCGCATCAAATTGAAAATAATTATCTTGTTTTGATTTGATATCGCTCACTGTTTTATCAAGTCCGTCATAGTCCGTCTGTGTTACATACATTGCAAATTTATTATTCGTCTGCTCAAATCTAGTCTGTTGTTCTGTTTTATAGTTACCAAAGTCATCGGATGTTACATAACTTTTTAATGCATCTGTTATCATTCCGTCTGCAGTTATTTTCATTTCCGTCTTTGCTTGATTTAATTCATTGCGTTGAACGAACATCTGAATTTTCTGATCAGTCTGTTCGATCCAAGAAGAATGTGTACCAAGTTCGTCTTTGAGATCATCCACACAAAATGCCCAAGCCGTCATAATATTTCCCGATTCTAATTGCATGTTATAAAACCAATATTCACCAGTTGGAAATACAAGTTCGATATACTTATGTGTAGAAGTATTAATATTGCTACATAATTGAGAAAATTGCTTAAATGCTGTTGTAACAGAAAAATTGAATGTCGATGTTCCTATGCATAATTGAACAGTTGCTGCGCCTTTAGCTTTCATTTTCATCTGGAACATATAATCGCCAGTAGCTCGAAGAACATCGTTAAGTCTTAATGTGCTTCTTTCTGTGCATGTCAAATGGCCACATGTTACAGATTCGCCATTAAGTCCAGCAACTTTTTGTTGCACTAACGTATAACCAGCGATAAGAATCACCTCCTAGTAAAAATTGGTTAAAGATAGTCTATATTATCTTTGATAATTAAAAAGGTACATATAAATAATGAGAAAATAAATAGAATTATGTGTGTAAGAATTTAAAAAAGAACCGATGAAAATTCAGTTTTATAATTGGTTGGTGGATTAAATAGTAAGACAATATATGTGAACAATATCACTGATCTAAACAATCCGCCGAAATGCCCCATATTAGATACAAAAATTAATCCAATAGGATTACCAAGTAGACTTGGGTCAAACGCATGTTTTGTTATCCAACAGAATTTAGGTGCCGGTAATTACGCCGCTCAATTAGCATTTTCTTTTGGATCTAACAAGATTGCCATCAGAAGAAAAAGCAATACTGACAGTTGGACTGAATGGAAATATTTTACAGCTCAATAAAATAGTAAGACTGTTATCGGAACGACTTCCGGAAACGGAGTGAAAGAAATAGAATTAGTTTTTCTTTCATGTGGATTACTATCTTTTTCTCATCCATATGATGGATGTGCTTTATATTTATTTTCAACATTTTATGATACATCGGCTGGACATATTTATCCAATAAAAGAAAATTCAAAGATAAATTCTGTAACGTTGAATGGCAATAAACTCATTATGAATACCAGCATTAACTTTACATTCTGTTGTTATGTATATATATATAGATAAAATAGTAATCTCCAAGCAAAAACAAAAAATATTTTACAACAGGAAAGCGATGATATTAAATCACTTATTAATTTGATTATATCTAATACAAAAGGGCAAAACAACGGGATCTTTAACATCTGCGGAAGTTGGAAAAATCATCCTAAAGGCTATTCTGCTATAGTGCAAAAAATTGTTTATGATCAATCATCAATTAAGATATCCGGTATTATTTTTTCACTCGATGGAAATGGGTGGAACTTTACATCTCATATTACTAACGATGAAACAATAACAAAGATATTCTTTTTTGCAATGTCATAAATGAAATAGTAATCCATCAGTAAATGCAATACATACAGTAAAACAAGGGATATTAAATAGTAACGGGGAGCTAAAATTCTCATCACCATTTAATTCGTTCTGTATTTTTTCTTATCATGATAACGAAGGCCTCCCAGGAGGGGTTGCTATTTTTGCAACTGCTTTTATTCCAACTGTAATTAACCATGCATCTCATAATGGTGGAACTTTCGTAATTAGAGGGAATACAAATGATGGATGCATCATAAAAACCAATACACCTAATGGAAAATACAGAATTATAATCTTTAAAAACTACGGTTAAATAGTAAGACAAGAATCAAACTAATAGACGTCAATATGACAATAAATGACAAAACAGCAACGATCAAATATAATGTATCGGACATTGCTAGAGGTGTATTATTTATTTCCGGTAATATTGGAAGTGGTGTGTATTTTTCGATTGTTATCAATTATGGAACAAAATGGTCTATAAAACTACTTTCTTTCGCTGCATCAAATACCGATACGTCAAGTATTACTATTAATTCAGATTTAGGTAAAATTACTTTTAACGGAAACTCCAAATTGGAGTTCTATTACGAAGTGAATGGATTATTACTTGGTTGAAATAATTCTATAGACTGCGGATTTAATATAAATACAAGAATAAAAACATGCAATCTACAAAATTGCAAAATATCAATATATACATACACGACAAATAGACCGTCCAATGGGCGATCGAAAAAATAAAGGTATTTTATTAGCTTGCTTCCAAAAAATTAAGCTATATTTTTCATAAAATTCGACTTAACACGTTCTTGTTGAACCATTACATATTGCATCGTTGTATCTGGCTTAGCGTGTCCTGCATAGACCTGAATCTCTTGTAGTGGCATACCACGTTTTCCAGCATCCGTAAGTAACGTCCTTCGAAATTTATGAGCATGTACGTGAATATTTGTCTTTTTACCTAATGCTGCCAACATAGACTGAATTGCCTGAACTCCAAGTCGCTTATGTGGAGATTTTGAGGACACAAATAAAGCTTCATTTGTATCTTTTCTTTCATCAAGATATTTTCTAAGATGATAAATGCAGCGATCTGTCAAATAAACAGTACGTTCTTTCTTGCCTTTTTCTCCATAAACAATTAATTCCTTTCTTTGCCAATCAATATCCGAGCGATTAACGCTAACTGCCTCTCCAATACGAGTAGCAGTACAATATAAAAATTCCATAATTGCAATATCTCTCTGAGAGTTTGCATTGCAACGAAGTTCTTCCATCTCTGCTGCAGAAAATGTTTTCTTAAGTTTAGTAGGTACTCTCATTTTCTTGAGTTTTCGCATAGGATTTGATTGTATATATCCTTCATCCGCAACCCATGTAAAAAATGAATTAAGATACCTACGTATGTTATCAAGATATACAATAGAAGTATGGTGCGTTTCTTGAAAAAATGCCAAATAATATCTAATATCATTCGTAGTTATGTTATTTATTTTCTTGTTGATCTGCGTGAAAAACTGAATAATGCATCGACTGTAACCTTTAATAGTTCTTTCGGAGCAATTTTCAACACGCTTTGCGGCACAATACATCCGAAGAATCTTCTCCCATGTACGCTCTGATGTTACTAACTGAGTATGTTCTTCTTGTATCTCGATTCCGTGGAATGCAATAACCATAGTGCTTTCTAATTCCGAAAGCTGTTCATGCGTTAAGCTATCCTGTAATTTTTCAAGTATTTGCTCGAGAATATTTTCTAATTTTGTCAATATTGACCTACCTCCTTGGAAAATTTTGGCAATTTCTATCACCACATTTCCATATTCTCTCATCAAATACTTGAAAAATATAAACCAATTAAATCCGCAGTCAATTACAAAACAAACATATGATTTCAATCCAATCAATGTTTGTACCAGGCAAACCAAAAATATATACAGTACCGTCGTAGTCACTTAAAGCAATATTAATTGGCGATGCTGGATTTATTTTTCCGAAATTGTTTATCCCTACGAAAACAGTATTTTGTGGTTTATTAATCATTGTTTCTGCATACCCAATTGTTGGTATGGAAACATTTTTCACTTTTACAATTTTTGAATGCATTGTTTTACTATTTAATATTAAACGATATTTTGTCGTAGGCGAGTACAACAATCCTTCCCCATGGCATAAGTTGGGCTGTTATCGTACAATTTGAACCGTCATATGTTAGATCTTTATCAGAACTTTTTGAAATTGTTTTTATTGCTATCTTAGATCCAGTTATATATAAATCAATCAATCCATTCTGATCAATAAAAATCAAACTAAACATATGCGTATCATTAAAAACAATATTTACGCTTTCAGATTGTGTATTTGCATTGTGTACATAAATATAACTCTTACTATTTAATCTCATACATGCTAATTTTTTGCGTTTCTTTATTAAATATAATCTGTATATTTCCTGCCTTTTCGGTATAAAAAACAAAACCAAATTGATTATCATCCCAACACTGTATAATGATTTTTTTTTATATTAAAGAATGTCGTCTTACTATTTTACCAAATGATAATTGCAGAATTATTTCCACTAAAATTCAAAGTAACATTCCCTGTTTCAAGATTGACATTACCTGTTATTGATGTTTCAGAAGCACCACATAGAGATTTTATATCAATTTGATCTTTATAGTTTCTTGATATTAGAATTAAAGATTGACCAACAGTATTAACAGTGCCAAACACAATTGCCGTTTTATATTTTTCTAAACAAATTTGGGTAGAGCTGCCATTTACAACTACTCTTTTACTATTTTATCTCCCAATCCGTCCAGCCTGTGCTACCACCATAGCTTCTAGTAATTCTAATATTTTTAGTAGTGTATATTATTTGACATCGCACTGCTCCATTTATGGAACTAAAATTTAGGAGTATACCATATCTATCTGTACCTAATATCGTTATACCATTTAAAAAATATATACCTATTTTAAGTTCATCTATGTTATCCCCAATATTGATCACGGTTGTGTTATTTGAAAACATCTTACTATTTAATTAACACTGCAGCAGAAAATCTATATAAAGTATTTTGTGTCGAACTTCCAATTGTTATTTGACCATCCCGCTCAATTGAACCAAACATACAATACGGATCAGTTGGCATACTTCCTACTTGAAATATGATCTGTGTTACATTGATGGCATTAATATCATTTATCTTAGCTAAAACATACTGGATGCCTGTATTTTGTGCAGTCACATAACCTTCTACTATTAATACTTTCCCGTATGAAACAGCAGATATATGCCCTTGGTTTGGTCCATACAAAATGTCATAACTTTTAATTTTCGTTTTACTATTTAATAAAACATCATAAGTTAGATTTGCACTTGAAAGTATTAAATAATATGCAGTGGAAGAATGATTAATGAAAATTCCGATTCCATCATTCCCTTTGTTAATTATATAAATCTTTTATTTGTTTTCAGTAACAATAATTGGACTTCCACATGCAAGATGGACTGCTGAATACGACGGCAATAGGATACAAAAGCTTCCTGCACTATACTTCGAATAAGACAATTGCTTGGAATCAAGACTTAACATGGTTAGTGGGTCATTATTATGTGTAGAGACTATATCTAAAATTCCAAAATTACCTCTTTGTCCAAATATGATATACGTATTGCGCAATTCATTGGTGCTTATTATTACTCTTTTTTCTGATTCTCCAGAATTAGATATTCTGTGAATTCGATTACTATTTTGCAGTCCATGAATTAGCTTTGTTTTCCGAAGTATATATTATTGCATCTTTACCTGATATGACTATATCAATAGTAGATGAATCTAGGGTCATTCGTATCCATATTCCAATACCATTAATAAATGGTGCTTTACCGTTTGTTGGTGGTTTTAAATCCCATCCCCAACCATTGTAAAAATAAATTCCATCATGAATATTATTAAGGTTTTTAGCATTTCCTGTTGCAATGCTTTTACCTAATAGGAACGTCTTACTATTTTATTCTTCTTTCACGATTGCATTTTTTATGTCTTCATAATAGATAATGATAACAGCATTTACATACTGTGGAAAATTTGAAAACTTTATATTTTGTATAGAATCATTATCGTTACACTCTATTGTGACATCACCTGTTTTTAATGTATTATCTATTTTCCCAATAGTACCTGTTGAAAATGTTGAACCTCCGAATAACGCGAATGGAGCATATAATATGTCGTTACGTCCTTCTTTATTTATAGAAATAGTTACCGACTTTATATTGGCTCCAGAAGTTCTATATATCAATAAATTATTAAAGACTTGATTACTATTTTATAGAGAACCAATCACTTTAACGTTTCTATCCATAGTAATTAGTTTGCAATTCCCCCATGCTACAAGATCTACTGACACGGTATTATCATTAGAATTTAAAGATGGAATAACAGCACCTGCGCTATTTAAAATATTCGCAACGCCCGACATCCTCCCAAATGCAAAAATATTTATGTATCTGTTATAGTCTATATATAATATTCCTGTCATATGAGCATCTTGTGGAAATCGAAAGGATATCATTTGTTTCTTATCACCAGTTTCGCCTGAGTAAATATATATCTTACTATTTAATTCATTAATAGCCCCCACTACATTCTTACTTGATGTCTGTAACTCATTAATTACGGCGGATGTCAATTTCTTAACTATCCAGTTCCACACACCTCCGAACTTCACATTCTTAACTTTCGATGCAGAAGCATCGTATTCTACCAAAAGATCATTATCTTCTGGTGCAGATTTTTGATCAAAACTGCCTAACATTTTATCACTTGCCATAAGTGTATTACCTCCTTATAAAAGTTGCTCCTCAAATCAATGAGGAGTAATAAAATTAATAATATGCAACTAAATAATCGCCATTTTCAGCTACTATGCGATTACCACTTTCGTCACGTAGACTGGCAACCATAAAATATAAATCGTAAATAAGATCATTGGAATTGCGAATTGTATTTGCAGCTCCAACTTTCATGTTTGAAATAATATTTTTATTTGAATTTGCGGTACTAAGAGCAAGATTTGCATTGCCTGCAGCATCAGTAATCGTCTTTCGAAAATCTGTTGCTTTTTGAACAACATCAGTTGTACCAGCAGAACTTCCAACCAGCGTCTCGACGGCTTTTGCATCAACTTTAAGATTCGCAATGTCATTTCCTTGGTTTGCAACCTTAGTTTCAAGGCTATTAGCCTTTTGGGTGACTGTTGAAATATTTCCTGCATTATCTTTTACACTCTTCTGAATTTCTCCTAAAGCGGCTTTGAGAGTAGATTCCGTCTTTCCATCAGCAAGAGTGACCTTAATCTTATCTGCACTAGCAGTAATTGAGTTGCTGATCTGTGTATTCATACCTGCAGTTGTGGTATAATTATTTTTAAGATTAGCTTCAATTGTCCCAGCTTTAGTTGTTACTTGCGTAACCTTTTCGACAAGCCCTGTTTTTGTGCCATCGACAGATCCATTGATAGTTGTTTCAATATCAGATACTTTTGTTGAAATACCGTCGATATTGACTTTTTGTTCTGTTTGGCGATTGCGAATGTCCTTAACTGTTGTGTTATCATAATTATTAATAGCATTAGTTATATCTTTTTTCTCTGCTTTTAATGTAATAGCTTTTGCATTATTATCAACTTTTAACTCAACAGATGCAAAAGTATCCGTAAATGTCTGAATCACAGAATCATAGCCTTCAGCATCTTGAATAACAGGCACAGTCTGAGAATCTAATTGCTCAGTTATGCCGCCAGCACGATACATTACACACTTAATTTGTTGTAATTTAAGGGTACTTGGAGTGTATGACACGCTCGTTTCGTCTTTGGAAGACGTGTATTTTGCTGACCAAGATAATCCATTTAAAGATTCCTGAATAACAAACCGACATGCATATGTGGCACGAGTTTTACTTCCGACTTGTTTATAGGCCGTAAATGTGATTTTGTTCGGTGAAAGAGAATCAGTCAAGAAATAGCCAGAGAGAAATCTTCCTTGTTCATCAACAATTCGATTTCCAGATTCGTCAGTAATAGAACATACATCAAGAGTGCATTTTTTGATTACTGCAACAGATGGTTCGATTTCATAAAGAACAGCATCTTCACCCTGAATTAACGACCAGATGTAATCAGAAGCATTATTACTTTCTGTTGCGGTGGTTTTGTTATATGCAAGACCAATATATTTTTTGCCATCTGGATATTCAGACATGCCATTACCTTTGGCGTCATCAGCATATTTAACCCAGATATATACCGTATCACCTTTATCACCCTTAACACTAATTCCATCTGTACCTTTGATCAGCGACCAAGTATAATCAGAATAGTTACTGCTTTCAGTTATAGATGTTTTATTAACAGCAATACCCATATATTTCTTTCCAGATGGACTGTCCGACATACCAGAAGTAGGAGAGTCAGCGTATTTTAGCCATGTATATAATGTCTTTCCGTCAGCACCTTTAATCAAACTCCATGTATATTTACTTGGATTCGTGCTATCATCTTCGATGTTATCCGTATACTGTCCAATATAAGATTTTCCAGTACCGATTGTCGTATCGAATCCTGTCTTTCCATCAGCAGAGTTAGCATAAGCAATATGAATATAACCACCATCACCTTTAGCGCCTTTTTCTCCAACATATTTAGCCCACACATACGCACTAACATTTGTTGGAGCAACAGCTGTTGTAGTAATAGCTGTTCCGATATAGCCCGTTGTTGTGGATGGGATAGCTGTCATTCCAGTTCCTTTAGCGTCCGTTGCATATCTAATCCATACATAGGAAGATACGCCATCGAAATAGTCAACTCCTTTTACCGGGGTTTTTCCATCTTTTCCATCTGCACCTTTAATTAGAGTCCAAGTATATTTTGTAGGATCTGTACTATCGGTTTTTGTATGGTCGGTGTATTGTCCCATGTATTTTTTGTTGGTTCCTACTGTAGTGTTAAATCCAGTTTTACCATCTGCAGAATCAGCATAAGCTATATGAATATAGCCATTATTTCCTGGAACACCGTCTTCTCCAACGTATTTAGCCCAGGTATATGCGCTTGCGGAAGTTGGTGCTTTTGACGTTTGAGTTGTTGCAGTTCCTATATATGTCGTTGAAGTTGATGGAACAGCAGTCATTCCACTACCCTTTGAATCAGTAGCATATCTAATCCAGATATAACATGAAACTCCGTCAAAATAATCCACACCCTTGACAGGTGTTTTGCCGTCTGCGCCTTTAATTAGTGACCAGGAATAATCCGCAGCATTAGTACTCTCTTTTGATGTGGGTTTATTCCATGCCATACCCATATAAGTTTTACCTTCGGGAGCATCTGACATATTTGTGCCTTTTGCATCATCTGCATATTTAATCCATACATATAGCGTTTTTCCGTCATCACCTTTTATACTCGCACCGTCATCTCCGCGAAATTTTGACCATTGATAATCAGAATAGTTTGAACTAGGTGTTTGGGAAGTCTGGTTATACGCAATACCAATATATGTTTTATTGGTTGGATCAGCTGACATTCCACTGGTCGGAGTATCTGCATAACGAATCCATGTATAATATACAGGAGCTGGTATACCTTGAGATCCATCTTTACCAGCAAGAGATTTAATCCATGTGAACTTTTTGGAAATCTTCTTTTCTGCAACGGTACATGTAAAAACAATCGTTCCTGTTAGAAGAGATTTGTTACCAAGTGTTTTACCTTTTGCTACATTCAAGGTGATTTTACCTGGTGCAGTAGAAGTAGCAGCAGTATTTTCCGCGAGAGTAATTCCATCTGGCAGTTCTCCAACAACCACAGTACATACTGCCTGTTTAATTCCCTCATAACCATAGAATGGAATTTCGATAAGAAAACTAGTTGCAGTTATTCCGTCAGATGTACATGGGATATTTTGGGTTTCGTTAGATAAAACAACAGTATAACCATTTCCTAATTGATCTACTTTGTCCGATAAATCTCCAAGCTCTTTAGATGTCGCTGATACGGTTGACTTGATTGTATTATAAGATTTTCCGAAACTATCATCCCCGTCCCAAAGATGAGATACATCAAACACTTTGGAACCGTCAGGCATAGTCCAGTCACGCATGGTGGTTTTGTCGATTTTAGATTCTGTAATCTGACCATCTGCAATCATGTCTGTTTTAATAAAATCATCTGGTACGATACCTTCATGCAGCCCTTGTGAATCTAAGAGTACAGATCCTTTGGAATCTGATATGATTAATCCGTAATTTCCGTTTTTATCTTCTCCAAGCTGAACTACCACATTGCCATCCTCATCATAGATTGAGAACGTATTATCTTGAATTCTGAGTGTACCATTTTCAGATAAAATCTTGATTTTATTTGTATAGATGTCGCCAGCTTTAAGTTCATTAACGGTGATATATTTAGCAATAAGATCCTTGATCATCGCTTCGCTCATCGTGGCATTTTCAGTTGTAAGATTAATTACGATACCTGTCTCCGTGGATGAAGCACCAATGATAGCAGATTTAATAGTAGCAGCGAGAGCAGAAAGTTCTTTGAAATCAGCACTATCGGCCACAATTCTTCCTGCTGTAATAAGTTTGGCTTGTAGATATTCGAAATATCCATTTTCACCGTATAGGTCTGTTACTTTAATGATTTTTGCATTGAGTTCTTCTAACGAAATAGAACCGCCAGCCATCATACCAGCAAATTCATTATTGATTATTTGAGAAACACCATTCTTGAATGCGCCATTGGAAATGAGTTTTTGGATGAGGCCTGCTGTGAGAGTAATTCCTTCATTATTTAGAAAGTTATTAGATGAACCAGAAGAGGAAGATTTGCTTGCATTTGATGATGTATTTAGGACGTATGATAAGTCATTTCTACTACTACGTCCTTGTATCATATTAGAAAATGTTATTTGAATACTATTATCTGCTATAAGCGGATTATATTGTATTTCAACTACACGAAGTTTTACTACCTTATTATATACGGTCAACCATAGATAGTCACCCTGATTTATATTTTTTATATAATCTTCGTAATCAGCCAAGGCTAAGAAATTATCAAGAGACGTGGTAAATTGATATTGGGGATGAGATGCTATGTACAAATCGTCAATAGCAGCATCTAGAAGCTTAAGTTGCTCATCAATAGTAGATACTTGGTCGTCTGAATCTGTTAAAAACATATTCTCATTTGAGTAATCTCCGTCATAATACACTTTTGACAACTCGGTAAGATCATGCTCTGTAAATTGTAATTTTTGCGTGTCGCAATATATTCTTCTACCAGCTTCGTCTGTTTTATAATTCCCAGCCTCATCGAGAATGTATCCTGAATTATCAGCAGAAATAACACCACTCCAAGTTTCTTTTGAAACCTGTTTTACGAGATCTGTACGAGTTTTATTATAACTATTTAATATCTCGTTTGCTGCATCAATTTCAGATTGTCGCTGATCATATGCTTCTTGACATCCGCCAACATAATTTGAATCTAATTGGTTTTGGGCATCAAGATATTTTGCGTACATTGTATCGTGAATATCTTTAGTATGAGATGAATCCTCTGTATATGGTTGATCATATCCGCCTTTTTTACAAGTTTCGATAGTGTTTTTATATTCTTGCAATTTGACTTTCAATTCATCCAAACCATATAATTTCCAATTTGTTTTATAAGAATCCACATAATCGGCATTATCATCATCTGTTGGTAGTTGACGATTATCCATTTCAATCTGAATGGATGGAAGAATAACATCTTTAATCTGATAATAATCATTTGCATCAGAAGAATTTTTCAAAGCTGTTTCATCGAAATTTCCATCGTCATCTACATAAAACTGTTCGTAACCTTTTAGTTGTGCCTGGTAATTAGCCTGAGCTTCTTTCAATTCATCATCTGTAAAAGTACTCCAATCCGTAGAACAATCATCCAATGGAACGCGATCATATAGCTCTGTTACGACTTTCATTTGTTCATTATATTGACGAGTTGCTTCTATATATAATATACGAGCTTCTTCATAGTCTTCTTTCCACAGTTTATATTTAATAATTAAAAGAGGAGAGAAGTATTTTTCGTTTAAGTAATAATCAATATTTTCAATATAATTTGAACCAAAATTGACATAAGTAATGCCAAGATCATCTGCACCTTGTACATAATATCGTGTAAATAAAGTGCTATCATCAACGGTTATTTCTTGAGATTGTTGCAGATTTCGAAAATTAATATTTACGTTTGTACTCTTACCATAATTCTCAGGATGATAAGCACTTATTTTCATATGCAAAAAGTCGAATACAAATACACACTGAAAATATTTAGCCATATCTTGTGTAAAGAAAGAATACAAATCCTGACTCTCAACATCAAACGCACCAATTTCGTTAGATAGAAGAGTAGTAGTTTCGAGATATTTTCCATCTTTATATGTCCGATATGTTTTTGGGGTTGAATCAATTTCCCCAACAGACCAGCCTTTCATGCCAGCGGCTTTTAGGGCTAAATCAATCAAACTAAGTTGTGGATTTTTAGGATTGTGAAATTTAATTTGTTCTTTAGCAAATTCTACATCATCTATTTTCTCCACATTATTATCTGCTAACATCTCGTAGGAATCTGTTGTTCCCTGGTTGATTTTAAAATTCTTGAGATCGTGTTGTTGCATCTCGATTTCTGCGGATTGACATGTGATTGTTTTGGTTTGCTTCATACCATCGTCAGTAATTTTCGGATGTTCCATGATGAACCAACCAACATTTTCGACATAAACACGCATAAGCCAACCAACAAGATCATATACATTGGAATGAACTAATTTAGAAAGACCTTTTCCATCTTGAATAAGAATATTTTCATTCAAGTCAAACGTCAATTCAAATGTATTATTAAATTTTGACGTGAGCTGAAACGTACTTTCTTCGATTCCATTAATAGCACATAGAATTTTACCGTTTGGTGTTCCTAAATATACATGTCCCTGGATCGGCTCATTATAACGATTAAAAACTATATTCACGTTTATTCACCAACCTTTCGAGACTCAATATGTTTAACTTTAAAATCACAATTACCATAAAATAGAAGAGAATTGTTCCCGTTCAAAAGCTGCAGCCAATACATATAAGCCACATCAGTAATACCTAATTTATCGTAAGTTACTATTCTTCCTAATTCATCGTTAATAGTAAGTTTCTGACAGTCAAGATATACTTTCAAATCTTTAGATACAGACATCCGCATTAATCCATTTTCAATAATGTAATATACTTTTGAGTCCGTCCTATAAAATACTGTGTGATAAGTTTCGTTCCCATAAGCATCAACTAATTTAAAGTTAGCAAGAGTATTATTGCAACGCCAATCAATATCTTTTGTTGAATCTGAAATCGTAAATTCTACAGTACATGCATTTGATCTTGCATATGTATTTACCAATGATACTAATTGGCTTTGATAATTCGTATTAGAAGAGGAGAGTGTACCTGTTTGATTAATTGTCGCATCAGACATATTACAGATATATATTTCTCCATTTGCCTTTGGGATAATGTCAATTGAAGGATACACATAACTATTCAATTCGTCACTATTGTTTGCGATTAAAATATTTTTATATGTGGTACATGACACACTTGTTACGAGGTTATCAGTATAACCAAAGGGTGTTGTACATTTAAAATATAGTTTTAATCCAAATATTTGAGCATTAACAGAGTAAGATTCAATATTATTAAACCAACCAAAATAACGAACTGTATCATCAGCCGAATCGCCTGTTCCTGAAAATGTTAACCATTCTGGAAAGTGAGAAGAAGTTAGCCATCTAGTAATTTCACGACGTTCTGATTTAGTAATTACTGCTGCATTTTGATTCGTGAATTTACATGGGTCTTTAATAATGTCAAGCTCGAATTCTAATGTATCGTTCCACTTATCGTAAAAGTAATTCGGCTCCACTTTATAACGATTTGCATCTCCAGTCTCCATATCCCTCTCCATCGCCATATTCACATCTGCATCACCATCAAAATCCACAGATACGTATTTCACACTTAAATCACTCAGTTTCTTTCCCATAAACGTAAAATCTTTAAATTCTTTTGCCATTTTCTCACCTCCAAAAATTTTGTTATAGTTATAGAAATAGGAGAGTACCTTTGACAGTACCCTCCCATAATTTGTCATCTTGATGGTCTAATACCAACTTTTCTTGCATCTTTCACGATCTGTTTACTTGTATACTGATAAGACTTCTCCAGAATTTCCTGTAATCCAGGCAGAGCATCCCTATCAACATTACCTTCAACTGTGAGTAATGAATCATAATGATTTGTTACCGTTACATTTCCGACATTACTGATGTTCTGAGGAATATTCGTCTGCACCAGATTTGGTGTAGTACTTACATTCATACCGAATTCCCGTGGATCAATTGCACTTAATGCAGCTAAATTACTAACGAAATTTGCTGGTAGAATAGAATCTCCATCTTGAACAGGTGTAAGGACAGCACCATCTTTCTTGCGATAGATTAATTCTGAAACGCCATGATGTTTGGTGTCTTTATTTTCGTTTGTCCATACAAGCTGATCTCCATGAATACGATCCGTACCTTTTTCATAACCACTAATCTGACTAAGACGTACCCATCCAAGATCACTATAATTAGGATCATGCGCACTCTTGATATGGATCTTAAAATCACCAGTAGTACGTCCATTTCCACCATATTCCCTAGCCGTATAAGAATCAATAACAACAGCACCAGGCTGACCGGAAAATCTACTACCTTTTGGAGCCATACCCCAAGAGTCATTGTAGTAAGATCCTGTGAACGTTACGACATCGCCAACACGAGGAATTCCGTCGCCACCAGTTTTTGCTGGTTGTGGTTTCGGCTGTGGCTTTGGTGGTTTTGGTTTTGCATTGACTTTAATTGATACCTTTGCAGACAGTCCACTTCCATCGGTAGTGGTAGCAGTAATCGTACAAGAGCCAGGTTTCTTTGCTTTTACCGTACCATTGGATACAGTAGCAATGGATTCATTACTTGATTTCCAAGCAAGAGTCTTATTAGCTGCATCGTTCGGTCTGATTGTAGCAGTAATACTTGTGGATTTACCCTCTTCCAGTGTAGTAGAAGTAGGAGACACCTTTAGTTCCGCAACCTTACGATTGCTTGTGTCTTCCGGCTTGACTAATTGATCCGCAAGATCACTGTTTGCTTTTGAATTGCTGTTTATTGGATCAGTTTTTGTACCAGATGCGGTACTGGATGGATTTTTATTTGCACTGGACTGAGACTGTGATGCATTGGAATTTTGATTCTTAACACCTGTCTCTGTGCTTAGATCAGACTGAGTATTGTTAAAATCCGTACTACCTACCCAGCCAGTATTTTTGATGATAGAATTGATTTTACCGTATGCTTCTTGGTAAGAGGACACGGCTTTGTCAAGCATAGAATTGATGATCTCAAGCTGTTTATCAGCATTATGACTAATTTCATACTCGGTATCATCAAGAGAAGTTTTCAGATCTTCACTGAGCTTATCGTAACCTTGAGACTGCATATCGTTTGCATGGTCACGCTTAGTATCGGCTAAATCTTGCTCTGCTTCTGAAAGCTGCTGCTTCAATTTCTTAACTTGAGATTGAGCTTCGAGGTTATTTCATTTTCTTTTCATCCACTCGCTACGTGGACAAGAGCATAGCTGCTCCCCATACTTTCGTATGGCATGGGACTATATCTTCTATTTGAATTTTATTTGAGGGATTGTAATTAAGATTTGAGGTATAAGAAAAGAGCAGTAGATTTACTGCTCCTTGGGTTGTTCTGTAGTTTCTTACTTTCTAATTTTTTTCTTCTTTTAACATATTAAACATGTCTATGATTCCATTTATATTCGGTGTCATTGAATGTTTCTGCCCAGATTCGCATTTTGCTAAATACTCTTTTACGCTTGAAATAATGTCTGGTTCTTTTTTATCAAGTATGTTTAAGATTGTTTTATAATACTTTCCAGAAACAACATATTTATTAATATATTCTTTTTCTATTGGAAATAATTTTATGTAATGAACACCGTGTCTGTTTCCTGGCTTTGTATGCTTATTTGGCGGCAATGATAAATATTGTTCTTTTGGAGTTTTCCCAGAAATATTAGATCTTAAGGGAACAACAAAATTTCTATTTATACCTTTATATGTAAGCTGAACTAATAATACTCCAGGTCTACCTGCTTCGTTTTTCATTAATTCGTCAGCAACACCATATTGTTTACATAAATCATAAAATTTTTGATTTACTTTTACTAATTTCATTTTTCTCTCCTAGTAAAATAAGTTCCTCTCACTAAGAGTAGTAGAAAGGAACTTACAATTGAATGATATTCTAACCGTCATTCACGGTTGCATTCACTTACAATT